ATAAATTAACAAAATTATTAGATAAATTAAATTCATCATTAGATGTATTAGTATATAAAGATGTTAATGATACTAAACTATTCGAAGTATCTGTATATAAAGTAGATAAATTAACAAAATTATTAGATAAATTAAATTCATCATTAGATGTATTAGTATATAAAGATGTTAATGATACTAAACTATTCGAAGTATCTGTATATAAAGTAGATAAATTAACAAAATTATTAGAATCTATTAATAAATTTTTTAAATTTATTCCATCTGTAAATATAATATTACTTGTATCCGATAAATATAAATTTGAACTAATAAAAATATTAGAAGAATTTAAAGTATCAAATGTATTACCAGATGTAGTATTAGTTAATATACTATTTAAACTTGTACCATTACTAAATGTAATATTTCCTAATACATTTAAATTACCATCTGCTGTTAAATTATTAGTAAAATATCCACTACCACTAACATGTAATTTTGATAATGGATTAGTTGTACCTATACCAATATTCGAATGAATAGAAATATAATTAGAACTATTTTCTGAATTACCAAATAAAAATTTTTGATTAGAATTTTCAACAACAATAAGAAAATCATTACATAATGAAGCATTTAAAGTTTGTTGATTTTGAGTAGCAATTTCAAAACGCGCTAATGACATATTTAATATTATAAAAAGAAATTATCTTTTATTATTAAAAAAAATTATGTCATCTTTTTTTATTAACAATCATTATTCAGAAGAACCATTAATATTTACTTGTGCAAAAAATAAAAATTATTATATGATAGAATTTTTATTAAAAAATGGTGTTGATATAAATACTAAATTTGGAGATGAACATTTATTAACATTATTAGTTAAAAATAATTGTATAACACATTTTATATTACGTTATATCAAAAAATATAATGCAAATATTAATATTTATGATAATAATAATAATCATTTGTTATTTTTATTATTAAAAAATTATACATATTATTATTCTGTTATACAATATATAATTTATGAAAAAAATCAAGATCTTGATAATAATTTAAAAAATGATTGTGGATCACCATTAATTTTATGTTTATTAGAAGTAGGATTTATAGATACAGTTATGCATATGATTCATAATCTAAGCTATACTTTAAATACACATTTAATTAATGGTGATCCAATAATATTTAAATTATTACGAGAAAAAAAATTTAATATTGCCAATATATTATTTAGTAGTAAAAATATAGATATTTATTCGAAAAATAAATTTACACATTTATCATTATTTGAATTTCTTGTTGTTGAAAATTTATATACTTTCATTAAACATATTTTAGATAATTATAATTTTATAATTCCATATAAAATTATAAATAATTATAGTTTAATAGAAGTAGCTGCTAAAAATAATAATACATTAATTTTAAATAAATTAATATTATATGAATGTGCTAAAAAAATTCAAACTATATTTAGAGGATGGTCAATTAGAAAAATTGGTTCATTTAATTAGATAATAATTGAATCAACATCAACAGTAGTTATTTTCATTGATATAGAATTTTGTAATGACATATTTAATACAAATCCATTAGATGGATTTGATTCAATATTATTTTTACAATTAAATGTTACTAAATTTTTAATTTGATCTTCATCAATTGTAAATATTCCTGTTTCTGATGAAAATAAACCAGGTGCTTTTATATAAAATGATTTATAATATGAATTTTCCGAAGCATCCCCTATTTTACATATATTATGTCCTGATTCTGTATTTATAAAATTATTTAAAGTTGATAAAATTTCTGAATCTTGAGTATCATCTAATTTAAAAGCACAATATCGTTTTATAAATATTTTATCACCTGAATAAAATTCATTTTTATCAAAATAATTATTTGTTATTATTTTTAAATATGTTCTATTAAATGGTTCATATGATACTTGTAATATAGAATAACCATCTGTACTATCATTTAATAATTCACCATTTGGAGTTACTATTGATATATTTAATGATGGCATTGATGGTAATAAAGAAGGATGAAATGTTTTTTTTTCATTTTGTACTGGTTTTAAAATAATATATCCTCTACCATTTGAACTTCTATAAAAATTTTCATAAACTAATTGACAAAAAGATTTTCGAATACTATCATTTGTTCCTTCATATATATCTTGAAATTCATCAATTTGTAATAAAACATATGGATAATTTAAATTAAAATTATATAATCGTCCTGTTGTTGCATTTGTTATATCTGCCGGAATTATTACTTTTGTTATTTCTATTGATTTTACATTTTTGAAATTTTCTTGAACATTTATATTATCATCTATTAATATTTCTACATATTCATAACCTATTACATTACCTAATGGATTTGATGCTACATATGCATCTCTAAATATATTATTATCATCATAATAACCTGATATATTTGCTATACCTGTACTTAAACTAGATTTTGTATATGGAATTGTTGGATTATTTTCATAGATTTCTACTTTTTTTGTACTTTTATGAACATAATTAAATTTTACTAAATAATTGTATCTATTTTTTTGATTTATCCAATCTCTATCCATACTATTTATACATACAAATTTTTCTTTCATTATAGTATTTGTTGGTTTTGTTATTAAAGGAAAAGTTGTAATTGTATTAGAATTTTCATATTGTTTTACTACTTCATTTCTTTCATTTTTTCTAATTTTTTCATTAGTTGCATATATTGTTTTTGGATCAAATGATCGCATATCTGATAATTGATCTGTAATTAATTTATTTCTATCATTTATAAAATCTGTTGTTGACATCATCAATTGATGCTTATAATTTGTCTCTTCTATATTAGGATTTTTATTTGAAGTATCATTTATTATACAATTTTCATCTTTAAATGTTTCTATTACTTTTTGTTGATCTGTATTTTGTATAAGCGGTGTATCCATATTTATTAAATTATCTCTATGCTGTTGTAATTCCTCTAATCTATTTTCAAATTCATCTTGTGATATACTTTGATCTATATCATCCGATTTTAATTGATTCTCATCTTCTTTTTTGGTTATTTCTTTTCTTTCTTCATTGAATTTATTAAATTTTTCCATTATTATTTCATTATTTTCTTCTAATTGAGTATTTTCATTAAAATTTCTATTATCATTAAATACATTATTTCTATTATTAAATAATGTTTTATCTCTTTCTAAATAATTTTCTTTTGATGTTATTTTTTTTTCAGCATTTGATAAATATTTTTTTTTAATTATATCTCTTAGTGTTTGAAGAGTTATTTTATTTAAATCATTCACACTCATATTTATATGATAAGGATTTTCTTTCAATCTTTGCATTATTAAAAAAATCTCTTTCCTTAAATTAACATTCAAAATATTTGAATTAGTATTATATTTATCGGTCAGGAAATTTTCGAATACAGTTATTATTGTTTTCATATTTTTTACTGAGTAAAAATCTTGAACTGAAGATTCTTCACTTGATGCATTTGTAACATTCATTTTTTAAATTATAATATATTTATTTAAATAAATAAAATGGATATATTAAACTCAAAACTTTATAAACAAAATTGTATTATTGAACCTCCTACTATCAAACAAACTAAACTTAAGAAAAAACAAATTAGAGTTATTATTGATAGTAGAGATCGTAATATTAATAATTATAATGAACCTAATAAATATACTATTAGTTTAGATACACCTATTAATGACGTTGTTAGCTTACAACTTGTTGATTACTATGTTCCATTTTCTAGATCTCTTATTAATAATACTAATAAAACTTTAAAATATTCTACAGATAATGGAACTACTACAAAAACTATAGATTTAACTGAAGGAGAATATAGTGGTGCTGATTTAGCTACTGAATTAAAAAGTAAATTAGGTTCTGATATTAATACTGTTACTTATAGTTCTAATACTGAAAAAATTACTTTTAATACTAATAATAATAATTTTATTTTGAAATTTAGTGATAATGATAAAAATAATCTTTATTCAGTTTTAGGTTTTAGTATTGCAGATTATACATCTTCTAATTTAACTATTATCTCGCCTTATATTGTTAATTTAGATATTGATAATTATATTATTATGCATTTGGAAAATGCTATTACTAATATTAGTAATAATGATACTATTAATAAAAGTTTTGCTATTATTAAAACACAAATTTTACCTGATGAAGTTTTAATTAAAAATTTTAATCCGCCTTTAAATAATTTCTCTAAATTTATTATTGAATTTAATGATTATTATGGGAATCTTTATCAATTTAATGGAAAAGAACATCGTTTAGAATTTATTATTGAAACCTTAAATAGACCTGAAAATGTTTTTACATAAATATTTTTATTAAATTTATCTATTAATATAATAAAAACTTAGTTAAAAAAATTTGTAAAGGGATTAAAAAAAAAATTTGATATAGAAATATATTAATATTAGATTAAGAAATAATAGTAAAAATGATAATGACTGATTTTAATACTATTAAGTGGGTCGAAAAAATCATTACTGGTAATTTTAATAAGACTGATGAACCTATTAAAGATGTAGTGGAAAATGATGATCCACGAGTTTTAGAATGGGTTCTTCAAAGAGTTGGTAAAAGTTCTGGTGAAAATGGGTGTTCATTATGTGCTTGTGCAGCTAATTTTGGTTCTATCGAGAATTTAAAATTATTAAGACAATATGGTTTTGAATGGGATGAAAATACCTTTACTAATGCTGCTGCTTTAGGTGATTTAGATATTGTAAAATGGCTTAAAGAAAATAATTGTCCTTGGAGTGAAGAAACAACTTATCAAGCAGGATTTACTGATAATATGGAAGTTCTTGAATGGTTAATCGATAATAAATGTCCTTATGATCGAAAAGCTATTCGAGTTTTTGAAAGAAAATCTTATAGTCAAAAAAGACTTAACTTTGCTGAATTATAGAATAGTCTTTTTTAGAAAAAGATTTTAGCCAAAATATTTATAATATTTAGTTTTTTAAAAATAATATTTGTACTATTTTAATTTATTTATACTTTAAATCCTTATGAAAATATAATTTTTCTTATTAGTCAACTTTTAGAAAAGGCGACTAATAATTATTTAAAAAATTTTGTAAATACATTATTATTTTATTATTATTTTTAAGATGACAATCTTTTTCTGTATCAGGATAGTATTCTGATAATACATTATTATTTTCATCACATACAATATTGAATAAATCCATATATTTATAATTATTTTGAACACACATTTTTTTTAATTTTTCATTAAAAATTTTATGATTATTGTTTCTTATTTGTATTGATTCATTAAAAAAACATTTACAGTCATTATAATTATATGTATTTTTATTATCTTTATTTCGTTCAAAATTTGTATCATTAAAACATACATTAAATGAAAATTCTGTATCTCGAATTACACACGGATTTATTCCCATTATTATTATATTATTTGGAATTGATTTTAAAAAAGTGTTATAATCATTAATTAAATTATCCATATAAATTTCTATATTTAATTTACTATTATTTATAACACAATTATAATAATATCCATATTCTATATCACATTGACCTAAATAAAATATATAAGTTGAATCTTTATATTGATTTAAACTGTCTATTACAGATATCTTTAAATTTGTTGAAGAATTATTTTTAATTAATCCTCGAATGCTAGCACCAAATTTTGTAATAAAATGAATATTAGGAATAGAGTTAAAAAGAAAAGAGTGAGAGTTACCAACTAAAACAAAATGCATTTATATATTTTAATAAATTAAAATGAACTTTTATAACGTATTTATTTTTTCCTTTTAAAAAAAGACTAAAATATAATTTTTCTTAATACATAAGTATTTAATATATTTATCAGAAGTAAAAAAAATTTTTATCTTTTAAATTATTAAAAAAATGAAGAATAAAAAAACACCTAAAATAACACCTAAAAATTTACCTGAAAAATCTCCAAATAATAAACAAATTATTATTGATTTAAATAAACTTGAAAATATTTCAAATAATAATAAATTTTTAAATACTTTATTAAATAATATTTTTATTATTAAAAATAATGAAATTAGTATAGAATGTAAATGTGAAAAACAAAATAGAACTTTAATTAAAGATTTTGAAATTTATGAAATTTATAGTATTAATAAAAATAATAATGGTTTTTTATTAATATTTGGAAATGAAAATGGATTAAAATCAAATAATACTGTTTATATAGAAAGTATAAATAAAACTCCTAATTTATCTGGAAGTTCAATTATTAAAACTATAACAAAATTTATAACTAAATTTATAAATATTAAACAAATTATATTACAGGATGCTTCAACTATTAACTGTAATAAATCAGATTCTTCTTATAGTTTAACATTTTTTAGTTTAATAACAAATAAAAAAACTTTTTATGGTAAATATGGTTTTGAATTATATCCGAATATAATTAATGAAAATAAAATAAATAAGATAATTGATAAATGTGCAAATGTTAAACTCAGTGATATACTTAAAGAATTAAATTTACTATTAAAACATTCACTAATTAATGTTAAGAATTCTCAAACACAAAAAAATACAGATAAATCAGATTTTTATGATAATATTAATAAATCTTATCCATATTTGATTGGAATAATAGATATTTTTAAAAAAATTAAAAATAAAAATATTACATTTAAAGATTTATTATTAAAAATAAAAATAGATAAACAATGTACAAAAATTTCATTTATATTAAGTGCAATTAAAATTCTTTCAATTGATTCAAAAATTTCTAATAAATATCCATTTTTATATAATATATCTAAAATTAAAAGTATAACTGATTCAATTTATTTACGTATTTATTATACAAAAAATAATGTTAAATAAAAATTTAAATTTTAGTATATTTTATAGTAATAAATATTTATCTTTTTAATTATTTAAAATGAAGGATAAAAAATTACCTAAAAAATTACCTAAAAAAACACCTAAAAATAATAAAAAAATTATTATAGATATAAATAAACTTGAAAATATTTCAAATAATAATAAATTTTTAAATACTATATTAAATACTAATTTTATTATTAAAAATGATAAAATTAATATTGAATGTAAATGTAAAAAATATAAAAATATTTATGAAATTTCTAGTACAAATAAAGATCAAAAAGCATTTTATTTAATATTTGGAGATCAACATAGATCAAAATCAAATAATACTGTTTATATAGAACAAATACATAAAACACCTAGTTTATCAGGAAGTTCAATTATTAAAACTGTAACAAAATTTATAACTAAATTTATAAATATTAAACAAATTATATTAATGGATGATTCTAAAATTGAATGTAATAAATCAATATCTTCTTATAGTTTAACATTATTTAGTTTAATAACAACAAAAAAAACTTTTTATGGTAAATATGGTTTTGAATTTTATACAAATAAAAATTATGAAGATGAATTAAATAATATTATTGATAAATGTGCAAATGTTAAACTCATTGATATACTTAAAGAATTGAATTTACTATTAACACATTTACTATTTAATATTAATATTAAGAATTCTCAAACAGATAAATTTCAATCTGATTATATTAATTATAATGATTTTTATCCAAATTTAATTGGAATAATAAATATTTTACAAAATATTAAAAAAAAAAATATTACATTTAAAGATTTATTATTAAAATTAAAAAAAAATAGACAATGTAGAAAAGTTTCATTAATATTAGCTGGAATTAAAAAAATTTCATATAGTATTAAATTTTCTGATAAACAACCATTTTTATATAATATATCTAAAATGCTAGATATAATTTACTCAAATTTTTATAGTATTTATTATACTTAGTCGCCTTTTGTAGCCTTTTAGAAAAAGGCTCCAGTCAAAATATATAGGATATAACAAGTCTAATGCTAGACCGGGATTGTGATTTTACTTAGATTCTATTTTTTATTTTAATAAACTAAAAAATTAAAAATTTGATTATTTATATTATAAATTTAAATATAAAAATTTGAAAAATATATTTATAAAAAATGAGTAAATTTATTGAAAATGAGAGTTATTTACATAAAAAAGCAAAGGAAGTATTTAAAGAGTGGTTAGATGATTCTTATTCAAAAGAAAGTATGTACAATGAATTAGACTTTATTAATTTTAGAAGTAATAGAGATAGTGGTGTATTTTTAGAATATCCGATTTGTAAAGGAAATTATGAAAATAATTATTTTAATAGTTGGAATGAAAATTGGGATGAAATTATAAATTATAAACACGAAAAATATTGGAAAGAATACGTCCCAAGTTATGATGAATGTATAAATAATTTTAATTCTTATCCTATAGCAATAATTGATGTTGTAGTATCTCATAAAGGATCTCCTTGTTATGGAATAGAAATAAAATATAAGAATCCAACATCAGAAAAAAAAATAAATAATTTAATTAGTTATGGAGTAGATAATCTTATAGAAATTGATGCTAAATGGATTTTACAAAAAACACGAAAACCAGAAAAACTTGAATATACAAAATTAATTTAAATAAATTATAGATTATAATGTTAAAGTTTTTGATTTAAAAGCATAATTTTCAATTTTAACATCTTCTTCTTCTTTTTTCTTATTTTCATTAATAATATTAAAATTACATTTTTTGTAGTATTTTTCTCTTTTTTTAAATTGATTAGGGAAGATACTAAAACTATCAATAATATCAACAACTAATGGTGTATATTCTCTATCTTCTGGTTTTTTTCGAAGTATCCTCCCTACTGCTTGGACATTATCTGATTTTGACGTACTCAGTATTAAAGTGTCTAATTTTGGCAAATCCAAACCAGTTGAAGCCATTGGGTAACTTGCGAGTAATATTTGACAATTTTCTGCATTATAGTCTAATTCGGATTGTTTGATGTTCCCAATAAAATATCCGGTATCAGGTAAATTTTTTGCTTCAATTTTTTCTTTAAGTATTTTAAGATGTGCTCTTCTATCACTTAAAACAAGGATGCATCGATTAGGTTCTTTTTCTAAAATATCTTCAATAATATCAACAATGAAGTCATTTCTAGGTTCAAACTTACCGATATTAGTAATCATAGAAGCGATAAGAGGTTTTCCGTTAAACATTTGAATTTCCCTTCTATATAATTGACTTTCATTATCATAAAATTTACAAAGGACATTTAATTGATCTTTTCTGATAATATTTTTAAAAACGACTTCTCCGATGTGCCATTTAAAAACTTTACTTAATCCATCAGCTCTTTTCATAGTAGCAGACAATCCGATAGAATATTTAGGTGTATGTTTAAAATAAGCTCTAGAAAATACTTCACTACTAGTTCTATGAATTTCATCAATGACAATGGTACCGATTCCTTTAAAAATATCAGAATCATAAGTTTTCATAGATAAACTTTGGAGACTAGCTAAAATGATATCTTTATCTTCAACGTCTATAACTTGAGCTTTAATGAGTCCAATTTTCGTATTAGGTAAAAATTCTTTAATTCTTTCTTTCCATTGATCTAAAAGGAAGTTTTTATGAACAACAATCATACATTTTTTTTTTAATTGTGCGATAACATAAAGAGCTAAAATTGTATTATGAGTAACGACAAAATTTCCTAAAACAAATCGATGATTACCATCTAAAGTAAAACCATAATAATCATCAACTTTCAATTTTTCAACTTTAATGTTATATAAAAAAGGATTAAATATAGATACAGAATCAATTTTTTTATCAGGTGAAATAACTGGTATTGTATAGATACCTCTACCAAAAATTTCAATTTTATAAGATTTTTTAAAACATCTAATAGTTTTTTTAGTAACACCAAAACCTAAACTTTTAACTAAAAATATAATATCATTAATTAAATTTTTATTTTTCAAAGTAATAATATATTTAGAATGCTGACGTCGATATTTAGAAGATCCAGTATTACTATCAATTAATCCAGCAAGAAGATTTAATCTAATATTTCTAGAATTAAATTTGTAATCATCTGGGATATGTTTATCATATATTTTATAATACTGAATAATATCGTTAAATAATTGACAAGTGCCTACTTGATCTTGTAAAGAATAAATAGAGAATTGATTACCAGAAATATATTGAGCATAAAGATTATAGGGATGAGATCTAACAATTTTATTTAAATTATTAAAAACCATAACATTATCATTACATAAAACATTTTTAGTAGCAAATTCATCTCCTAACCATAAACCAATAACCCAAGGATCGAATTTAATAATTTTTTCATCGAATTCAATAGGTACTTTATATCCAACTAATGGAACAGAAGAATTACAACAATATTTTTTTAAAGCTAAGAAATCTTCAACAGAAATATCGACAATATCTCCTTTTATATAATTATAAAAATTGTTAGTACATTTTAATGATAAAATATGTGATTTATTAACAATATAAGTATCTTCATTATTAGAAGCTTTAATTTTATACATCATTTCTTTACCTCTGGCCAAAGATAAAACATTTCTAGGAGTTGAATCGTCTCCCATTAAAACATCGCCAACTTTTATATTTTGAACTTTAATAATAGATCCATCATACAATAGGACATTTGTGTTATATCCTAAGCACTTGCCTTGACCACAAGCAAGCTCCAATAAACCTCCCATTTTAGAAGGGTCATTACAAGCATCGAATAATTTTTGAGCAGGTTCTAATTGAATAGGACGTAATGTTTTAGTGAATTCGACATCTATATCATCACCTTCATCAAGTTTATTAACATCAGGAATACCAAATTTTTTTAAACCGTAAGATTTAGGAATATAAATTTTTTTATTACTTTCAAGAAAACATTTAAATCGAGGAATTTGCATATTACTAGTAATCATTTGTATTTGAGGACTAACTGTAAGATCTTCTTTTAATTTTATTAATTCATCTTCTGTATAAGATGATTTTAACAAAGCATAACCTCTAGAACTTAAAAAAGTAGTCATAATTAATATATATATAAAAAAATATGTTTAAATATAAAAATTTAAAAAATCAAATTTTATATTATTTAAGTGAAAAAAATATATTAAATTTTTTTCTATCAAATAAACGTATTTTAAGTACAAACAACAGTACAATCTTTTAATAAGAATCTTTTATTACCATCAATACTGAATCCATAATATTTATCTACTTTTAATTTTTCAAAAGATAATCTGCTTACTAGAACATCTTTTATTTGTTTTCTTTCATGTGTTTTTTTTCTAGGAACAACAACAGGTATTTCTTCTAAACCTTTTCCATATATACTAATTCTATGATATGTTTTAGTTATTCTACCATTTACAGCATTTATACCATTAGAATTAGTACAGGTTTTTTCAACAGAACACTCTGTTACTCCAAAACCAAGACTTCGTGCTAAATAAGCAATATCTTTTGCTAAACGTTCATTTTTTTGAATAATTACGATCATTATAACCATCACTATCGATTAAACCTGCTAATAATTTTAATTGATTTTCTCTTGAATTATATTTATATACATCTGGAATATGCTTATTTGAAATTAAATCTTGTTTTTTTAATTCATTATCTAATTTATGTATATTTGAAAAACTCTTAACTTTATAATGATAATTAGAAGTAAATTCTAAATACATATTAAAGTTTCTTAAAGTTTTTTGTAAAGTTAAATATATTAAACTGTCCTGAGTTGTAATCATTGATCTTTTTGAATCTCCATCTCCTAACCATAGACCAATAATCCAAGGGTCTATATCAATTTTTTGTTCCGGAAATTCTATTCCTACTTTATATCCAAGCAGTGGTCCACCTCTTCCATGAAAGTATTTTGGAAGATCTAAAAAATCTTCTACTGATAGATCAAATAGAGAACCTTTATAATATTTTTTAGTTTGATTAGAAGAACATTTAAAAGATATTTTTAGAGATTCATTTACAATATAGGGAATACCTTTATTAGGTGTAATTTCATACATTTGTCCGTTACCTCTTGTTAATGATGAAACTGTTCTAGATGTTGAGTCATCTCCCATTAATTCATCACCAACTTTAATATGTTGTACTTTTTTAATTTCTCCATTAAAAAGCATAATTTCAGTATCATACCCCAAACCACTTTCTAATAAATCTCCCATTTTACTTTCATCTTCTGTAATTTTATTAAATTTTGCCATATTTATAGTAATTTTTAAATTGTTATATATAATACAAAAATATTCAAATAATCAATTTTTATAATTATTTGAATAAAAATGAAAAAAAAAATTTTACCTTTAACTTGCCCCCACCACATGATAACTCCAATAAACCTCCCATTTTAGAAGGGTCATTACAAGCATCAAATAATTTTTTAGCAGGTTCTAATTGAATAGGGCGTAATGTTTTAGTGAATTCGACATCTATATCATCACCTTCATCAAGTTTATTAACATCAGGAATACCAAATTTTTTTAATCCATAAGATTTAGGCATATAAATTTTTTTATTACTTTCAAGGAAGCATTTAAATCGAGGAATTTGCATATTACTAGTAATCATTTGTATTTGAGGACTAACTGTAAGATCTTCTCTAAATTTTTGTAATTCATCTTCTGTATAAGATGATTTTAATAAAGCATAACCTCTAGAACTTAAAAAAGTAGTCATAATTATATATATATTAAAAAAATATGTTTAAATATAAAAATTTAAAAAAATCAAATTTTATATTATTTAAGTGAAAAAATTAAATATTTTCTGTCGCCTTTATCTGAAAGGCGATTATAATCTTAAAAAAAATCTTTATGATGATTTTTTTATGTGTTTTTTAATATTTTTATAGAATGAAACTCTAAATTATGGACAAAATAACTTGGATAGATCAACATTTTCATAAAGATTTCTATGTTTTAACCATTTTAACATTTTGTTTCCATTGTTGCTAGTATAAATACTAAGATAAGTAATATGTTCTTTTATGTGTTGATAATCTAAAAGTTTTATAATATATCTATGGTCTTTATACAACCAATTTAATATATTAAAGTTATAATTATATAATGCATATTCAAACAAACAAACTTTTGTCCAATTGCTAACATCAATATTTTTCATTATCCATTGAATTATTTGTAAATTATCAAGTTTTACTTGAATTTCCAGAAAATCGGATACTATAAAAAGGTCGTAATGAATCAGTTTTTTTATTATTACATTCATATTATTTTTCCATTCATATTTTGATAATACAATTGAAATTTGGTTTTTATAGTATGGATGGAATATTATATCGTTTTTTAACGTCCATTCTAATAACCACTCTATTACATAGAGATTTTCATTTTTTGCTGCATTAAATGCTATGAAAACATATAATGGGGCTTGAATGTCATATAAAGTTCCTTCTAATTGAGTATTTTCATTAAATTTTCTATCATATACTTGAATTGTACATATTTTTTCTAAAAAACTGGAAATATTCAACATTTGTAGAAAATTAGTGATATTTCCACTTTTTTGCTTAATTATATCTACTAAATTTTTTTGTAGAATATAGATATGAAGACATTCAATACACTTAACAACATCATGGCCATTAAAAGTGAATGAAATCATTTCTATATCCATTATTCTGAATGTCTGTGCTTTGCAGCGGTTTATTAAATTAGTTACTTTTATGTTTCTTCTAACTTAATTTAAGAAAGATTAACTTTTCATCAATTTTTCTTAAAACATAGTATTTTACTCATTAAAAGATTTTTTATTAGAAATTCTTTGAATAGAAAAAGAAAATCTTTAATGATTTTCTTTTTTTAATGGAGTGTTATAATTTTACATCATAGATAAAATAATTGGATCTACATTACGAAGTAGTTTTCTTTGTTTTAACCAATGTAAAACTTTTTTGGTATCATCACTAATTTCATTACAAACACTAATATGAATACTAGTAGTATAAAGATATCTTTCTACTGTTAGATTATCTAATAAATCTAAAATATATCTACATTCTTTATACAACCAATTCATTATATTTAAATTATTATATTTTAAAGCAAATTCGAATAAATAAACTTTATCTTTATCAGTAAGATCCATATTTTTAATCATCCATTGAATAGTTTTTAAATTATTAAATTTAACTTGAGTGCATATAAAATCATATACACTAAAAAGTTCGTAATGAATCATTTTTTTTAATACATTTATATTATTATCTTTCCATTTATAATATGACAATGAAGCTCTAATATTATACTTATATAAACGATTTAAGTAAATATTATTTTGTAACATCCATTCAAACATCCATTCAATTATACATATGTTTCCATTTTTTGCTGCCATAATTGCTATAAAAACATATAATGGTTCTTGAATGTCATATATATCATCTTCTGTATATTTGTAATGTTCTACGAACTTTTCTTTATATACCTGAACTGTACCTATTTTTTCTAATAGGTGATAATTGTCCAACATTTGTAAAAATGAAATGTTATTTCCATTTTTTTGCTTAATTATATCTACTAAATTGTTCTGTAGAAGATATATTTGAAGACACTCGTGACACTTAACAATATCAGTATCATTAAAAGCAAATGAAAACATTTCTCGATGAATCATTATTCTAACCGTCTGTGCTTTGCAGCGACTTATAAAATTAGTTACTTTGAAGTTTTCTGATGCTTTATTTAATTATTTAATTATTAACTTTTCATCAATTTTTCGTAAAAACATATGTTTTTGGTAATAAAATGAGTAATTTAAAAGTAATATCTAGAATTAAAAAAGTAGTAATATTTTTTTGATATAATATTATATGTTTAAATAATATATTTTTCAATTTTTATATAAATATTTAAATAAATGAAAAAAAATAAAAATATGATATTAAAAACAATATTAGTATTTTATATATTATTAATAACATTAATACCCAAAAATTATACAAATGAATATATAGAATTATCAAACACAAAAATAATACAAACAATATTATTAATTTTAATAGCAATATTTTTATTTTATGATGTAACAATAGCAATATTACTAACAATAATAATGTTATTAAATGGAATATTATTAAATAAGAAAGATATTCCAATTAAAAATAATATTATTGAAGAAACAAAAGATATAATAAAAATACCAAAAGCAAATTTTATGAAAGATGATGAAGAGATCTATAAAAATAATATACATAATGGTTTATACGAATATTTACCAGACACTTCAAAAATGGTGCAAATGCAAACAAATATATATGATGAAAAAAATATAAAAAAATCATTATTTGAATTAGAAATAGAAGATGAGAATATAAAGGGTGTAAATAAAGATGAAAAACAATATGCAGATGCTTAAAGATTCGTTTATAATAAATTTTAATAATGAAATATAATACTAAAAATTAGAATGAAAAAATTTTTTTTTTTGTTAATATTAGTAGGTGTAAATGGTTTAACTGTTATTAAAAATTTATTTTTTAAAGAAGGTTTTACAAATTGTATATATTCTTGTCAAACTTTAAAAAAAAAAAATTTTTCATTAGAACATGTGATACCGAAAAGTTATTTACCATCAAGATTAAGAAATGATCCTCAAAATTTATATCCATGTAATAGAGAAATAAATACTAAAAGAAGTAATTATCCATTCAAATTTAAATATGAAAAAAAAAATCCATTAGCTTTAAAAAAAGTATTAAATGATGGCTATTATATAGATGAGTGTTTTAAACAAATGTATATAAGAGATGAAACAAAAGGTATTGTTGCTCGAATAATATTATATTTTTATAAAATATATAATATACAAATAAATGAAATATTACCATTAAAAATAGCGATAGAATGGGATAAAAAATATCCATTAAAAAATTATGAATTAAAACATAATGAAATAATAAGTAATTATAAAAGTTATCGATGAGGAGAAACTTCAATAAAATTATCAAACATACGTCGTTTATTATTAATATCATAATTACATCTAAAATAATTAATTTTAATATTTCTGTTATTATTTAATATTTTATCAGTTATAATTTGTTTATCAGTAGTATCTAAAATATAAAAATTAATTAAATTTTCAGTAACAGTAGTTTCATAATTAATTCTATAATTTCCATTTCTTTTATAATTTTGTTTTAATATAAAATTATAAGTATTACAATAAATTTTCATAGTTTTATAATTACCATAAACAAATGCATCACTAATCATCATAGGTGTATCAGTAAATCCATATATATATATAGGACATGGTGGAATACAAGTATTAATAATAAGATCTTCATCATAATTTTTAATAAAATTTAAATAATTTAAATTATAAAATATTAAATCCGGTCTTAATTTAGATATAATATCAAATTTAAAATTAAAATCCTTTTGATAATTTGTTATTAATTCAAATGATTTCATATCATTATAAAAACAAGATAAATTAGTAAAAGGTAATTTTTTACCATTAATAATTTGATTTAAAGTTTCAGGATGAGTATTAATAAAATCATTAGGTGCAATATAATTTTCATAATGTGTATATTTCAACCATTTATTTAATTTTTTTTCAGCTAATTCAAAATATTCATTTTTTTCAGAATTAATTGAAAAAAATAAAGAAATATGATATTTATTACTTAAAAAATCTAATATAGGTATTAAATTTTCTTCATAACAAGTTAAACGGCCACTAATAAAAAAAGCAATACTAATCATTTATATATATAAAGGTATAAAAATTATTAATTTGAACAATTTAAAACAGATATATTGGGATAATTTTGAATATTATTTTCAATTTCTTTATTAAAAATTCCACCATTTAATATTATAAAACAATCTTCATTTTTTTGAATAAAATCATAAAATGATAAGCAAGTTTTATCATAACCATATAATTTTTTATTAATTTTAAGAGGACTATTATCTAAAAAATTAGTTATTTTAGTTAAATTTAATCCAAATACTATTAAAAAAATTGAATGAATAGAGCAAGGCCATAAATAAATATTTTTATGAGTATTATTGATAATATTATTTAAATATAAAACAGTATTATTTAATTTTTTGAAATATAAATCAATATAATTGTTATTAAAATAAGTAATATTTTGTTGATTTATAGAATTAATTTTTTTAATAAAATAATAAATTTTAGAATGACCAATATAATTATATTCTTCGATTAATTTAAAATTATAAGAAGAAATTAATTGTATTAAATTATAATTAGATATATAGAAAGTATGTTCTGTATTTAAAACATGATAAATATTATTATTTAAATAGTAATCTAAATCTGGCCAAACTAATAAAAAATTTTTAATATTATTATTATTATTAATTTTTTCTAATATTTGAATAGGATTATAAAAATGTTCAAACACATGAGATATAATTAAAGTATTAGCATTTAATTGTGTATCATTTACATTTTCATAAAAATCATTTAAAATAATTTTATTTTCATGTGATGAACCAATATATGATGGATCTATAATATAATATTTAGTATTATTTAATTTAGAAATAATAATATCTGCTAAAATCCCTTTTGAACTACCAATTTCAATAATATTGTTAATATAATAATAATTTTTAAAAATGATATCGGCGACAATTTTATGTAAATTTTGCATAGTTAATCCAATTCCATCTGCATGATTATATTTATATATTTCATTAAGATATCCTAAATATTTAGTTTGAACAGTAAAACATTTTTCACATTTAAAAATATTAAAAGGTATTAAAGAATTAATATAATTAGATTTATTTTGAATACAATAAGTAGCAATAGGTATATTTTTATTATTAATAAAAAAAGTATTAAATAATTTATTATTACAAATTATACAATTAGTACGAGTAGTATAATTCATTTTATATAATTAGTTAAATATATATTAAATATATAATTTTAACCAAAACTTTATGATATTTTAATTTTTTTCTAAAGATGACACATAAATATATTTTAATATATAAAATGTCAATAGTAAGAGATAAATTTTTTATATTATGTTTATTGATAATGATATTAACAATATTAGTAATAGTCTATATAATAAATATGATAATGCATCAAAATTATTTATTATACAATAATATAGTAAAAAAACCGCAAATAATAGAGATACAAAATGATAAAACAGATGCTCCATATAAAGTAAATGAAGAAAGTCAATTACCAATAATAGCAACAAAAGGGATTCCAACTGAATTTAATCAAATAGGTATATTAACAAATTCAACAAAAGATAAAATTCTACCATTATTTGGTAGAAGGGTATATTCTTCTAGTAGTAAATGGAATTATTATACAACAACAGGGACATATCATAATATATCATTACCATTAATAAATAATAAACGTGAATGTGATAATGAATATGGTTGTGATGAATTATCAACAAATGATACATTATATATAGATGAATTGAATGATACATTTACAGTAAAACTTTATAAAACGAGACAATACTTTTACAAAGGATAAAAAATGAAAAAAAAAATAAATATGCAAAATAAATGAAAAAAACAATTTTTATATTATTAAATAATTTTGAAAACAATGTAAATTATTGGATAGGATGTACAATATTAACCGTATTATTATTTAAATTTATTAACTCATTAAATATATCAAAAAATTATAATAATTATATATATAATAAAAATATAGATGAATATAGAATAATAATAAATCGAGAGGGTTATATATCATTATTATTAAGTTTTATGTCATATAGTCAATTTATAGCATTATTATATTTATTTGATATATCAAAATTTGAGAAACTTTCAAAAATAAGTAAAGATTTAGATTGGATAAATTTATGGAATATAGATTTAATAAATATAAATGATACAAAATGTACTCAATTTAATTTTTTTTTTCAGAATCATTTTATCTTTATAATAACAATAACATTTATAACATTTTTGAATAGTTTTTTATTATTATGTTTCAATGCATTATATAAATATAAAATTAAAAAAAATAATGAATTACATAATATTTATAAAAATGATAAATCATTAATTTATATACTTCAGAATAATTATATAATATTTCCATATATGGAATTAACATGGATACATATATTTATATTAGGTTTATTTATATCAGAATTATCATTATTAAATAAAAAATGCGAAGATGTATTAATAATAAGTATTAGTTCATTATTAATTTGTTCAATTCTTTATCCAACATATATAATAGCATTTATAAAAAACAGAATTCAACCATTAGAAGATATAATAACAGAATCAGATAATAGAAATTATATAGTTAAATATCAAAATTATAAATCTTTAATAGATGCATTTAATACAAAAATTTGGATAATATATCAAGATATAAAATGTTATAAAAGTCATTCATATATATTTATAGATTTTCGACAAGATAAAATAAATTATTTATATTTTTCATTATTTAAAAATTTTTATGTTGGTTTAATAACAGTAATTGAATTAAATATAAAATTTTCATATAATATTAAAAATATATTATTTAGTTTTATTTGGTTTATTTATTTAATTGATATATTATTATTACTTTTATATGGACCATATAAAAATAAATTTATAAATACAATAAATTTATTTTTAGAATTATCAAAAATTAGTATTATATCATTAATCATTTTTTCAAATGATGATAAATATATAATGTATGTTTTAGATAGTACAATAATATTTATGTGTTTTACTATATTTTTAGAATTATTTTTAAATTTACTAAATTTAATTAATTCATTAATTCACTAATATATTAATATATTAATTATTTTTAGGATATTTTTTAGTTACATGCTGCCCTCTACCATTAATATATTCAAAAGTTGTAATTTCAATAAATTCTTCGGATTTTTCTTCTTTACTTTCTTGATTAATACTATCTAAATTTTGATAAGGGATTTGTTGATTATTAATTTCAATAATATCATCATCTTCATCAATAAAATTTGTTGTAATATTTTGTTGATCAATTACTTGAGTTTTATCAGATTCTTCAACAGGATTAATTAATTCTGGTTTAATACTATCAATATCTATAAAATTATTAGAATCTAATAAATCAGTATTAAGTTGTGAAACATCATTTTCAGATAAATTAGACATATCTTTGTTTATTATTAAAATATAAAAAAATATTGTAATTTATACGTTTTTTATTTTTTTCTAAATATTAAATAACTATAAATAATCTTCAAGGGCTACTTTGGAGCCACAAGCTTAAATGCATTTTTATTATAAAATAAAAGCACAAAAGATACTTGCTTTAGGAAATCTAATATTTTGGCTGGAGCCTTTTTCTAAAAAATGACTTTAAATACTAGTTTTTTTATTAAATGTAAAATAATACTTATTCCAATTATATCCTCTTCTATAATTATTATTTTTTAAATTTAGTAATAAATAAATAATAAATATAAATATTAAAATTGATGCAGTGATTAAAAAGGTATTAAATTTAATAAAATCTAAATTAACACAAGAAGCTAAAATTAATATAATAACTAATAATAATAATATATAAAAGTAAATTTGATAATAAAATTTAACTTTATTATTTAAATAATCTTGTAATTGATATTTTCTAACATTATTATATTGATCATTATGTAAATTATTATTTGTTAAATTTAAATCTGATAATTTAGTATCTTGTATTGAAGATATATATGATCCTGATGTTTCATTATAATGTAAAAAATCTAATTTTTGAGAATCATTTAAAAAAGTATCTATTGTTGATTTAAAAATATTATCATCAATTTTTTTGGATTCTTCATCAATAATATTAGTTGAATCAGAACAAGTCAATGAATTATAAATTTGAGTACTTGCATTTATATTTGCTTCAATAGATGTCATTTTATAATTTAAAACATATTTTTTTTTAATTTTATAATAAATAAATATAAAGTCATTATCATTAAAATTAATAAATTACCTACTAATACTTCATATTGTTTGAAATTAATTGTAATTAATAAAGCATTTAAACCAAAATATAATATAATAAAAATAGCGAATAAAAGTCTTTTAAATTTATTTTTATTAACAATTTTATTAATATTATCATTTTTTTCTTTTAAAGTTAGTAATGTTCCTTCAATTTGAATATTATTTTGAGAAACTTCATTAATACTATCATCTTTTGTTTTTATAATATCATATTGAGATATTGAATTATAATTTTTTTGATTAATTAATTCATCATATATATTTATTTTTGTTATTAATTTTGACATAAAATTTGTAAATGTTACTATATCTTTTTGTAAAGTTGTACATGAATCACTACATGTTTGAGTGGAATCACTACTACTTATATTATTTTCTATACTATTACTACAACTATTATTAGAATTATTATAATAATTTGATATATTTTTTGATGCTATAAAAAAATATAATATTTCAGTTGATAAGTAATAATGTAATATATTTATAGCACCATTTTTTAATTTAACACAGTAATATTTAAATTTATCATCACAAGTTTCTGTTAAAGTATCAATTACATGATTATAATAATTAAAAAAACCTAATTTATATAAATCATAAACACAATTTGCATTTGTATTTGATGTAATAGTTTCAATAACTGTTGAATCTGTTGAAGTAAAATCATATGTCACATTATCAATAGTATAAAAATTGATTTTTTTATTATAATAATTACTATAAATATATTCTTGAATATTATTTAAAGTAGTACTATCATAATCAATATTATTAATGGTAGATAAATTTGTAATTAATTTTGAAAATATATATAATAAAAATTTAGTAAAAGTATAATTTTTGGCAGTTGTTAAATATTCATTTAATTTATTAAATAATACATCTTCACTACTAATAAATAAATCTAATAGTGGTGTTATTAAATATGGTTTAACAAAACTATAATCAAAACATCTTTCTATATTACTACGATCACCACTATCAGTTTTTTGAACTCCTGATACATACATTGTACAATCTACAGAAGTTAAATATTTTTCTTCAGTAGATGTAGTATAATTTTCGTCATATTTTTTATAAGCGAAATAGTTTTTATAATCTAGTGTATAATTATTTTCTCTTATATTTTCATATGTTGATGTCATATTTATTATAATATAAATAAGAAAAATTTATTATAATTATTAATAAATAAATTATACACAATAACGATATACAATATACATACCTGATGTTGGACTATTACGTGTTATTCTTATTAAATTTCCTGATTTCGCATTTAAATATCTTGACATAGGATCATCTTTACTTATTAACGGAAATTGTGCTTTATTTTTAATTTTATATTCAGTCATAATATCAATAACTTCTTGATTATCAATAATAATTTCATGTTTTGGTACTAATACATGTTTAGAAATATTAAACATTAATTCATTAAAGATAAAATATTCGTATTCAATATTATTATATTCTTCTTGTTCGAATGATTTATAATTTGTATTAGTTAATTTATCTTTAGTAATAACTAATACATGATTAATTTTTTCTTCTATTAAATATTTTTTAATATCTGTAAATTTAAATTTAGATAAACAAAATATTATTCTAAAATTTTCATTTACATCTAATATTGCTATCATTGCTGTTGCATTTAGTTTTGATGATGATTCATCAATTTTAAATAATGTTTTAATTTCATTTAATTCGAAATTTTCTATATTTTCTATATTAATATTTCTATCTTTTAACATTTCTTTTATTGTTTGCATAGTTTTATAGACTATATCAATAGATGTCATTTTTATTATATTAAAGTATATAAAATTAAGTTAAATATATTTAAATATTTAAATTTCAATTTTTTTAAATATATAAATAAAAAAAAATTTATTATATATAATCTTTTTCTAAAGGTTGTTTTTAAATTTATGTTGTAGCTTTTACTTAAAAAGACTACCAATATTTAAATTTCATCAACTTCAGTATCATTATCATCATTCTCATTTACATTTATAAATTTTACTTCGTTAGGAATTAATTTAATTCCTTTCCATTTATTACCTTTTACTGGTCCAAAAATTCTTTCTAATGTTTTACGATAATCTGGCATACTAGGTATTTTCCCACTAGGCATATTACTCGCAAAATAATTTTTAAATTCTTCATATAAATCTCCAACATCAACATAAGAATTTGGTACGTATTCAATACGATTTGATATAAATTCTGAATAGCAATCATTTTCTCTTCTATATTTTTCTGTACTTTCCATAACTTCACTTGGTTCAATTATACCAGTTTCTAAATATTCTTTATAATATTTAACTAATATAGACATAAATGTTTCTTTCCATAATTCTAATTTTTCTGATAATTCATTATCTAATTTAAATTCATATTTTTGTCTAGGATCTGGATTCTCTGTAAATCTAGACATAAATGGTAATACTCTTACTCTTCTCCAAGTACCACCATCATTTGGAGGAGCAGCTGGTAAATCATTACAAGCTAATACTAATTTAAATTGTGGTTTAAATTCAATTGGTTCTCTATATAAACCTCTTGCTTGAACTTTATCACCACCTGTTAATTCTTTCATTAACCCAACATTTATTCTATCATTTTCACCAGGTTCTTGTAATAACATAAATCTTTTACCTTTTGCTTTTACTAATTCACTATTTGTTCCAGTAGAAGCACCTCTCTTTTGAGTTAGCATACTTACATTAAAATTTCCGCAATAATCACCAAAAGCCTTTTGAAATAGTTCAGAAATTTTCGATTTACCATTACTGTTCGATGAAACCAAATAATCAGTACCAATTACATATAAATGATTATTATCTACTTCTACGCCATAATAATTATCTTCATCTAATTCTTCAATTTTAAAACTAACATTACTTGGATCACTATTACTATTATTATAAACTGATGCTTGTTTTCTATCTAATTTTGTTGGAATATTTTCAATTCCAAAACCATGAATTTGAGTTCTATAATAAGTTCCTTTTTTCCCATTATTAGTACATGTTTTTGTTATTTTACTTTTATATGCTGTAAAACCTAATGAATTTGCTAATTCAACTACATCATCTAATAATTTTTCATTTTGGAATGTTATTTCGAAATTATTAGAACCACTTGAATTTTGTGACAAATGACCATCTGAATCAATTATTCCTGCTAATAATTCTAATCGAATATTTTTATCATTTATTTTATATATTTCTGGAATATGTTTATTATCCCATAAATTATAATTTTTAAGATTTTCAATAAATAGATTCGTATTTGATTTTCCTCTAATATCACTATTAGTTGATTTTGTCAATGATACTAATCTATATGTAGATGCTTTATTTTCACTTTTATTATCACCAATATTTTTTGGGTTTTTATTTTTAACTAATTCACAATTATAATATTTACTATTTTCATCATAATATTCAACTACTTTTTCATCCATAGTAGTAATAGCAGAATCTGTAGAATGACCATCACCTAACCAATATCCTAACATATACGGATCAATTTCGACATCTTTATTTTGATAATCAATATCAGTTCTATATAAAGAGAATTTTTCATGCGCTAATTTATACTTTAAGAAATTGTTAATTGAAATAATAACTGTATCGCCATATTTTAATACTTTTTGATTTTTAATTAAAGATTCTTTATAATTTTCTAGTTCTTCTTCTGTTTCAAATGCTTTTTTATTATTCTTAACAATCATACCATCGTCTTCTGATTCGTTAATAATTTCATGCCATGTTAAATTATATTTTCCACTACGCTTATATAGATTATTTTTTATAGTAGATAAATTCTCTTCAATAAATTTAATTGCATCATCTTCATTATTATATTGTTTAGATTTTCTTGAACCATTAATTCTCCAATTTATCACAAATGCATCTGAAGTTTTAAATACTGAAGGATTTCCTTGATGACTAACTTTTAATGCTAATTTATGATTACCATTAAATGTATAACTAGTTCCTTTTACTGGTGTTATTTTATACATTTTATCAGTACCTCTCCATAATCTTAAAACATTTCTAGCAGTTGAATCGTCTCCCATTAACTGTTCTCCTACTTCAATATCTTGAATCATTTTAAGTGTTCCATCAAACATTCTAATAGGTGTATCAATAGAGTGACACCCATTGCCGGTCCAAATATGAAATTTTTCTTCTTTATTTTTACCACATAAAAAACTTGCTAAACATTTTAGTATATAATCTGCTAAATGAGCTCTTGGCATAATTTTATTAATGAAATCTATTACAGAATCTGTTAATGGATTATTTTCATCAAATTCTATATAATTAATATGAGTTGAAAATGATATAAAATCATCTGGTCTTCCATCTCTAAATTCTAATAATTCTAAATCATATACACCATTTTTAAAACCTACTAAATTTACATTACTATCTAATATATCTTCAAATTTTTCATAGTAAAATAATACCGCACATTCTTTAATAATATTATTTTTCTTTGCTGTATTTTTTAGTTCAATAATAACTTTCATAAATTTAGCAGCTTTATCTTGAAATCTTTGTTTTTCTTCAGGATCAGTTTCTTGAATTGCTTGATTTGTAAAATCGTTCATTAATTTCATAAATTCATTTACAACATCTGTTGATAAATGATGTCTTAATGTATAAGCACTATCAATTTCTTCCCATCGATGATTACGAAATTGATACCATCTATTATCTTTAATAGAACTACAAATATAATCATATTTAAACATATGATAAACAACTTTTGCTAAATCATAATCTGTTTTTGTTATTGCTTTTAATAAATATTGCTTCCAATCTGATCTAGTAACATCTTCATATTGTTTAGGATTATCTTGTTTTGCCCACATTCTTAATGTGCCAATACCTAATCCAATTTCTTTCATTTTATCCCATAATTTATCACATTCACCATCTTCATATTTTTTAGAATTTTTACTAAATTCAATCCATGTTTCTAATAATCTTTCATCAATTGTTTTTAAACACCAACCTAATCTTATCCAAGAATCATATTCAATAGCACGTTTTGGATTTAAAATTCCAACAAATTTTTTTACTAATTCAATATTATCATAGTAATTTTTATTCATTTTGTTAGGATATTTGTAAGTAGCTTGTTGTAAAATGATGGTTTTTTTCTGTTCTTTATTTAGTATATTTTCGTAATTATTAATTTCATTTTTTTTTTCAATTTTTATTTTATTTTCGTTAAATTTATTTCTTATTGAAAATAACTTTACTTTTTCATTTGTACTAATTTTACTATTAGAAATTAATTCAACATCTTTATTTTTTATTTCATAAGTTCTTGTTACTTTATATATTTCACTATTTGGTTTTGTACTACCATACATTAACCAATTATTTTTTTCTATAATACATTTATCAACAATATCTTCAATTGAGTTACTAAAACCAATTTTTGTAAATAAATTATTTGCTTCTTTAATAAATCTTTCTCTTAATATATATTGAATTGCTGGTTTTGTTACTATTTCTGGTATTATTATATGAATACCATCTTTTGCTATATCATCTTTATAAATTGTAGGATTTCCTTTTTCGAATAAATAAATTTTAATATTTTCAGTATCAAAATACTCATTTAATATTTTAACATAAATTTGAACAATTTCATTTAAATGAGTAATAGTATAAATCCGTTTTAATTCTCCATTTGTATGGTATCTAAAATCAAAATCTAATAATATTGGTGATAAATTTCTATGTTTTTCAGTTAAATACAAACTTTCTCCATTTTTTACAGATGAACCATACAGTTTATAAAATATATCTTCTTGTTCCATTGGAATATAATAACTTCCCAATGGATCGCCTAAACTGGTATGAGTAAATGCACCTGTCTTTAATGTCTTGTATTTGCATAAAAATTGATATAATTTCGCATTATTATGATTTTTTTTAGTATCCATGATTATTACAATTATAAATATTATATATTTTTATATATATTTTTTTTAATAAAAATTTTCAATTTTTTTTTTTTTTGTTTTATTTTGTCAATTAATTTGATTCATTTAGAATAGGATTTTACCTTATATTTTTGTATTTTTTATTATATGTCTTTTAGAAAAAATATAATTTTGTTTGAAAATAAACCGGATTTTTTTATAAATATGACAAACTTTTTTTATATTTTTATATTTAAAATGACTTATTGTTCTCCTTCACATAATTATAAATACACTTGTTTTGATAAAAAAGCATTAGTTAATATTGCAAATACATATAATAATCTTAATAATGATTTTATTGATACTAAATTAAGAAAAGACGTTTTATATAGAGTTATTAAAAGTAAATTTCAATATATATGTGATAACGAACAATGTTGGTTAAAAAAAACAAACCAATCTACTTTAGATAAAATTTATTTTAAACCTGACAAACCTTGTAAATGGTATCAAAATCCTAATACTTGGCTTAATACATTAGACATAGAGAGTGTAATGATTCAATATGAATTCGCTTATAAAAAATTTAAATTTTTAGGTGTTTTTCCTATTGATTTTAATGAAAAAAATTCATTAGGTCATTGCATATCATCTGAATTTTGTAATATTGATTTAAAAAAATTTACTAACTCTAAATTTAAATCTTTTGGTATGATTTTTAATTTAGATAAACATGATGAACCAGGTTCCCATTGGGTTGCATTATATTTATGTTTTGATATTAAAAATATTAATTATGGTATTTCCTATTATGATTCAGTTGCAAAAGATATTCCTCCTCAAATTAATAAATTTATTAAATATATAAAAAAAAATATTAAAAATTATAAATTTAAAATTAAAAAAAATGAAATTAGACATCAGTATAAAAATACTGAATGTGGTATGTATGCTATGCATTTTATTTTAGATTGTTTAAAAAATATTAAAGTTGATGATATTTATAAAAATAAAATTTATGATAATGAAATTGCTCAGTTTAGAGATATTTATTTTAAACCTAATAATACTTGTCAATAATATATATTAAAATTATTTTTTATATAATTAATTAATAAATAATGGCTCAATATGCTAGAATTGTAAGATATATTTTTAATCATAATTATGATATAAAAGAAAAAATGGAAAATGATAGTAATGATACATATGGTCAGTTGCAACTTGATCTACATATCTGTGCAGTATTTAATTCATATTTAAAAAATAAAGTAAATGATTATTTCCATATTCATACTAAAAATTTTCACAATTTTAAAATTTCAAATAATGTTAGAAATAATAGGAAATTTAATAATAATATAAGTTTTAATAATAATATTGTAAAAATAAATAAAAATAATTCAAATAATAGTAATAATAATAGTGATAATAATAGTGATAATAATAATATTGTAAAGATAAATAAAAATAATATCAATTTCAATAATAATAATATTGTAAAGATAGATAAAAATAATTTAAGTTTCAATAATAATAATATTGTAAATAAAAATAATTTAAGTTTCAATACTAATACTGTAAAAATAGAGAATAATAATGATAAATTTTTACGATATCATGGTTATGTAGATATAACATCAAAAGTATATGATGCAATATTATCAAAATTTAAAAAAAATAGATTTAATATGTTTTCACGAGAAAATGTAACAATATATTTAAAAGATTATAATGTTGAAGGAAATAATACAAATGCTGTTATAAAATCTACAATAACTGAATGTGATCAATTAATTAAAGAGTTTTGGAATAAATATTCTATGACAGATCTCATAACATTATTAAAATATTTTAGTGGAAAAAAAATTAAAAATTGCTTTTATAAAAAGGATAAAATATATAAAAAAAATGATAATAGTCAAACTGATACTACAAATAATTATTTTGTAGTTAATCAAGATGATCCTCCTATACCTTATAATAAACATATTATTATTTCATTTAGAGGAACTGAGGTTACAAGTCTATCAAATTTATCAGCAGATTTAACTCTTGTTTTTAATAAAGATACTTCTGTAATTTCTTCAAGATTCTATAAATCTGTTCAGTTTTATATACTAATTACTAAATTATTTACTAATACAAGATTTACTATGGCTTCACATTCACTTGGTGGTAGTATAACTGAATATGTTAACATAAAATATAAAACATTATATAATTTAAATGAAGTAGAACATAATAATTTATTCTATTTACAAGAAAAAACTATTCCTGATGTAATTTATACAATTAATAGAGGACAAGGACTTCGTCGAAATATGATTGAAGCATTATCCAAAAAACTTAACAAATCTATTAAATATTTATTAAAATTTTTTTCTACAGATGAAACATATTTAGAACATAATCACATTGATTTAGTTGCAGAAAATTATGATTGGATTTCTACTTTTGCTAGATATCAACCTGTTTCTAATGGATTAAGAATTTTTTGTACTAGTCATATTACTCCTAAAAATAAATATAAAGGAAATCATGGTATTAATAAATTAGTTTATCCTCAAAATATTACACAAATTTTAAAATATAAAACTAATTCTTTTAAGACAATAATAAAAAAAAATGGTGATGTTGATTTAATACCATTTGATCCTTTAAATAATACATAATTATATAAATTTTTGTATATATATTTAAACAAAATTTATAGCGAAAAGCGTTTGTACATTTGGGTGAAATCATCGATAAATCTGTTTCGATTTCCTTGTAAAGAAAAAATTTTTTCATTTCGAATGATTTCATCTTTAGTTATTGGATTTTCATAATTCCATTTTAGCATTAAATCATAATCTAAAATATCAGTTGGTACCTCGGGGTAATTCATATACATATACGCTACTGTTCTACTAATAATTCCTTTACTTATATTACTAAATGGATAAAATAATTTTTTTTTTGGATTTGTATAACAAAATTCATTTTTATGTTCAGTAAATTTTGTTCTAAAAATTTTTTTTTTAATATGATTTAATTTTAATAATTCATCATCTGAAATTTTTTGATTAAATTTAAATTCTGAAAATCGAAATTCATTTCTATTTTTTTGTAAAAATTCAGTACAATAAAAGATATTGTGTAAATCCCTATCAGCCATTGAATGAATAGTAGGAATTATATGCTCAAAACACAAATTATTATCTTTTAATTCTTCATTTGAATAAATGCATCTATTATTTAAAAATTTTAAATCTTTGTATTGATTTGGTGTTATATGTAGTATATATCCTAAAACACTACTAAGAAATAAATTAAAAAATAAAATTAAAAATTTCATTTTTATTTAAAAAATATTATTTATGTTTATATTCTTTTTTACTCTATTATCACGATTTATTTTTGTTAATTATATTTAAACAAAATTTTTTATAAAATGAAAATATTTTATTAATAATTTATTATCAAATAAGAACACAATGTCTTCAATTGGTGAAACACTTTATACTATTCATATTAATAATGAAGAATTAAAATTAATTAATGAATCTATAAAACTACATTTAAATGAATTTAAAGTATTTTTAATACTAAGAGGAATATATCAAAATGTAACAGAAGAAAATTATACAGAATGTTTAGAAGCAACACTTAAAATTATTAAACCATCGGGATATAGAAATAAAAATTTTATATGTATAATAAATGAATCATTTATATTAGATGGTTATTCAGAAGGTACAAATGAAAAATTAATAAAAATGAAATTACGTCCAATATCTATACCAAATTTAAATCAAATAATTGATTATAATAAAAAAAATTATGATAAATTTGCAAATAAATTCAATAGTCCTCAAAATGACTTAGAAATGCAAAAAGACTATTATATTGAATTTATTAAACGAAAAAAATTTTTATTAACTGAAAATGAAAAAATATTTATTAAAATTTTTAATAAATAATCTTCTTTCAAATTATCAATGAATTTATATATATTTTAGTTTAAATTTAAAAATCGTGATATATCATCCACTTTTTTTTAAGATGTAAAATTTAATTCATAAAAAAATTTAAATTTTAAATTAATTTTATTAATCTTCTTTCAAATTATCAATGGATTTTTTATTTTTTAGTTTCATTTTTAAAATTGCGATATATCATTTACATTTATTAATAAGGAGAATTTAATAGAGTATAAATATTAATTCAATAGAGAATCCTAAAAAATACAAAAAGTAAAATATTTAAACAAATAATTTTATAAGTAATAAAATGGTAGATGAAAATAATATTATTAATGCTACAGAATTAAGAAAATTAATGACAAATTTAGAAGAAAAACCTCAATTAGTAAATGAACTAAAAAGAATAAATAAAATTATTCAGAATGAAGCAAAATTATTCGGTTCTATAACTTGTTTAATATTTATTTCTAGAGATTTAAGATATTCTATACAAATGATTTTAGAAGAAAAAGGTTTTTTTACAGACATATATCAAAATTATTTAGTAATTAGTTGGTCTAAAACAATGCCTACAAAAATTGATATAGATAATATAAATAAATATGTATGTAATTTAAATTAGAATCAATAAATAATATAATTTTTTTTATGATAATATACTTTAAAATATTAAATTAATACCTTTTATATAAAAATTTGACAAAAAGTGCCAAAATTAAAAAAAATTGAAAAAGTTATTTAAATGTTAAACTTATACTATTTATAATTATGGCTGAAACGATTTGGATTAACGATGAAATCAAAAATAAATACGATAATTCACCTTTTAGAATTCCTTTGCGAAATAAAAATAAAGTTATCGTAGAATATGCTTTGGTTGATGAGGATGATTTTGAGAAGGTCAATAAGTATAGATGGCGTCTAGTTAATGGTTATGCACAAGGAATAGTTAAAGGAAAAGATATTCGATTACATCACTTTGTGTTAAAGAAACCAGAAAATGGAAATGTTATTGATCATAGCAATCAAGATAGATTAAATGAACAAAAACAAAATTTAAAAGAAGTTTCTAGATCTGAAAATAGTCATAATCAACAGAAAAATACTAACATTGAATCAACGTCAAAATTTAAAGGAGTTTGTTGGGATAAAAATGCTAATTTTTGGGTAGCAAAATGTACTATAGATAAAAACAAAGTTCATTTAGGTTCTTTTGAAAGTGAAGAAGAAGCAGCAAAAGCATATGATATTTATACTTTTAAAAAATTAAAAAAAAATGCTAATAATAATAATTTAGTAAAATATGAAGATACATTAACTATAAATATTGATGATTTAATAAAAAAACCATCAAATATATATGATACTCCAAAAAATATTCGTTTTGATAATAGAGTAAATAAATTTAGTGCCCAAAAAAGATATAATAATAAAAGATATATTGGTAAATATAGAGAAACCGTAGAAGAAGCATTAAAAGATTTAGAAGGAATTAATAAAACAATTGAATTATTAAAAAATGAAGAATATAATAAAAAAGAAATTACAAGAAACACTAATGGAATACCTTATATTAAAGTAAAAGATTTAGAAGTTTTAGTAGATGAAGATAACTGGCACGAATTAAGTCAAATGTCTTGGTCTATTAGTAAAGATGGTTATATTGTTAATACAAAAGTTGGAAGAATGCATAGAATTATTATGAAAGCAAAAGATGGTGAATTAGTAGATCATATTAATAATATAAAATACAATAATCGTAGATGTAATTTAAGAATAGCAAGTGCAGGTCTTAATGCTCATAATAAAATTAAAAGTAAAAATGCATCAAGTAAATATTTTGGTGTATCTAAAAGTGGGAAAAAATGGAGAAGTCAAATTACTTGTAAAGGTGTTAAATATGGGCTAGGTTCTTTTGAAAATGAAATAGATGCTGCTAAAGCATATAATAAAGAAGCAATTGAAAAATATGGTGAAAATGCTAATTTAAATATTTTTGATTAACCAATTTACTTTAAATATTTTTTAGCAAAAGTTTATTACTATATATAGTTTCTATTAAATGAATATATTTTTCTATTAATTAATAAATATATTAAAAGGTTATTTGAGTTAATTATTTTTTTAAGAATATAAAATAATAAAAAAAAATATATTTATTTAATAAATGTTTGCAACAGTATTAAAAAATGTTTTACTAGTTTTTTTAATTATAGTAATAATTTATTTTTTATTAAAAAGTAAAATTCTAGAATTAAAATCATCTAAAACAACAAAAACAAAAAATATAGTTAGATCAACAGCTGCTGATGGGAATTGTAAAGGAGATGATCTGTTAATTTATCCGAAACCTGAACGTGTAAATGACAAAAAAATGCAAGACTTGTATGAATTTGTATTTCAGGATAAAGATGCCCCAGATACATTAAATCAATTTTATAAAGATGATGTGGCGTTACATACTTGTGTCGATGCACAGGATAAAGCAATATCATGCAGTAATCAAACGAGACAACGAACAGATGCTTTATGTCCCAGTACAATTTCTTTGCACCATGAGCTTTTAGACAAAAAGCAAGTTAAAAATAATGGAATAGTAGATAATTCTTGTATGAACGAAACTTCATTCATAGCAGAATATGAATCTGAGGGTGTTCAAAACGGAGGTCTATTAATGCAAAATTTAAAAGGATTTGACAATTTTAGTAATGGATATGCACCATTATAAAAAAATTGAAAAAATTAAAAAAAAATATATTTAAGAATAAAATAAATATAATATAAAATATATTGAAATAAATTTTCAAATGCATTCAGGTATTATAAATTTTGCATCAGGGATAGCTTTGAATATCAAGGATATTGAAGCTAAAAAAGAATTATTATCAGTAATAGAGAATTTAAGTAAAATAAAAATAATTCAAAAACATTATGAAAAATTGGATAATCTAAATATAATTAATAAATTAAACACATCTCCCCATTTGGTATCATTAAAAACAAATGGAAATCCATATTTATTATTTTTTACTCGTTATAATTTTGTAAATCATTGCATTTTTATAGACAAAAAAATTCAACAAGGTTATTTTGTTCCAAGAATGATAATATGTCGTTTTGAATTTTCTGAAGACTTATTTGAAAATACAGTAATAGATGGTGAGATGATCAAATGTGAAACCGATAATAAATGGGTATTTATAATGAATGATGTTTTAGTTTATAAAAATGAGTATTTAGAAAAAATTAATTTTTTAAAGAGATTAGGTATTTTGAATGAAATATTAAATACCAAATTTCGTATTGATAAGAATGATGTATGTAATATGCAAATTAAAAAATATGTTACTTACAATGACATAAAATATTTAGTGGAAGATTTTTCGTCAAAACTTCCATATACTTGTAGAGGTTTATATTTTAAACCATTATTTTTAAAATTCAAAGATGTAATTTATAATTTTGATGATAGTTTAATTAAAAATATAAATAAAGTGAAATATCAAAGTGATGATGTATTTATATCGAAAAAAATAAATGAATCTGAAAATAAATTAGCTATAAGTGTATCTAATTTATCATTAAAGAGTTCAAATAGTCTAAATAGTATAACATCATGTGATTCAGATAGTAATTTACTATCAAAAAAATACTTAGTAGAAAAAACAGAAATACCTGATGTGTATAATTTATATGATACAAATACGAATGAAAAAAAAGGGATTGCTTGTGTTCCGTATTTAAGTGTAAGTAAGTATTTATTTGAAATCTTTCAAACTATAAATTTAACAAATAAAATAAAAATGGAATGTGAATATTCTTCATATTTTAAAAAATGGATTCCGGTAACAATAGTAGAAATTTAGATTGCAGAAATAATTTGTAATAAATTTTTAATTTTTTCGATATTATTATTTATATCAACATTATTGCTATGATTATAATTTAAATAAATATTATAATAATCAATATCAGATTTATTTTGAGTTTCAAAATTTAAATAAACTCTATTATTAATTTTAATAGTAATTCTTGTAACTGAATATTTATCATTAATATTCATAGTACTAGGAAACATATGAATAGGAATACTGTTACGTACAAATCCGTGATATATTAATTTTTTTTCAGAAAAATGATCTAATAAATTAGATTCATAAACAATGGGTTTTTCATTTTTAGAATAAATTTGATATTCTAAATTATGATATTTATAAACATCATATTCTTTTTTAAAATAAGTATAATTTTTTTGAATTAAATATTTCAGTAATTTACCAAAATTATTTTTATTCCAATTTATATCTAAATTTTCACAATCATTTTCTTTAATTATTAATTCAATATAATTAATATTTTTATTAGTTTCTAAACTCTTTTGAAAATAAGAATCCATATTTTAATAATTTTAATAAATTTATTAAATATTATAATAATCAATTTTTTAAATATATATAATTAAAATTAAAAAAATGGCCGAAAAAGCAAAATATATCAGTAAAGGTCATCATAGTAAAAATTTTTCAATAAAAAATCATAATAAAGCAATAACAAAAAATGAAATTAAATATAAAAAAGGTGAATATATTAGTAGAGGTTTTCAGGGTCAAGTTTATGCAGTTCAGGATCATGATGATAAAGTAATGAAAATATTAAAAATAAAGAATATAAATCATTATCATAATGCTTTAGATGAATTAAAATATTCACAAATAGCATCAGAATTAGATATAGGTCCTAAAATTTATGATATAGATTATGTATTTGAAGAAGATTATATAAAAGAAATAATAATAATAATGGATAAAGTAAATTGTAAAAAAATAGATTATACTAAATTAACAAATGAAGAAAAAATAGAAATAAGTAAATTATATAAAAATTTATTTAATTATTCAAAAAAAGGGAAAGGATTTTTACCAGCAGATTTTTCTTTTGCTAAAACTATAAATAATGATAATTTTGTAATTATTGATTATGGTGTTACTTTTCAATGTAAAGATACAACTGAGTTTTTAGAAAATCTGGATAATTTTTTAGATTGTTTAGATTTTTTAGAACCTATAATAGTTAATAATTCGTTAAATTATTATTGTGAAAGATATAATAATGAATTTACAGAAGGTTTAAAAAAGAAAAAAATATTAAAAAAAAATGTATTATAGGTATTTATATTTATTTTAATTAAAAAAAGAAATTTAAATAAAATTTGAAAAAATATTTAAAATGAAATTACATATATAACATTTAATAATGACTGACCAAAATTTTCATTTAAGAGATATTGTTCGTAATCAATTAATTAAAATGATTGGTTTAGAAAAACCAGTTGCTTATGATTTAGAAATTGGTATTTTTAATTGGACTATTCAAAGTTCATTAAAATTTCAAATATGTCAAAATTGGAATGATGAACGTTTTGCAAATATTTATATGAGTAAATCATTGTCAATTATTACTAATTTAAATAAAAATTCTTATATTAAAAATATTAATTTAATTGAAAGATTGAAAAATAAAGAATTTTTACCTCATGATTTACCTTTTATGAATAATGAAGAAATTTTCCCTGAAAAATGGACAAATCTTATTGATGAAAAAATTAAAAAGGATAATCTTCTTTTAAGTCAAAATACTCCAGTTGCTAATACTGATTTATTTAGATGCGGAAAATGTAAAGGGAAAAATTGTAATTTCTATGAGCAGCAGACCAGGTCATCGGACGAACCAATGACTTCGTTCGTAAATTGCCTTGATTGTGGCAATCAATGGAAATGTTAATTAATAAAAAATTATTATTTCAAAAAATTAAAAAAAAATTTTTTTATTTAAATATATAAAAAGTATTTAAGAATAAATCAATTATATATATTTATAAAAATTTAATTAAATATGGTTAAATGCGGGTTTAAAGATTGTACTGTTAAAAAAGCTTGTTTTGGATTTAAAAATGAAAGTCCTAAATTTTGTTCAAAACATAAAGAAAATGGTATGATTGATTTAGTAAATAGTAAATGTGTTAAATGTGGATTAATTCAACCAACTTTTGGGATTGAAGCAAAGAAACCTACACATTGTGGTCAATGCAAAACGGAAGAAATGTACAATGTAAAAGACGAAATGTGTATTAAATGTAAAAATGTTAGACCAATTTTCGCATTTAAAGGAGAAAAAGCAACGCATTGTGTTTCTTGTAAAGAAATTGGTATGATTGATGTAATTCATTCAAAATGTTTTTGCGGAAAAAAAATACCAAGTTTTGGATTACAAGGTCATAAAGCCACTCATTGTGAAGATTGTAAAGAAAAATTTATGATTGATGTAGTTAATAAACGATGTAAAACAGAATTTTGTGATACACAAGTAAAAAACAACTATGAAGGTTATTGTGCTTATTGTTATGGTAATTTATTTCCAGATAGTCCTATAGTAAGAAACTTTAAAACAAAGGAAAGATTAGTAGTAGATTATATAAAAGATCAATATAAAGATTATGATTGGGTATTCGATAAAACCATTAGTGATGGTTGTAGTAAAAAAAGACCAGATATATATTTAGACTTAGGATATCAAATAATAATCATTGAAGTAGATGAAAACCAGCATAGACAATATGAAGATATATGCGAAAATAAGCGAATGATGGCATTATCACAAGATGTTAATCATCGTCCTATTGTTTTCATACGATTCAACCCAGATAAATACGTAAATGAAGAAAAGAAAAATGTACCTTCGTGTTTTTCAATAACAAAAGCAACAGGTGCATTAAAAGTTAATGTTAAGAAAAACTGGAATAACCGCTTAGAAACATTAAAAGAAAATATAGATTATTGGATAGAAAAAACAACAAATAAAACAATAGAATTAGTACAGTTATATTATGATGAAGAAATTTGAATAAAAAAATCCCTTTTTAAGAAATTTTTTTATTTTTATTTTTTATTTTTTATTTTTTATTTTTTATTTTTTATTTTTAGTAACATTATTTACATAACAATTCAATTATTCTAATAATTTCACTTAGTAGAATCATCATCTTCTTCTTCATCCTCATCCTCATCATCATCTTCATCTTCTTCATCCTCATCCTCATCTTCATCTTCATCCTCATCTTCATCCTCATCTTCATCTTCATCTTCATCATTATAGCAACGATATCCACACGATTTTAAATTTTTCGGCAACTCAATCAATTGATTGAATTTGCTTCCAAACTTCACATACTTTAAACCTTCTAGTAATATAATTGGTTGATTGAAAGAAGTTCCAAAAACAACAGATTCCAAATCTTTCGGTAATATGATTGGTTGATTGAAATCACGTCCAAACTTTACATACTTCAAACTTTCTGGTAATATGATTGGTTTATTGAAATCACCTATAAACTCCACAACCTTTAAACTTTCTGGTAATATGACTGGTTGATTGAAATCCCATCCAAATTTTATAGATTCTAAACCTGAAGGTAATTCAATCAGTTGATTGAATGTATTTTCAAATTCTACAGATTTTAAACCTTCAGGTAATTTAATCAGTTGATTAAAATGACATCCAAATTTAACAGACTTCAAATTTTTTGGTAATTCAACCGGTTTATTGAAATTACTTCCAAACTTTATAGACTTCAAACTTTCCGGTAAATAATTCACAAAATCTATAAAATGTACAAACTCAATAAACTCTAAACCTTCTGGTAATTCCACCGGTTGATTGAATTTTTCACTAAATTCAATAAACTTCAAGTGTTCAGGTAATTCAATCGGTTGATTAAAATTCCGTCCAAACTTCAAAGACTTCAAATTTTTTGGTAATTTAATAGATTGATTAAAATCAACACCAAACTTAATAGACTCTAAACCTTCAGGTAACTCAATTGGTTGATTGAAATTACATCCAAATTTAATAGATTCTAAATTTTTTGGTATTTTAATTGGTTGATTAAAACTATCTCCAAATTCAATAGACTTCAAATGTTCAGGTAACTCAATATGTTGATTGAATTTATTTTTCAGCTGCATCATCTTCACTTTTTCAAAAGTAGTGAAAAACCTATTTAAGTCTAGTCTTACTAGATTGACCATATGTTTAAATCCTACTGATATCACATTGGGAAACTTATGAGCTTTACTTATGAATTCATCAAAATATTTTGTATCAATAGAAAGAATTTCAGTAAATATACATTCCTTAATAATAACAATATTTCCGTCTGGCATAATTTTTTTATTATCAAAGCCAACTGAACAAATCCTATCAATTTTATCATCTCCATATCCTCTCATATTATCCAAGTTAATTGATAACCCATAATACTTACCTACCACGCTCAAAGCTAACTGAACACGTTCAATAGTAGTCATTGTTGTCTATATATTAAACTTGAAAACTCAATAGTAATTAATAGACACGCTGATTAAACTAATCATAACTTTTCATCAATTTTTCTATTAAATGGGTTAATTAATAAAAAAATCCCTTTTTAAGAAATTTTTTTATTTTTTATTTTTTATTTTTTATTTTTTATTTTTTTATTTTTTATTTTTTTATTTTTTATTTTTTATTATGATTCTGGACAACCATTATCTATGCACCAATTAGCACAATCAATATGTCCATTCTGACGAGCAATATTAATTACAGAACTATCCCATGGGAAATCATTTTCTTCTCTAAGATATTTTAAACATTCTAAATGTCCATTTTCTGCTTCAAAATAGCACATTCGAATATCTTTTTTGCAGCATCCAAAACCCATATCATATTTTAATTCCTCTAAATGATCCTTGATTGATTCATTAAAAGACCAATTAAAAACTTCTAATTGATTATTAATTTTTGCATATTTACTTACTATTTCAAAATCCAATTTAATTTCAAAAATTTCTTTTGTCCATTGAATAATATGTAAATGTCCATATTTTGTTGCTGTCTTTTCACATAAAGACTTAATATGAAAATATTTAGCATTATCAATGTCAATATTAATTACCCATTTTAATAGATCTAAATATCCATATTTTACTACATCTTCTTCAATTCCTGAATACCAAGGACAATTATTATGATGTAAAAATATTAAAATTCTTACATCATTTTTTTTAAGTGCTTGACGATAAGTTTCTTCTGATAACTCATATCCATTACTAATAGCAAATTCCAAATTTTCAACTGAATCGGTAACATCAAAACTATAAGTTTCAATTTTATCAAAATTATTATAAAATTGTTTTGATACTGATGCAGTTAATAAATTATTGCCCATAAATTCGCATAATTTTGAAAGTACTCCATCGTAAAAAACGTTTGAAAACTCCATTATAACTACTTAATACTTATTAATACTACTGATTAATACTATCATAACTTTTCGTCAATTTTTCTGATTAAAAGGAAAAATAGATAAAATTAATAAAAAAATCTCTAAAAATCTCTTTTTAGAAATTGTTTTATTATTTACAGTTGAACATATAAGACACATAAGACATATAAGACATATAAGACATATAAAACATATATTAAATTTTTTTCATTTTTTTTATTGGACAACCATTGTCTCTACACCAATCAGCACAATCAATGTGTCCATTAGTTATAGCAATGTTATATACAGAACTATCCCAGTAGCAACCGTTTTGTCTTGCACAGACAAGACAGTCTAAACTTCCATTTTCTGCTGCTATATAACAAACTTGATCATCTTTTTTTCCATCATTATCAAAAAGCCATTGCAAGATAGTGTTATTACCTTTTAGTATTGCTGTCTGATAACATTTATTGCTAAATTCACATTCATTCTCTTTAGCCCATATTAATATATGGGGTTTATTATAAAATACAGCATGTTCGCAAAGCTCAATTAAATTATGATTTTCTAATATATATTTTAATATATTTAAACGATTATTTTTTAAAGCAATATCACACATTTGCGTTTTTTTTAGAATGGCTGCTTCATCTTTTGAAAAAGCCCATAGAAATACACCAAGAAATCCTAATGTTAATGAATCAATTAAAATGTTACGATACCAAGGACACCGCGAACAATACAAGAACTCTAATAGTTTATCATCATTTTTTTTAATTGCTTTACAATAAGTGTTTTTGGATAGCTTAAATCTAAACGTATCTACTGAATAGGTAACATCGTTACTATAAGTTTCAATAAATTTGTTTTCATTGATTTCATAGATTTCTTTCATTGTTTTATTACACTGCTTTGATATCAATGCTATAGATGATTTTTTGGGTAAAAAATCATATATTTTTGAAAATATATCAACCTTAAAAACACTTGAAATATCCATTGTAACTACTAGAAACACTTTTCTATTTTTATTAAATCTTTTTACTTTTCATCAATTTTTCTAATAAATGGCTAAAATTTGTAAAAAAAACGCTTTTTAAAGAATTTTTTCTAAAAGGCAACTAATTTTTAATTTAAGAGTATTTTTTGACCATTTTCTCGATCAAAATAATCTATATTTTTTTTATATGATAATATATCACTATTATCATTCCAAATTTCAATATTTTTAATATTTTTATCACTAATAGTTAAATTAATTGATTTAATACAATGTTCGTTACTGTAATCTTCAAAAACAATCACTCTTTCTCTACAGTAATGTTTATTAATCTTTTTATAATCAGCTTTAGTATATTCGTCAAATTCATCTGGAAGAACAGTATCTGCTGCATTATATAATATATCCTTTAAACGATTGAAATTTTTTTCATCCATTAGATGTTTAAACCATTTTGTTGCTTTAATTTCAATTGAAAATTCAAAGCAAATTTCAAATACAGATCCTACTTCAAGATTAGATTTACATGCATTTAATACACTTTCAAAATCATCTTCAAACTTTTCTGATTGATCAAGATTAATATGTATTTTTTCAATTCTTGGAGTCAATTTTATATAGTGACACGCATTTTTCAATTGTTCACTAAGACTAAGATGTGACTCATCAATTTCTGTATTAATAAAATTCATTATTTTATAACTTTAACTAATAAAACCTTATCATACTTTTCATCAATTTTTCTATTAAATGGATCAAATTAATAAAAAAATCTCTTTTTTTAGAAATTTTTTATTTTTTTTTGGTTTTTATGAGATTTTTTAATTTTTTATTGGAAATTTTTTTTTTAATTCTAATTTACTTCATTATTTTACAATTGCTTCTACCATTACTAATTGTTGATATCGTCAATTATTGAAATTTCAATAACTGGATTTTGCATTGTCAAAAATTTACACACGCCATTTTTAAAGTTACCAAGGCCAATCATTATTACTTTCTCTTGTAATGTTGTTACAAGATCTCCTTCAAAACATAGTTCTTGTTGCCAATCTTGAATTAAAGAAGGATTCGTATTGTTATAGTTTCCACTTTTTTCAGCACGAATCATCGTGTTAATATAACTAACACTATTTGGAAATGCTTTAGCTTCTTGTAAAACAACCTCAACAATATCCTTAGCATTATCTGTTCTACAAACTTTTACCCAAAAAGCATGAGCTACATTTGGCCACTTATCATTGATTTCTTGATTTCCAAAGTAGAACCACATCATCCTCATTTTTAAATAGAATGTATTGTCATCTTCAGTAGTCGATGTACTAGGACAAGCATTAATTCCATGTGAAGTTCTTTGAAGATAAGCGAATATTGCCATCATTCGTATTATTTTAAATCCTCCAAAAATTCGAGGCCACTCTTCAAGCTCAGGATTAATGTTTATAAGTCGTTGAGTAATTTCATCCCAAAATATTGTTGTAGATACAGAAGACATTTTTATCTTGTTTATACCGCTCTCTTTGATTGCTTTAATAGTAGATTTAAAAAATGATTAATTACCTATAATATATTAATTATAACTTTTCATCAATTTTTCTTATTAATGATGTAATATTGAAAAATTTATCATTTTATAGTAATACTTCTAATTCTTTATCAAAATATGCTTTATTATCATTCCAATTTACTTGATAAGCTTTAACTTGAACTCCATTTTTATATGCTTTTTTTAAAGCATTTTTAAAAAATATATCAACATCAGAAGGTCTAAATTTAGTACAATTCAATCGTTGAACCACAAATATAATCATACACTCAGTACTATCACAAACATTTTTTTCTAACTCTTCTATATGTTTAATAGCTCGAGGACTAATAGGAACATTTTTACTTTTTCTAAAACCATCTGGAAATATTGCTATATTGTCACTATCAACTAAAGGAACATTTTTTACTTCTATAATAAATTTTTTATTATTTTTTTTACATACAATATCAAATCGCGAATCACCTATTGTAACTTCTTTTTTAATAGAAGTCATATTAATAAGATTTTCAATCAAATTATTGTTAATCATATTATAAACCATATAGTTAGCATATAATGGATTAACTCCTACTAAATCGTTTTCTTCAATTACTATATCAATAGAATATTTTGATTTAGTATTATATTTAGGTGATACAAATATGATAGAATCAGTTGCAATTAAACCTTTACATCCCAATGATGGTGAGTGGGCTAATTCAACTTTATCATCAATTAATATATCTGCTAAATATGGAGATTTAATTTCTTTTGAAGGTCTATTAATAACTGATGCAAATAACATTTCTTCTACTTCAAATATAAGACTCATGATTATATAAAATTTAAAAAATTTATATTTTCATTTTTTATAAATTTTTCTTTGTCGCCTTTTAAAAAAAGGCTCCAGCCAAAATATGAATTGACTTATTTTTAATAGTATCTATCCTTCTACTATTCTACTCTTCTACCCTTCTACCCTTCTACCCTTCTACCCTTCTACCCTTACTTATAAAATGATATATTCTATCTACTAAAATAATAAATTAATAAAATAATAAATTAATAAAATTAAGTAAAATTAGTTAATAAAATAAAATATGATCTATTAAAAATGGATAAAAAATAAAAATAAAGTATTGACAAAAATATATGAAAAATAATAAAAAAAAATTTTTTTAAAAATTAAAAAAAAAATTTTGAAAATTATTAAATTTGAAAAAAATATTTTAAAAAATTTCAAAATTTTTTTTTTATTATTTTTCATAAAATAATGTACAATTCTTTTAAAGTTCTATAACTATATAAATAAATATAAGTAAATCTCTAATAATATAATAAATTATTAATAATTATAAATGATTATACATTATTATCTATTAAAAAATTTAAATAATAAAGTATAAAAGATATTGACAAAAAATAATTAAAAATATACAAAATTTTATTAAAAAATATATATAAAGATAATATTATATTATATTTAAAATGTCAAATTATAATTGTAAAAGATGTGGTTTTATAAGTAGTACAAAACAAAATCTTCAAAGTCATTTAAAAAAAAAAAAAATTTGTGAATCAATTTTAGAAGATATTGATCGTGATGATCTATTAAATGAATTATCTATTAGAGAAAAAAAAGAGAAAAAAGAGAAAAAATGTAAAAAATGTAGTAAAATATTTAATACTAGACAAGCTAAATGGGCCCATGAACAAAATTGTATTATTAATAATGATATAAAATTAGATATTACAGAAAAAAATGAAATTAAAGAATTACGTAATGAAATATTAGAATTAAAAAATTTATTTTTACAATCATCAAAACAAATTATTAATAATACTGTTAATAATACTGTTAATAATACTAATAATACTAATACAATAATAATTAATAATTTAAGACCATTTGGTCAAGAAAATTATGATTTTATAAAACTAAAAGATATATCTAATGAATTAAATTATTCAAAAAAATTACTTATGAAATTATTTCAAAAAATTCATTTTAATATAAATCATCCCGAAAATTGGAATTTTTATATAAGTAATAAAGGAAATAATGAATGTAATATTTTTACTGGTAAAAAATTTGAATCAAAAGATAAAAATAAGTCAATAGAAGCACTTTTAAATAATAATATAAAATTTTTAGAATACTTTATAAACACTTTAGATGAATTAAAAGAAAATGAAAAAGAATTTATAATTGATGGTATTAAAAATTATATAAATATAAATGACAGATTAAAAGATAAAAATTATAAATATGATATAAACGAATTAATTAACTACATATCAGATTTGGCATATAATAGAAGAGAAAAAATAGAAAATGTTAGAAAAGAAATGGATAAAAAAAATAAAATAGAATCATCAAATACAGAAATAATAGTAATATAAATTATTTTTGAATTAAATAATTTATGTTATTATTATAAATTTTGGCGGGAGCCTTTTTCTAAAAGGCGACACATTTTTTTTAATATTTTCTTTAAATTAAAAATTTATATTTAAATACAAAATGCATTTTTTATTATAAAATGTATTCTTTATTTAAATGTACGCAAAATTTAGAAGAATACTTTTATAATAAATATTTAGATGATTTAGATAATTTTTGTAAAGAAAAAATTAATAGAATATACATACCAATCAAATGGAGTAACATTAAAAATAAACAAAATTTAGATGAATTTCAAAATGATTTAAATAATTTTATTAAATATAATCCTTCTGATAACGGATATTTTATTGTAACTCAAATTTATAAAAATGTTATACTAAAATTACCACAAAATACAAAAATTTTTAGTTCTGATTACGGAGATTATTGTATTCCGTTTATATATTCTATTGATAATACAATATATAAACAAATTTTACATAAATCCTTTATAGAAAAAAAAATTTTATGTAGTTATATCGAAAAATATAATTATATTAAAGAAAATAAAAATTTTAAATTTATTGAACAAGAAAATAAAAAAAATGTAATTCAAGAAATTATTAATTCAAAATTTACTTTGATTACTAATGATCAAAATAAATTAAAAATGTTTGAAGTATTTAATTTAGGTACTATTCCTGTATATATTTGGGATGATTTTAATTGGATTCCAATTACTGAATTTATTGATTATAGTAAATTTATGATTGTTTTACATATTAATGATGTAAATAAACTTGAATCATTATTATTAAATATTGATGAAAAAAAATATAATGAAATGTTATATGAATATACTAAAGTAAAACATTGGTTTAGTTTAGATGGTATGTATAATATAATTTGTCACCTTTTCAAAAAAGGCGACTTAAAAGGAGACTTCTAAACAGAAATTTTTATAGGTTTGAAATGTATCTAGTAAAAATTCTGGTTTATATTTCAATCCATATGTACCAGATTGTGGTATAAAATAATATCCAGTTTCTTTTAAATCTTTTAAAAATAAATTTAATACTTGTTCTAATGATTCTAATTGATTTATTGTTAATTTTTTATTATCCTCTAATAATCTAGTTATCATTAATATTAATCTACTATCCACATAATTGGTCACACCAGTTACTGTAAATGTCTCATAATTTAATTCTTCTAAAATTTCATCAATAAGTTTTGCTAAAATTAGATATGATGATTCTTCCATATTATAATCTATAATAGTATAAAATATATTATTTTTAAACGGATTTTAAAATTTATTTAAAAAATCTATTGACATATGTTGATTGGTTTCCAAAATTTCAATCCGGTGTTTATAGTCTTTAATTCTTGATTCATGAATTTTTTGGTTATTTAAAAGAAGTTGTATTTTATACTCTAATATTTTAATTTTATTATCTTCTGAACAAGAATTGGTTTGTACATTGATATTATTATAAAGTACTTTATTTTCTTCAAAAAGTATTTTAATATTATGGTCAAACCAATGAAGTATTTTAATAGCATAACTTTCAAAATAATTTAAAAAATCAAAACTATTAGAAAAAGTTTTATTAATATAAGTAAATAAATCTATTAAATTTGGTTTATTAAGTTTATAATAATTTAAAGATTGAAAAATATTTTTATTATTAATTAAAATATCAAGTAAATAATTAATATTCTTACAATCATGTTTTGCTTTGTATTGATTTATAAAATTAATTACTTTATTATTTACTAATTCAGAATTAAAATAATTATAAATTTCACAAGAAATATTATTATTATGAGTATAACAACTAAATATTATTTCAATAATAACTATTTTATCTTTAATTATTTTACTAATTATATCATGGTTTATATGTATTAAATATTCGATTTTTTCAATAGGATTCATTTTATATTTTTATAAACAAATAAAAAATAATCCTTAAATAGCTATTATAGCTATAATATATCTATTAAATCTTTAACTTTCCAATACTCACAAGTATTATTTGGTAATTTTCTACATATAATAAATGGCATTTTTTTAAATAAATATTCTTTTTCAACAATTTCATTTAAAGTAGTGCATTTTTTTAAAATATCTTTATCTAAGGTTGAAGGTGCTCCTTTAGCTATTTGTTGCTTTCTCAAACCAAAAATCGAAGTTTTTTCATATATAGTAATAATATTAATAGTTTTATTATTAGAAGGATCATATAAATCTCTAAATGTATTGAAATTAATTATATCTAATTTTTCAGTCATTTTTAATTACACTTTATATTAATAATATTTTTAAATACTAAAAAAAATCAATTTTTATTAATTTTAGTTTTTTTTATATTTATAATACTTAATCGATATTATTAGTCCAAAAATGATCACAATAATAACAAGAATATAAATATTTTAAATTTACGGTATCATACTTGATAATCAATGTAACGTTATCTTTATCAGATGGTTTGGAACATTCTTTATTTTTGCATAGAATATTATTAACTCTAGGAATTGTTGGATCAAATTTAATAAATTTATTTAAATGCATACCATAATTTACATTCTTAGTTGAATAATCGGATTCCATAATAATTTTTGATGAATTATTATTATCATCTTTTTCTATATAGTTACAATTTTTACAGTAATTAATTAAGTTTTTGTCTTCATCAATCTTAATATAAAGCATATTTTTGCAGACCATACAAAATTTGATACTTGACATATTTTAATTTTAATAATATTAATATATTAAATACATTTAAATATTAAAATCAAATTTTTTTTTTTTTCGTTAAAATTTTTAATTATTATTTGTGTATTCAATTAAATATAATGACAAATTTAAATATATTTATTATCCATTCTGCTTCATTAATAAATAGATTAGAAAATATTAAAAATTTGCAGACTACTTTTGAAAATTTTAAAAAATTTGTTGTTAAATTTGAAATTATAGAAGATTATCCCTTTGAACAATTAGATGGAGAAAAGATTAAAAATTTAATTAAATTAGAACCAATTCAAAACGAAACATTTCAAAAATACAATGGATTTTTAAGAAATTTAACTCCTCAAAGTGTTTCTAGAACATTAAAACACTATAAATGTCTTCAAGAAATTAAAAAAAAAAATTTAAATGATATTAATATAGTTATAGAAGATGATGTATCGATTGAAAATGAAAAATTTGAAGAAAATCTATCAGATATAATTTCTAGATTAGACAAAGATTTTAATATTTGCTTTTTGGGATTGCCATCTGCTTCTAATTTAATTGAAAAAAATAAATTTAATATTATTGATTCTAAATTAATCTATAATACTCTACCAGGTGTTGATTCCTATATAATTTCAAATGGTGGAGCAACTAAATTATTAAATGATTTTATACCTATTAAATTCGATCTAAATATTCAATTCTCTTATATAGGAGAAAAAAATAATATTTTATTTAATCAAATATCTCCTAATATTATGGTAGAAGGAAGTAAAATTGGTAAATATAAAAGCACAACAAATATAAATAATATACCATTATATAATTTCAAATATAAAGAACTAAATAATTTAATTGTTAAAGCAGATTTAAATGATGCTGAAAAAAAAACTATTGAGGAATTATTAAAAGATACAAATTTATTAAATAATCCAGACTTTTTATATTTACAAGCATTATATTTATTTAAAAAGGAACAATACAAAGAATCTTTAGAAATTTTCAATAAAGTTTATGAAATATATAAATCTTTAAATTTACAAGTGAATAAGGATTCAAATTTCATGAATAATTATACTGAAATCTTCAAATTTGTTCAATAAAAAATTTATAAATTGTAAAAAAAAAAGCTTATAAATTATTTATATAGAACTAAGTTTTCAATATACATTATCGTTTCAAACAACAATATATTATATATAATATGTAAGTAATAATGTTAAACCGAATATGTGGCTTCGAAGAGTGCATAGAGAACTTATATTTTAAAGATGATTTGTTTTGTTGTAAACATAAATGTTGGAAATGTGGTAGTAAACATATATATTTAAGAGATGATGCTTTCTGTGAAATATGTCAAAATCTTTATTCAACAGAATTGATTAATAAAGTGATTGCTTATCATAATTTCCAAGATAAGTCATCTTTAAACATCAAACACAATTGGTATGACCGTAAAATCTTCGAAACACTTTTAACACTTTATAACGACAAAAAAAATATTAGTGATGAGTGGGATTGTATTTCAGATTTACAGACCGAATCAACACAACGACGACAACAGATTGAACGTGTGGAGTCTCATTTCATTTCTTATGATGAGTATTCTGACAATGATTCAAATGATTCAAATCATTTGAATGATAGCGATTGTAACCAAATAACAGTTACATGTCAAACATGTGAAAGCAAGTTTATAGTTAATGATGCAATATGGTCTTATCGTTGATAGCCCTTAAAAAATTTATGATTTATTTGTTTCTAAAATTAGTTTAATTTGAGTTTGAATCCATATTTCGAGTCCATTAACAACTTTTTTATTTTTAAAGATTAAATCACTTGCATTATGTGTAACAAACTCAGATAAATTTTTACTAATTTCAATAAATTTAGATGATATTAATAAATCAACTTTTTTTAAAATTATATTACTTGCATTATTTATTTCTTGTTCAATAATTTTCTTCATTAAAATTTCATTTTGTAATTCAGATATATTTTCTTCTATTTTTTTTTGTGTATTTTCTTCTGTTTTTTCTTCTATTTTTTTTTCATTATTATTATTACATAAATTAGTTTGTAATGATTTAATTTCTAGTTTTAAAGATTCTTCATTTTTTTGTATATTATGAAATTTTACGTTCATTTCATTTTTCATATTTTTAATAACTGTATCAATTGTTCCTAAATTTCTATGAATATTATTTCTTAATGTATAAATTTTTTCTTCATTTTGATTATTAATTAAATTTATATTTTGCATATTTTTTTCTAAATGTTCATTTTGCATTTTTTCAATAGAGTTTTTATTATTAATTTGTATTAAATTGATTATTTCATCAATTTCTTTTTTTATTTTTTGTTTTTCTTCAAATATAAAATTCTTATTATTTGTATTATTATTTCTAAGAACTATTTGTATAGTATTATTAATTTTACTTGTGATATTCTCTTCTAATAAATAATCAGGAACTTTATATTCTTTTATTTCAGTTTCTATTGTATTATTTTTATTATCAATTATTTTTAATAATTTATTATTATTTTCATTTATTTTATAGTCTAATATTTCTAATATTTTTTCGTCATTTTTAACATTTTCATTTTCAATTGAAATTTTATTATTAGTAATTAAATTTTTATTACTAATTAGTATTTTTAATTCATCAATTGATTTTTTTAAATTTAAGTGTTCTTGATAATTATTATCAAGGATACAATTAATTTTTTTATTTAGTTCTTTAATAGTACTCATATTTATAATATTTAAACAATTTTTAAATTATATCATTAAAAACGTCTAAAAAAAATTTTTACTATACTATATTTTATTTAAATTATTTCAATTAAATCAACTGTTGATAGAAAATGTCTTCTACAACAATATGATGAAATTTCTAAATCATCTAATACTTTTTTACAGATATTATTATCAAAATGCTTTGCTAATATATTTTCATTTTCTATTGTTAAATCATCAATTGTTAATTCTTTTTTAGAATTATTATTTTCTTGTAATTCTTTTACACGTAAAACGTAAAAATTCCAATAAGATGAAATTTCACTTCCACAAGTCATACAACGAATAGGAATCAACATTATTAATATTATATAATTTATTATATTAAATAGTTTTTCAAATTTTTTTTTAAAAACTATAAATTTATTATTTTTTATAATATAAAGAACATATGGATTCTCAAATTAATAGTTTTTATGATATAATTAATGATAAAAATATTACAGAACCTAATACTGTTTATGATGAATTAAGACAAAAAGAAGATAAATATTATGAAACTATAAACAAAACAATTGATATTAAACAACAAGAATTATCTCAACAAAAATATTTTCAATTTACAACTTTACAAAATTTTGTTATTACTCTTTTCTTAACTTTAAATAGTGTTATTAAAGAAATCTTAAATATTGATAAATCAACATCACGATATGATTTTTTTCAAATATTTATTAAAGATCAAAGATTAATTTATAATGGTTTTATTTTAATTTTTATAGGATTTATTATGTTACTTATTTTAGTTACAGATAATTAGTCTATTATTAAATTTTATAATAATAATATAATATATAATATGATGTTAAAACAATTTACTGTTAAACAAATTTTTTTACTTGTTATACTTGTTTCATTTTTATATAATATATATTTTTTTCCTAAATATAGAACATTTAATTTATTTATTATGTTTATTATTTTATTTAATATTATTTTATCATATACTGATATTTTTGCTCCTCAATTTACTATTAATGAACAAATTTTTATTAATAAAAAGGTTAATAAAATTTTAGATTCTATTTTAATTAATTATAAGAATATTGGATTAAATTTAAATATTGATGATGTTTATCCTATTAATAATATTCCTATAAATTTTATATTTATACCAAATAATCCTTTCATTATTAATATAATTTTTAAATTAAAATTTTTAGAAAGTTTTAATAAAGATGAATATTATAAATTAATTATTTTATTAGAATATTTTTTAAAATATTATTACAAAACTATTTTAGATGAATACGATTATGATACTGTTATACCAATGTTAGTTGCTATTAGAAATAATATTCTTAATATTTTAATTGAACAAACTTATTCTATACCAATTAATTTAAATTTACCAGATACTAAATATGATATTAGTAATACAGATACTTATATTCATAATATTTTAGTTAAACTTCAATCATATACAATGAATAAACTAAAAATTTTAGAAAAAAAAAATAATAAAAGTAATTTTATTTTAGAATTACCAAAAGCTAAAAATGTTTTTATTAATGATCATAAACTATATTAGCGTTATAGTTTTTTATTTATTAGTATTTATTATAATAAATTTAATATGATTAATTTATTTAAAGAAAGTGATTTATTTTTTAATGATTTTTTAGAAAGAAATAAAATTTTATTAGATTATAATTTTGATAAAATTTTTGAATTATATAATGATGATCAACAAGATTCATATGGACAATATGATATTTATTTTAATATTTTTAAAAATTTTAATTATTTAAAAAATAAAATTTATATCATATATTACATATTAGTATTATATTTAGTTAATGATGAAGTTATTAAAAATTATTGTAGATATGTTATAGCTATTTTTTCTAGATATAATTTTATTAATTATAATATTACTAAAAATATTATACTTAAAAATAGAAATGAAATTTTAATATTTTTCGATAAATTAATGAATAATAAAACTGATAATGATAAAACCATTATTTCTAAATTTTTTTTATTTATATTATGTTTTCAAACATATTTTTAAATTTCTAATTAGACACATTACGAATATCATATCATAATCAATTATTATTCAATAATAATTATTAATTAATATATAAAAATATTTCTATATTAATAAATAAATAATATGCCAAAAAAATTTAAAAATAAATATCAAAATAAATATCAAAATAAACATCAAAATAAACATCAATATAATTATAATAAGAATTATAAAGATAATACTCATTTATTAAATGAAGAACATTGGAAAAATGATTTAAATAAATCTGATGTTATCAATAATATTAATTTCGATAAATTAACTTTAATTAATACTTTAAAACAACATAATACTCAATATAATACTTCACATAATAAAAAAACTAATTTAATTAGTTCTCTTGTTTTATCTACTATTCTTTTAGTTGTTTCTACTATTAATTATTAAAATTCTAGATTTTGTTGAAAACTTGTTGCAATTTCAAGTTCATTTATATATTTTTTTAATTCATTAAATCCACCTATATATTTTTTATCAATAAATATTATAGGAAATGATTTCGCATTATTACTAATCTTTATTAATTTATCATAAATATCATCAAAATCTAAATCATTCATATAATTTCCTAAATCACATTTATAAAATAATATATTCTTATCTTGTAATAATTCATAACTTTTATCACAATATTTACATCCTGGTTTTGAAAAAATTACTATTGAATTTTTACTTATTATATTTTCAATATCCAACATTTTTTATTATAATATTTAAATTTATTATTAATTTCAATTTTTTTTTTTTTATATATGGAGCCTCCATATTTTCTAAAAGACGATATTTTTTGTAAAAATATATTATATGCATATAAATTTTTGTTTTTTATATAAATATAAATATAAATATAAATAAAATGAATATAGATTGGAAAGTTATTGATTTATATTTTAATAATCATAAATATTATTTAACTCAACATCATTTAGAATCATATAATTATTTTATTACTAATAGTATTCCATATATTATTAAAACTTTAAATCCTTTTTCTACTCTTAAATATTATAAAAATGATCCTAAAAAAATTAAAAACGAAATACATGTATTTATTGGTGGAGAAAATGGTGATAAAATTTTTTTAAATAAACCTTTTATTTATGATGATAAATGTTCTAGAGTTTTATTTCCCAATGAAGCTCGATTAAAAGATTATAATTATATATCTGAACTTTTTGTTGATATTGATGTTAAATTTGTTTATCACGATTTTATTAAAAATGGTAAAACTGAAACTAAAACTGAAATTAAAAAATATGAAAAAATTAAAATTGGTTCTATTCCTATTATGTTACATTCAAATATTTGTGTTTTAAATAACCAAAATAAAGATATTCTTACAGAAATGGGAGAATGTCCATTTGATCAAGGAGGATATTTTATTATTAAAGGAAAAGAAAAAGTTCTTATATCTCAAGAAAGAACTACTGCTAATAGATTATTTATTACTGAATCTAAAGATGAAAAAATATATTTAGATGCTGTTATTAGATGTACTTCTGATGCTAATTCTCTTTTCCCTAAAAGTATTAATTTTGCTATTTATAATAATACTGTTTATAAAAAATGTGATTCACTTTTATATAAAAAACCTGATTCATCTACTTTAGAAAAACGTAGTTGTAGAAAAAATAGTATTGTTTTAACTATTCCTAATATTGAATCTAAACCATTGCCTTTATTTATTATTTTTAGAGCATTAGGAATTGAAAGTGATAAAAGTATTTTAGAACATATTGTTGGAGATATTAATGATCCAAATAATAAAGATATTATTGATTTTGCAAGATACTCTTTAATTGATGGTAATTTTCTTTATACACAATCTCAGTGTTTAGAATATTTATCACATTTTACTAAATTTCCGGATTCTGATTTTGTTCGATATGTTCTTGCTAATGATTTTTTACCTAATGTTGGTTATGATTATAAAGCTAAAGCACTTTTCTTGGGATTTTTAGTCAATAAATTAATTAAAACTCAATTAAATATACTTCCTAAAACTAATAGAGATAATTATATTCATAAAAGAATTGATCTATCTGGAAGACTTTTAACTAATATTTTTAGAGATTTTTATAATGAATTGAGAAATAATATTAAAAGTACAGTTGATAGTATTTATAATTATGATTCTTATGAAGATAAAAAGGATATTAGTAATATTTTTAAAGGAAATAATCTTAAGAAAATTTTTGATCATACTTTTATTGAAAAAGGAATGATTGATTCTTTAAAAGGATCTTGGGGTATTGATAAAAAACCTGAAGATTCGGGAATTGCTCAAGATTTAGCTCGATTATCTTATACAGATTATGTTTCACATATTAGACGTATTAATACTCCTATGGATCGATCTCTTAAATTAGTTGAACCCCATAGATTATCTACATCTCAATACGGTTATATGTGTCCTTATGAATCTCCTGATGGAGCTAATATTGGATTATTAAAACATTTGGCTTTATTTTGTAATATTTCTATTGATACTGATAAAACTATTATTGAAAATAAATTAAATGATTTAGAAGTTATTAATATTAAAAATATTTTTACTTATCAAATTCAAGATAATACTAAAGTTTTTATTAATAATAATTGGTATGGTATTACTAATGATCCGCAAAATATCGTTAAAAATTTTAAAAAATTTAGGGCTAACGGAGAAATCAATTTTGATGTTTCTATTTCTTGGAATATTAAAGAAAATGAAATTAATATTTTATGTGATGGAGGAAGGTGTATTAGACCTTTATATATTGTTAAACAAGATAAAACTAATAATATTAATAAACTTCTTATTGATGAATATGATAATAATAATGAAGAATTCTCCAATTTTACTTGGGATAATTTAATTTTTAAAAATAATAAAAAAAAAAATTTAATTGAATATATTGATGTTGAAGAAACTAATACTATACTTATTGCTATGACACGACAAAATTTATTAAACTCTATTCAACCTTATACTCATTGCGAAATTCATCCTGCTACTGTTTTAAGTTTTTATAATAATACTATACCTTTCGCTAATAAAAATCAGGCTCCTAGAGTCGTTTTCTCTGGACAACAAGGAAAACAAGCTATTGGTATTTATGCTACTAATTTTAATAGTAGAATTGATACTGCTAGTTATATTTTACATTATCCTCATAAAGCTCTTTGTCATACTAGATTTAGTAAATATAGTCATAATGAGGTTTTGCCAAATGGTCAAAATGTTATAGTTGCTATTATGTGTTATACTGGTTATAATCAAGAAGATTCTATTATTCTTAATAGAAGCTCCATTGATAAAGGACTTTTTAATATTACTTCTTATAAATCACTTGTTCAAGAAGAAAATGTAAATCAAAAAACTGGTGAAAAAATTATTTTTGGTAATCCTATCAATATGAAAAAAAATGGAACTAATATTGATTATAGAAAAGCTAATTGGGAAACTATTAATGAATATGGATTACCTACTGAAAATACTTATGTTCATGAAGGTGATGTTATTGTCGGTATGATTAATCAAACTGACTCTATTCAAACTAATAGTAGCGATATTTTTAATAATAAAACTCAAATTAGTGAATATAAAGATAAATCTCTTTTATCTTCTAAAATTCTTTATGGAACTATTGATAAAGTTTTACTTTATAATAATGAAGAAGGATTGAAAAAACTTAAAATTAGAATGCGAAAAATGAGAACACCTGTTCTTGGAGATAAATTAGGTTCAAAACACGGACAAAAAGGTGTTTGCGGTTTAATATTAAATGGTGAAGATATGCCTTTTACAAAAGATGGAATAACCCCTGATATTATTATAAATCCTCACGCTATTCCTAGTAGAATGACTGTAGCACATTTAGTTGAGTCAGTTTTATCAAAATTATGTTGCTTAAGTGGATGTAATATAAATGCTACAGCTTTTGAAAATCACAATATCGATGGGTATTACGATATTTTAAGTAAAAAATATAACTATAATAGGCATGGAAATGAAATTTTATATAATGGCTTTACAGGCCAACAAATACCAACCGAAATATTTATTGGACCTACTTATTACTATCGATTTAAACATATGGTTCAAGATAAAATGAATTCGCGCGATAAAGGGCCAAAAACGGCTTTAGCTCATCAGCCTGTTCAAGGAAGAGCTAATGAAGGGGGTTTAAGAATAGGTAGAACATTTTGCCTAAGTCAATTCAAAAAATTGGCTAGTTGGTTAATATAACCAGCAACATAATCAAATTGCGGGAAAATCCTTTAAATTTTAAACTACTAAACTATATAAGAAATTTTATAGTGGCCTATGTTAATCACATAGGGTAAAGTAAAAATGTTTAAATTAGGAAAATCCGCAGCCAAGCTTCTAAATCCGTTATAATTAGGATATGAAGAAGGTTCAACGACTAAATGATTATGGGTCTGAAAGAATTAATTATTCTTTATGAAGACTTAAAATATAGTCTAGTCCTATTTGAGAAAATAGGTACATGAATAATCCTATATTATATTTTAATTGGATTATTCCTATACGGAAATGGAAACTATAGCAGTGATTGCGAATGGACTGATGAGTTTTCTTAAGGAATCGATGATGGAACGAAGCGATGGGTCTCGATTCGGGTTAAATTTAGATACTAAAAATTTTGCTTATAAACATAATGATTTAAATAATTATTTTACAACTGATAATCAAAACAATTTAGAAACTAATAATTATTCATTAGTGGATGTACCCTACGCATTTAAGTTATTAACTCAAGAATTAGAAGGTTTCGGTATTTCTACTAAATTATTTACAAATAAAAAGGATATTGAAGAAGAAGAAATTGTAACTGAATATTTATCTGAAGCTGATGATGAAGAAGATAATGATGAATAATTAATACAAGTTAATAAAAAAAATGTCTTTTATAATAGGATTTTTATAAAAAAATATGAAATTTAATAAAAAACACCTAATTTTAAAAAAATTTGATGAAAAGTTATTTAAATGTTAGACATACTATTTATAAAATTATGGCAGAACAGATCTATATTAGCGATGAAATTAAAAACAAATACGATAACTCACCTTTTAGAATTCCTTTACGAAATCGAGCTGGTATTATTATTGAATATGCATTGGTTGATGAAGACGATTTCGAGAAAGTCAATAAATATAAATGGTCCCTTTCAAATGGATATACATATGGAAAAGTTAATGGAAAAAGAATATTATTACATCATTTTGTATTTAAAAACCCTGAAAATGGTAATGTAATTGATCATATAAATGAAGATAAATTAAATGAACAAAAATTAAATTTAAGAGAAGTTTCACAATCTGAAAATAATCATAATAAAAGTAAAAATACTAATATTGATTCAACATCAAAATTTAAAGGTGTTTCTTGGAATAAAAATGAAAATAAATGGACTAGTAATTGTTGTTATGAGAAAAAAACATTTCCGTTAGGTTATTTTGAAACTGAAGAAGAAGCAGCTAAAGCATATGATATTTTTACTTTTATAAAAATTGGAGAAAAAGCTAATAATAATAATTTAGTGAAATATGAAGATACATTAACTATTAATATTGATACTATAATTAAAAAACCATCAAATATATATGATACTCCAAAACATATTATTTTTAATAAAAGTATTAATAAATATTTTGCAAGAAAAGAATATAAGAATATAAGAAAAAAAAATATATTGGTACATGTAGAGAAACAGTAGAAAAAGCATTAGAAGATTTAGAAGAAATTAATAAAATAATTGAATCAATCAAACAAGTCGAAAAAGAAAAACATAACAAACAAGAAATTACAAGAAATATTGAAGGAATACCTTTTATAAAAGTCAAAGAATTGGAAGTACTAGTAGATGAAGATAACTGGCACGAATTAAGTCAGATATCTTGGCATATAAAAGATGGATATATTATTAATAGAAAAGTTGGAAGAATGCATAGATATATTATGAAAGCAAAAGACGGTGAAATAGTTGATCATATTAATAATAATAGATACAATAATCGTCGTTGTAACTTAAGAATCGCAAGTGCTGGATTAAATAATCATAATAGAATTAAAAGTAAAAATGCATCTAGTAAATATTTTGGTGTATATTTCAATAAAAAGGATAAAAACTGGAAAAGTGAAATTTCATATGATGGTAAAAGACATTATATAGGAACTTTTAAAGAAGAAATAGATGCAGCAAAAGCATATAATAAAAAAGCAATAGAATTTTATAAAGATAATGCTAATTTAAATGTATTTAATTAAATTGATTTAAATTAACCAGAAAAATATTATACTAAAAATTTTTTTTATTCCACATTTTAAATGAAAATATTTAACTTTAAAAAAAAAATTATTATTTATCTGATGCTGATGATGAAGAAGATAATGATGAATAATTAATACAAGTAAAAATAATGTCTTTTATAATAGGATTTTTATAAAAACTATAAAATTTCACAAAAAATACCTGATTTTACAAAAAATTGATGAAAAGTTATGTTAAATAATAAACATACTATTTTGGCAGAACAGATCTATATTAGCATTGAATAAAAAAAATACATAACTTACCTTTTACCTTTTAGAATTCCTTTAAGAAATCTAAAAGAAGTTATTGTTGAATATGCATTGGTTGATGAAAATGATTTCGAAAAAGTCAATAAGTATAAATGGTATTTAAATAATGGTTATGCACAAGGAAAAGTTGATAAGAAGCTAATTCGCTTACATCATTTTGTATTTAAAAAACCTGAAAATGGTAATGTAATTGATCATATTAATCAAGATAGATTAAATGATGATAAATTAAATTAAAAGGTGTTTCTTGGGATAAAAATGAAAATAAATGGACTAGTCAATGTACTATAGAGAAATATAAAGTTCATTTAGGTGTTTTTGAAAGTGAAGAAGAAGCAGCAAAAGCATATGATATTTATACTTTTATAAAATTAAAAGATAAAGCAAATAATAATAATTTAGTGAAATATGAAGATACATTAGAAGTAAATATTGATGATATAGTTGTAAAACCATCAAATAGATGCAGCAAAAGCATATAATGAAAAAGCAATAGAATTTTATAAAGATAATGCTAATTTAAATGTATTTAATTAAATTTGTTTAAATTAACCATAAAAAGAATTATACTAAAAATTTTTTTTTATCTAACTTAAAAAAAAGAACATCCTCTTTTTTCCCATTAAATACTCGAAAAAGCTCATCGTCTTTTTCTAATACTTAATAGTAGCTTTCGAACCCTAAACATTATAACATTTAGTGTTATTTAAAACAGGTTCCTTCATGCAGGCTTAACTACATGTGTTATAAACTTCTCAATTGGCTCGTCTAGTTAATAATAATATAAACAGAAACACTATATCTAGTAATAACTAGACATAGTATATCTATAAATATCTTAACACATAGGAGCACGATAGCTTTTTTTAATCCTGTTATTCTAAAACACTCACAGGAACTCCTACTAGAAGTAACAAATCTATATACATTGTATATATAATAATATAACTTTAACTTTTCATCAATTTTTCGTAAAAACCCCTATATTTGGTTAAAAAGTGCGTATTTTTCTATATTTTATGAAAAATATTTGGTTCAGTTTAAGATACATTATATTTCGGCTGGAGCCTTTTTCTAAAAGGCGACTAAAATTATCATCTTTTTTTATCATTTAATAGTAAGTTTTCAGACCATAAAAATATCATAACATTTTAGTGTTATTTAAAACTGTTTTCTTTCATATGGTACTTTAAACACATTAAAGAAAATGAAAAAAAGAATTTAATGAAAATAATTTTAAATTAAAAGTAGATAAAAAAAAAATTATGATGTTTTAAATAAATATTTTATTTATTGGTTATTTAACTTAAAAAAAAAGAACATCCTCTTTTTTCCCCATTAAATACTCGAAAAAGCTCATCGTCTTTTTCTAATACTTAATAGTAGCTTTCAGACCCTAAAACGACGTAACATTTTAGTGTTATTTAAAACAGGTCCCTTCATATGGTAGCCTAACCACATGGTCATATTCTTCTCAATTGGCTCATCTAGTTAACAAATAATATTCTGCTAGAAACAGTGCTCAAGTAATAACAAGGCAAAGGATCTGCACAAATATGTTTAACACAAGGGAAGCAGTTAGCTTATTTAAGCCTTCAAGTCTCAAATACAAACACTTGAGGCACTTTCCCTTTAGAAGTGACATTTATATATATATAACTTGTATATATATGAAATAAACTAACTTAACTTTTCGTCAATTTTTCGTAAAAACCCCTATATTTGGTTAAAAAGTGCGTATTTTTCTATATTTTAGGAGCCTTTTCTAAAAGGCGACTTATTAAACTAAAAATTATCTATATCATTAGAGTAAATTATTTTTTTTATTCCACATTTAAATATATACCGAAAACAATTATATAATCTCTTTTATAATAGGATTTTTATAAATATATATATAAAATTTGACAAAAAACATCAATTTTTCAGAAAAATTGAAAAAAAGTTATTTAAATGTTAAACTCATACTTATTAACAATAATGGCAGAACAGATTTATATTAGCGATGAAATCAAAAACAAATATGAAAACTCTCCTTTTCGCATTCCTTTAAGAAATAGACAAGGAGTTATTATTGAATTCACTTTAGTTGATAAAGACGATTTTGAAAGAGTCAATAAGTATAGATGGTTTTTACATTCTGGTGGTTATGCACAAGGAACAGTTGAAAAAAAGACAACTTATTTGCATCAGTTTGTATTTAAAAAACCCGAGAAAGGTAATGTTATTGATCATATAAATCAAGATAAATTAAATAATGAAAATTCAAATTTAAGAGAAGTTTCTAGATCTGAAAATAGTCATAATATTAAGAAAAAAAATAATAATAGAGAATTAACTTCACAATTTAAAGGAATTTATTGGGACAAAAGAGATAAAAAATGGATATCTCAATGTAGATCAAATAAAAAAACAGTTAATCTAGGATCTTTTAAAACACAAGAAGATGCAGCAAAACAATATGATATATATACTTTTAAAGTTTTTGGAAAAAATGCAAATAATAATAATTTAGTTGAATATAAAGATACGTTAGATGCAACTATTGGTGATTTAATCGCAAAATTATCAAATAAGTACGATACTCCTAAAAATATTTGTTTTCACAAAACGCATAATAAATATTATGCAAGAAAAGAATATAATAAAAAAATCTATAAAGGTTCAATGAGAGCAACTATTGATGAAGCATTAAAAGATTTAGAAAAAATTAATAAAGAAATTGAATTACTTAAACAAAAAGAAAAAGAAGAACATAAACAAAAAGAAATTACAAGAAACAATAATGGAATACCTTATATTAAAGTTAAAGATATTGAAGTATTAGTTGATGAAGATAAATGGCATGAATTAAGCCAGATGTCTTGGTCTATTCGTCAAGATGGATATATTATAAATGGAAAGGAAGGATTAATGCATAGATATATTATAGAAGCAAAAAAAAATGAAATAGTAGACCACATTAATAATGTAAAACACGACAATCGTAATTATAATTTAAGAGTCGCAAGTGCTACTCTTAATTCTCATAATAAAAGTAAAAAAAAAAATGCATTGAGCAAATATTTTGGTGTATCTAAAAATGGAAAAAACTGGGGAAGTCAAATTACTTACAATGGTGTAACATATTGTTTAGGAACTTACAAAGATGAAATAGATGCAGCAAAAGCATATAATGAAAAAGCAATTGAATTATATGGTGAAAATGCTAATTTAAATGTATTTAATTAAATTTCAATATTTAAAAATTTTCAATATCATTAGAGTAAATTATTTTTTTTATTCCACATTTTAAAATATACTGCATGCAAGCCAAGCATGGTTTAGAACATTTTAACGAATTATTTTCTGTACTTATTCTAACGATATATATTGTGCAATTCGCAAATAAATTTTTATTTATATTTCGAAGTCTTTTAATTTTAGATATCGAATCAAACTCAGCATGCCTACTAAAAATAACATCTGTACCTAATTCGTTATTATTATAACCTGAAGCAATAATATCACCATTATGCACAATAACGGACCCGTGTTTTTGTCGTAAATTTGACTTTTTCGCCAATTTCATTGCTTCAAATATATATTTTTTATGTTTATTTGAAATTTGATTCAATGATATTATAGAAATATCATCACCCAATGACTCTATTGAATAATCCAATCTATTTGGATTTTCAGTAATCGGATTAATTAAATTATATTTCATTTTAAATTTCAATAAAATTTTTATATAAATTAATTATCAATTTTTATTTAAATATCGAAAATATATTTAAGAAATTAACTTTTTAATTAAAATCACTATTATAGTAGCAATGCACGATTTCATCAAGGAGTTAAAGTACGGTATTGAGATAAAATTAAAATTATTTTCAATGATTTCATTAAATTTTAAATTTTGTAATAATAAAAATACTATAAATATAGAAATACATAATTTAATTTCTGTTTTAAAAATATTCCATAAATTTTCTAACGAATATGATGTAGATTGTTGTTTATAAGATAATAATTTTCTTATTTCATCTTGAGTTATTTGTGAATTATTATTACTAAATTGATTCATTGGAATTTGTGGTTGATATTGTGGCTGTTGAGGTTGATATTCTTGAGTATTTTGCTTATTAATAAAAGATACTGGAATATTATTATTAAGTGGCTGAGTATATGATTCAATAGTATTTTGTTGTTCAATTTCTTCTAAAACTTTATTAATATTATCATCTTCATCTTTAATATCATCAATAATATCAACAGGTAATTGTTGTATTGGAGTAGATTTTGCCATATTTTTGTATATAAAAGATATTTAATCATAAAAGAATAAACGCTAGGATATTAATTATTCTCACAAGGAACAATATTAGGTTTATATTTAAAGCATGAATCATCTAATTTATAATAATTCTTTTGAATTTCTTTAACATCAGATTTATATATAATACATCTTCCATCTTTACAAATATTTCTAAACAATGAAGCTAATCCTAATCCTAATATAATTGAAATAATAATTGCACCTTGGTCAGTATTCAATAATTTATTAATCATTTTAATTAAATATATATAATATTATTTTTAGTCGCTTTTAGAAAAAGGCTCCAGCCATAATATAAAATATCTTTAAAGTAACCTAAAATTTTGGCTGGAGCCTTTTTCTAAAAGGCGACTATATTATATACTAATTTTTAAATGATTCAATAGGATGTTCTTTAATTAAAGTTTTATCTACAGGACATTTATTTTCTTCATAATTATATTTGTAACAGTTACCAGAATTGTCTTCATATATAACTTTTCCAGCATTATATTTTGTAGGAAATTTAAAAATGACTTCGGGTTTAGGTTTAATTAAATTTACTAATATTAATCCAATACAAAAAGAAATAATAAAATAAAATAAATTAATTTTTTCAAACATTTTTAATTTTTAGTAATATATTTATTCTTAGCCAAAATATCACATATAGCTTCTTTTTTTAATGATTTATAATTTGGTGGCATTTTCTCTTTTAATTTTTCATTATTATTTATAATATTTAATATATCATTTTTAGTCATATAAAATAAAGCTGATCTCGTTTTTGATTTACATTCCAAAGCAGTTTTAAATTTAAATTGATCAATTAATACGGCTTCAATTTTTTGTTCCATTTCTGCAACTTCTTTTTCAACTTTTTCTTTTTTAATTTTTAATTCACTTTGTTTTGTTTGAGGTATTAATTCAATTCTTGGTAATTTTTCAATCACAAAATCAATATAAGTTCCTTTTTTTCCATATGTTAATAAATTATTATTTAATTTTTTAACCTTCAAATCATTATTAAATTTAATATAATTATTAATTAAATCTTTACGATTAGTTAAATCATTTTCTTTTAATATTTGATCATATAATTTATTTTTAGTTTCATATATATTATGCATATTTTCTAATAAAATTGATAATTTATCTTCTAAATTATTAATTAATATAAAATATTCATATAAAATTTTAATTTGAGTATCAATATCTAAAATTTTGTTTAAATTTTTTTCATAATCTTTAGTATCTTGTTCAAATAATCTAGATTTATTTAATATATTATGATCAATTTCAAGTATTTCACTTTCATCTTTTAAATTTTCTATTTTTTTAAATATATTTTGATATATTGGTTTATGTATTTTTAGATGTATTTTTTTATCTAAATATATTTCAAGAAATTCTTTTTCTTCTTTATAAAATGATTTAATTACCATTTTTTTTTGATTTTTATCTTTTGCTTCTTCATATTTTGCTAATTGTTCTATTATACTTTCTTTATATTCATAGTATCTTTTTAAATAATCTTGATAATTCAAATATTCTTTTAAATTTTCTTCTGATGAAATATTATTTATATATTCATCTAATGATTTCATTTACTTTTAATATACATTTTATTTCATAAAAATATAGTCTATGATAGTAAATATATAATAGGATAAAATTGCCAATATTGTACTTATTACCCCTATTGAATATAATGTTTCATTATCTCTAAATCCAAATGATTTAATTTGATTATTATCATCAAATAATAATTTTGGTTTTGTAATAAATAATGCTATAATAATTAACAAGTAAAATAAAATTGTATATACTAATCTTGAAGAAAATAACATTTTTAATTTATTAAATAGAATATTTTTATTTTATTATGATTAAAATGCTTATTGTTTTAATTTTTATTATTATTGTAATATTATTTTATAAAACTTTTTCAATTAAAGAATCTTTTTCAGATAGTGTTTCTGCATCAAATATTTTTTCTTCATCAAATATTTGTGATAAAAATATAATAATACCTGAATGTAATATTTGTTCAACTTATACAACAATATATAGTAATAAATATATTTTTAGAAAAATTAATTCATTATATTTTGATTTAATACAAAATAGTAATTATAAAGGAAATGATTTTGAATTATCTAATGAAATTTTTAATAATAATTTACAAGAATTAATAGATATTAATAATTTAAATTATACTTATGATTTTATTGATAAAAAAAATGATTTATCCGATAAATTATATAAAATTTATGAAAAAATTGAACTTTATTTATTAAATAAAATTAATTCTTTACAAAATTTTATAGAAAAAGAAACAAAAAAATTTGAAATAATTCAAAGATATATTAATTATTTTTTAATTGATAAAGATTCTAATAAAAATTATAATATAGATTTTGATATTTTATTATACAGAAATTTTAAAAATCAAGGAAAACATATTAATATTAATATTATGTATATTAATGATAAAATTTATATTTTATGTATTAATGTAAAAGGTATAGTAAATAATTCTGATTTTTTATTAAATTTAGGTGATATTGGTATTTTAGAAAATCAAAATTACAATCAGTTTTCAGTTTCAGATATTTATGATTCAAATATATATTCTTTACAAAAAATGAATAATGCTGATATTGATAAATATATTGAAAAACATAATAAAGAATTTTATATTTTTCAATCTAAATCATTTTAATTCTTCACTAATCATCTCTAGATCCTACTAAATCATATTCTTCATTATTTTCTTCTATATCATATATTTTTACTTCATTTACATCAGTAAATTCAAATTCTAAATGTTGTCCTAATATATTTTTACTTTCCTGATACATTGCTCTTTCTTCATCTGTTAATTTATTCCTTTCCTCTAATTGTTTACTTTTAAATCCTTCTCTTAATTCTTCAAAATATCTTTCTAATTCTTTAAATGTACGTGTATTTAATATAATTTTAGTATTAAAAGCAGTAAGTACATTTTTAATTATTTTTTCTATATTTTCAAAATTTTTATTATTATTATTTTGTTTTTCATAAATTTTATCTATTAGATCTTCTGTTTTATCTATATTTATATCATTAATATATTCATCTTCTATTACTGATAAATATAATTCTATTAATAATCTTAAAATTAAATATATTAAAAATTGGGTACATTTTATAGATTTAGTTATAATAACATCTACTGGTGTTATTATATTAAATATTTTATTAATATCAATATTTAACATTTCTTTTAATATATTTTCTAATTTTACTTTAATATCATCATCATTTAATAAAATTGAATTTTCTTCATTTATTGATTTATTAATTATAGTATCAATAATTTTTAATGTATTTTCTTCAATTGCTTTAGATTTATTTAATTTAATTTTTTGATACATATTTTTTACAATTAAATTTTTTATATCAAAATTAATAAAATTAATAATTTCATTATTTATTTTATCATTTAATATATTATCGCGTATTGTTTCATTTACTATAGTTATTATAGTATCTATATTAATTTGTAATTTATCTTTTAATGATTCTAAAATATGACTATTAAAAGTTATTAATTTATCCCAATCATCCTCATTATCATTTCCAATAATATTATATATATTTAAATTACTTCTTTTTAAATAATTTTGTGATTTTAGTTGATCTTCTATTGTTATTATATCATTTGAATTAATATTATTTATTGATAAATCAGTTGTATTTTGTTCAATATTTCTAAAAATTAGTTCTGTTTCTAAAAACAATATATTTTCATTACTTTTAAAATAAGATATTAAAATTTCATAAAGTTTAGAATTTTTATTAACTATATCAATATTTTTGTTTAGTATTATATCATTATAAAAATTTATATTTTTTTCTATTTTTATATTATCATAAAATTGAAGTAAATTTCTTTCTTTTATTATATCTTTATGTTCTTCTGTTTTTTTTTTCACAATTAAATTTATTTCTGATATATAATTACTTATTTTTGATTTTGATTTTATTGTAAAATCTATTATTTTTGGTTTATATGATTTCCATAATTCTGTATTGATATTTATAGTTTCTATTTTTATAAAATTCTTTAAAAAATTTTTATCATCTTTTATATATTTTATACAGCTTTCACTACTTTTTTTTAATTGTTCTTTGTTTTTTATTGGATAAAGCTCCTTATCACTTTCGCTTAAATTTTCAAATAAATTTTCGAATACTATTGGTACAAAATAATCTATTAAATTTTTTAAAGAATAATTTTTTAGATATTTACTATTATATTCATTTTTATGAATTTTTATATTTTTTTTTTTCTCAAATATTAATATTAATATTTGAGAAATTATAATATTTTTTTGCATTTTTGATTCATATCTTTTTTTATATTTTGCTTTTTCTTTTTTATCCATTCCATCATTTGATAACTGTTTATTTATTTCTTTCCATATAACTTGAATAAATTTTGGAATATTTGATATTATTAATAATTTTTCATCATTACTTAAATTTATCGAAAAATCTAACCCTGTAAATAACAATATATTATTTAATAATTCTAATATTTCTTTATCATTTTTATTATTTGTTTCTAATTTTTCATTAAAATCTATCATTTCAACTCCTGGATTTTCATAATTATCTATATTTAAATTTTCTTCTTCAAAATCTAAATAATCTTCTAAACCTATAAAAGTTCTGTTATCATTTGATACATAAGTTATTAAAAAATCTATATTTTTTAATATAATTGAATGACTTAATATATTGACATATTTGGTATATTGATTTAATACTTCTAAATTATTATTTATATCTTTTTCTAAAAAATTTTCAATATTTATTAAACATTCTATATGCTCTTCTAATAAATTTTTTGTAAATTTTAATTTTGATTTTTTACTATTTATACAAATTTTTTCATATTTATCATATATACATGCTGTATCTGATAATTCATCATATATTACTCTCATTTTTGAATCACATTTAGATATTCCACTTAATGTTGATAATATTGTTATTAATTCCCATTTTTTTTTGGATTTTTTTAAAATTTTTCTATAATTATCTAAATGAATCATTACATAAATATTTTCTTCTATATTTTGTGTATTTTCTAATTCTTTTATTTCTTTAATTGAAGTAAAATGATAAGTAATTTTAATTTTTTTGCATTTATTAACATCAAGTGATAATTTTTTATTAATTTCATTTATTTTTTTTACTGATAAATCTGTTGTAAATTTTTTTTTTTCATATTCTTTTTTTTCACTTTCTATGTTCATTAAAATATAATTTTCAATAAAAAAATTTAATCCTAAATTTTTTAATTTATTTATAAAATTTATTCGTGATAAATTTGTATCACTAAATGTTTTTTTATTTTTATTTAAATAATTCAATTTTTTATTTTTAAAATTTAAAATATCACTAAATTTATTATTTATATGTTTTTCAATTTTTTCTATCCTTTTATCATTGTGAGATTCAAATATATTTATACTATTTTGATTTTGTCCATTATTTATTAATTCTATCTCATCTAAATCTATATTATTTATATCATAACCATAATTTATCAAATTTTCTCTAATTGTTATTAAATTTGATAATTCTATATATTGATTATTTATTAATTCTTTTACTGTATAATTTATCAAATTTAATGTTACTTCAATAGAATTTTTATAAATATATATTAAATATCTTTCTTCCAATAATTTTTTTTTATTAAAAGTATTTAATCTTTCATTTTCTGGGAAAATAAAATAACCGTTATTTAAATTATTTATATCATATATTAATTTTTTTGATTTTATATTACACTTAATAGTATATTTTCCATTTTTTATACTTTCTATTTCACCATTAATTTTTTCTTTATTTATTAAAAAATCATTAAATTCAATTATTATTTTATTTCCTACTTCTAAATCTTCTATATTTGAATAATATTTTTCAAATGATACTATATTATTTCCATTTATATTTTCATTTATATTTGTTATAAAACCTATTATTTTAACTTTATCTCCACTATATATTATTTCATCTATTATTTCATAATTATGTTTAGTTGAAATTCTATTTAATTTACAATCCATATTTTCTTCTGTGTAAATTGTATTTATTTTTTGATTTTTATTTAATCTAAAATACTGACTGTTTGTTATTGAGTAATAATTATTAATTTTTAATTGTTCATCATCTTTATTATAATCACATAATATTGAATTATTATATACATCTATATTTTTTTCAATATTTAATAAATTTTTATCTTCATCAAATATTATATTTTTTTTTAAATTATATAATTGTCTTTCTAAACTAAAATAACTTGTATTTTTATTATTTTTTATATTTAAATATTTTATTAAATAATCATTCGTTTTTGATATATAATTTATGTTTTTTAAATCTTCATCATTTATATTTGGAAAATCTGTATCTTCTTCCTTATTATATATTTTTTTTAATGAAACTATTGGTACAAATTTATTATTATATAATTTGTTTATATTTGATTTATAAGGGGTTTTTTGATATAAATTATATAAATTTTGCATAACATTTTGATTTATTTTTTTTCTTGATAATAATTTTACAATCTCAATTAATAATTTTTCTGGTCTATATTCTATAAAGACTGGATCAATATCAAATATTTTTATATTTGCTACTTCTATTGTATTATTTAAATATTTTACATTTTCTGCTTTTATATAAGTAGAATACATATCTTCTTCATTATCACCGTTACTATTGATGTTACCATCATCACCATCATCACCATCATCCCCATTGTCATCATTTTTTCCTTTTTTTTTATCATCTTTTTTGTTAACTTCGTTATCATCTTTTTTATCTCCTTTTTTATCTCCTTTATTGTCTTCATCATTTTTATTATCTCCTATTTCATTTCCTTTCCTTTCTTCATGACCATAATCTTCTTCATCATTTTTATTATCTCCTATTTCATTTCCTTTCCTTTCTTCATGACCATAATCTTCTTCATCATTTCCTCCAACTGTTTCATTCCCTTTCCTTTCTTCATGATCATAATTTTCTTCATCATTATCGCCTGTTTCTTCTTCCTTTCCTTCATTATCATGAAGTTCTCTAATTTTTTTATCGATATTTTTAATTACTTTATCTTGAAATTTAAATTCTGTAATTTTTGTGTTTCCTGTAATTTCAATAATTGGTTCAAAATGAATACCTTTATAATTAAATAAAATTATTGATCCATTATTTCTATTTAATTCTTGAGCTCTTAAATATAAATCTATAATATCATTATTGTATTGAAAAACAATTATATTTTTATTATATATGTATTCTAAAGATATTATTGCTTCGTCATTGCCCCAAAATGATGAATTACTCATATCTTCTATAAAATTATCTATTACTAAATCTAAACTAATTTCTACATTTTCCCCTTCTTCATTTTCTTTTATTGTAATTAAACTATTTTTTAAATCTTCTAATTTTTCTGGAATTGAAGAATTATTTAATAGTTTTTTTAATTTTTTTGAAAAATCTATTCTTTTTTTTTCTATAAATTCTGCCTTTTTTTGTGAATTAAAATTCTTATATGTTTTATACATACAATAAAAAAATGCATGAAAAAGGCATGAACCATCTTTGTGAACACCTATTCTTTCAAATTTTCTATTATTTGGGAAATAATTATTTAATATTTCTGGTATTTTCTCACTTTGGTTGATATCTAATATATTTATTTCTTCCATTTATTATATTTAGGATAAATAAAAATTATAATTTTTTTATGATAATAAGTTTTTTATAATATTTTAGTCGCCTTTTAGAAAAAGGCTCTAGCCAAAATATTAGGTTACTTTATAGATACTTTATATTTTGACTAGAGCCTTTTTCTAAAAGGCGACTAAAATTGTTTAAAACTCTTTCTATTAAATCACATATTGGAACATTATTTTGGAAGTCAGGTGACTTAAAATGCTGCTAATATTATATTTTGTTTTTCTAATTCTCTTTTTGGTTTAATAACTGTATGATAATAATTTCGTTTATATTCGTTGTATTTTTCTCTATTTAAATTCAAATATTTTTCATTATATTTCTTTTGTTGTTCTTTTAATTTATCTTTATTTTCATTTTTATAAATTTTATCTTTTTCTATTTTTTTCTTTCTATATTCTTCATCATTATTATATTTATTTTTTTGATATATTCTATCATATTCTTTTTTTTTTTGTCTTCTAATTTCTTCAATAGATAAATTATCAGTATTAACTGACATTTTTTTGATTTGTATTATTATATTAATATACGTTTATATGTTTATATATCTTTTTATATATTTTTCAAAAACTTAATATATAAAGATAACGATATATAATGTATAAAATTAAATGAATAATTTAATAAAAAAAAATAATATTCTAACAATTTTTAATACAATTGATGATAGGCTTTATGATTTAATGAAAGCCGAAATGAATAGCGATGAACAAAAACAATTTGTTGAAAATTTTATTTTATATTTACAATATGGAGATGATGATACTAAATTTATTATTAATTTTGACGAAGTATGGAAATGGGTTGGATTTTCAAGAAAAGATCATGCAAAACACTTATTAGTTAAAAAATTTACTGAAAATATTAATTTTATCTATCAAAAGGACCTCCCGAATATTCGGGAACCTATTAAAAAAGGAGATAATGAAATTATTCTATTAAATGTTATAACTTTTAAAAAATTCTGTATGATCGCTTCTACTAAACGAGCTGATGATATTTGTAACTATTATTTGAAAATGGAAAAAATAATGCATCAATATACTAAAGATATATTAATAGAAACACAAAAAAAACTAAATAATTTTATAGACTATGATGAAGAATTATTTTGGAATGAAAATCAAATAAATGATTATAATAATAAAAATGTAATTTATGTAGCATTTATAGGATTAATAAATAATGAAAGAATCTATAAATATGGAAAATCTGAACAAATTTATACAAGAGAATTTAAGCAACATAAAAAATTTTTTGACTTATTTAAGATGAGATTTGTAATAGAATGTGATAATATGAGTTTTGTAGAAAAAGAATTCAAGAAATTTCTTAAAAGTATTGATTTATTAAAAAATATAGAAATCAAAGAATCTAATATAACAGAATTATTTACAATTAAAGAAAAACAAAATATTGATTATATTATAGAAAATTTAATAAAATTAGTAGATGAAAATCCATTACAAGCAGTAAAATTATTACAAGATAAAATTAAAGAAAAAGATGATGAAATTTTAAAATATAAAATTTTAAATGAAAATCTTAATAAAGAACTAGAAAATCTTAAAGAAGAATTAGCAAATTCAAAAGAAAAAAATAAAGAAAATGAAGAAAATAATCAAATTGAAATAAATGAAATTATTGAAGAAATTGAAGAAAATGAAGAAAATGAAGAAAATGAAATTAATGAAGAAAATGAAGAAAATTTATGTAAATGTCCAAAATGTAAAAAAAAAAAAATATTAAATGAAAATAATTTTAAATTAAAAGCAGATAAAGTAACATTTTTTAAATATTGTATTGAATGTTTGAAAAAAATGAATTCAAAAGAAAAAGATAGAAAAAAATTATATTATGAGAAAAATAAAGAAAGAATAAAAGATAGAAAAAAATTATATTATGAGAAAAATAAAGAAAAAATAAATGAAAAAAATAAACTTTATCATGAGAATAATAAAGAAAAAATAAATAATAAAAAAAAAATTTATCATGAGAATAATAAAGAAAGAAGAAATGAAAAAGATAGACTTAATTATTGGAATAAGAAAGAAAGACTAAATGAAAAATAGAAAAAAATAATTATATGAAAAAATGTTAATTTAAATGTATTTGGAGCCTTTTTCTAAAAGGCGACTTATATAAGATTTTTGTTTTGCTTCATACCCACATCTTGGACAAATATAAATAGTCATTTTATATATAATATCTAAAGATTTTCTAAATCTAGTGCATAATCATTATCTAACTTTGATATAGCAAACCATTCTTTTATTAATAAATTTAATTTATCTTCAATTAAATTTATTCCATTTTTTATAAATTCTTTTATATTATCTAATTCTAATTCCTTAGTAAATTGTAATTTTATAATTAAACTTGCATCTAATGGATGCAACATATTATAACCAATAAACTTTAAAACTTCTTTATTATCTTCAATTATAAATTTATTATAAAATTGATCTTGTAATAAATTTCCTGTAGTATGATCTTCATCTTTTATTATAAATTCATATATCTCATTTTCTTTTGTATAATTAAATTCATAATCATCATCTAAAATTTTTTTTTTGAAATTTTCTAATCTTTTTTCTAATACTAAAAAACCTTTAATAAATATATATTCAGGTTTTAATAAACATTCACTTTTTAATTGAAATTTTATTTTATTTGGTTCATTTAACCTATTTGTATAAAAACATTTTTGTTTTTCTAAATTATTAAAATCTTCGATTAAATATTTTGTATTACTTTTTTTTAAATCAATAAATACTTTTTTTGCTTTTGTTTCATCCACTATATTATAAAAACTACATTTACTTACTACACTAAAACCACTATATTTTTTTCCTATATTTTTTACTGCATTCATTTTTATATCTATTTCATTCCCATCTGTTATATCAAACAAATTCGGTTTTAATTTTGTAATTAACACATAATCTTGTGTAATTGGATTTTTTGGAAAAATTTCTTCTTTTTTTTTACCTAATATTTCTTTTCCTTCTGAATCAAGTATTTGAATATCATTTGTTGTTACATCAATTATACTATTTGTTGTATTTTTTTTTTTTAATAGAAAAGTATAATCATCTGATTTGAAATTTATTATTTCATTTGGTGTTAAACATATCGGAACTAAACTTAATCTATGTAGTAAAAACTCATTATGTAGAGGACCTGTATTTGTTTTTATTTCTACTTTGTCAGAACCTATAGGAGAAAATTCTATTGCAATATTCTCAATTTCACTTAATATTATTCTTCTTATACTATTAATAATAGATAAATCAACATTATCAATATCAAACTCCAAATGATTTCTTTTACGAATAAGATTAGAAAATGACATTTTAAAGTTTATATATAGTTATACTTTATTTATTTAAGTTTTAATTTAATTTCAATTTTTTTTTTTATTTGTTCAAATACTTTAAAATATTTCAAACTTATAATGTAAAAATGGCAGTAAATAAACCAATTTTATTTTATAGTAATTATTGTCAGCATTCGCGTGAAATTATCAATTTATTCCAAAAAAATAATGTTATTGATTCGTTTATGTTAATTAATATTAGTGCTCAAAAATATAAAATACCATCCTTTATTAAAAGTGTTCCTACATTATACTTCAATAAAAAAACTTATTCCGATAATGAATTAGAAAGTTTTATTAATGATAATATTATTAATAAAAATAATTCTATTGAAGCTTTTTTTCCATCTGAAATGAGTAGTGGTATCGGTTATAATTATTCTTATCTTGAATCACAAAATGATAATATTCGAAATTCACTAATGTTTATTAGTGATGAAGATGAAAAAAATAAAATTAATACACCTAATGAAAATGATTTTTTATCTTCATCCGATAATTCTGTTAATATGAATAAATTAACTGAACAAAGAGAACAAGATTTACAAAAAATTTTACATTCTGATAAAAATTCTGAACAAAGAACTTTTATTCGATAATATATTATCTTTTAAAAAATTCGTTTAATTATTTTATAATTTAGTGAGTATATTTTTTAATATAAAAAGATTATTAGTATATATATATAAAATGAATAATTTAGGAGTTAGTAATAAACAAAAATATTTTCAAGCATTTAATAATCATTTAAGTCTTTTTATTAAAGATTTAATGCTCGCTTTTCCTGATGATAAAGATTTCGCTTTATGTAAAAATAGTTTAAACTTATTAGTAATTAATAATGAACAAAAACCTTGTAAATTATTTCACACTTTTATTTCTGATTATAAAGATAATATTTTAAATAAAAATGAAGATTTTTTTCTTAATAATGATTATTCCGAAATTATGTCAGAAGATGTAACTTCTTCTCTTATTAATAAACTTAAAAATTATTGGACTTTATTAGAAAATGATAAAGATAAAGTTTGGAATTATTTAATTCTTTTAATTAAATTATCTGATAGATGTTATTCTTAGTTCAATTTTTTATTTTTTTTTTTTTATAACTATATAAAATGGATTTAATTAAAAACAAAATATCATTTGCATTTAATCGAATTAGTATCAATTTTTTAAAAGAAATCAAATCTAAAGATAATGATATTAAAAAAATTATTAAAAAAAATTATAAAGTATATGATAAATCTAGTCACGAACATATTATTCTTTTTTGGAATCAAATGAACCCAGTTCATGAAATTCTTCAAAAAGATGAAATTGATGATATCTCAGAATATATTAAAACACAATTATTAAATAACTCCGATTTTTTTAATATTTATTTTCTTAAAGAAATTCAAATTAAACAATTACTCGATATTTTCTATAATGAAAAAGAAATTATTCTTAGTTATATTTTAACACTCTATTTATTCGCATATTTATATAATGATATTAATGAAGAAAATTTTAATGATATCGATTCTCTTCTTCAAACTACTCTAAATGTTATTCATTCTATTCACGAAGATAATAATATCGATTCATTATTATCTAATATTTTTGATGATACTATTAAATATTTACTTCTATTTATTAAATCACTTAAAATACCTATGATTGATAGTGATGATGATCGCGATATGGGCGATAATACTCCTAATTTTGATTCTTACACTAATTTAATTGATAATAGTAAAATTGGATCCATTGCCAAAGATATTTGCGCTTCATTAACTGATATCAATATTGATCCTAATTCTTCACCAGAAGAACTAATGTCTTCTATGTTTAGTGGATCCAATAATATGATCGGAAATTTAATCGAACAAGTAGGTTCCAGTTTAACTCAAAAAATTAATAATGGAGAAATTAATCAAGAAGAATTAATTGGAGATGCTTTTAAACTTATCGGACAATTAAATGGAGGTAATGGTGGAGGTACTGGAGATAATAATTTCGTTAATGATTTATTTAAAAATGTTATGGGATCTATGAGTGGAATGGGATCTATGAATGGAATGGGATCTATGAGTGGAATGAATAATAATAATGATTCAACATTTAATTCTATGGATGCTTTAAGTAGTTTGACTAGTTTAAATGATTTAAGTAGTTTAACTAAACAATTAAATAATCAAAATATTGATAAAAATAAAGTTAATCAAATGGTTTCACAAAATAAAACTAAAGATAGACTTAGAAAAAAATTAGAAGATAAACAAAATCTTAAAAATCTACAAAATCAACAAAATCTACAAAATCAACAAAATCAACCTACTCTCCTTTTAGAAAAAGAAGACTAGAAAATTTATTAGGTTCTCTATTTTTGTTTCACTATTTTTTATAAAAATAACTAATTAAAATAAAATATATATTTTAAATTAATAATAAATGAATAATAATATATGGTTCAAAGATTTTAAAAATTTCTTTAATAAAGATAATCTTTTAGTTTTTTTTCCATCTACAAATATGAATGTTTATGATCAATTAAATAGTATCTTTAAATTAAGTTTATATTTCTCTTTTATTATGATTCTTATTTCTAATAATTATAGATATATTTATTTCGCTTTATTTACAGCATTTTTTACAATTGTTTGTTATTTTATTTTTAATAATGATCTTATTAGAAAAAATAAAATACTTCAAAGAAATAATTTCTCTTTATCTAAACAAGATACTTTCTGTACTAAACCTACTAAAAATAACCCATTTATGAACTATTTGCAAAATGAGATCAAAGATAATCCTAACAAAGCACCTGCTTGCGATATTAGTAATAAAAAAATTAAAAAAGATATTCTTAATAATTTTAACATAGGTTTAAATAGAAATGTCGATGATATTTTTTTAAATCAAGCAAGTGATAGGCAATTCTACACTAATCCATCTACTGGAATTATTAACGATCAAGAAGGTTTCGGTAAATTTCTTTACAATCTACCAAAAACTTGTAAAGAAGATGGTGTCAGTTGTTATAAGAACATTTCTCGTTATCCTCTCGCTTAAAAATTTAATTAAATACATTTAAATTTAATTAAATACATTTAAATTTGCTTTATCACCATAAATTTCTATAGCTTTTTTATTATATGCTTTTGCAGCATCTATTTCATTTTCAAATCTTCCCAAATGTTTTTTTTTATTATTATTACGAATTTGCGCTGTCCATATTTTTCCACTTTTAGATACACCAAAATATTTACTTGAAGCATTTATATTTTTTTTTTTATTATGATTATTAAGACTGTAACTTGCATTTCTTAAATTACAATTGCGATTATCATATTTAGTATTATTAATATGATCAACAATTTCTCCTTTTTTTGCGTTCATAACAATTCTATGCATTAATTCTCCTCTCCCTTCAATAATATATCCATTTTTATTAATAGACCAAGACATACTATTAAATTTATGCCAAAATTCTTCATCTACTAAAACTTTCAAATCTTTCACCTTTATATAAGGAATTCCTTCATTATTTCTAGTAATTTCTATATTATTATTTTCTTTTTCTTCTTCTTGTTTAATTAATTCAATTTTTTTATTAATTTCTTTTAAATCTTCAATTGCTTCTTCGATTTTTTCTCTATTTATTCCTTTATAAGTTTGTGTTTTATAATTTTTTTTTGCTCTATATGTATTATCTCTTTTATTAAAAATAATATTTTTTGGAAGATCATAAATATTCGATGGTTTTTTAATTATATCATTAATATTTATTTCTAATGTATCTTCATATTTAACTAAATTATTATTATTAGCTTTATCTTCTAATTTTTTAAAAGTATATATATCATATGCTTTTGCTGCTTCTTCTTCAATTTCAAAAGAACCTAAATATTCTGTTTTTTTATTAATCCTGCATTGTGATTTCCATATTTGATCTTTTTTATTCCAAGTAACACCCTTATATTTTGATGTTGATTCAATATTAGTGTTCTTTATTTTGTTATGACTATTAACTGATTGTGATACTTCTCTTAAATTTAATTTTTCATTATTAAATTTATCTTGATTTACATGATCAATTACATTTCCATTTTTTGGTTTTTTTAAAATGTAATGATGTAGAGGAATTGTTTTTCCTTCAACTATTCCTTGTGCATAACAATTTGAAACAGACCATTTATATTTATTGACCTTCTCAAAATCTTCCTCATCAACTAATGCGAATTCTATGATAACTCCTTCACGATTTCTTAAAGGAATACGGAAAGGAGAGTTATCATATTTATTTTTAATTTCATCATTTATATAAATTGGTTCGGTTGTTTTTTTATTTTTATTTTTATTATATCTATTTTCAGCAATTGAAACTTCTCTTAAATTTAAATTTTTATCATTTAATTTATCTTCATCAATATTCTCTATAACATTACCTTTATCTGGTTTTTTTAATATAAAATGATGTAATTTTATTTTATTTTTTTTAATTTCTCCTTGAGCATATCCATTACTTAGATGCCATTTATATTTATTGACCTTATCGAAATCTTCTGCATCTACCAATGCATATTCAATAATAATCTTTTCTTTATTTCGTAAAGGAATACGGAAAGGAGAGTTATCGTATTTGTTTTTGATTTCATCGTTAATCCATTTAGGTTCTGCCATAATTATAAATAGTATGAGTTTAACATTTAAATAACTTTTCATCAAATTTTTTTAAAAATGGCATTTTTTTGTCAAATTTTATATAGAAAATATTTTTTTATTATTTTCTTTTAATTAAAAGAAAAATATAAAAAATACTTAACTATTTATAATTTAAATATGTTAATATAAAATATTAAATACTTCTCATAGTTTTTTTACATATTTTTGTATTTAATAATGTTACTAGATAGCCTGTTGTTTAATATATATATTTTTAATTAATAAAATAAAAATATATAATATAGTAAAAATGAATAAAAATAATTTGTATCATCAAGAAAGTAGAATTTTAACAGATACATGTGCTGTTTCAGCTCGAGATACACAAAATAATATTATTAGTGGATATTCGACCTATAATTATTTTAAAGGAAATACTGATAATTGTGATGTATTTGATAAACAACCTATTATTGATGCTATGATTGATACTCAAATGCATATTTTAGATGGCTATGGTAGCGGCAATAAATGTGTAATAGATGAAGACTCTGAAATTAAAAATAATCCAAAAAAAATAACCCACTTTAGAGATAATCAGCAATTATTTACAAGAATTTTTGCTGGAATTCCAAATTTAAACCATGGTGGATTAGTTATACCTGTAGAAGATAGGTTACTAGAAGGTGATGTAGTGAGTAGTCGAAAGGGATGTGATAATCTAGGAGAAAAAACTTGGGATACATTAATGCCGCTTATACCTTGTTTAGCTAGAACTGTCCAAACAGATAAAACATGCGTACCTGACTTCCAAAATAATGTTCCAACACGTGATCTAATTCAACAGCAAGAGTTTTTAAAGGGATCAGGCTATCAATTCCAAGACGGAATTTGGCAGAAGAAATTTTGCGCATTTCAGGAAAGATAATTCCTTTATTTTAAACCATTTAATTAAATACATTTAAATTAGCATTATCTTTATATAATTCAATTGCTTTATCATTATATGCTTTTGCTGCATCTAATTCATCTTCAAAATTACCTAAATAATATTTATTTCCTTTAAAACAAATTTTACTTTCCCATTTATCTCTTTTTTTAGATACACCAAAATATTTACTTGATGCATTATTTTTTTTGTTTTATTATGAGAATTTAATCCAGCGTTTGCGATTCTTAAATTATCCTCACGATTATCATGTTTAATATTATTAATATGATCAACTATTTCTCCTTTTTTTGCCTTTATAATAAATCTATGCATAAAACCTTCTTTTCCATTTTTTATATAGCCATTACTAAATTTCCAAGAAATATTGTTTAATTCATGCCAAAATTTTTCATCAACTAGTACTTCAGTATCTTGTACTTTAATATATGGTATTCCTTCATTATTTCTTGTAATTTCTTTTTTATTATGTTCATCTTTTTCTATTTGTTTTAATAATTCAATTGTTTTATTTATTTCTTCCAAATCTTTTAATGCTTCTTCTACTGTTTCTCTAAATATACCTTTATAGCTTTTTTTATAATTTTTACTGGCTCTAAATTTATTTTTTGATTTATCAAAATTAATGTTTTTAGGCATATCATACTTATTTGATTGTTTTTTAATTATATCATTAATATTTATAGTTAATGTATCTTCATATTTTACTAAATTATTATTATTAGCTTTTTTGTCTAATAATTTAAAAGTATAAATATCATATTGTTTTGCTGCTTCTTCTTCTGTTTCAAAAATACCTAAATTAACATCTTTTTTATTATATATACAACGACTTTTCCATTTTTTATTTTTTTTATCCCAACTTACACCTTTGTATTTTGAAGATGATTCTATATTAGTATTTTTTTTTTATTATGTTCATTCATTGATTTAGATACTTCTCTTAAATTTGATTTAAAATCATTTAATTTATCTTCATTTATATGATCGATAATATTATCATCAGTTGGTTTTTTAAATACAAAATGATGTAATAATATCATTTTTTTTTCAACAGTTCCATGTGCATAACCATTACTTAGATGCCATTTATATTTATTGACCTTCTCAAAATCTTCCTCATCTACCAATGCATATTCTACGATAACTTTATCTTTATTTCGTAAAGGAATACGAAAAGGTGAATTATCATATTTATTTTTGATTTCATCACTAATCCATTTTGGTTCTGTCATTGGTTTTGCCATAATTATAAATAGTATGAGTTTAACATTTAAATAACTTTTTTCAATTTTTATTTTTTATTTTTTTTACAATTATTTAATTAAATAATTATATATAAAAAAAAATTTGTTTTAAAAATAGATACTTTATATTTTGGCTGGAGCCTTTTTCTAAAAGGCGACAAATAAATTTAAATTAGCTTTTTCTTTATATAATTCTAATGCTTTTTTATTATATGCTTTAGCTGCATCTATTTCATCTTTAAAATTACCTAAATAATAGTGTGTACCTTTATAAATAATTTGACTCATCCATATTTTATTCTTTTTACTAAAACTTACACCAAAATATTTACTTGATGCATTTTTTTTTTTAGTTCTATTATGACTATTTAGACTAGAACTTGCAATTCTTAAATTAGATCTACGATTATTATATTTATTATTAATATGATCAATTATTTCATTATCTTTTGCATTCATTACAATTCTATGCATTAAACCTTCTTTATTATTTTGTATATATCCATTTCCTATAATATGCCAGAACATACTATTAAATTTATGCCAAAATTCTTCATCTACTAATACTTCCAAATCTTGTACTTTTATATAAGGAATTCCTTCAGCATTTCTTGTAATTTCTTGTTTATTATGTTCTTCTTTTTCTTTTTGTTTTAATAATTCAATATTTTTAGTAATTTCTTCTAAATCTTTTAATGCTTCTTCTACTGTTTTTCTTTGTTTTCCAGAATATCTTATTTTTTTATAACTTTTTGCTGCATAAAATTGTTTCTTATTATGTTTGCGATATAAATGTTTTTTGGAATATCATTTTTATTTTCATCGTTAATACATTTCGGTTCTGCCATAATTATAAATAGTATGAGTTTAACATTTAAATAACTTTTTTCAATTTTTATTTTTTTTACGATTATTTAGTTAAATTATTTATTTTCTTTAAAAAAGGCTTCAGCTAAATTTTTAATATATATTACTTAGTATTTGACTGGAACCTTTAAAAAAGACGTTTAATATATTTAAACATTATATTCTTTATATTATAAAATGGATCAATCTAATAAAATGGATAAATATTATAATGATTTAATTGAAATATATAATAGAGGAGAAGGTTGGAATTCCTTTTATTATGGTGTTTTTTCTACAGTTATTAATGAAAACAACTATAAAAATGTTGCTGAAATTGGTATAGGATATGGTTTTCACGCTGAAGAAATATTAAAAAATACTAATATTAAACAGTTATATTTAGTAGATCCTATGAAAATGTATGAAAGTGAAAAACTCTCTGGATTTGCTTATGATGTCGAAACAAATGGGGGTTTTGAAGAATTAGTTAAAAAAATTATAAATCATCTTAAATTATTCAAAAATAAATATACTTGGTTTAGAAAACCTAGTGTAGAAATTTTTGAAAGTGAAATACCCAATGGAAGTTTAGATGCAGTATTTTTAGATGGTGATCATACATATGAAGCAGTAAAACAAGATTTACCTTTTTGGTGGAAAAAAATTAGAACTGGTGGAAGATTACTAGGTGATGATTATTTTATGCCTAGTGTTAAACAAGCAGTAGATGAATTTGCATCAAACAATAATTTAGAATTAACTTTTTTATATAAAAAAGATAGAATTTCTCGTGATTATAAAATTTATCAATTTGTAAAAAAATAAAATTATTTAAAGATATATTATTATTTTTAATTAAATGAATCATCATTTATTTAATATACCAAATAAAGAAACATATCCTCCTTTTAAAAATGGATTATATTTAGAAGAATATTTTTTTAATAAATTTTTTGAAAATAAACCTATTCTTAAAAAAACTTATATACCTATTAAATGGACCAATTTTCAAATTCATCCTGACTTTTTAAAATATAAAAATTTAATGCAAAATGAATTAAATCAATGGATTACTGATAATCCTAATGAAAATGGATATTTCTGTGTAGTTCAATATGATGATGGACCACTTTTACAATTACCAGAAAATACTACTATTTATGGTGCTTGTTCCGGTAATATACCTATACCTTTAATTTATCAAGATGTTAATAATACTTTAGAATCTATACCAAAAAAAACATATCTTGAAAAAAATATATTATGTAGTTTTGTTGGTTGTTTTACACATACTGTTCGAAATATTATTAATAATAAATTTAATAATAATAATAATTTTCAAATTATTAATAGTGGTAATTGGAATCCTAATGTCGATTCTCAAAAACAAGATAACTTTATTACTACTACTATTAATTCGAAATTCGCACTTTCTCCTAGAGGTTATGGTTTAAGTTCATTTAGACTTTTTGAAATTTTTCAACTAGGTACTATTCCTATATTTGTTCATGATGGAATAAATTGGCTTCCATATACTGAATTAATTGATTATAGTAAATTTATGATTGTTTTACATATTAATGATATTGATAATCTTGAATCATTATTATTAAATATTGATGAAAAAATATATAATGAAATGTTAGAAGAATATATTAAAGTTAAAAATTGGTTTAGTTTAGATGGTATGTGTGATTATATATTTACTCAAGAAAAGTTTTAAATCTTCTAGTTATTTTATCATTAAATTCATAATGATTTTGAAATGTTTTAATATATATACTATCATTATGAACTTTATGATCATAATGCAAATCTTTTAATATATACATTTGAAAGTTAGTATATTGTTCCAAAAATAATGTATTCATATAAATTACATCACAAGAACTTGATTGAGCTATATTTTCATACTCATTATTTAAATTTAAATTTATTATAAGGTTTTTATTTAATACATAATTTCCTGTATTCATTAATGTTAATAATACTCCTAAATTAATTTTACTTATATATTTTAAATTTTTTTTTGTTATTATATTATTCTCTAAACATCTATAATCAAAAGTAGGTTTTGCAAAACAAGGTGATACTATCATTTCTGAATTATTATTTTTATAATTTTTATTTATAAAATTATCTACTAATTTAAAATATGTTTTATCAGCATAATTATCTGAATCTATTAATGCTATCCAATCATTTTTAGCTTTTTTTACTGTCTCAATTTTATTTAAAAATGGACCTAATACACAATCATTTTTATAAATTTTTATTTTTTCATTTTTTATTTCATTTGGAAAATTTTCTATTATTTTTATATAATCATTTGCATTTTCGGATACAATTATTATTTCATCTATTAAAGGGTTTTCTAAATATTTTGGTAAATTTTTTGATAAAAAATTATCATAACGATCTAATGTTGGAATACATAATGAATATTTCATTTTTTTATTATTACGTTATGATTTATTTTTTAAAAATAAACACTTATTATTAAATAATGCTTATCCCTTTTAAAGAATGCTGTCAAATTTGTCCTCAAAAAATTAGAGGTATTATTCATATTGGTGCCCATGATTTAGAAGAACTTTATGCTTATATTCTTAATGATGTTAATCCAACTAATATTATTTGGATTGATGCTATTAAAGAAAAAGTTATTGCAAAACAAAATCAACATAATATTCATCATTTATGTGTTAGTGATACTGATAACGAAGATGTTGTTTTTCATATTACTAATAATGGACAAAGTAGTTCTGTTTTAGATTTCGGAACTCATAAAAATTCATATCAACATATTAAATTTATTAAAGATGTACCCATGAAAACTACTAGAATGGATACATTTATTAAAAATAATAATATCGATATTACACGTTATAATATGATTAATATCGATATTCAAGGTTTAGAAGGTAAAGCACTTAAAGGATTTGGCGACTTTTTACAATACTTTGATTGTATTTATACTGAAGTTAATACTCAAGAAGTTTATATTAATTGTGCTAAAATTTGGGAATTAGATGAATATTTAAACAAATTTGGATTTAAAAGAATTAAAACTGTTATGTGGGGTAGTGATGGATGGGGAGATGCCATATATATTAAAGAATCGTAAATTTACTTTTTTTTTATATATTAAAAAGGTGCTTCTCCTACTTCTATATTTTCAAATACTTCATTTTCATTTTCATCTGTTGCATATAATATAAAAAAAATTACTACTGAAATACCTACTCCTTTTAACATATGTGCACTTAAATTATTTTTTTTTTCTTCATCTTTTTCTAATACATAAAATACATAACTTAATACTAATGCTAATAATAAACAAATTATGAATTTATTTTGATAAATTAAACTCATTTATTTTATTTGATAATAAAGTAATTTATAATTAAACCTATTAATTATTTTCATCTATCGATTGTGTTAATAATACTCTCTTTATTTTATCCTTATTTTTTTTAAATGTTTGATAATCTATATCTAATCCTAATAAATTTTGAATTTTTTCATTATTTCTTCTTTTTTTAGAATTTTTTTTATGATGACGATGATGATGATGTTCTTCTATATCTATTACTTTTTCATCTTCTTTTTTTTCTTCTTTCTCTTCTTTTTCTTCTTCTTTTTTAACTTCTTCTTCTTTTTTTTCTTCTTTCTCTTCTTCTTCTTCTTTTTTAACTTCTTCTTCTTTTTTAACTTCTTTTACTTCTTTTACTTCTTTTACTTCTTCTTCTTCTTTTTTAACTTCTTTTACTTCTTTTACTTCTTCTTCTTCTTTTTTAACTTCTTTTTTAACTTCTTTTTCTTCTTCTTTCACTTCTTCTTCTTTTTTAACTTCCTCTTCTTTTTCTTCTTTTTCTTCTTTTACTTCTTCTTCTTTTACTTCTTCTTTTTCAACTTTTTTATCATCTTCGTCATCTTCGTCTTCTTCGTCATCTTCGTCATCTTCTTCGTTATCTTCATCATCTTCTTTGTCTTCTTCGTTATCTTCATCATCTTCTTCTACATCTTCTACTTCATCTACTTCTTCTAATATTTTTAATTTTTCTACTTCTTTATTTTCTCTATTTAGTCTTCCACCTTCTATTATTTCTTCTTTTTTTTCTATTATATTTTCTGTATTATATTTATCTTCAACAATTTTTAAATTATTATTTTTGGGTTCAACATAAGTTTCAAAATTTTGTTGTTTAGTTTCATTATTAATTTTTGCTATATCTACATTAAAATCGTCATCTGTATTTTCATTATCAGATTCACTATTTTCATATGATTCTTTCCTATTTGTTTCTATGAGTTTTTCATCTGGTTCAGATTGTAAATCAACTGAATCTAATTCATAATCATCATCAGAATTTGAAAATAAGTCATTATCACTATCTTCATATTTTTCTTTTATTTTTTTACCTTCTTCTACTTCTTCTGCTTCTTCTGAATTATTTTCTTCATTATCTTTTTCTTCGACTTCATCTTCTTCTTCGACTTCTTCTTCATCTTCTTCATCATAACCTTCATAATCTTCTTCATCACTATAATCATTTTCTTCATCACCTTCAACACCTTCTTCTTCATCTTCTAAAATTATAAAATTTTCTAAAGGCATTAATTGTAATATTGTATCTCTTATTGTTATTTCTATTATTTGAGTTATTTTATTGTTATTTTTTACTAATTCTGTTTTATTTACTTTATGATAAAATAATTGAGGAGTTTTCCATATTGTACGTGCTATATTTACATAACAGTTATGAATAAATAATGCTGGAGTTGGCATATTTATCGTTATTTTTTTATTTTTAAACTCTTTCTTATTTGTTATACTTAATATCTCTGCATTTACTAAAAATATATTTTTTATTAGGTCTTTTAACCATTTACACGAAGATTCATTTGTTATTCTTTCAAATTCACCATCTATTATTGTTTGAGACCAATAAGGAGTTTGTGATAATTCTATTTGAAATTCTTTTAATAAATATTTTTGTGCTTTATTTTTCTTTTTGGTATTTTCATATAAACTTTTAAAACCATTCATTATTGAAGGTTCTATTAATTTTATTAATCTATTTATATATTCGTTCTTATTATGAATTAGGATATTTAGATTGTTTTCCATACTTTATAAAATACATATAAAAATCTATTATTTAATTAAACTCAATTATTTAATTTGTCGCCTTTTTTGTCGCCTTTTAGAAAAAGGCTCCAGCCAAAATATTAAGTTACTTTAAAGATAGAAAAATAAAAATAAAAAGGTATAAGGGTAGAAGAATATAATAGTAGAATGATAGAATATTAGAAGGATAGAATATTTGAAGGATAGAAGGTCGAAAAGTTATTTTATATTAATATCTTTAATTGAACTAAAAGACTTAATAAAAGAGATTTCTTTTTTTTTCATCAAATAGACCACTTTATAAGAAAAATTGATGAAAAGTTATATTTTTTATATTTATAAATTATAATTTTTATTAAAAATGACTAAATATATTTGCCGCTTAGAAGAAACTTATTAATTATTATATATTTTGTATCATTATACAAACCAAATACATAATAAATATAAAATTATGATATATAATTAGTAAATAATTTATCTAATAAACTTACTTACCTTATGATTCATAATAACAAGTTATTAAAGAGTCTAAGCACCCTTGAAATATTTTTATTATTTAAAATATTTCTTTAATTTTGTAATATGTTTTACAAAGATATTAAAACCTGAATGAATATCTCTATCAGCACTAAAGTTACATTGAGAACAATTAAACTGTTTGCTTGAATTTGAAGTATTTATTAAATCACATTTTAAACATTTTTTTGAAGTAAATGATTCATCAACAATTTGTACATCTGTATTAGTAACTTCTCCTTTTGCTAATAATAATTGCCTAAAATTAAAATGTTTTAGGTTTATTAAATCTTTCTTTGCTACATTATTTAATTTACTATTTTTATTTGCAATACAACTTTTGGTACTTAATTTCCCCAATAATATTGCTTTAAAATTATTACAAAGATATTTTATGGATTTATAATGCATATCTTTAATTCTATTTCTTAATTTTTCTCTTCTTATATAAATTGCTTTTTTTAGTTTTTTTCTATCTTTTAAATTTAATAAATTACTTTTAAGATTTTGATCTGTTTCTTCTATTTTATTTAATGACTTTCTTATTAATTCAGTACTATTATTTCCTATTTGTATTATTTTATTATTACCACATACTGTTAAAAAAGTTCTTGAACCAGGATCAATAGCACAAACATTTCTATCTTCTAAATTTTCTTTTATTATTTCTTTAGGAACATTTAAAAAATATTTATTTGTATATTGGTTGTAACTTAATTTACTAGTATGATTAATACCTTTTAAAATATTTATTGGTTTAGATTTTATAAATTTACCTAAAATATTTTTACAAAATGTATTATGTATTTTTGAAAATGCAGAATCTTCTAAAGTAATAGTTAATATTGGACTAGATAATTTTTTATATCTTAAATAAAAATATTTAATATTTTTATTTTTATAATTTGCTAATGCACTTTTATAAGCTGTTACAACATCCTTAATAGCATAGTCAATTGTATGACTTGGAATTTTAAATTTTTTAATTAATTTTTTAATTTCATTATTAAAACTTTTCTTAATAATTGGTCTTAATGATATAAAACTTGTTAATTTATTATTTTTAAGATATTTAATGGTTTTATTATAACTAATATTATAAAGTAAAATCCAATTTTTTAAAATATTTTTTTGTTTTTTAGATGGAAAAATTTGATATGTTTTAGTTCTTAAAATATCTTTATCTTTATCATTATTTACTATTTTTAAATTTTTTAATTTAATATTTGTTTTTATATTTGCCACTTTAATATCAAACCATGAATTACTTTTAATGTTTTCAAAATGAAAACTGTTTTCTAAAATTTTATAATCCATATCATTTTATTATTTTTATATTATTAAATTAATTATCTTTAAGTACTTTTTTTTAATGTACTTTTAATAATTTTTAATAATTTTATATAATTTTATAAAAATACTTAAAGAAATATTAATTAATATTTATATAAAAAAAATGAATGAATCAATCGATTTATCAAAATATATGAAAAATAAAGGAGCTTGTAAAGCATTAGGAGTTACCTATCAAACTTTACACCGTTGGGATGCTTTGGGTAAATTAAAAACTATAAGAACACCAGGTGGTGTAAGGTTATATGATATAGAAGGTTATTTAAAAGGATATACTACAAATAATAATATTAATGAAACAAATACAAATGATAAAAAAAAAATATGTTATTGTAGAGTATCAACTCCAGGTCAAAAAAATGATTTAGAACGACAAATAAATATGATGAGAAATTTATATCCTAATCATGAAATTATTAAAGATATAGGAAGTGGTATAAATTTTAAAAGAAAAGGATTATTAAGAATAATTGATTTAGCAATTAGTAATCAAATTGATGAAGTTGTAGTTGCTTATAAAGATCGCTTATGTAGAATAGGTTTTGAAATAATAGAGTATTTAATAGAAAAATATTCAAATGGAAAAATAAAAATATTAAATGATACAGAAGGTAATCCACAAGAAGAAGTAGTAAAAGATTTATTACAAATATTAAATGTTTTTAGTGCTCGTGTTAATGGATTAAGAAAATATAAAAATAAAGAAAATGAAGAAAAAAAAGAATCTTAAAAATAGTTAGTATCAATATTTTAAATTAATACAAAAAAAATAACAATTAGTAATTTTAAAATAAACAGTAAAACAGCCCAAGATGCAATTACTCAACTATTCAAAAATCAAGAATGAGATATCACTTATATAAAAAAAATCCATGTCCTGCAATAAATAATAATTTGGAACTAACAGAAGAAATAAAAGTAACAATTTTAAAAGATTCAGTTTATTATATTCCAAAAGAAGAAAAAAAACACAAAATACCAAAAGAAATTATTACTTTAAAAAAAGAAGAAAAACTTCATTATATTTATTTACTTAGACCTAAAGAAAATGTTGAACATAATGAAAATATTTTTAAAATTGGTAAAACAATTATTAAAGAATTAACAGTCAATATACAAAGATTAACTTTATATGGTAAAGGGACAGAATTAATTTTAATAAAAAAATGTATTAATGCTCATATTTGTGAAAGAAAAATATTAAAAGAATTTAATAAAGAATTTGCTAAACATAAATTTGGAAATGAATACTTTATAGGTAATCCTATAAAAATGGATAATATTATTTGCGATATTATTAGAAATCAATATGAATTAGGAGATAGTGATAATGAATTAGAAGATAGTAATGATAACGAAATCAATTAATTTAATAATAATATAATTTATACCATAAATAATAAAAGTTTAAATTTTTAAACATAAATTAATTAAACAATTTAAAAATTTATTAATTTTTTTTTTTTTTAATTTTTTTTTTTTAATTTTTTATTTTTTTTAATTTTTTAATTTTTTAATTTTTTAATTTTTTTTTTTTTATTTTTTTTTTAATATTTCTTAAATATTTTTTTAAATATTTAAAACCATATATTTTAATAAGTTTAGTATTATGAAACAAAACTATATAATATTAAAAACCCCGAAAAACATCTATATCAATCTATAATAAACTATAATCATCTATTAATTATGTAATTACTAAATTTTGTAAAATACATTCTTTAAATTCTTCATCTATATTCATTGTATCTATAACTAATTTATTTAGTTCTTTAATATTATTTTTTCCATTTCTTTTTATTAAATCTGTTACTATTTTTTTCATTTTACTTATTTCACTTTTTGGTATTGCTATTTTATCATATAGAGTTCTACATTTTTCTTCTATTGTATATTCTTCATCATCATTTTCCAAAATATCACAATTCATTTTTTCATAACAATAAGGTTTTACATCAAATATACCTATAAATTTAAAATAATCTTCTAATGATTCTTTGTATCTACAAATTTCTCTATAATTAAGAATTTTTGGTAAATATATTTTTTTTAATAAATATAATTCATATTGATATAAATAACTATCTTGTATTAATTGAATTAAATCTTTTACTCCTATTTCTAATATAAAAGATTCCCAACTTCCTTTATATAATTTTAATTTATTCATAGCAGTATCATATAATACATTACAATCTTCAAAATTATCAGATACATTTGTAATTGTATCTATTATATTTAAAAAATCTTTTTCTTTTAATGTAAAACCATATTTATAAATATCTTTTTCTAATCTTTTAATTTCTTTTATATATTTATTTTCTATACTAAATTCTAAAGCTACTAAATCTATATTTTTATATTCTCTTATTTTACTTAATTTATCCATAGTATCTAATTTATTAATATAATTATACATTGTTGTATTATATTGAATGTTTTGAATTATTGTTGGTGGTTTTTCTTCTTTTGGTAAATGATATATTCTATTATCTAAAATATATTGTTTTATTTCATCTGTTAATTCAATATCATTTTCAATAGCTGGACAAATTTTTTTTCTTTTATATAAGTGATCTTTAATTCTATACTTTTCTTTAGTTTCATAACCACATCTAATACATTTATATGGTTTTAGTGTCATAATTTATAATTTATAATATAATAATAAAATATCTTTAAGTACTTTTCGTGGAAAATAATGTTATTTTCGTTTTTATTAATATGGATGGTTATAGATGATTATAAGTTAATATGGATGTTTTTCGGGGTTTTTAATATTATATAGTTTTGTTTCATAATACTAAACTTATTAAAATATATGGTTTAAAAAAATAAAAAAAAATTAAAAATTAAAAATTTAAAATTAAAAAAATTAAATAAAAAATTAAAAAAAAATAAAAAAAAAATAAATAAAAAATTAAAAAATCTTTATTTTTGTTTGATCATATTAGGCATACTAGTTAATGATTGAGTATATGGATTACAGTTATAGGCTTCAAGGAGAGAAGGATCTAATCTTTCATTTTCATAATTATCATAAATAGATTTATTTTTAGTAACTTCAGCTAAATTGGTATTAGCATTAGGAGCATAAGATTGCATACTTTGAAGATTAGTGAAACCGAAATTATCATTTTCAACAGATTTTTGTAATTTATTAGGTTGCATATTTACCATACTACCAGAAGTACCAACTTTAGTACCTTCAGTTGTAGGTATTCTTTCATAAAGTAAAGTTTCTTTAACGTCATTAATTAAAGCATTATACATATCATCTCTAGACATATTTTGTTTATCTTTACTATCAGTAATACCGGTATATTCATCAGATAAGAATTGTTTATTAGTATTTTTCATATCATAATTTTCGATTTTATAACCATCCCCATGTGAATTATTGATTCCACCCATATATTCAGTTTGACAATAAAATTGTTTATTAATATTTTTAGCTTCATAAACATTTGTTTCATAGGCTCCACCATCTTGTAAAACAGTTCTAAAAATGTAACCATTATTATCATTATTTTCAGTAGTTTCTTTTACAGTAGTTTTAGTAGTATCATCTGGATCATAAACAGTAGCTTTACGGAATTTAGGATTAAGATTAATATGATAATCATCATTAGGTAAAGTTTCTTTAATAGTAATTTTAGCGATTTCATCCGGATCATAAACAGTAGTTTTACTATAAACAGCCATATTGGGTGTAACCGAATCATGAATTAAAGTTTCTTTGATTGTAGTTCTAGTGATATCATTAGGATCATAAACCGTATTTTTACTATGAACAGCCATATTAGGTGTAACGGAATCATGAATTAAAGTTTCTTTGATAGTGGTTCTAGTGACATCATTAGGATCGTTAATAGTAGGTTTATCAGGGAATTGTGCTTGAAGATTACCATAAAGTCTTTTAGATTGTACAGTATATTCTTTATTAGTTAATTTCATAACATCTTGTAAAGGAGCGATAAGAGATTTAACAAAAGTAGTTAAATTACCTTCATATGTTTTAGTAGTAGTAATATCTCTTTCATTGGTATAAACTAAAATATTAGCTTTACCATAATCATCATCAGATTTACCGGCGAAAGTTTTATCTTCATTACGATCATTACCGAATCCTTCTAATTGTTGTCTTAAAGGTGTTTGAACATCAGAATGAAGAACATTAGCGGTATTATCATATGCGATACCTTGATATTCGGTAGCACATTTTCTAGCAGTATCTTTCATAATTTGGCAAGGTCTTTGTGAATCTTTAATAACAGCTCCAGTAGTAGTAAATAATTGGTTTTCATTTTGTTCATAATATGTATCAACTCTATTTTTAACGACTTCGCTAGGTAAAGCAGGCATTAAATTTTTATTACCATCGAGAATTCTACCATCATAAGTTAATTTAGGATTATTTTTTGTTCTTAATTCATCAACATTAGGAGTATATTCAAATTCTCTATAATCTTGTTGAAATCCACCAGTAGGAGTACTATTATACCCACTATTTAAACCAGGTCCCACTTTTTCTTGTTGAAAGGGTAAAATATTATTTTTAACAGAAGAATTAACCATTCTATCTTGTTCAAAATCGGAAATAGATTTCATACCGTAAATATTCCCGATATTTTGATCAGAGAAAGATTGAACTTCAGTTTTAGATTGTTGTAAATCACTAACACCAGTATAATTTTCTAGAATAGATTGTGTAACATTAGGATCAATATTTTGTTTAATTTCTCCTCCGAAATATGGTATCATATTATTATGTTTAAAATCATCAAAAGGCATTTCAACATCAGCTAATGAACTTCTAATAGTTTTATTATCATTAATTTCTTTAAGATTGATAGGTATAACGCCAGTTTTTTGATAATTTTTAGATAAATTATGCATTTTAGTAGCTTTTTTTCTGACTTTAGTATCAACATGTTTAGAATACGTAGATTGATAAGGATTTAAATTTGACGGTACTTCATTTTGATCAATATAGGTATTTTTGGAATCATTTTCAATAAATTTTTTATTTTTGTTATCTTTAGAAAGTAAATAACCGATGCTAATTAATGTTCCTAATACATAGAATTCCATAATTATTATTTATAATATAATATAATAAATTATAAAAATTGAAAATATATATAAAAACAATTTAATATATAATTTATAAAAAAATGAGTATATTTCAAAAAAGTGTAACTAAAAATCCGATATATAATTCAAAAAATTGTGATTTAAAAAAAATGGAATGTAAAAATTATGATCTATCAAAATTTGAATGTAAAAATTTTGAGAATATAGATATTAAATGTTGTGGAATGATAGTATTAAATAATACTTATAATCCATTAGTATTATTAGTATATCAAAAAGTATCAAAAAAATGGGGATTACCAAAAGGTCATATGAATTCAAGAGAATATATTGAAAAAGATTATTATTTAAGTGCAGAAAGGGAATTATTTGAAGAAACAGGAATTTATTTAAGTGCAAAAGATCATAGATATATAGGTTGTGTATTATTAAGTGAAAAATTATTTTTCGTGGTACAAATATATAGTAATTCTATAAATATAGATCCAATTGATAAAAATGAGATATCAGATTATACATGGCATCCAATCTTTTCATTAGAAGATTTTGTAGAAAATAATAATTGTAATAGAACAATGAGAGATTTAATGTATACAATGAGACAATTTAAGAGACCAAAAAAGAGAATAATAGAATCAAAGCCTTTATTATTGGAATCCAAAAGACATAATCATGAATTTAAAAATAATAATAATTCATGGAATAATAAAAAAAATATAATTTCGTTAAAAGAAAGAAAAATATCACAACAAAAATTTAATGAAAAGTATAAATCATATAAATATAATATTTATGACGAAAAATATACACGAAAAAATTATAGAAACAGAAATTATCGTTAAATATAAAAATTAAAAATTAAAAAATATAAAATAAAATTAAATTACCAAGAATGGGGAATTTTTTTTGTTGAAGATTTGTAGAGATGTTTAACAACATTACCATTAATTACACGTTCTACAGGTGTTGCTAGTTTTTCGTGTTTAATATGATAAGAGAATTTTCTATCAGTACCGACTTCTTTAATAGTAACTTTAACATCAGTTTTTTTTCTTCCTCTTAAAAGTTGAGTAGCTGCTTTTTTTGCAGCACCATGAGGTGTTGTAGATTTATATCTACCAATACTTCCTAGAGAAGATCTAACAAGAGTAAAAACTCTTTTAGGTTTTTTTGTTGAAGTTTTTGCCATTTATTATAATAAAAGAAAAAATATAAAAATATAAAATATAAAATAAAAAATATCTATAAATTTTTAATTTCATTTTCTGTTCTTAAATTATTGAATTCAATAAATGATGGCATATTATTTTCTAATGTATAAACATTAGTTTTAATTTTATTTTTTTTATCATTTTCATTAAATTGTGGTAATGATAATGTTTGATTTAATAATTTAGGAATTACTGCTCTATGTTGATCTTTTGCCATAATTTTAGTGTTATCTAATCTTTGAAAAGGAGGTAAATTAAAAACATGATCTTGACTATCACATGGTAACCAAGCCCATCTATTCCATCCTTTACATCGTAGAGTACTAGGTCCATTAGATATTCTAGTAGATTCTGCTCCTAAAAAATTATCAGTATCACAATTTTTAGAATTAGTTAATTTGCACCATCCATCTTTATTAAATTGATACATTTTTTCAGAGCAATGTGTATGTTTATAATTTAATCCCATTAATTCACTATCAACATCAATAAGTTCTTTATCTTGACAAACACTATTACCATTTTTACTAGCTCTAATGGTAGGATCAGCGACAAAACATGGATTACATGATTTAGGAACTCCTAACATATATGAACAAGGATCAGTAGATTGTTTAACAGTTGATTGATAACAACAAGAGTCATAATTAGTTCTTGCAAAACTCATTATTATTTAATTTATAAAACATATTTTTTTTATTTAGTAATATTTAAATCGTGTAAATTATATGTAACAAGTAATAATTTTATATATTCAATTTGTTCTTTACTAATATCTAATTTCTTAAAATCAGAAGTTAAAAATAATTGTTCAATAGATAATTTATTAGATAATTCATTAATAGCATTAATAGCAATAATATTAAAATTATCAAATGGTAATCCAATATTAATAAATCCATACCATAAATTTGAAACATTATTTCCTCTTAAAGGTAATATATTATAACGTTTATATTCATCAAAAGATTGTTGAATATTAGAATTATCGCTAGTAATTAATTTTAATTCATCATATATAAATAATTTATTAATGTTTTTATTATTTTGTTTTGAATATAATAAAAATAAAGTTTCTGAAATTACTTTAAATAAAACAGATAAATTTGGAAAATTAATAATATTGTTCTGATCTTTAAATTGAAAAATATAAAAATATAGTTCTTCTATTGATGTTAAATGTTCTTTTGTAAATTCTATATATTTATATTTAATATGAATATTATGAAGAAAAATTAGATTTATTAATTCTTTTATTATTGATAAATTACTCATTTATTTTTTATTTATATTTAATTTATTAAATTTAAAACTTTATAATATCCATTTAATTTGGTATGATATTATAAATATTTTTGTTAATATAATATAATTACGTAGTTTATATTAAAATAATTTGATTGTCTTTAGACAACTTTAATTATTATATTTATAACTTTCTAATATTTCTATTGATTTTGGTTTAATATTATACATATTTTTGTATATATATAATATATTATGTATAGCACTAACAAATTTAGCATCTTCAAAATTTTGTAAATTATTTTGTTTTAATCTTTTCCACATTAAATGATTTTTATTACCATAATCTTTTAAATTTAATAAGTTATTATATACATTTTTAAATTTTTTTGAAGATTTAAAAATATCTAATCCATAATGACATCCATCATGAGTAGTTCTTTTACTATTCCCTTTAAACATATAAAAACAATCAATAACATCATAGCAAAAATATGGTGAATATAAATTATTATTAATAATAAAGTTATTATTATTTAAAAAATTTTTATAATGATTAAGAGTATAATTAGATTTATCAATATTTTGTGGCATAGGAATATAAGTTGAATAATAATTATTTGTAATTTCACCAAATGTATATCTATAAGGTTTAATAGAATAATTATTATTAGGAAAAACATATTTAGATATTCCAAAATCATTTAAAATCATTATAAAACCTAAATTAGGTAAATAAAATTTATTATTATTAATGATAAACTCCCAATATTTTCCTTTGGGAACTTTATAAATTAAAAAATTTTCTAATTTAATATCAAAATGAACAATACCAGTATATTTATGTAAAACAGCAATAGAATACATACATTGAAAATACATATTAAATAAAATATTATCAATTATTTTTGAATTTAATTTTTGTTTAAAAAGTATTGAATCAAATTTAATCAAATCATAATTTGCAAATTCTGATAAACTAATTCCACATTGTTTATTTAATATATGTTTTTTATTTAAAATAAAATTACATTTATTACATGTAAAATAAACATATGTATAAGGAAAACCTGGTCCATATTTTTTTTTTATCAAGGGATTAATATTTTTAGTTAAAAAAATTAATTCAGAAATATTAAAAAATCCATTTTCTTCAATAATACTTTTTTTTAAAGCAATTTTAATTTTATTATTTTTAAATTGTATTAAATGTACTAATCCCCAAGTTCCACTTCCTAATAATTTATTAATATCAATATATTTATCTAAATCATTTTTAATACATCTAACTGATTTTGATTTTATATCGTATTTTTTTAAAATTTTATTCAATAAATTTACTTGTTTTAATCTATTTTTAATTGTTATTAAATTATTAATATCAACATTACTTTGAGAAATTAATATATTTTCATTTTTGCTTTTGCTTATATTTAACATATTTTTATTTATTTTAGAATTTTTTTTTTTTAAATTTATCATTTATTATAATATTATTTATTAATTACCACATTGGAATAAATTCATAGGTGGTTCTACTGCTTGAGGAATATGAGAATTAGTAAGATCACAAGTTGGTAAATTTTTATCCATTGAAGTATCTATAGGTGAATATGTATCACATTTAATATATTCTTTCTTAGGTAAACTATTGTTAATAATAGGTGCATTCATATATTCTGGACATTTTGTCATAGGATAAGTTATGCCAAATAAATTACTTTCAAGATCTACTAAATTTCCATTTACATGTGTAACATTTGTACCTCCGACAATTCCTACTTCTGGAGCACATTTATTACAATGATAATATCTAATAGGATCTAAAGTATAATTTATTGGTTTTACACTACTTTTAATATGTTCTTTAGTGGCACATACATCATATTTAAGTCTATTGGAAGACATATTTACTTTATACAATATAAATATTTTATATTATATTAAATAATTAAAATATAAGTTTTAATTAATTTATTATTAGATGGTTCTATTTTATATATATTTTTAATAAATATATAATAAATTATGAATCCGCTAAGAACAAAGTAATTATACTCTGTTGATATATTTTGAATCTATTATAGTATATAAAAAAAATTTTTAGGTTTATATTATTTTTTTAATTAAAAAAATATACTTAAGTATAATTTATTTAATTTTTAAAAAATGAATTTTAAAATAATTATATACAATTTACTAACTTTATTTATGTATGTTAATGCAAATATTTCAGTTAGTACTTCTCCTACTCTTTCAAATTCTGTAGTATTAACAAATTCAGAATGTTTATTTGGAGATGTATATATTTATCTTGATACATCAATTAATGATATTGATAAAGTTTTTTGGTATACTATAAAATATTATGGTTATGATACTGATAAATATAATCAAAAAACCTCATATGAATATCCATATTATTTTAAAGGTCAAAATAATTTAATTCCATTACCATGGGACACATTAAATGTTAATGATAATAATTATATGATTTATGCAGATGTATATGTTAATAATGAAATTATTAAACAATATAAACAATTATTTTGTGTATGTAATCAACAAATTAATTGTTTAAATTATAATACTTCATCATCATCAGCAGCACCTACATCAGCACCTACATCAGCACCTACATCAGCACCTACATCAGCACCTACATCAGCACTTACATCGGCACCTACATCAGCACCTACATCGGCACCTACGCCTTTAACAAAATGTTAATTTTTATGATAAAAATGTATTTAAAGATAATAATTATTGTATATATATAATAAATGAATTTTCAACAATATAATCCTAATTTTTTTCCTACTGAAAAACCTAGAAATATATATATTGAAAGAATTGATTGTTGGAATGATACTCAAGAATTATCTAAAAGAATTGAACAACCACCTAAATCTATTAAATTTAAGCATAATTCTGAATTGAATATGGAAAAAAAATATAGTAATACACCAATTATTATTTCAAATTTAGATACTATAGAATGTGCTATATTATTAAAAAATCAAAATTATAATCCTCTTGTATTAAATCTTGGCGACCCGCATCACAGCGGGGGGTGTGTAGAAATGGCTAGCAAAGCTCAAGAAGAATCATTATTTAGAACCACTAATTTATGTATGACTTTAAAAACTACAAATGACTTATATCCAATTAGAGATGATGAAGCATTACTAAGTAATAAAATAAAAATTCTAAAAACAACTGAACAATCTGGATGGAAACTTATTAAAGAAAATATATTTTTTGATTTTATTACTTGTTGTGGTATTATTAATCCTAAAATAGATTATACTAACGAAAAAAAACCTAAACCTAAACCTAAACCTAAATTTAAATTAGAAACAGACATAGAAAAATTAATTAAAAAAATAGAACTTATTTTACAAGTTGCATATATTAATGGGAATGATAGTTTAGTTCTTGGCAGTCTTGGGTGTGGTAGTTTTAAATCTCCTTCTAATCATACTGCAAAAATTTTTAAAGCAGTTTTAAAAAAATATGATGGAATATTTAAAATTATACATTTTGCAATTTTAAAAGGAGTTGATAGTGAAAATACAATGACAAAAGATCATAATAAACTACCAGAAGATAATTTTGATATATTTAAAGAAGTTTTTGATAATTAAGTTTCATATTTCCAACAAAATCCATATGCAGTTTTTTGTTTTCCTTTACAACAATCACCAATACCTGAACTAGATCCTTTAATATTATTATTTACTGCTTTTCCTGCTAATGTTGCTGTATCATATTTAGCAATTATTTCTCCAGTTTTAGATAATTGTATAATTTTTTTTATATTTTTATATAGACCAGTTTCATATGCATGAATAGTATTTTCTTTTACAGTGATACATTCTAAATTTTCTAAGTTATTGTCATCTTTAATACCATTTTTATGATTAATAACATAAAGTGGGTATGGTTTATATAAATCTGGTTTAAAAGTTTTAAATACAAGTTGATGCACTCTAAAAATTTTTTTACCGGCTTTAACTATCATATAACCATCCTTATCATTTCTTCCTTTTGTATATATATTTTTAGATGTTTTTACCCATCCAGTATTAGATACATACCAATCATCGATAATAAATACATCATCTACAATAATTGGAACCATATTACCAATATCTTCAGGAATCCACCATTTAAATTCAAATCTCCAGTGTTTATATTTTTCTTTTTTTAATGATTTTGAAAGATATTCAACAGCACTTTTATTTGTCCCAATTTTATGATCTATATCTGATACTGCCAATAATACTGTATCAAATATAATCGTTATTTGAGATTGAATATTTGTTCTTACAATTTTTCTTTGAGCACCTTTACCAAAATTAGATTTATCTGTATTTAGACTTTGTTCACTTTTTGTAGCCCATCTTAAATTATATGGTCTATTATCATCGTTATTTCTATTAATATGATCTACTGTATGATTTTCAGTAGGTTCATTACCATAAAAAGCACGACAAATATATTGATAAGCTGGTCTTCTTTTCTTACCATTCTCATTAATTAAAAGTGTATCTTTTTCTTTTAATAGTCTTTTATATTTTAAAGTATAAATCTCGCCATCTATAGTAGCATAATATGATGAATAATCTGGTATTAATACTTTTGTATAATCTATTGAATTATTTTCATCTTTATACCATAATGCATTAGGATATCGTTTTTTCATTTTTATTCCAAAAAGTACATTTTTTAGTATATTTTGATCTATAATATTTGATTCAATTTTAGATTCTTCAATGCATTTTTTTAAAATTATTGAATCATCTAAATTTTTATCATCTGTATCTATAAATTGGTTAAAAACTGATTTAAAATCATTAAATTTTGTATTTAAATAATTATCTTCATTTGAATCAATATCTGTATTTTTATGTGAATAATTTTTCATATTTATTTTAACAATTTTCCATTCTTCAGTTAAATTATATAATTTACAAAAATTATCAATATTAGAATTTAATGCTGAAATTCGTTTATACATATAACTATAATTATTCTCTTTTAACCATTTACAAGTTAGCACAATAGCTCCATATTCATCATATAAACTTTTAAGAATTTCAAAACAAGTATTAATATCCCAAGGTTTAGGTTTATTAATTAAACTATTTATTTTTTCCATTTTTTAAATTATATTATTATTTTAGCCTTAAGTACTTTTTAAAATTAAAAAAATTAAAAAAATTAAAAAAAATAAAAAAATTTATATTTAAGGATAAATTAATAATAATAAATAAATATAAAAAATAATAATTTCCTATGAATCCTCCAAAATATTTTTGCGAGACTTGTAATGTTGGTTGTAATTATATTAGTATTTGGAATCAACATATAGAAACAAAAAGACATAAAAATAATGGTATTCTTATTAGAGAATCAAAATATAACAAAAATTGTGAATTTTGTAATTTTGTAGCAAAACATAGAGATGGATTAAATACACATATTTTATCACGTCATAGTGATAAAGAAGAAAGAGAGAAAAAATTTACTTATTATTGCAAAGGATGTGATTTTGGTTCTTTTGATGAAAAAGCTTATAATATCCATTGTCAAAGAAAAAGACATTTATTACTTAAAAGTGATAATTAGTTAAATAATATAAAATATTTAAAAAATAACCTAATATTTTGGCTGGAGCCTTTTTCTAAAAAGGCGACAAAAACAATAACAAAAAGTATTTTGTTTTTTCCGAAATAACAATGATTGAAAAAGCTAAAGAATTCTGTAATTCTCTTTTAACTAATTACTCCAAATTACATATAGTACAATATAAAATGTATAATGCATACTTAACCTGGTTTGAACAAAATCATACCAATAAAATAAACTAGTAATCAATATACATTTTGTACTATTCTGTCATTTTTTCATATCTATAATACCTATTGATACATCTAAACAATAATTCAAATACCTACATTTTCTGTAGAAACTATTTAGTCATTTTCATCATACCTATTGATACCTATTTATACCTATTGATATATCTAAACAATAATCCAAATACCTACATTTTTTTGTATAAACTATTTATTTTTCCTATTTAGAAAACTTTAGTCAATATATATACTAATCTAAAAATTTTGACTGAAGTTTTCTAATGACAACGTTTTAATCTTATATATTGTAATAAACCAAACGAAACAGTGCATTCTTTTTCTTTATAATGCACTATATTATAGTTATTCTGAATAACTGTTTTTGAATAAAATATCCATTCATTTCCTTCATATATATTTTTAAATGCAGATGTATTGAATAATAAATTATCATTTAATATTTCTGCAACTAAAACTATAGAATGATCTTCTTTATCCTTTTTTGTATTTAAAGTAATATCGTCTCTTAACGATTGTAATTGAGTCATTACTTTTTTTTTATCTAAATATACTAGCATAGAATCTAATAGTGCTTGATCAACCATTTTGGTATTCATTTTTAATAAAATCTTTAAAAATATTTTTAATTTATGTTATATCTTCTAATTAGTTTATAAGTATAAACTATCAATTTTTATAATTTTCCTATGTTTTTCATAAAAAAGCGGCTTTTTTTCTAGTTATATAGTGATTTTTTAACAAAAAGTCATTTTTCTAGTTATATAGTAGAGTTTTTTACTTTTTAATTAGTAAATGTTTTTTCCTTTGACAATGTAAATTATAAACATTTTCATCAAAAGAACCAAAATCACAATCTTTGCAATAATATGTAAATTCTTTTTCTCTATCTTCTTTTGTACTATGTTGAGTTAAATTATGACATTTTAATCCATATCTATGTTTTGCTACAAAATTACAAAACTCACAATTTTTTTTATATTTTGGTGCTCTAACAAGAACACCATTATTATTATGCTTTGGTGTTTCTATATGTAATTTCCAATCCCTTATATATTTACAACTAAAATGACAAATTTCACAATTAAATTTTTTAGTAGTAGTTGTTGTAGTATCAGCAGCAGCAGTTTCAGTAGTAGTATCAGTAACGTTAATAGTAGTATCAGTAGTATCAATCGCGGTATCAATAGTAGTACTCATATTAAAATATTTTTTTTAATTTTATTATTTTTATTAAATTATATTTAAATAGTTTTTTATTTTTATTTTTTATTATTATTTTTAAAAAAATTTTATAAAAAAAAGTATTTAAGGATTTGACAATATATTAATTTATAAAAATGATTTACAATAGAAAATTATTAGAAGAGATTTGTGCCAGAGATAATTGCATCATTGACTATGATGTTTATAAAGAAATAAATAGTATTATTAAAATTACATATATATGTGGAACAGATAATTGTGAAAATGAGGGATGTAAAGGAATTAGATGTGTATATAAAAATGGAGCATTTTGTAAAGATTGTATGAACAAAAAAAGTAAAGAAAAATCAAAAAAAACTTGTTTAGAAAAATATGGTGTAGAAAATCCTTTGCAATCTGCTGAAATTAAAGAAAAATCAAAAAAAACTTGTTTAGAAAAATATGGTGTAGCACATCCTTGTCAATCTGTTGAAGTAAAAGAAAAATCAAAAAAAACTTGTTTAGAAAAATATGGTGTAGCATATTCTTTACAATCTACTGAAGTAAAAGAAAAATCAAAAAACACAATGCTTGAAAAATATGGTGTTGAAAATATTTCAAGTTCAAATGAAATAAAAGATAAAAAAAAAGCAACATTTCTTGAAAAATATGGTGTTGAAAATATTTCTCAATTACAAGAAATAAAAGATAAAAAATCAGCAAGTGATATGAAAAATTACGGTGTTCCACATCATTTTCAAGCAAAAGAAATAAAAGATAAAATTAAGGAAACATGTTTAGAAAAATATGGTGTTTCTCATATCGCAATGCTTGAAGAAACACAAAATAAAATGAGAGCAACACGTTTAGAAAAATATGGTTATGAACATCATTTACAAAACCCTTTAATAATTGAAAAACAACATTCAGGTTTTACACATAAAAAATATGATTATGATGGAAATATAATATATATTCAAGGATATGAAAATTATGCATTAGATTTGTTGAAAAAAAATGGTTATATATTTTCAGATATAATTACAGATAAAAAAGATGTACCAGAGATTTGGTATAAAAATATAATGGATGATAAAAATCACCGTTATTATTGTGATATTTTTATACCAAAAGAAAACAAAATTATTGAAGTAAAAAGTGAATATATTTATGAAAGAGAGAAGGATAAAAATATAGAGAAAATGAAAGCATGTATAGAAAATGGATATGTTTTTGAATTTTGGTTTTTTGATAAAAAAGGTGAAAAAATAGATATTGAAATTTAATAAAAATGCGTATAACAAAAATTATATATTTATAATGTTATATTAACTGAAATGAAATTAAAATTAAAACAATTTGATATAAAAAATATTAAAAGTGATTCAGTAGTCGCAGCTTTTGGTAAAAGAAATACTGGTAAAAGTTTTTTAGTAAGAGATGTATTATATAATAATCGAGATATTCCATTAGGAACATTTATATCACCAACTGAAATTGCAAATAAATATTATTCTAGCTTTGTTCCAAAACAATTTATTCATTATGAATATACTCCAGATTTAATAGCTAATGTTATAAAACGACAGAAAATAATAATTAAACAAATGGAAAAAGAAAAAAAACAGAAAGGGTACAGTAACATAGATCCTCGCATTATTCTCCTATTAGACGACTGCCTTTTTGATAATTGTTGGACAAAAGATCCAAATATAAGATTTTGCTTAATGAATGGGAGACATCTTAAAATTTTCTTTATAATGACTTCCCAATATCCATTAGGTATTCCTCCAATATTACGAACCCAAATAGATTTTACTTTTATTTTAAGAGAAACAATAGTAGGTAATAGAAAAAGATTATATGATAATTTTGCAGGTATGTTTCCATCACAACAGATCTTTGATACAGTAATGGATGCTTGTACAGAAAATTTTGAATGTTTAGTAATAGATAATACAACACGTAGTAATAAACTTGAAGATCAAGTTTTTTGGTTTAAAGCAGAATCTCGACCTAATTTTAAATTAGGTGCTAGTCAGTTTTGGTTAGGAAATGGAGATGATACAGATAGTGATGATAGTGATGAAGAATTTAATCTAAATAAATTTAAAAAGAAAAGTAGTATTACTTTAAATGTAAAAAAAAATTATAATTAGATGGTGCTTGGACAAAGGACACAAATATTAGAAGCATATTTTGTAACGGACGTCACTATAAAATCTTCTTTATAATGACATCTCAATTTCCTTTAGGGATACCTCCAATATTACGAACTCAAATAGATTTTACATTTATTTTAAGAGAAACGATAGTAAGTAATAGAAAAAGATTATATGATAATTTTGCAGGTATGTTTCCAACTCAACAAATATTTGATACAGTAATGTCAGCTTGTACAGAGAATTATGAATGTTTAGTAATAGATAATACTTCACGAAGTAATAAATTAGAAGATCAGGTGTTTTGGTATAAAGCCGCAACACCACCAAATTTCAAATTTGGTGCAAGTCAGTTTTGGATGGGGAATGGTGATGATACAGATAGTGATGAAGATTCAGAAGAAGAATTTAATATGAATAGATTTAAAAAGAAAAGTAGTATAACAGTGAATGTAAAAAAAAATTATAATTAGATAACCTTTTCTAAAGGCGACTAAGCACCTCCAATATTACGTTTATACCATTCATCAGCAGCACCATCGGAACTATTAAAAAGATCATTAGTAAGTGAAGAGAATTGTTGACTAAACATCATTTCATCATAATAAGATCTAGGAACAAATCTATATTCAACTTTAACTTTTTCTTTAACCATTTTTAATTGATCGTTATAAACTCCTTGAACCACCATTAAAATTCCAGTAAATAAAATAAGTATAATAAAAAGTTTCATCTTTATTATTAATTATTAGATTTTAATTCTTCAACACCACCATCATCAGATTCGGGATCATCTAAAACATTTTTTTTAACCCAAGGATCATCATCTAAAATTTCATTAACTAATTCATTATTAGAAACTTCTTTATCAGAATCAACTAAATCAGAATCAGTAATTACTTTAGGTTCAGTATTTCTCTTCATCATTTCTTGTTTACGTAATTCGAATTGTTCATTTTTAGCAACTTCATTTTCCTTATATTTTTTCATTAAAGTATTAAGTTGAGTTTCAGCATATTCTTGATTTTCAATATTATTAGGATGAGGATCAAAAGGCAACCAACAACCAACTTGTCCAATATAAATATTATGATTTTTATCAAGTCTTTTAAGTACTTCACTTCTAACTTGAGCTTCTTTTAGAGTTTCATAAACACCTCTAACTTTAACACCTCTCATAGAAGTTTGGAAATCATTTTTTTCAAGATAATCATTTTCAAGTTTACTAGAATTTTCTTGAACAAAGAATTCAAATTGAGTTTGTAATAGTTTTTGATCAAAAATATATTCATAATAATCTTTTAGACTATCTATACTAGAATTTTCTTTTTTATATTTTTCTTTTAAATTTGTAAATAATTCTTCCATTTTATTAGAAAAATCTTTAATGAATTCGTGAAAGAAGAAAACATTTTTATTATCAATAACAGATTCAGGAGAGATAAAAGAGAGACATGAAAAATTTTGATTACGAATAGGTTTATCTTCATCTAAATAATCATGAATTTTAACAGGTACAACATTTTTATTAGAATTTTCCATTTTTATTATTAAAATAATATTCTCTTAAATAGTTTTTTAATTTATTATTTAAATTTTATTTTTAAATTTTTTTTCTGTAAATATAATAAAATAATTATGCAATTAGATCTTAAAGAAATCACTGTTAGACTTGTTAAATATCTTATTGAAGGTTTAGTTGTAGCAATTTGTGCTTACCTTTTACCTGCTATTGGAAAACACAGAAGTACTCCATTTGATGAACTTCTTATGCTAGGTTTAGTAGCTGCTTGTACCTTCTCAATTTTAGATTTATTTTCACCGAGTATTTCTCAACAAGCTAGGGGAGGCGCGGGTCTGGGTATCGGTATAGGTTTAGTAGGAGGCCTGCCAATGAAAGCAATGTAAATATTTTTAATAGTAACTAACCCAATATACTAACACAATATACTAATATAATTAAAAAATCATAAAAAATAAAAAAATTGAAATTATTTTTATTTAAAATTTATATAAAGATTTGAATATATATAAGTTTTATAAAAAAGTTATAAAAAATGGTTTTTTGTTCAGAAAAAAACTGTAAGGGAAAAGCTCTTTATAATTACAAAAATTTAAAAGCTGCATTTTGTAAAGATCACATAAAAGAAAAAATGTGTAATGTTACAAAAAAAATTTGTGAATTTGAAGACTGTATTACAAGAGCAGGTTTCGGCTTTGAAGGTGGGCAAAAGAAATTTTGTTCTAAACATAAAGAAAAAAATATGATAAATGTAACTGAGCATAGAGTTTGTGATTATAAAGGATGTAAAACTCAACCAAGTTTTGGATATAATGATGAAAAACCTAAACGTTGTGTGAAACATAAAGAAAAAAATATGATTGATTTAGTACATAATAAGTGTAGTGAAAAAAATTGTACTATAAGACCTAGTTATAATTATTCAACAGAAAAAAAAGGTAAATTTTGTGTAGCACACAAATTAACTGGGATGATAGATGTAGTAAATGATGTATGTGCTTTTGAAGGTTGCGAAATTAAACCAGGATTTAATTTTGAAGGAAATAAGAAAAGGTTATTTTGCTCAGAACATAAATTAGATGGAATGGTTGATGTAGCACATAAAAAATGTGAATATGATGGATGTAGTATTCAACCATCATTTAATTATCCAGATCAAACTCAACCTAAATTTTGTTCAGAACATAAATTAGAAAACATGATAAATGTAAAAGATCCTCAATGTGCTCATTTAGATTGTACAACAAGACCATGTTTTAATTACAAAGGGGAAAAAACAGGTGTTTATTGTGTTTTACATAAATTAGAAAATATGGTTAATGTTAAAAATAATCATTGCTTATTTGAAGATTGTGAAACAGTACCAAGTTTTAATTATAAAGAAGAAAAAAATGGAATTTATTGTCAATATCATAAACTTGAAAATATGGTTAATGTAATTAGTATAAGATGTTTAAATCAAGATTGTGACACAATAGCGTCATTTAATTTTAGTGGTGAAACAAAACCATTATATTGTGTTTTACATAAAGAAGAAAATATGGTAAATGTTAAAACTTCTCAATGTAAAGTTGAAAATTGTACTATAAGACCTCATTTTAATCATCGTGGAGAAAAAACTCCACTTTATTGTTTTAGTCATAAGGAAGAAAATATGATAAATGTAGTTACTCCAAAATGTTTAGCAGAAAATTGTGATAAAACACAACTTTTTAATTATAAAGGTGAAACAAAAGGATTATATTGTATGACACATGCATTAGATGGAATGATAAATGTGAAAAATAATCAATGTTTGTTTGAAGATTGTGAAACAGTACCAGTTTATAATTATCCAACTGAAACAAAAGGCTTATTTTGTGCTCATCATAAGCATGATGATATGATAGATATTATAACTAGAATATGTGCTTTTGAAAGTTGTGATAAACAACCATCATTTAATTTTCAAAAAGGTGATCCTAGACTTTATTGTAAAACTCATAAATTAGAAGGAATGATAGATGTATCTCATAATTATTGTAAAGTATGTCAATCAGTATCAGAAAATCCAAAATATGACGGTCATTGTGCTAGATGTTATTCTTATATTTATCCAGATAGAGAAATATCTAAAAATTTTAAATCAAAAGAGCGTAGTGTAGTAGAATTTATTAAACAAAATTATTCAAACTTAGAATGGGAATTTGATAAAAGAGTAAAAAATGGTTCATCATTACGTCGACCAGATGTATTATTACAACTTAAAAATCAAGTATTAATAATAGAAATTGACGAGAATCAACATCAAAAATATGATTGTAGTTGTGATAATAAGAGATTAGTTCAATTATTATTAGATATTAATCCACATATTAAAGAAAATGAAATAAATAAAGAATTAGAAGAAGATAAAAAAGAAGATAGTAAAATAAGTAGTAATAAACATTTAGTATTTATTCGTTTTAATCCTGATAAATATTACGATAAAAATAATAAAAAAATAGATTCTTGTTGGACAGAAAATAATACAAAATTAGAAATAAATAGTAAAAAAAAATGGAATGAAAGATTAGAAACATTAAAATATTGGATTGATTATTGGATTGAAAATGAAACAAATAAAACAATAGAAATAGTAGAACTATTTTATGATCAAAATTTAATTAATTAATTATAAATATAAATATAATAAAATTTTTTTTAAATATACTATTCACCTTTAGAAAAGGCTCCAGCTAAAATATTAGGTTAAATTTAAGATATTTTATATTTTGGCTGGAGCCTTTTTCTAAAAGGCGACTAAATAAAGATATATTGTGTATATAAAATGGATGATTCATATATAATAGTTACATGTCCGCATTGTTTATGTAATATACAAATATATGAAAAAGAAATAAATTGTAAAATTTTCAGACATGGTGTTTATAAAGATTCATATAATCAATTATTACCACATGAAACAAAAAAAGAATGTGATAAATTATTTAATGAACAAAAAATAATTGGTTGTGGAAAACCATTTAAATTAATAAACCAAAAAAATAATTGGATTGCAGAAATTTGTGATTATATTTAGTATTTTTACCATATTTTAACCTAATAACCCTATATTTAAGAAAAATTGACGAAAAGATAAAGAAATATTATTGTAATCATTTACAAGAAAAAATAAATTATGTAATATTACAACATCTGATGGTGGATTCAGTACAAGGATAAAGACAACAATATTTAAAATAAACAATTATAAGTTATTATATAATATTTATGTTGTTATTGTTTTAAATATTGTTGTCTTTATCCTTGTACTGAATCCACCATCAGATGGTGTAAAATTATGTAATTTATTTTTTTTTACAATTTTAGTTGTTTTTTCTAAAAGGCTCATATATTTATAAGAAAAATATTATTGTTAAGTTTTATTTTTAAAAGAAAATAAAGATTATTATTATTTTTTTAATATTTATTACTAAATAAAAAAAAAATTGATGAAACATATAATTTATATTTATATATCAAAAACAACTTTAAAACATCTTAAAACTTTCTTATAATAAAACACATATAATTATGGATAAAATAATGAGTAAACAATTTAATGCTATTGCTGAAGTAACTCTTTCTGAATTTTATAATCAACATATTGATAATGATAAAAATATGGCTGATGTTAAAAAAACATTGAAAGATAAAATAGATGCTTTTCAAAATAATCTTAAAGAAAATGTAAATATTAACAAAAGTAAAAAATCTTTAGAAACTAAAAGAAAACCAAATAAATATAATAGATTTATGAAAGAAAAAATGTTAGAATTAAAAGTAACCGAACCTAAATTAACAAGTAAAGAAAGATTTAGTAAAGTTGCAGGTATGTGGAAAGATGAAAAAGAAACATGGGAGGATACATTAGAAGAAAATTAAAAAAAATCTAATTTTATAAAAAATCATAAATGTAAATATAATTTTTTTTTAATAAATATTTTCAAATATAAAAATTGTCTTTATAAATAAATTTGAAACATTTTTATTTATAAAGACAATTTAAAAAAAATTGATGAAAAGTTAATAAAGAATTTTTATTATGTAACAAGACATAAATAAATTAAACTATTTTGTAATTATTGTATTTTTGTAAAATATGGATGAATCTCTGAATAAACTCATGAATAAGCAGTTCATTTCAATAATTGATGCATGTCTTAAGCAATTTGTTGAACTTCACATTGAAAATGATGAAGATATTGACGAAAATGTTAAAGATGAGTTAAAAGAAAAAATGGATGCTTTCAAAAAATCACTTAAAGAAAGTGCAAAAGAAAGTGCTAAGCTTGAGAAGAAAAAAGCGAATCATCCTAAAACAAAAAAACAACCAAGTACTTATAATTTATATATGAAGGAAAAAATGGCAGAGTTAAAAGATACTGAACCAGTAGAAACAAGTAGTGAAAGATTTAAGAAAATAGCACATATGTGGAAAGATGAAAAAGAAACATGGAAACCAAAAGTTGATAAATGAGTAAAAAAATTAAAATTTAGATAGTAAACTAAAAAATTAAAAACTAAGGTTTTTTTTTGATATATATATTTAAATTTAAAAATTTAAATATTATTTTTCTAATTAAATATATAATTTCTTATAATTTTAAATATTTTATCAATATTTTTTAAAAATTGATAAAGAAATTTAAAATAATAAATATATACATAAACTAATAGTATAGGTATATATCTAGAAACTATTATATTAAAGACTAATAGATATAAAAAAAATTGATTATGGATTCTATCATAACAGAAGTTATGAATAATCAATTTCATGTTATTCTTTCAGTAACTTTTGATCAATTTTACAATCATTATATTGATAATGATATGAAAATGTCTGAAGAATTCAAAAAATTTATGAAAAATAAAATTGCAATTTATAAAAATTCATTTGAAAAGTCCGAAAAAAATTTAGTTAATAATTCACAATAAATTATAACTTATGAAGTAATAAAACTTTAAAATCTAATTTAATAAAAAAATGTACATATATATTTTTTTTATACATAAAAGTAAAATGAATGAAACATTAAAAATATTATATATTTAAATATTCTATAAATTTATTGAAAAATTATTAATAAAAAAATATTTTATTATTTTAAATGAACGATCAAAAAATATATAATCCATTAACAAAAAGATATGTTTTAATAAAAGGAATTATAGGTAAAAAATTAATAAAAGATCATTTTGCAAATAAAATAATTTTAAAACCAGAAAATGTATTAAAAATAAATTTACTTATAAATAATATACAAAAAAAATCGAATATAGAAGAATTTAAATCTGAAGATTATAATTTGATTGATAAAAAATATTATAATGAAATACAAAAAAAATGGTGTAATAAAGATAAAAAAACACCTAATTTAATTCCATCTTTTTCAAAATATAAATTAACTTTTAAGATAATTTCAAAACAATTAATAAATAGATTTGATTTTAAATGTGAAAATTTAAATAATAATATGAAAATTAAATTTAATAAAAAAAATTTATATTTGAATTATAATTTTAATAATTATAATTATAGAAAATATAATTTTAATAGCAAAATTATAGCAAAAATATTAAAAAAAAATTATATAGAAAATATTGAAGACATTATAGACATGAAATGGTTTAATGAATCACTTATATATATAGAATCTCTATCAAAAAAAGATATATTTACTTTAATAGGTTATACAACAACAGAAGGTGCGAATATATTAAATTTATTATCAAATAATAAATTAACAGAAACTAAATTTAATGATAATCTATTATCAATAATTGATAATAATAATACATCGTATTTTCCATTTTTTTATCAAGCAAAAGAATATTTATCACAAGTTAATTTAAAAAATATAATAATAAATAATTGTAATATAGATTTACAAAATAATTTAAAATTAATGAAATATTTTAATAATATAAAAACAAAATATTCAGTAAAAGAAATAATTTATTTAATCATAAATATAAATACTCCAGATAATATAAAATATATATTATTAAATTATATTACTGTTTATTTAAGTTATAATATTTTTTGGAAAGTAGTTATAAATAACTGTCAAAATGATATTGAAAGAATTATAAATAATTCTCCAAAAACATATAAAACAATGTATGTTTATAGAGGTACAAAATATGATAATATTAAAGAAGAAAAAAAACTAATATATAAAATAAAAAATATATGGTTACCAGAAGAAAAAAAATATAAAAATAAAACATTATGGTCAACATCATTAAATTTTAATATAGCACAAAATTTTGCATATAGTAGTTTGCTTAGAATTAAAATTAATAAAGGGTCAAAAGTATTATTAATTCAACCTATTTCCACATATCCATCAGAAATTGAAATATTACTTAATAAAAATAGTAATTTAGAAATAAAGAAATATAATTTTATGCAAATATCAAATAATGATAAAAATGTATGTATTGAAGAAAACAAAATAAATATATCAAATTTAAATTTAAATTAAAATATAATAAGAAAATAAATGAGTGAAAAAACAAATATTAACTTAAAAAAATTATCACAAGATTTTGTAAGTATTAAAAATCATGATATTAATCAATTATTTATAATTGATAGTAAATTAATAAATTTAAATACTATAAATAAAAAAGCATCAAATAGTTCTTTTGTACAGATATTTAATATTAAAAATAATTTAAATAAATTTACTATATTGAGAGAAATTAAAGAATTTCCAATTTTGAAAAATTTAAATGTTACTATATCAGATATAGTACCATATTTTTGGTTAATATTATTAAAAGAAAATAATATTAATACAAAAGAGAATATAAAAAAGAATGAAAAATTGAATTTAAATAATAATTTTACTATAAATACAGATAATATAGAAAATAGACTAAAGATTGCAAAAGAAATTTTAAGAAAGGAATTAATATTAAATAAAAAAAAAACATTTAAAAAAATATTAAAAGATATTAATAATAGTGATAATGATATAATTGATAAAGCAAATAAAATTTGTAAAGATGAACCATTAACATATTCAGCTGATCAAATTTTAGGACTTTTATTTACAATAAATGAATTATTATCTTATAAAATTTAAACATGATAATGTGAATTAATTGGAAATTTATTTTCTCTATTAAATAATAATCTTTGACCAGTAGTTGGTTTAGAATGTATTTTATTTTCTTCGTTCATATAACCCATAAACCATTCATTTGGTCCCATAGTACATAAAACTTTTAAATTAAAATTTTGAATTGATTTTCTACATATACAACATGGAAAAACTTTTCCATAATCACCATTTTCTCCAATATATCTCCATATTTTAATATATCCATTTGTTTTTTTTCTTATCCATTGACCTATTTTTTTACCCTTTTGACCTTCACGTTTTGCTTCATATTCTAATAATGAAAGAAGTCTTCTTTCAGCACAACAATTACTATTATTAGTAACTCTAATACCAGCTCCTTCTGCATAAACTACAATTCCAACACGACATGTTCTAGTTATATTAATAATATCTTCTTCGTAATTAGTATATCGTGATAAACTCATAATGATAAAAATTTAATAATAAAGATTAAATATATAACTTTCAATTTTTATTAAATACATTTTAAATTATAAAATTTAAATTATTATTGATAAATAATACTTTAAATATTAATTATATAAAAAATTTATAAAAGTTCGCACAAAAATTTATTAATATCTATATAAAAAGAAGAATTTAAACCATTATCAAGTTTTTGTACTTCATTATAAGATACTTCAATATTTTTATATAATGAGTCATTATTAAAACCAGTAATAAAAGTATCAGTATATTGTATAGTTATTTTATTATTATTAACATTAATAATTTCACCAATAATATTTTTATATTTAACTCTCATATATTTTTTAAAAAATGTTTTTTCAAAATGATAACATTGTTTAAAATATATAGTATTTAAATGTTTAAATAAATACATAAATCTACTATTAATTTCAAGAAAACAAGGTGAAACTAATGCTATTAATTTGCAATTTTTATTAGAAAAAACTACATTTGCTATACCACCTCCAATTGCTCCAATAATATTAGTAGCATTATTAAATATAATAATTTTATCAATTGTAGATAAATTTTCAGAAAAAATTTCTTCATATCCATTTTTTTTTAAAATATTTACTAAAATATCTTCATTCATTATTTTTCTTCTAGTTGTATAATTGGTTCCTATATTTGAAAGATTATTATGAATCCATGTTCTTCTTGATATATAAATTTTTTTATGTAAAATTATATTATTATTTTTAATATTTGCTTTTTGACAAAGTAAATTATATATATCAAAAATTTCTTTACGTGGAGGTAAATTAGAATCAAAATCATGTGTGTATGAAGTACTAATATAAATAGTTTTATAAGTTGTGAAATCATTTATAATAATAAAGTCTGTTTTTTTAATATTTAATAAATCCATAAATTCAATAACAAAATTAAAAAATTCTGTTTTTTGTTCTGGAAAATTAATTAATAATTTTAAATTAGAAATTATTTTTTTTAAATATATATATGAATTTAAATATGGTAATGTATCATATAAAAAATGATAATAATTTGAAGTATTATAATTAAAAAAAAATAATGGATCAGCATATACATTATTTATTTTATTTTTTTCAAAAATAAAATCATTATTATCATATTGACTTTCTCTATTTAATGACAATGTTTTTTCTTTAATAGGTAAAAATAATTTATCTTGTGAATATAAAAGCGAATTTGGATAATAAAGAGAAATTCCTGTACATATACAATCAATTAATTTATAAAAATATATTTCTCTATTATTTTCATCTTTATTTAAAAATAAAAATTTACTATTATTATTAAATTCTATAAATGTGTTTATTAATTTTTCTTCTTTTAAAGTATTTAAACTTAAAATATTCATTTATAAATTAAAATGAATAAAATATTATATACTGTACACAGAATAAATAAAATTAAAGATTTAGTTAAAATACCTATTAATTATGGTATAGAAATAGATTTAAGAGATTATAAAAATACTTTAATACTAAATCATGATCCTTTTTTTAATATAGATGAAGTAGATACATTTGAAAATTATATTAAATTTTATAATCATAATTTTTTAATATTAAATGTTAAATCTGAAGGTATTGAATTTAAAATACTAGAAATATTAAAAAAAAATGATGTAAATAATTATTTCTTTTTAGATTGTTCTTTTCCGATGATTTATAAATTAATAAATAATAATGAATATAATATAGCATTAAGATTATCTGAATTTGAATCAATTGATAATATATTAAAACTAAAAAATAAAATAAAATGGGTTTGGATTGATTGTTTTACAAAATTACCATTGAATAAATTAAATTATGAAATTTTAAAACAAAATAATTTTAAATTATGTATAGTTAGTCCAGAATTACAAAATCAACAAAATAAGATTAATGAATATAAAAAATATATAATTAATGAAAATTTATTTCCAGATATGATTTGTACAAAAGATTATAATATAGATTTATGGAATAATTAAAGTAATTTTCTATATTTTTCATCATTTCTATTTAAAATAGAAGTTATTTGTGACTTAGTTAATTCTTGAGTATTATTATTTTTATAAGTAATTAAAAAATTTACTTTTAATATTTCTTCTATTTGCTTACATTTTTGTAAATTTTGTGCAATAATATATATTTTATTTTCATATATAATAATACTTTGATTTTTATATTCTAATTTATTTTTTATATAAAAAAATACATCTTCATCACAATAAACAAGTTTATCAGGAAAAAAATTTTTAAATATATTACAATTTAATTGAAATGTTTCATCTTCACAATAATATGTTATATTATTTAAATTTAAAAGTGAAATATAATTTGTATTTCTATAATGTTTTAAACTAATTTTTTCTTTTAATTCTATTAAATATGTCATAGTATTAATTTTATTCAATAATTGATCCCAATTATTACCAGTAATTATAATACCATGATTTTTTAATAATATTACTGTTTCATTATTATATAATTTATTAATTTGTTTTGCTAAATCAATACCTGGTGCATAATAATCTATTAATAAAAAATCATCTTTAACTATATCTTTAAAATCTTCTATTTCAATATTTTTTTTTATTAAATATCTAAGAAATACGATAGGATGAATATGTATTGTATATTTTTGTAAAAAACTATGCATATAAGTTTCAATTGATGGTTTTTCATTATTTTTCATTATACAATAATGTTTTAAATCAATATTATTTTCAAATAAATCATTTTGTAAATTTTTGTTATTTAAAATTGTATATCCTTTATTTATATTAACATCACTTAATATTGATCCACTTGATTTAATAATTAATAAATCTAAATATTTAAATGATATATTTCCACCAGCTGCTTGAACTAAATCATATCTTTCTCCAATTCTTTTACAATAAAATACAAAATTTTTAATTTCATAAAAAAAATTTTTCCAAAAAGTATATAAATTTATAGATGTTTTAAATGCAATATAATTTTTATAATAAATTATTGAATCTATTTGAGTTTTATTTAAATGACAACAATTAAAATTTAATTTTATACTACTATATATATCATCATTAAATGAATCTCCAATCATTAATATCTCATGTGCTTCACAATTTAATTCTTCTTTAATTTTTAAAAATATATATTCATGAGGTTTTTCAAGATTTGTTTCTTCACTCGTAATAATTTTATCAAAATATTGTAATATTTCTAATTTAATTAATTTTTCATATTGGATTTTTGTTGTAAAATTTGTAACAAGTCCAATTTTTATTTTATTTTGTTTAAATAATTGTAATAAATCTATAATATTTTTATAAATAGTCATTTTTTCAAAAAATTTAGTCCAATACAAATTATCAAGAGAATTAATATCATATAGTTGTTTTTTATTTGATTCATTAATATCTAATGAATCAATTAAATTTTTAAAATAAATTATTCTTGAATGTGATGCAGAAGTATTATTTAAATTAATTTTAATGTTTTTTTTAATATTATTGAATTCTTTTTCTAAAAAACTAATTGATATATTGGTTATTTGGTTAATTTTATTTAAAACACAATTAATTGCTTCATTATGACATATATCATAATCATATAATGTATTATCTAAATCAAATAAAACAGTTTTAAACATATTAATTTTTCTTAATATTTATTATATACATATTTATACGTGATTACATTGAGTTTAGTTTCATTATTATAAATAATATATATTCATAAAAATCATTTGATAAAAAATTTTCTAAATTTAATTTTAAATTAATAAATTCATCAAATAATTCTTTAATTTGTACATATTTTTCAAAAACTATTGTATTATAATTCTCTAAAATTTTTTGTTGTATAATATTAATATTATATTTTTGAAATACATATATTATATCAAATATATTATATTTATTACTAATACTTAGCATTAAATGTAATTCTTTATTAATTATTTTTATTTCATCAAAAGAATCTAAATCAAAAATATTATTATTATAAAACCTTACTATTAAATCTGAGTTATATTTTTGTGGTAATATATATTTATTATAATCATCTTGTCTTTTTTTTATATTTTCAATAATATTTTTTTTAGAATGACCTCTTTTTGTTGTATCTCTTATAATTTTCCATTGATATTTTAAATTTATATCAGTATCCATAAATATTTTAAAATTATAAATAGCATTATTATTATATAAAGTATGTAATCCACAAACAATTATATTTTTTTCATTTTTTATATATTCTGGGGAAGTAAATTTTCCTGTTTTATGATTATAATCAACTTGATAAATATTTTGACCAATTTTTAAACTAAAAACATCTTTTTTCATTTTAATTAAATAATTTGCATCAGGGTTTAAATGAGTCAAAGTATTCCAATTTTTATCATTTCTTTCCCATTTATGATATCTATCACATTCCATTATGAATGCTTTTGAAAATATATTTTGTAATTTTGTACTTAATGTTGTTTTTCCTGAACTAGAATCTCCACAAATTGCTATTAAATTACATTCTGATAAAATTACATTAAATTTATTATAAAAAAAATTTATTTTAATATTATTTTTTGATAAATGATAATATAATATTGTTTCAGAAATTATACCATATAATTTTATATATTCTGACAAATGAAAAAAAATATTAAAATATTTATCCATTATATTTGAATCTCCATATGCTAAAATATCGCAAACAAACATATCATTTTTATTTGTTAATTTTGATTTATCAATTTTACTATCAAATGGTATATAAATTATATTTTTATTAAATTCATTAAAATTTAATTCTTCTTCTATTATTACATCATATCTATATTTTATTACAATATCATATTTATAATTATAAATATTTTCATTTTGTTTTTTTATTTCATTTAATTTATAATATTTTAACCATTGATTATATAAATCATTTGTTTTTATATCTTCTGAAAAAAATCCATTTTTTTCAATTAAAATACATTTTGGTTTTAATTGCATATTTATTAATATTATCATTTCATTAAAATCATTATTATTCATATAAATATCTTCATTTTCATTTTTTGTTATATGCATATAAATATCTACTTCATTATTATTTAGTATAGTTTCTTTTATTGAAAAAATAGTTGTTTTAAATGTTCTTAAATACCCTGATATTAATAAAGCAATTTTCATTTTTCTTATTCTTTATATTTTTAATTTTAGTATAAACTTAAAATTATTTTTAAATATTAAAAATGAGTTTTATTCAAAAAATTTTAATTCAAATTTTTAATAAAAATAAATATAAAAAAAATAAAATTAATCATTTTTTTAATAAAGAATCACCGTTAGATGTTCAACGTTACAATGGACATCAATTTCCTATTAATCAATCTAATAAAAGATATAATTAAATACTTGGTATAAATTCCCAATTTAAATCTTTACAAATTTTTTTAAATATTTCTTCTTGTTGAAATAATTTTGTTCTCGAACGTAATAATGGAAAGTACTTTAAATATTCATCTTCTCCTAATAATTGTAGGAATTTGTGCAACGTATAGGAATAAGATAGAAAATTTTTTCTATTCGATGGGGCATGCTTTAAAAATGGGACTTGTATTTGTTTAAATAGGTTTCTTAATTTTTCTTCTAATTCAACTGATAAATGTGGATTAGGGACACCTGTAATTCTATGAGTAATATAAGGTGCATGTTCATAAAATCTATTCATACGAAGTGTTTTAAGTATTTTTTTAACTCTTGCATGAGTAACATCAAGCATATTATCTATTTTTTGTTTTTTTAGTTCTAAAAGTATTTTTTCAAATACTTCTTCAGGTATATCTGTTGTTTCTTTTCCTTGTATTTGATTAATCCATTCATTATAATGGTTTATTCGTTTATATGAAAAATAAGATATTTCTTTTGGTGGTTCTTTATAAGATGGTTTATCATTATCTGTTATTATAAATTCCATACTATGACATTCTTCACAATACATTATTCCTTCATGTAATAATACATTCAAATTAGATGAACTGCAATAATTGCATATATCTATATCGTTACTAATTGAATTATCGATAAAATCATTATCTATATAAGATAAATATTGATCCATTAATTTTGCTCTATTACCAACATAATCTATTTCTTCTGTTTTTTCTTTTGGTTGAAGATTGCCACTACCAAAAAAATCTAGTATATTCATTTGATTTTTTTTAGTAGATTTAGTTTTTTCTAAATTATCATAATATTCAAAAAGAATGCTTGATGTATTTGTTAAATAATCCAATTCTGATATATTTGTAAAATTTTTAATTAAATTTTCTTTTTCTTTTTTTTTTTCATAAAGTGAATGGTAGTTATTTAATTCTTCATCACTAAAATTAGAAAAATCAGTTCTATTATAAGTTAATAATTTATCTTCTATTTTTTTTAATTCTTTTTTATGTTGTGATAATTTTTCATCTTTCTCCACAAAAGTATCACATTGCTTATTATGACATATGTCTAATGTAACTTGTACTCTTTCATAGTTACATTTTCGTTTATTTATAATTGTAGGATTTTTCATTTTTTCTAATATATATATAGCTTTTTAAATTTAAAATTTTAAAAACTTCTTAAATATTTTTAAATTTATTATAAAGACTTTTTTTTGAACACATTATTAGAATTTTACTTTATTTTTTTAGTACATATTAATATTGTAATCCAAGATTTAAAATTTTGAATATGTTTAATAGTATTTAATTTAAATTTTGTATTTATTTTTTTTAATATTTTGTCATTTAAACAACAAGAAATTATAATTAGACGTTTAAAATCAATATTCTGAATATAATTAATAATACTATTTGTTATAGTAAAAACATTTAAAATTATTATATCAACGGTAGAAATTGAAAATTTGATATTATTATAATTTTCTAAATAATTATTAGAATATGGTGAGTTAATATTTGCATCATCAATAATACTTTTATGATTTGATATACCATAATAATTTTTACTGTTTATAAATCTAAAATAAACATAAAATTCTCCACCTACACCCAAAATATTTAAATAACTTTCTTTACAAAAAGATAAAACAGTATTTCTAATTTTATTAGAAATCAAAATATTATTTTGATCAAATGAATCTATATGTTTTATGAAAATTTCATTTAATATTATTATTTGAATTCTATCGTGATTATAATATTTATTTTCTATATAATTATAAATTTGAATAATATTATTAAGTTTAAAAATAATCATACCATTAAGATTATCTTGTGCTATATCAAAAAATTTTAAATTTTTTAATTGTTTTGTTCCTAAAAATTTACTACTTTGATTCACTTTACTCAACATATTTAAATAAATAATTTTAAGAAATTATTATTTAAAATTTTATATTTATTGCTATATAAATATAAAATTTTTGAAATATGTTTATTTCATTAGGCAGTAATTGTTGTGTTACATATCAACTAAATAAATATAATAAAAGAAATATATCTTTCCCTTTTGATTGGACAAAAATAAAGATTAATCAATTAATAAATATTTTAGAAAATGATTTTGAAAAATATACAGAACTTATTCCAAAATATATATCTGAAAAATATGATGATTCATATTTAATTACAAATAAATACAAAATTACTTTTGCGCATGAATTATTTGATAAATATAAAATTGAAGATTTTCAAGATAAATTATTAAATAGAATTGAAAATTTTAAAAAATATAAAGATAATAATGATATTACTTATATTAGAATTGAATTATCACCGTTAAAAGAAAGTTATCAAATAAAATTAGATAAATTAATGGAACTATTAAAAGATGCAAAATTGATTTTAATTATTTCTTCTAAATCATATATACCAAAATTAAGTTCAAATATAATTTTATATACTTTTTCAGATTTTAATGATGATTGGCAAAGAAATGATATTGATTGGTTTAATATATTACATACAAATACACCTATATAAAAAAATTATTAAGCTGCATATTTCCAATAATATCCATTTTTTAATAATTGATGTTCAATGCATTTATATAATGTTTGTCGTGACATTTTATTTTCTTTTATTACATCATTTACTGATACATAAGTGTTTAAAATTTCTTTTGAAATTGGATGAATTTTATTAATTTGAACTTTTGAACCATTAATTCTTTTTTCTGGCAATTGTTCTCGTAATAAATATTCATCTTTTAACTCTTGAGAACAATCAAACCACATTTGAAAATAATGACCACCTGATTTTGTTCCTTGTCTTATTGCTTTTGATACAGGAGCTCCACTTTTAAATTGCATAGCTTCTCCTGCTTCTTTTTGATCCATATAAACTTTAATAATTTGTGTTTTTTCTAAATTTAATTTTGCAACAAACCCTATATTTACTTGTTTTGATTTTACAGTTTCTTCTAATTCTTGAACTGTATCATCAGGTAAATTTCTGTCCAATACTTTCCATCTAAAATTTTTATATAAAATATTATTTTCATTTGCTTCTAAAATACAATTTCTTGATGCTCCTGGTATATCTTTATCTCTAGTTACTTCAATAATGCTAGAATAAGTTTTAATTAAAGATTTGCCATCTAAACTATATCTTTGAATTTTATCTCCTTTTTCTTGTGTATGATTTCTTTGTGTAATTGGAATAATACAATTATTAATTGCGGTATTTATTAAATTTTTTGTAAATTCTTCTTTCTCTTCTTTTTCTTCTTCATTTTTTTTATTATTATTTTCTAATAAAGTTTTAATTGAATTAATTTCTTGTAATAAATGATTTTCAACAGGAACAGGTTCTAATCGGAAACAGTAAATATTATGATTTGCTACACATACAGCTTTTTTAATTTCATCTTCATTCATTAAAAATACTTCAGTAGAAGTTTTATTATTAATAATATTTTCTTTATAAGCAAAAGGTGCTATATCTTTATGATGATGGAGGAATTTTTCAAATTGTTCATTAATAGGACATTCATAAACTTTAAAAATTTTCATATCACCAAATTCAATTTGTAAATCAATGATTCGTGATTTCAGATTCTTTGTTGAACCAATTTTAATTAATTGTTTATCATCAATATCTTTTATTTTACCAAAATAAACCACATATTTATTTTTATATGCGTCAATTAAAGCATTATTTTCAGAATAGTTAATTTGTTCTTTATATTTTTCTGCTTCTTTTTGTAATAATTGCAAACGATTAGTAGTTTCTTCTTTTAATTTATTAATTTCTTCATTAGTTTGTTTTAATTTTTCTTCAAGTTCATATTTTCCTTTTTCACGAATTGAAACAATTACATCACAAACCCATTTTTGAAAAGGTCGTGCAATAGGTTTATTAGAACGCATTAATAAGCGATAAACACCTTGTTCTGTTAAATATGTCATTTTTTGATTTCTACCGATGCTATCAGTTTCACTTAGAACATCTTTTTTTTCATCTTCATCAAAATTTTTGATAGATTCATGAATATTTTTTAATTTAAGAATGTTTGCAATTTCAGCAGCACGAAATAAAGGTTTTTCATCATGCCATAAAATGTTGATTTCGTAATCATTCCCTTCTAAAACAAAACTTTTAATGATATCCATTTTAATTATATTTTTTTTATAAATATATTAATATTCTTATCTTTAAGTAGTTTTTTAAAAATTAATTTTTAAAAAAAATTTAATAAATTACTTAAATATTTTTAAGTAGTTTTTATAAAAAATATTTTTTAAATTTTAATAAATTACTTAAATATTTTAAAACATAAAATAAAATTTAAAATAGTATTAAAATAGGAAAAATATAAATATTTAAATTATATTTAGTATGAATTTAAATTAAAATAAAGTATAGAAAAAAAAATATTTAAGTAATTAATTTTTTTTTAATTTATCAATAAATTTCATAAGAAAAACGGAATTTATTGTTACGTTCAATAATAAGTGTGTTTTTTAAAAATCAGTAAGTAAAATTTTTTTCTCACTATATAAATAAAAACAATGGGCGGAGGACTAATGCAACTCGTAGCTTTTCGAATTTTTCCGTAGAGCTAAAGAGCAGAATGTTTATATAGTTCCCAAGAATACTATATAATGAAAACATTAAAATCTTCGGGCATACGTAAGTATGAATATAATCTGCTAGTACTCGCTTTTTTTAAAGGCGACTGCGACATTCCAAAATTGCGGGAAAATCCTAAGAACTCTAATTACTACTTTCTTTAAAAGAAAGGAACACGGTTAATTGCCGTAAACAATAGTAAAAAAATTAGAGATTGGACAATCCGCAGCCATATACTTTATGGTTCAGAGACTAAATGGGAATGGGTGATTTATTATTATTTTAAGTAGCATTCCTAATAATTAGGAAAAAAATAATAATAAATTGCTTAAGATATAGTCCGCCCTTCTTTAATAGGAAGGAATTAAGCGACGGAGCACAAGACATCTACCTTATGATTTCAATAGGGTTGAAAAGCGATAAAAATATGTAAAAATTATGACAATAACATATTTAAAAAATAATTTTAGTGGTGTCATAGAAAAAAACCACAATCGCTAGTAGATAATAATTTTCGTCTAAGTTTATACGTAAATATTAGACAAGATTGTAATATTATCTGCAAGGAAATCAAATTGCTGGAAGGTCCTAAAACCTTTAATACTAAACATTATTAGAAATAATAATGCGGCTAAGATTTAACTTAGGTATAGTTATAATTTAAAGGATATTACAATGGATAATCAGCAGCTAAGCTTCTTTATTTAAAAGAAGAAAGTTCAGAGACTAAATGGTTTCCGGTATTCTATAAAAAGAATGCTCAAGATATAGTCCTCCAGTTTAATGAAAATTAAACATTAAATAGGTAAATAAAAAAAAAATTTTTTATGCCTATTAGGAGAACTGGAAATCCCCAGATCACATTTTTTAAGGTTGAAACTATTTAAAGTATGTCAAATAGACGACCTAGTAATAAAATTGCTAGTGAATATTTATCTTCATATAAATTTTATACGTAAGATTTATGTAAGATTTTAATAAAATATTTGCAACACTTCCAAATTGCGGGAACATCCTAAAAACGAAAATTAAAAAATTCATTTAAAAATTACAAAAAAAAAAAAAAATTGATAAAATTATTATTAATTATATTTTATAAAATGGCAACAATTCAAAGTAAAACCTGCTGCAACTGTCAAGTAAAAAAACCTATAACTGATTTTCCAAAAGATAGATCGCGAAGCGATGGTTTCCGACCTGAGTGTAAAGAATGTAAATGTAAAAGAGACAAAATTTATAGGGAAAATAATATTGAAAAGAAAAAAGAAATGGACAGAAAATATTGCAAAGAAAATGCTGAAAAACAACGTGAAAAAGCACGAAAATGGTATTATGATAATAAAAAAACCAATAGAAGTTTTCAAATTCGAAAAGCAATCAAAAGTAGAATGGGAGGTTGTGGAATAGAAGATTGTACAGATGCATCAGTTTTAAAATATTTAGATTGTTCTGTAGAATATTTTCAACAATGGATTGAATATCAATTTGATGAAAATATGATGTGGGAAAATCATGGTGATTACTGGCAGTATGATCATGTTAAACCTTGTGCAAATTACGATTTTGATAAAGAAGAAGATAGATTTGAATGTTTTAATTGGAAAAATATAAGACCATTAGAAGAAAGAAAAAATATTCAAAAAGGAGATATAATTGATAATGATATAATTAATGAACATAATGAAATTTTAAATGAATTTTTAAATTTAAATGTACCAAATATTATTGGAAACGATAATATCGCTTAGAGTAATTATCTAAGGTATGGTAAAAAACATTTCGTATAAATAAAAAGAATTTTCTTTTTATTAATGGACAATCCGCAGCCAAGCTTCTAACTCCGCTATAATAAGGATATGAAGAAGGTTCAGAGACTAAATGGTAGTGGGCTTGAAGAAAAATAATTATTTTCTAATGATAGCTTAAGATATAGTCCAACTGTTAAAAGAAATTTAACAGATTTTTTTTTGGTCTACAGAAGACATACAAACTTCGCCATGGAAGCCATCCAACAAACCTTTAATTATTAAGGGTAGAAAAGCAACCGAGATATATGAAACCATAAGTATATCATAAAAATCGTTAATGGAAAGACAATCCATAGTTGCTAGTATTATTCACTTGAATAATGCAATACTATCAAATTGCTGGAACACCCTAAAGCTAATAGGTACCAATAATTAAATATACATTTAATTTAACCAAGATAAAACTTGGGTATGGTAAAAATCTTATTAGATAATACAATGGGCAATCAGCAGCTAAGCTCTTAAAAGAGAAAGTTCAACGACTAAATGGTAGTAGGTTATCAATAAACTCAATAAAGAGTTATAATATTGATGGCTTAAGATATAGTCTAGACCCTACAAATACCACAAAAGTGGGGGTACAATCGTTAATGGTTCTGCCGGCTTTGGCAAACGTGTAACATGCACCATCTCTCGTAATGGTGATCTTATCCACCGTGTATACCTCCAAGTATCACTCCCTAGTTTCACCTCTGGAACTATTGGATCTGGATGGTGTGATTACATTGGTCACGCACTCATCAAGAATGTAGAAGTAGAAATTGGAGGACAACGCATCTAATTTGTCGGTGCAGAAAAATATCAGGTTTTTAACATTGTTTGTGTATGTTAAAAAATAAAAGCCTTTTGTGAACACAAACCCCTTAATTGAAAAAAAATTGTAAAGACTTTAAGGGATCACAGATATTAGTATTATTCTATAGGAGAATAATGCAACATTTCAAAATTGCGGGAAATTCCTAAAACCTATAAAAATTGATTTTATATATAAAGCTAAATTATTTAATATAAATATAAAAAATATGAGTAAAAAATGTAATAAGTGTTTAGAAACAAAAGAAGTTAGTTATTTTAGTATAAATAAAACTTCGAAAAATGGAAATATAGTCTATAAAAGCATATGTAAAAATTGTCATTCTGAAGTTGAAAAAAATAGAAGAAAAAACAATCTAGAAAAGTTTAAAGAAAAAGATAAAAAATTTTATGAAAAAAATAAAGAGATTATTTTAGAAAAAAACAAAAAATACAGAATTAATAATAAATCTAAAATTCAAGAACAAAAAGCAAATTATTATATTTCTCATAAAGAAGAAATAACTCTTTATCATCAAAATAATAAAAAAAAAAGAAATAAAAGACTTCAGGAAAAAACAAGTAACGATAAAATATATGCTATAAAAAATTCATTAAAAACTAGACTATATGAAATTATTAAAAACAAAACTTTCTCATTTTCAAAACTCATTAATACTAATTGTGACAATTTAATTGAATGGTTTGAATATCAATTTAATGATAACATTAATTGGGATAATTATGGTACAGATTGGCATTGTGATCATTTAATTCCTATCTCATTCTTTAATTTTGAAGATGAAGAAGATAGAATTATATGTTTTCACTGGACTAATTTAAGACCATTGATATCAACAGAAAATATACAAAAATCAAACAAAATTTGTCAGGATGAAATATTAACACATATACAAATATTAAAAAGCTTTATTACAAAATCAAATAATGGATACCAAACCAATTATGAAAATAGTTGGTGGCGAAGATTAGAACTTCGATATGGTAAAAATTCCAAGGATAATTTATATTCTTTATTGAAAGGATATAATAATATGGATAATCCGCAGCCAATCTCCTAAATCCGCTATAATAGGATATGGAGAAGGTTCAGAGACTAAATGGAAATGGGTTTGAAAGAGCTAATTACTCTTAATGATGACTTAAGATATAGTCCGTTTAATAGTGAAAACTATTATGTATATTGTTGCGACAAACAATATGGTGAGTGGCTTCATGTGTGGAATGAACTTACCCAATGCTCAGGTAAGAAAAGTGGTTATGAACTTATGGTAGGAAAGAGTGTAAAGGGAACTACTGGTTCAGGTGTTGTTGATGCCAAAACACTTTACATTCCCCTTCAATTCTGGTTCAAATGATAGGACCTGAAAAGTAGTCAGTCTTATGTTAAAAAGGATAGCATAAGAATAAAAACTGTTTAGTACTCCTTTCAATTTCTTCGTGTAATTTTAGGTAACCCAGCCCAAAGATTATGCAAGTATTGTTTGTACAACTGCTAGTAACCTTGACGAATAAAGGGCGTCAAATAAAAAAGGTTGCAACACTTTCAAATTGCGGGAACTCCCTAAAGCTGTAAAATTTGAAAAATAATAAGGATTTTAATAAAAATTGACGAAAAGTTAAAACAAATTAAATCATAGTTAATTATGGCGGAAGAAGAAAAAATCGAAACGAAAACTTGCAGACTCTGCAATGTTACTAAAGAAGTTAGTGAATTTCAATATCGTAAAGATAGAAAAACATATAGGAATGAATGCAAATTATGCAAACAAGCTTATATGCAAACTAAAAATTATAAACATAAAACTAAAGAAGAAAAGTTAATCAAACAACAAGAAAAAGAAGCAAAATTAAATGTCAAAGATAAAATCTGTGAAGAATGTCATATTTTAAAACCTATTACTGAATTTGAATTAAGAACTGATACTAAAGAACCTTCTATTCGCAATCAATGTAAATCTTGTGTTCAAGCATATAGAAATAAATATCAACGAGAAAATGAAGAATATAAAATTAAATACAATGCATATAAAAGAAATAGATATAAAACTGATATACAATTTAAATTAACAGGGGATGGAAGAGGAAAAATAACAAAAATTATTAATAAAATTCGTAATGGTAACGCAGATAATAAAATGACATTTTTAGGATGCACAAGTAAAGAATTAAAAAAATACTTTGAAAAAAAATTTTATAATGACATTAATTGGACAGAACGAAATTTTCAAGTAGATCATAAAATTCCTATATCTTGGTTTGATTTAACAAATGAAAAACTTTATAATTTATGTTTTAATTATAAAAATTTACAACCATTAACTATTGAAGATCATAAAAAAAAAGGATCAAATGTTTGGACTGATTATGATTTAAAAAAAAATCCTTATATTTAAAAAATTAAAGAGTACTAAGTATATATAGAAATATATATATGGCCAAGATTAAAACTTGGGTATAGTAAAAAACTCACAGATAATTAATAAGAAATTTTTCTTATTTAAAATGGGTAATCCGCAGCCAAGCTCCTATAATATGGAGAAGGTTCAACGACTAAAAGGAAGTGGGATTTTTAAAATAATAAAAATCTTAAGATATAGTCTAGTCCCTATTAAAAGATAGGAATAAACTGCTCAAAGAATCCGGGACTTGCACTCCCACTCATCGCCTAAATTAGTTGGGCTAAAAAGTAGTTAGCCTTATATAAAGTGGATAATATAAGGATAATTCTATAAGTACTCCACTAGGTATTAATTACCTATTGTACAACTGCTAGTAACCTAAAACACAAAAAAGTGTTAATTAAAGGTTGCGACACAATCAAATTGCTGGAACGTCCTAAAGCTTTAAAAATTTGAAAATTATTTGAAAATAAAAAAAAAATTGAAAAATATATAAACTTATATGAATTATAAATATAATAAAAAATGGCAACAATTCAAATAAAAATTTGTTCTTCTTGTAAAGAAGAAAAACCTTTTGAACAATTTAATAAATCTAAAAATGAACCACATGGTCTAAGTCGGCAATGTAAATCTTGTAAAAAAAACTATAGAGATAAAAACAAAGAACATATTAAGAAAAAACTTAAAGAATACTATGAAAAAAACAAAGATAAAGTATTAGAAAAAAATAAAATCTATAGAGAAGAAAATGTTGAAGCAATTTCTATTCAAAGAAAAGGATATAGAGAACAAAATAAAGAACATATTAAGAAAAAACTTCAAGAATACTTGCCGATTAGAAAACAAAAAATTAAACAAAGAAGAAAAGAAGATCGTAATTTCAGATTACAAGAAATAATCCGTTCAAAATATCACAAAATGATTAAAGGTATTAATACTTCATATGCTGATAAAATTGGTTGTGATAGTGAAACTCTTATAAAATGGTTAGAATTTCAATTTGATGAAAATATGAATTGGAATAATCTAGGAGATTATTGGGAAATTGATCATATTATAGCTATAAATCAATTTGACTTTAAAGATCCTGATGAAATCAAAACCTGTTATAATTGGACAAATTTACAACCATTATTTAAAACGGAAAATAAATCAAAATCTGATAATTTGGAATTACATTATTACTTTAATTCTATAATAAATGTTCATAGGTTCATACAAAATAATAATTCAAATTTTAATGGGTACCAAAAGATAAATGAAAGTTTGTCTTGGCTAAGAGAAAAACTTAGGTATGGTAATAATCCCAAAGATAATAAATGGATAATCAGCAGCAAAACTCCTAAATCTTAACTGACATGGAGAATGTTCAACGACTAAATGGTTGTGGGTGTTTTTTTTATAAAACACTTAAGATATAGTCTAGTCCCTTTTAAATCATATGCCTATTTTGTGGGCATGGTTTAATTAAATATTCCGAAAGGAAGGGTATAAACGTACAATACCACGAAGTAAAACTCAACCTAGAGTTCAACTCTCTAACCAACTGCCTCGACTATGGTGTAACCGCAACCCCTAGTATTTCTGATGCATCATTTTACGTTGATTATATTTATCTTGATACGGACGAAAGGAGAAGGTTTGCTCAAGTATCTCACGAGTACCTGATCGAGCAACTTCAATTCACTGGAGATGAGACTTGCAGTTCATCCGGAACAAATAAATTCAAACTCAACTTTAACCACCCATGTAAGGAATTAATCTGGGTAACCAGACATGCCACCAACGAATCCAAAAACTGGTGGTTCAACTTCACAACCGATTACACACATTCATGGGTAACTGCTTCATCCTCTTTCACTGGAGTAAATCCCGTAACAACTGCCCTTCTACAACTTAATGGACACGACAGATTCTCCGAAAGATACGGTCCTTACTTCGATCTTGTCCAACCTTACCAACATCACGAGAATGTGCCCGATGTACGTGGTATTAACGTATATTCCTTCGCACTCAAACCCGAAGAACATCAACCCTCGGGATCTTGCAATTTCTCACGTATCGATAACGCAACTCTTCAAGTTGACTCCAGTATGGATGGTGTAACTAAAATTTTTGCTGTTAATTACAACGTCTTAAATAGCTTGAGACAAACAGTAGAATGCTAATATAGTACCCAAGAAAACTATATTAGGAAAACATTGAAATCTTGGGATGTGAAAAACACATATATAATCTACTAGTGGTTTCTAAAATAGAAACTGCGACATTCTTAAATTGCGGGAAACTCCTAAAATTTTAACTACCACTCTTTATAAAGAGGAACACGGTTAATAGCCGTACCCAATGGTAAAAATGTTAAAAATTGGACAATCCGCAGCCAGGTAAAATCTGGTTCAGAGACTAAATAAGAATGGGTGATAAAAAATAATTTATTGCTTAAGATATAGTCCTTGCTTTTATGAAAGTAAAAGATTTATCAAGAAGGATAATGTCGGGAATGGGAGGATTAGCCTACAGTAATTAAATATTTTTCCTATATATAGGAAAAATATAAAAATTAAAAAAAATTAAAAAAAATTAAAAAAAATTAAAAAAAATAAAAAAATAAAAAAATAAAAAAATATAAAAATAAAAATAAAAAAATAAAAAAAAAAAAAAAATTTAACTAAACTAATTTTTTAGAATATATTGATAATATTATAGAAATAATAAATTTTAAGATAATAATTCAATATATTTTTCATAAGTAACAACAATATTGTTATTATAATTTATTGGAAATTCACATTCATATATTTTTGAACTTTGTCTAAAAACTGCACGAACTTGCTCTTTATTAAGAATATTATTTAATTTATTACTAATGTCATTATATGATAATTTTTTATCATTATATTTTGTATATAAAACATCTAAAATAAGATTAGGTGTAATTGTTCTTTTTTTAATTGAAATCATAATTTTATTTGTATTTTTACTTATTTGTTTTACTTCTTCTAATAATTCATTATAATCTATATAATTAATATTATTAATTGGAAATTCATCTTCAAATAATAAAGTTTTTCCTACTAAAATATTATTAATTTGTGGCTTTGATAATTCTATTCTTTGTTTTTGTAATATATTTCGAATATCATCTACTGAAGTATATTGATTATTCTTTTTACATATTAAAACATCAATAATGAGATGTTTTTCAAATTGTCTTTTACCTTTTGATAAATTACGAGATTTTTCAATAATTTTTTCTTCATTACTTAATTTTTCTTGATTTTCTTTTTTTTCTTTTTTTTTAATAATATTTTCTTTTATATTATCTTCATTAAATTCGGTAGTTTTAACTAATTTATTTAATTTAATTAAACTTACTGTACTTCTGTCAATTTCAAATAATTCAGCAATTTCTTCTTGTGATAAAGTATTTTCTAGTAAAAAATCTCTAATTAAATCTATTTGTTCATCAGTAACTGTTCTTTTACTTTTTGAATTTTTAATAGCTATTTTTACTTTTACATCAATATTCATTTCTATACCATATCGATGATTATCTTCTCCAAATTTTCTATTTGGTTCATAATATCGATTAGATATTTTTTCAAAATGATTATTTAGTTTAGATTCATCATTTTTATTTAAAATTTCTTCTTTTAAAATATTTTGAGATGTATGTTTCATTATTGATAATTGTTTTTCTAATTTTGAAATTTGTTCTTGAATATCTTTTGTATAAGTATTTCCTTTATTCTTTTTTTTTATATTTAATATTTGTATTAGGTAATCAATTTGTTCATTTTTAACAATACAATAAGATTTTATTCTATTTAGAAATAATTCAATATGTTCTTTTGAATAAATATTTAATCTATATTTATCAGCTGATAAATAACTATTTTCTATATTTTGTTGTAATAATATATTAAATTGAACATGTTTTTGGGTTAAACCTACTATTGAATTTGCTATATATCCTTCAGCATCTGTAAATCCTGATAAATATTGATCAGTTAATCGAGGTATAACAAAATTTGGTTTTAATAAAATACTTGTTGATTGCAATAATTTTAATTCTTCTGTTAATATTTTAAATTTTTTACTATTATTTTCTTCTAAACACTCCTTTGCTTTTTTAAATCGTAGATACTTTATTATACTTGTTGAAAGTATATCATTAACTAAATCTATAAGTTGTTCTCTTTTATTTAAAGTATAAACATATAATGTTCTTTGATTTTCTTTATTTTGTCGTTGCCTAATTATTCCACCATATTTTCTTTGAATTGAATATAATGGTCGTATATCACATTGACCTATTGATACATAAATACTATTATTTGTTGTTGAAATAGTACCATCTCCATCTATAAATCCTCCAAGATATTCTTTTGAAATTTCAAATATATCATTCATTTTATTATCTTCAAGTTTGAATTCTTTTATATTCTCTTTATATTTCTTTCAGACATTTTTAAATATTATATTTTAATAGTTGAAATATAATTTCAATTTTTAATAAATACTCAATTAATTATTAAAATTTACTCATAATTAATATTTTATAACAATTTAAAAAAATGAAAATCCTTTATTTCAAGCAAATCAATTAGCAAAATTTCTTAAATTAAGAAATATAAGAGAATCAATTAAAAATTTTGATAATGATGAAAAAATTGAAGTAAGCAAAACTGACGCCATCGGTACATATCAAACTCTTGCAGAAGTAACGACAAAATATAAAATGGCTAGGCGCACTTTGTATTCTGCTATTAATGGAAATTTGATAAAACGTGAATTTAAATGGAAATTTGTTTAATAAAAAAATCTTTAAACTGGATGATTAAAATTTATAAAAAATTTGCTCACATTTTTAGACCCTAAAAATCACTAGGACGGGGTGATTAAAGTTTATCAAACTCTAAATTAATTTTTGAGCAAAATCAGTCAATATAGGCTTATCTAAAACACAAATATCAGGTAAAGGTTTTCCATAGGTTCTAGGTGTTTTACTAAACATTATAGGTTTATGTGGCCAATGTGAGGTCATTCTCATTTCATCAAATATTTTTTTTCTTTTTTGTAGATTTTTAGGTGTTGCTCTATTTCTTTCTGTCATACAAACATAAACACATGATCTAAAATTAGGTTTATTTCTTCCTTTAATAGCTTCTGATCCACAATGTGCTGTTCTCGAATCCCACAAAATTAAATCACCCGCTTTTGCTTTTATACAAATTTTTTCACATTCTTCTATATTTTCAAAATATGTTACCTGATCTTCCGTCATTTTATACCAATTTTTATTTGGTTTATCAATAGAATCTTTAAAAGTTTCATAGAAATTACCAAAATGTTTATGCGATTTAGAATAAACTCTTGTTGTAGCATCACCTTCATCAATATATAATGGGTATATTTAAAAAATTTAAATTTATAAAGCAAAAAAAAAAAAATTTGATTTACATAATAAAAATGATTATTATATATTATTAATATAACCATGGGAAAATGTAAGGAACCGAATTGTCCAGTTAAAAGAGCACAATTTGGTTATGAAGGAAAACAAAAAGAATTTTGCTCAAAACATAAAAAAAAAGGAATGATTGATTTAGTACATAAAAAATGTTTTTGTGGAAAAAATACACCATATTTTGGATTAGAGGGTGATAAAGCAACTCATTGTAGTGAGTGTAAAGAATCTACTATGATAGATGTAAAACATTTAAAATGCTTTTGTAAAAAATCAAGTCCAAGTTTTGGATTTGAAGGAGCTAAAAATCCAACTCATTGTAGTATTTGCAAAGAAGAAAATATGATTGATTTAAAACATTCAAAATGTTTTTGTGGAAAAAAAACACCATATTTTGGATTAGAGGGCGATAAAGCAACTCATTGTAGTGAGTGTAAAGAAGAAAATATGATTGATGTTGTACATCAAATATGTTTTTGTGGAAAAAAAACACCATATTTTGGATTAGAGGGCGATAAAGCAACACATTGTAATGAATGTAAAGAAGAAAATATGATTAATGTTATTTCTAAAAAATGTTTTTGTGGAAAGAAAATTCCACTTTTTGGATTTAAAGATGGAAAAGCAACTCATTGTAAAGAGTGCAAAGAAGAAAATATGATAAATGTTGGAAGTCCAAAATGTTTTTGTGGTTTAAAGACACCTAATTTTGGATTTAAAGGGGAAAAAGCAACACATTGTTATGATTGTAAAGAATCATTAATGATTGATGTTAAACATCCAAAATGTAAAGTAGAATTTTGTACTATATTAGCAAATAAAAAATATGAAGGTTATTGTGCTTATTGTTATGGTAACTTGTTTCCAGATGATCCTAAAATTAAAAACTTTAAAACAAAAGAACGATTAGTTGTTGATTATATTAAAGAACAATATAAAAATTATGATTGGATTTTTGATAAAACTATATTAGATGGATGTAGTAACCGAAGACCTGATATTTATTTAGATTTAGGATACCAAATACTAATAATAGAAGTTGATGAAAATCAACATAGACAATATGAAGATATTTGTGAAAATAAAAGAATGATGATATTATCACAAGATGTTAATCATCGACCTATTATATTTATCAGATTTAATCCAGATAAGTACATTAATGAAGAAAATAAAAATGTACCATCATGTTTTTCAATAACAAAAAATGGAGCATTAAAAGTCAATGTTAAAAAAAATTGGAATCATAGATTAGAAATATTAAAAGATAATATAGATTATTGGATAGAAAAAGAAACAAATAAAACAATAGAATTAGTACAATTATTTTATGATGAAGTTTAATTTAGATTTATTAACCCTTGTACGCATAATTTTGAAGTATTAGTAAATTGTTGATCAAAATGAAACCAATCATTTCTAAACCATCCTCTTTTAGTAATTTCGGGAGGCATTCCTATTGATACACCATCAAAAGATACTATTAAATCATCTGTACTACAATTCCAAATTTTTGCAAAAACATTAGCAACATTTTCGTGTGATCGGATGTCCCATACATATTGAGCGTGTCCAATACTAAAATATTGAATTAACATAGAATGCATAGGAAATAAATTATAAATCCCTCTATAAGACTTTTCATTTTCAAAAGTGATTGGAACTTCTAAATTTGATGTCATATGAGTCAATGTATTCCACATTTGTGTTCTACATTGTTGAATTATATCACTTGGGATAACATTTGGAACAACACAAAATCCATCTTTTTCAAGAACACTATTAATATTATCCAATGATGCGTAATTTTCTTTATATAAATTCATATTTGAATATATTTTTCTTTTTTTTAAATATTTATCAATTTTTATAATTTTAAATTAAATTTTTATAAATTAAATTTTAAATCTAATATTTTGAAAAATATTATCATACCTCATATTATATCTAATATTTTATATTTATCTTATTATAAAATTATAAAAATCTTTATATAGGTTAAAAAATATGACAGACGTTCGTAGACTTCTTAATTTCAGTCAAAACACCAATAATGCACAGGCAAAACAAAATAATGCACAAGTTAGATATCAACGTAATAATTCAGTGGAAGAACAATTTAATAATAGTAATTATATTAATTCTCGACGTAGTAGTTTTAATAACAATTATAATCCAGTTGATTTTCGTTTGAATAATAATAGTAACAATATAGGTAATGGAAATTTAGTACAAAGCCGTGCTATTGCAGGAAGACGTAATCGAAGAATATTTAATGATAATATAAGAAATGCAAGTAATGCTCGTATTAATGATCCTAATTTAGATATTAAAAATTGCGATTGTTGTTCAGAAAAACAAATACTTGATTTTATAGAAAATAATTATGATAGTATTAATTTTTGGGATAAATTTATTGAAAACGAAAATTTTGCATGTTTAAAAAGAAAATATTGGGTATTTTCATCTAATAAAAATCAAATAGATTTTGAAGAAAATAAAGAACTAGATTCTTTAATTGAATATTTAAATATTGAGGAAGATCAAGAAAAAACTTATATTAAAGTTAAAATTGATGAGGCTGATGATGCAGGTGGTCCTTTAAATCAATTTATATGTAATGTTCAAGATCAACTTGTTAAAAGAGGAAAGGATTATTTAGAATATAAAAAATTAAATAATGAAATCGAATCATTTGAAAGACAATTAAAAATGGAAAATAACAAACCAAAACCGAATCAAGTTTTAATTAAACGTTTTGAAAATATTTTAAAAAAAAAAAATCAAGAACTAAATTCAAATTTTAATAATTATGTAGATAATCGAATTAAACTTAATACATTTCAAAAATTACTACAATTAAGTTCATTTAATGGTGTTTCAATACAAATAAATAGATTTATGCTACTTTCAATAAAAGATTTTGATAAACAAATCTATTTGTTTAATAATTTGATGGAATCAGATAATTTCACAATAACGGATAGTTTATTTTTAAAATTAGTTTTATTAACTTGTTTTGAAAATCCTAATTCCGAACTGATATCTAAAATTTTGAGAATGAATAATAATGATATTTTAAATACATATACAAAGACAAATAATAGCAATAATAATAATAGCAATAATGTTCAAAAAAAAATTATTAAAACTATCAATCCAATGCTAAATTATGTTAAATCTTTTATTGATACAGATTCACCATTTTCAACTATAAGCTTTATAGTAAATAATGTTCAATTTTTCAATATATTTAAGAATAAAACAGAAACAATTCAAAAAACAATTCAAATACTTGAAATTGTTAATTTAAATCCGCAAAAAAAAACTTCTGTCGAATTATATTGTTATAAAAGATTTATTAAATCTTTACATCAATTATTTTGTTTAGGATTAAATAATGAATCTAAAAATACATGTATAAAAACAATAAGAAGAAACACAAATAATAACAATAATAGTAATAATAGTAATAATAATACTAATACTGCTTATAAGAATATTCCAAATTTTGATTATATTATACACTTCATTAAAATAATCAGTGCTAGTACTATTAATCTTCCCTCAGAAATGTGTTTTGATTTATTTCATGATATGGATATTAAAAGAGCACCTTATTTTGCACATACTTGTTTTAAAAAAATTGAAATAGATTTACTTTCATTTATTAAACCTTCTGTTTATAACACAAATAATTCGAATTCTAATGATATGACTGAGTTACAATCTCTATTCGATAAATATACTAAAAGTAGAGATGATGTAGTATTTAATGAGGTTGAATATGCAAAATCATTAAGAAATCCTGAATCACAACTAAATATTGATTCGAATGAATTACTTAAAAAAATAAAAAATATTAAGAATACAAAAAGACAATTAACAAATCATATATTTAATTTCTTATTTACACCTAACTTTAAAAGAGATGAAAAAAATGCTCTTCTTAATACTATTAATGATAAATTTACAAGTGCATAAAAAAATTTATATAATAAGAAAAATAATAGAATTAATTAAAATTTTTATAAATAATTGATTAAGTACAACTTTGTTTATTACAACATAAATTTTTATTTTTTATTTACTTTAGGTTTAGTTGTCTTAGGTTTAGTTGTCTTCGGTTTAGTTGTCTTAGGTTTAGTTGTCTTAGGTTTACCTCCTTTTTTTTCAACATAATATTCTCCCATACCTGGTAAAGCACTATTTGTTTTAAAATAACCACTTTGTGTACTAGGGAAACTTTGTGAGAATTTTGCATTGTTTTTAACTTGGGCTTTTGGTTTAGGTTTATTGTTTGCATTATTTTTAACTTGGGCTTTTGGTTTAGGTTTATTGTTTGCATTATTACTATTATTATTACTATTATTATTATTACTATTATTATTACTATTATTATTACTATTATTAGCTTGTGAAACATTGCGTAAAGGTTTGCTGTTTTCATTAGCTCCACCTATCTTTCGTGATGTTCTGCGTTTTTTTCCTTCTACAGCATTAAATTCTAACATTTTTAATTTAATAAAAGAAAAAAATTATTTTTCTAATCTTTTTAATTAAAAATTTTTATAAATTAAATTTTTTATTAAAAATTTAAAGAATAAGAAAAAATAATAAAGCAGACTAAATTTTTATAAATAATTGATTAAGTACAACTTTGTTTATTACAACATGAATTACATGCAGTCTCTTTCATAGCTGCCCAATGAAATTTATTACTACTACAACCTAAATAATTTTCACCTCCTAGACATACATAAGGGGTATCACTACCACAACTTTGAAAATAATTAGTATTTAATAAATCACATTCTTGTTTATCACACCATATAATTCATCTGCTGAGATTTTCACATCTTCTTCTGATTCATTTTCATCAAAAACATTTAAATTAGATTTTTCTTTATAAAATTCTAATGCTTTTTTATTATATGCTTTAGCAGCATCATCTTCATCTTTATAAGCACCTAAATAATGTGTTTCACCTTTATATTTAATTGAACTAACCCAATATCCTCTTTTTAAACATACACCAATATATTTACTAGATGTATTTTCCATTTTTGTTTTATTATGAGCATTAAGACCAAAACTTGCACTTCTTAAATTACATCTTCGATTATCGTGTTTTATTTTACTAATATGGTCTATTAATTCATCTTCTTTTGCCTTCATTACATATCTATGCATTAATCCAACTTTATTATTAAAAATATAGCCACGACTAATAGACCAATTTATACTGTTTAATTCATGCCAATTATCTTCATCTACTAAAACTTCTAAATCTTTCACTTTAATAAATGATATTCCATCTTTATTTCTAGTAATTTCAGTTTTTTTATACTCTTCTTCTTCATGTTTCTTAATTAGTTCGATTTTTTGATTAATTTCATCCAAATCTTTTATTGCTTCTTCTAGAGTATCTTTATAATCATCTACATATACAACACTTTTGTAATTTTTTTTGGCTCTATATTTATTTTTATTAAAATCAATGTTTTTTGGTATATCATATTTACTATTTTTTTTCTTAATTAAATCATTAATATTTATATTCAATGTATCTTTATACTCAACTAAATTATTATTATTTGCTGCTTTCCCTAGTAATTTAAAGGTATAAATATCATATGCTTTTGCTGCTTCTTCTTCTGTTTCAAAACAACCTAAATCAACTTGTTTTTTCTTAAACCAACAAGTACTCCTCCATTTTTTTAGTTTTTTATTCCAAATAACACCTTTAAATTTAGATGATGTTACAATATTGGTATTTTTAATCTTATTATGACTGTTTATTGATTTTGAAACTTCTCTTAAATTATTTTTAGAATCATTTAATCTATCTTGATTAATATGGTCAATGACATATCCTTTTTCTGGTTTTTTTAATATAAAGTGATGCAAAGGAATAATTTTTCCTTTAATAGTTCCTTGTGCATAACCACTTGCATTTAAATGCCATTTATACTTATTTACTTTTTCAAAATCATCTTCATCAACTAAAGCGTATTCAACAATAACACGTTTCTTATTTCTTAAAGGAATACGAAAAGGAGAATTATCATACTTATTTTTAATAGTATCATTAATATAGATTGGTTCTGCCATAATTATAAATAATATGAGTTTAATATTTAAATAACTTTTTTATCAAATTTTATTAAATTTTGTAAAAAAAATATAAATTTAAATATATTCGTAATATTATTAACAACTTTCCTTATTACAACATGAATTACATGCAGTTTCTTTCATAGCTGCCCAATGAAATTTATTACTACTACAACCTAAATAATTTTCACCAGCTAAACATACATAAGGGGTATCACTACCACAACTTTGAAAATAATTAGTATTTAATAAATCACATTCTTGTTTAGAACAAAAATCACATTTTCGTGGAAAATCATATTCATTAATTTTTTCATCTGCACAATTTTTTAAACAACAAAAATCATCACATAATTCTTTATCATCCCAATGTGAAATTTCACTACTACAACCCATAGATGCTAAACCAGTGACACAAATATACGGATCTAAATCATGATTACATTGAGCTGCTTCACATTCCAAAAAATTACATTGTCTTACAACATCAGAATGTAAATCAACAGTAGTTTTTGATAGATTTTTAGATACAACAGCAGCACCACATAATAAACTAAAAACTCCTAAAAAGAAAAATGCTAAAAAAGGTTTTTTCTTTTTAATAATAACTTCTCCAATATTATATTCAGAAGATTTAATAGATTCATATTCGGAAGGTTTTGAAAAAGACATTATTATTTATTTTTAATTATATATATTATTTTTGTTTAAATAGTTTTTTATTAATTATTTATTATTATAATTTTAAGCTGTTCTTTCAAATAAACATATACAACTTAATGATATACATATTATTATACCAAATACAATTGCTATCCAATACATTAATGTATACCAAAATCTTGCATCAGAAGATTGTCTAAAACAATTTTCTGCTTCATTATTAAATAATATTGCAATTTCTGCACAATCATATGTATCTAAAATATATGTTTCTGCTCTAAATTTTGCAGCAGAATAACTACAAGGAGAACGTATAAGATTAGTAGTACATTGTGTTACTATATCAGAAGTAATATCATTATTTACATTTAATTGCTTAATTACATGATTTGACATTGAATCAAAACAATTTTTACCAGTTTTTTCAGCATATTGAACCGAATAGCAAGCGGCCAAGCCAAAAATTTGACCCGTAATGAATACGTTATCCATATAAATTGTTGAAGATGCCACACAGTTACCATTAGTATCATATAAAGAAGTTGTTTTACCTTTTTGACAAATATTATCTTCACATAATACACAATTATTTAATTGTGCGTTAATATTTTTTGTAAATAAAATACATAATGTCCAATAAAACATGATTTTTTTGCAATAATTCATTTTTTGATTTATATTTAAAATTAATTGTTTATATATTTTTTTTTATTTATTAAATCAATTTTTATAAAAATGCCTTTATATTGTTTAAAATTTAAATTTATAGTTTATATAGGTTTATATATAAAAATTGATTATTATATATTATTAATATATTTATACCAGATTATTTGTATAAATTCTAATATATTTTAGTTTAAAATATAAATTTGCGAGTATTACATTAAAAGTATTTAAGAATTATTTTACTAAAATAATAAATATTATGAAAGACTTATATTTATTAGTTCAAAATTGCTCTGAATATATTGAAGATGATATGATATTAGGAATTTTTACAGATAAAAAAAAAGTAGAAAATGCACAAAATAAATATATTAATACAAATTATAAAAATGATATTCAAATAATATATTTTGAAAATTTAGATATAAATAATGATAATATTTATATATTAATGAAATCTTTGATATATTTAGGACAAAAATATTTATATTTTTGCTTAATTTCTGATAAATTAGACTTAATAAAAAAAAATGGAAAACAACTTAAAAAAGAAGGATCTTCTCTTGATATAATGTATGTCAAATTAAAAATAAATAAATTATATTTATGTCCTAATGATATTAATGAATTAATATTCTAATATTTCATCATATGAAATAATATTATCTATTTCTTCTTTATTTAATGATTCATCAACTTTTTTTTCAATTTTTTTTTCTTTATTTTCTAAATCAATATTAGATTCATTGGATGAAACTGATACTTTAATATTATAATCTAAAAATTTAATATTAAATTCTTCTAAACTATGTTTAATTAAACCAAATATAATAGTTAAAATATTTATATATAGTTCTTTTTCTACAAAATCAGGTAAATATTTAATATTAATATCATCATCATCTAGTAAATTATTTACAAAATTTTTTAATTTTTGTTTAGTAAATTCTTTATCTAATTCTTTTTCAATATTTTTATTATTTTCTTCTTTAATTTTTTGCATTAATTTTTCTAAATTTTGAATTTTTTCATTTTGTATTTTAAGTTGATTTTTATAAAATTCTACTTCATCAATTTTAGAATTAAAAGTTCCCATATTTTTATTTAATATTTAATTTTGAAAAAAAAAAAAATAGTGAAATTTAATTATTTTAAATTAATTTATTTAAAGATTATTTTTATTTATATACATATAATTATAAAAATGTTTCATAAATTAAATGTTCGTGCATCAATAGAACCATATTATATAGACAAATACTATAATGAAGATGACAATAATGAAAAAATAACTGATAAAAGTAAAAATAATTTTAGTAAATTAATTACAGAATATGTTAGATGTCAAAAAATAATAACTGATAATAATTTAACAAAAAAAAAAATTCCTGAAGAATGTAAAAAATATATTACACGTAAAAGTGTAAAACCATTTGAAACTGATATTATTTTAGTATTATAATTTGTAGTTTTTTTTTAAGCTACAAATATATAAGAAATCATTATTTATTAATGATAATAGAGAATTAATATTTATTTATATTGATAAATCTGTAATATAAATAAATATATATATATTAACAGTATGAATTTCTTAAATAATTGTGATAAAATAACATTACATAATATAATGTCAATACAAAACTATGGGTGTTTTTTTTCATTTAATAGAGAAACTTTACAAATTAAACATTACTCAAATAATTTAAACATAAAATTAGGAGAAAATATGACAAAAATATTTAATGATAATGTAATTAAAAAAAAAATAACAGATTATTCATATAGTGGAAATGAATCATATATTTTTCAAACATTTTGGACAAATATAAATATAAATATAAATTTTAAACCCAAAAAATGGAATAAATGTTTTATAGAATGTGAATTATCTAATGATTTAATTTTAGTAACTATATCAAATTATTTTTCAAAATGTTTATCAAAAGAATTATATGATATAACAACAATTATTTTAAAATTAACAGATAATATACAAGAATTATTAGAAATATCAGCACTTCAAATATGTTCAATTTTAAAAAGTGATAGAGTAATGGTATATAAATTTGATGAAGAATATAATGGACAGGTTATATTTGAAAAAACATTTGGTTATGCTAATAAAACCTCATATTATAATTTAATGTTTCCATCTTCAGATATACCTGTAAATGCAAGAAATTTATATATTAAAAATCGTGTTAGAATTATTTACAATGTTAATGAAGAAGATGTAATTATAAATGGAAATGAATCAATTGATATGACAAAATGTTTTTTAAGAGGAGTAGCAAAACCTCATATTGAATACTTAAAAAATATGGGAGTATTTAGTTCAATATCAATTGCACTTATATTTAATAATAAATTATGGGGTTTAATAGTATATCATTATTATTCAAAAAAAAATTATATAATTGATTTACCAATGATTCATATATGTCAAATAATAGGAGAAATAGTAAGTACTCAAATTCAAAATCAAATAATAAAAAGACAATATGAAACACAAGAATATTTAAAAAATATGACATCTATAATAAATTCAAATTCTTTACTATTAATAAAAAATATTGCAGATATTTCAGTAAAATTATTTAATTTTTTTTGTGTTCTATATCAAGAAGATGAAAATATTAAAAAAATTCATAATTTAATTGTTGATAAAGATTTTTTAACATCAAAATTATGTGAAAAAATTATTTTAAAAATTCAAAATATTCATGAAACAACTAATGAAGATATATTATTAGATTCTGATATTGAATTAGATACTATACATTATTGTGTAGTTTCTTTTAAAAAAGAAAAACAATTAATTTTATTTATTAGAAGAACTAATATTAAAGAAATTATTTGGGCAGGAAATCCAGATGAACCTAAAATTTATGAAGAATATTTACATCCACGTAAATCATTTGAATTATTTGTGACATCCAGAAAAACACATCCAGAAAAATGGTCGGAAAATGATATCATTTTATTAAATATTATTGGAAAATATATTTTAGATATTTTTGAACATAATACTATGCATAAAATTAAATTAAAACTTGATGAAATTGAAACTAATTCAATTCAAAAATTAGGAATATTAACTGGTGTTAGTCACGAATTAAAAAATTTTTTTAATGGTATATTAGGTCCTATAGAAATATTAGAAGATAATACATATGAAGATCAATATAAAGAACTATTAAAAATTATTAAATATAATACACAAAATGCTTTATTAATGGTTGATGATATAATAACTTTTAATCAATTAACAAATCAATCTACAAATCAAATATATTCATATAAAAATATTATAAATCTATTTGATTATTTTGAAAATGAAGTAAAAATATTATTAAAAGGGATACCATTTAATGATCAAAATGATATAAAAATTATTAATAATTCAGAATATATTGATTATGTTTGTAATATTGAAATAATTAGAATTAATCAAATAATTAATAATTTAGTTAGTAACTCAATTAAATATTCATCAAAAAATTCAATTATTACTATTACTTGGAATATTTACAATAATATTAATAATTTAATGAGTAATTTAAAAGAGAAACAACAAAAATATCAATATTTTAAAGATTTTTGTACTATAAAACCAGATTTACCATTAGAAACATCTATATTATCAATAAGTGTAAGTGATAATGGAATTGGTATTCCTGAAAATTTTTTAAGTAAATTATTTAATCCATTTACTAAAGCAAATAATCATAATATAAAAGAAAGTTTAGGTTTAGGTTTAAGTATCATTAAAGGAGTAATTTTATTATTAAAAGGTAATATATATTGTATGACTGGAAAAGAAACAGGAACAAATTTTACAGTTTGTTTTCCTATTAATTTAGAAAAAAAAAAAGATAATTCATTAAATAATAAAAATATATTTTTAATTGATGATATTAAAAAAAAAAATGTATTTTTAATTGATGATTCTATAATTAATTTAAAAGTTTTAGAAATTTTTTTACAAAAAGAAACTAATAATGAAATAACAATTTCAACATTTTTAAATGCTGAATCTGCTTTACAAATGTTAAAAGATTATGAATATGATAAAAAAATTGTTAATTTAATAATAACAGATGTACATATGGATGGGTTAAGTGGTATAGATTTATTAAAAGAAGTTCGAGGAAATAAATATTATGATAAGACTCCTATTGTTTTATGTACAGGAAGTACAAGTTATTGTAATGTGCCTAAAGAATTAAATAGTTTATTTTTAATGAAACCTGTAAGTAAAAAATCTATATGTGAAATAATTAAAAAAACATTATCTTAAATAAAATAAAAATGTCAGGTGTATTTGGAAATCAAACTTCAAATACTAGAGCTCTATTATTTTATGGTATTTGTATTTGGGTTAGATTAGCATTAGTTTTTCTAGTTTATAAATATGCAAAAAATAAAACATTATTATATAGTTTATTAGCAATATCATTCATTAGTATTTATTTAAATTTTTCTAAAATACATGAAACAGTTTGGTGGTCTAGATATGTACATGGTATTGACTCAATAATATTATTTATTGTTTGTTTATTAGCAATAAATAATAAGATTAATAAAAAATCTGTAAGTTATGTACTATTATGGGATGTATTATTTGGAATTATTTATTCATTATATAAAAAACCATTTTTAGTTTAATTTATTTATTGTATTTCGATTAGACCATGTTTTACAAGTAAAAGATATTACATCAGAAAAAATAAAAGATGAATCAATTTTATCACAATCTAATGTAATATCTGATCCTGGAATAAAAAAATTTAATGAATTAATATTTTTATTTATTTTTATACAATTTACTTTTCCAAATACAAATGCTGAATCGTAATACATTTTCTCTATAATACCATTTTGATAGTAAATTTGATCAGTAGCTCGAATAAGTTGTTTTGATAAATGTTTTTGGTTTAATATTTTCTTATCTAATTCTAAATTAAATTCAAAATTTTTTTCATGACTTTGAATTTTTATAATATCATTTTCAATATTATAAATTAAATTATTTTTATTACCAAATTTTAATAAATTTATCGGATCAAATGATACTGATGTACTTGTGTATGATAATATCATTGTTCCTATTTCATTTGTTTTCTTATCTTTTACATATATATTGCATTCTAAACGCGGAATTACATTTTTTCCAAATAAAACACTAGTTACATTATAAATATTTACACTTAATAAATATTTTTTTTTTTCATTTTCTAATAATTGTATTGGAATTATCTCTAAATAATCTGGAATATTCTCTTTTATTTGATTAATTTGATCTTTTGATAATTGATAGTTAATATATAAACTATTTGGTTCAACATTAAAATTTGTTATAAAAGATTGTTTTATTATATTAAAAGGATTATAGTTTAATCCGGCTATATATGTATAAGCTGAATTATATTGAAGATTTGATGATGATTTAAATATTGTATTTGGATTAATATTTGTTAATTTATTTAATATCATAGTAAATCCATTTGAATAAGTAAATAAACTTAATAATAAATAAATTATTTTCATATTTAATAATACAAACTATTCTTTTTTTTCATTTTTTTAGCGTTTTTTTATAGTTATTGCTAAAATTTTTGGTTTTTTGAATGATTAAACTATTCTTTTTTTTTCATATTTACCATTAAAATAAATTTAATCATATTACTTTCTATTTTTGATAATATTTCACAATTTAATTCATTAATTCTATTTTCTGTTGTTTCAAATGAATCAATATAAAAAAATCCTGCTTTATTAAATTTATCTTTAATTAATTTTAATGTTTCTAAATTTATATCAAATAATTTACATTTAAATTGAAATATAGTATTTGTTATATTTAATGATTGAACTAAATATTTAAGTGATCCTCTATATAATAATATATTATCATAAGGAACACAGTCTAAACCTAATTTTCTTACTTCTAATGCATATTTATAATAATCTAAAATATCTGGGTTTTTTCCTAATTCATTTTGTATATATATATCTGCATAAATAATGATATCATGATTCATTTTTAAATTTTAATAAAAAAAATCTTTTATATATATTTTTATTATTTTTAAGTAAAATAAAAAAATTTGAAATTATAATTATTATTTTTTATTAGTATAATACAATATGGCTAATATTAATACTGTATGCTCTTTGACAATAGATGAAATTATTTTTAGATTAAAACAATTAAATATTGATAAATTTGGTGATTTAACTATTTATGAAGTAGTTGAAAAATTAAATTATATACCTGATAGTGATGATGATGAAAAAAATTCTATTGAAATGCAAAAAAAAACTAGAATTAGACGAGCTCCTAAAGTTAAAGCAAAAGAACATCAAAATGAAGAAATGATCGGAGAAGATAATAATATGTATTTAAGTAAAGAGGATCGTAACGGAATCTGGATGTGGAAAAGAATTAGTAATGATTTAAAACAAAATGATGGATATGAAGAAGTTAAAAATTCTGAACCTACCGACAATATTAAAAAACCTAAGAAAAAAAGTGAAGAAAAAGAACTTGAAATTGAAGAAGATTCTAATAAAAAAAAACCTAAAAAAAGAGGTTCTCCTGAAGAAAAAGCTAAAGATCATAAAAATGAAGTTATTGAAGGAATTGATAAAAGAAAATATATAAGTTATCCTGATAAGAATGGACGGTATTTATGGAAGCTAGCAAAATAAAATAATTTAAGTATATAAATAACCCAATATTCAAGATTTATGAACTAAATTAACTTTTCTTTCTAAAATATAAAGTATTTTTATGATTCAAATACATTTAAATTAGCATTAACACCATATATTTCTATTGCTTTTTTATTATATGCTTTTGCTGCATTTATTTCTTCTTTAAAAGTACCTAAATAGTGTTTTTCACCTTTACAAGAAATATTACTTACCCACTTTTTTCCTTTTATAGATACACCAAAATATTTACTGGATGCATTTTTCTTTTTCGTAATATTATGCGCATTTAAACCAGCATTTACAATTCTTAAATTACAAATACGATTATCATCTTTATTATTATTAATATGATCTACTAATTCATCATCTTTTGCATTCATTACAATTCTATGCATTAAACCTTCTTGTGTATTTTTAATATATCCTTTATTAATATTCCAAGACATACTATTAAATTTATGCCAAAATTCTTCATCAATTAATACTTCAGTATCTTTTACTTTAATATATGGTATTCCATCAGAATTTCTAGTAATATCTTTTTTATTATGTTCTTCGTTTTCTGCTTGTTTAATTAATTCAATTTTTTTATTAATTTCTTCTAAATCTTTAATTGCTTCTTCTATTGTTTCTCTATACACATTTCTATACATCAAATTTTTATACATTTTTTTGGCTCTAAATTGATTTTTATTAAAATCAATATTTTTTGGAATATTATATTTGCTAACTTTTTGTTTTATTAAATTATCAATATTAATAGTTAATGTATCTTCATATTTCACTAAATTATTATTATTAGCATTTTTTCCTACTACTTTAAAAGTATAAATATCATATATTTTTGCACCTTCTTTTTCTGTTTCAAAAACACCTAAATTAACTGTTTTTTTATTAAAACAGCAATTTACTTTCCATTTATTTTGTTTTTTATCCCAAGAAACACCTTTATATTTTGAAGATGTTTCTATATCAGTATTTTTGCCTTTATTATGTTCATTCATTGATTTAGAAACTTCTCTTAAATTTAATTTTTGATCATTACATTTATCTTCATTGCTATGATCAATAACATTCTTTCCATCAGGTTTTTTAAAGACAAAATGATGTAATAGAATATTTTTATTTCCAATTTTTCCTTGCGCATACCCATTACCAAGATGCCATTTATACTTATTAACCTTCTCAAAATCGTCCTCATCAACTAGTGCAAATTCAACAATAATACCTTTTTTATTTCGTAAAGGAATGCGAAATGGAGAGTTATCATATTTGTTTTTAATAGTTTCGTTAATATAGATAGGTTCTGCCATTATAAATTTGTATAAAGTTTAATTCTTAAATAACTTTTTCAATTTTTATTTTTTTTGTGCAAATTATTTTAATTTGAAAAACTAAACTAAATTAAATGGAAGCTAGCAAAATAAAAATGATTTAAGTATATTTTATAAATATTATATAATTTATAAATATTGAATTATATGTGTTATTATATGAATGAAAGTGATATTTTGAGATTGAATTTGTATTGTTATAAAATTCAAAATGAAGAAACTTTTAATTTTTGGAAAATTGATAGAAATGAGTTTCAATTTAAAAATTTTCCGGATCAAAAAAAATATGATTATATTGAAGAAAATACACCAGAAGTAATTTTTCTTTTAATTAAAAATACTAAAAATTTTTTATATTATTTTATTCGAAAAAAATTTGAGTTAAATATTCAAAATGTTTCTGCTAATAAAGAAGAAATTACTGATTTTATTCGTTATATTGATGAAATTACTTATACTATGAGTCTTTTTTTTCAAATGATTGATTATAGAACCGGATTACCTTCAAATTCTTATGTTCGTGCTACTGTTAAAATTGAGCTATTACCTTCTTGTTGGATAGAAGCAATTGTCTTTGAAATTATAACTTATAAAAATAATAAAAAAATATTTCTTGATAGTATTTATAGAGTTGAAACAATATATGAAAGTGATGAAGAAAGAAAGAAAAAATCATATAAAAAAAAGAAAAAATATCGATTAGCTACACATCAACCAATAATTGATTCTGATAATAATAATTTCGCACTTATAAATAGAAAATAAAAATATATTTAAAGATCAAATGAAATTTATTTTGATATTTTTTTTTATTTATAATTGTTGTGCTTTTACACCTAATTTATTTTATCCAAAAGTTAATAATTTACAAAATAAAGAACTTCCAGCAATTATTTTTTTAAGTGGGCTTAATACAAATATACCTAATTTTTTTTACAGCAAATTTATTAATACATTATCTTCAAATGCGTTAGTTATTACGATTAATAATAAATTAGTGCATCCTAATAATTTTATAAAAACTTCTGAAAATATCCAATTTATTTCAAATTGGTGTAGAAATGATTTAAATAATTATTTAAAAAAAATTAATTGCAATTATTCTTTTAATAATAATCTAATATTATCAGCTCACTCGTGTTCTTGTCAAAGTATTATTTATGCTATTAAAAATAATATTGATGTTAATTCTTGTATTTTAGTTGATCCTGTTGATGGAAGTAATTTGAATAGTAAAAATATTCAAGTTATTGATAGTAATAATAAATTAATTACTGATAAAAATATTTTAATTATTTGTAATTCTTTAAGCAATCAAAAACCTTTAAATTTTAAATTTTATCCAGAATGTGTTCCAGATCAAATTGGTTATAAACATTTTTATAATAATATACACGCAAAAACTAAAATTTTAGTTAAAGCAGATAATTATGGTCATATTGATTTTTTAAATGATAACATCATTTATTTAGCAGATATTTTTAAAATTTGTAAAACAATTGAAACCAATAATAAAAATTCTAATATTCTTTATAAATCTTATCGAAAATATTTATGTGAATTAATAATAAATTTTACTAACTATAATTATACAAATTTAAATAACCCAATATTCAAGATTTATGAATCAAATTCAAATAATATTTAAATTAGCATTATCACCATATAATTCTATTGCTTTTTTATTGTATGCTTTTGCTCCATCTATTTCATCATTATAATAACCTAAATGTTGTCTTTTACCATTACAAGTAATTACACTTCTCCATTTTTCATTATTTTTATTAAAATAAACACCAAAATATTTACTAGATGTATTTTTTTTTTTAATTCTATTATGAGCATTTTGTCCAGAACTTGCTATTCTTAAATTAGAAATACGATTATCGTCTATAATATTATTAATATGATCAATTATTTCACCTTCTTTTGCATTCATAACATATCTATGCATTAAACCATATTTTTTATTTTTAATATATCCATCTTTTATATGCCAAGATATATTACTTAATTCGTACCAATTATTTTCATCTACTAAAACTTCAATATCTTTGACTTTTATATAAGGTATTCCTTCCTTATTTCTTGTAATTTCTTTTTTATTATGTTCTTCTTTTTCGGCTTGTTTAAGTAGTTCAAATTTTTTATTAATTTCTTCTAAATCTTTTAATGCTTTTTCTACTGTTTCTCTATAACTGCCAGTATATGATTTATAATTATAAATTTTTACTGCTCTATATGTTTTATCTTTTTTACGAAATTGAATGTTTTTTGGAGTATCGTATATATTTGAATGTTTTTTAATTAATTCATCAATATTAACTTCTAATGAATCTTCATATTTAACTAAATTATTATTATTAGCTTTTTTTCCAATTTTTATAAAAGTATAAATATCATAAATCTTTGCTGCTTCTTCTTCAGTTTCAAAAAGACCTAAACTAACTATTTTTTTATCTATAGTACATTGTACTTTCCATTTATTAAGTTTTTTATCCCAAGAAACACCTTTAAATTTTGATGTTGATTCAATATTTGTATTTTTCTTTACATTATGACCATTTTCAGATATAGAAACTTCTCTTAAATTTAATTTTTGTTCATTTAATTTATCTTGATTAATATGATCTATAACATTTTTTCCATCTGGTTTTTTAAAGACAAAATGATGTAAGCGAATAATTTTTTTATCAACTTTCCCTTGTGCATATCCATTACTTAGATGCCATTTATACTTATTAACTTTTTCATAATCTTCTTCATCGACTAAAGCATATTCAATAATAACTCCACTTTTGTTTCGCAAAGGAATTCTAAAAGGAGAATTATCATATTTGTTTTTAATTTCATCGTTAATCCAAATAAGTTCTGTCATTATTGTTAATAAGTATAAGTTTAACATTTAAATAACTTTTCAATTTTTCATAAATTTAGTTGTTTTATATTAAAAAACTAACAAAAACTATATTTATTACTATATATATTTTTATTAAAGGTTAAATATTCATTTTTTTTATATTTTTATATTTTAAATGAATTATACTACTACAGTTTCAATAATTTGTCCTACGTATAATAGGCATTATTTTATCCCGTCACTTATAGAAAGATTTCAGTTTCAAAATTATCCAAAACATCTAATGGAATTTATCATACTTGATGATAGTGATGTTATTTATAACGATTTATCTTTATTCACAAAGGATGATAGAATTAGATATTTTTATACTGCAAAAAAAATGCCATTAGGAAAAAAAAGAAATAAATTAAATTCTTTAGCAAAAGGTGATATTATCGTTTGTCATGACGATGATGACGGGTATTCACCATTTTACGTATCCGATGTTGTTGATAAATTAATTAATTCTAATAAAATGATCTGTAGTTGTAATATATTATACATTTATCACGATCCTAATACTATTACTATTCTAAAATCTACAAACCAAAATAATATTAGAAATGCTACCTTTGCTTGTAAAAAAGAATACTTAATTAATCACAAATATACTGATAGTGATTTAAATTCAGAAGAAATAGGGATTACTAATGATTTTACAACTCCAGTTGAATTATTAAGTGCATATTCTATTATTGTTTATAACCATGGGCACAATACTATCAATTATTCAACAACTTATCATCAAGAAAAAATTACTTTACAAAAATTAATATTATTAAGTTGTAAAAATGATAAAACTTTAGCTTTAAAAGGCGAAAAAATATTTCAAAGACTAATAGATGCAAATGAAAAACAAATTGTTAATAAAGATGTTATTGAAATAATTAGAATTAAACAATATTTTAAAATAATTTTAAATAATAATATTTCATATTTTGAAAAAAAAAATCAAAATCAAAATAAATTATCTTTAAATATTATTGCAACAATTACTACCACACCTACAAGAATAACATTAATATCAAATGTATTAAATTCAATTATTGATCAATCTTTCCAATTTAAAAAAATTTGTTTAAATGTTCCTAATTTTGAATTTAAAACCAATCAAAGTATAATTTTACCTCCATCAATTTATGCTTTATTTCCTAATATTAGCGTTCTTCGGTGTAACGATTACGGTCCTATTACTTCAATAATACCTATTATTAAAAATCATAATATTAATGAAGATATTTGGATCACACTATTTCATGATGATATATTTTATGAAAGTAATCATGTTGATACCATTGTTAATTCAATTCATTCATTTAATTATGATAAAAATACTGTTTATGGTTTTGTTGGTTTTGATTTAGATAGTGAAAATAATATGGTTTATAATTCAAAAGAATGTTGTGTTAATGTTTTAGAAGGATATGGATCTATTACTTATCATCGAAGTGTATTTAAAGATGATTTTATTAGTTATTTAAATACTCTTTTAAATAATGATAATTGTAAATATTCTGATGATTTAATAATAGCAAATTATTTGGCTAAATATAGAATTAATAGACTTCAAATATATCCAGATACATTTAATAAAGATACTTCTATTGAAAAAAAATATCAATTAAATTACTCAAATAAAAGCGATGCTCTTAAAAATGGAAAAGATAATTTATGTTTCTTAAAAAATGATAGATATAAAAGGGTTATTCAGATATTAAAAGAAAAAAATATGTATTATTTGTAAAAATAATAAAATTTGAAATTATTTTAATTTGATTAAATTATTAAAATTTCAATATATTATTAAATTAAAAAAATGATCTACTTAGGAAGACACTTGTCGGTTAGTAAAGGTATTGAAAATGCAATTCATACATCAATTGATAATGATTTATATACAACACAGATATTTGTAGGATCACCTCAGTCTGCTCAATTATCCAAAATATCGGACGAAGATAAAGCGACTATAAAAGGGATCATTGAAGTTACTGACTTTCATCTACATATCCATGGGAAATATGTCTATAATTTTGCTAAAGAATTCGATGTTGAAGCATGGCATCTAAAAACAGTATTAAAAGAATTACAATTAGCTGAAGATATAGGTGCATTAAATTTAGTAATTCATATGGGAAAATCAGTTAAATTACAAAAAGATGTTGCTATTGATAATTTTATTAAATCTATAAAATATATTTGTCGTTTTTTAAAGACAAATCATCTTGATATTAAATTATCACTTGAACTGTCTTCGAATGCTGGTACAGAGCTGTTTTCTAAAATCGAAGATTTCGCAGAAATGTTTAATTCATTTACTAATGATGAAAAAAAACATTTATCAATTTGTATTGATACCTGCCACGCCTTTGTTGCAAATCATGATTTAGTTAATGAAACAGATACATTTTTAGATTATATTACTACACATATTGGTATCCAATATATTGGATTAATTCATCTTAATGATAGTGCCGCTGAATTGGGATCAAAAAAAGATAGACATGCTAATATTGGTAATGGATTTATAGGAAAAGAAACTTTGATAAAAATAGCTCAATTTGCTGCTGATAATAACATTGACATAATTCTTGAAACTCCATCTAAAGATATTGAAATTTCAATGAATGAATGTAAAAATTTGTTAGAAGCACTACATTAATGTTCCATTTTAGATTAAATAATATTAAATTTGACTAATTCTCTCTGTTTAATTATTTCATTATAAAATTTGTTTAAAAAATTTTCTGATTTATTTATTTTTTTTTCTTCATAATGCTTTATTTTTACTATTATTTCCGATTTTTTATTTGAATTTAATACTTCATATTCAACATTATTAACACCATCATTTTTGTAATTTGCTTCATCATTATAAGTATATTCCCATCCTGATTGAAATTTTAATTTTTTTTCTGTTAATATTTTTAATTTATCTTTGATAGTTAAATTAGTTTCATTTTCTAAATCTATTAAACTTCCTTTTTTTGGTACTGCAAATGTATTTATTCCTGATCTTACTATTCTTAAGCCTAATAATGTATCTTCATGACCCCAAAATGCAATACCATTTGGATATCCATTTGATAATAAAAATGTTTTAGGATTTACAGAAAACACTCCTCCTGTAAATATTTTAATTTTATTATTTACTACACCACTCAAATTTAATCTTTTTATATTTTCTAATTTAATATCATTATAATTGGAATACATTTCATTAAATAAATATCTTGAATATCTTGTTCCTCTAATAGAAAGCATTAATGGTTCATTTTCTTTAGGTATAATATCATAATATTTAATTAAATTAAAATCTGGTATTAAATCAACATCATGAAATATAAAATGAGTATATTTACCTTTTTTCTTTAAATGATAATAATCTACACCAATATTTAATAATTGACCTCTATTAAATCCTCCATCTTTATTTTGTATTATAAAAACAATTTTGGGTGGTTTTTCAAATATTTTATTAAAATATTTTAATAAATATTCTTTTTGTTGAGTTCTTGTTGTTGCTCCTTTTTCTTGTGTATTTAATTTAATATTGTCTCTAAATGGTACTATTATTAATGGTTTAGTTTTTAATTTATATTTTTGCTCTTTAATATAATTTCTATTTATTTTTTCTGTAAAAACTTTTTCCATATGATTTAATAAACCATCTTTTGATATATGAATATTATAAAGTTTATTACATTCTTCACTCATCTTTTTACATTTATCATCATTCATTTTACACCATCTTATTTTTTCTACTAAATCACTTAAATCTTTCTCTATTGGTACATAATGAACCCATGCTATTAAATATTCTTGTATCCATATCGTATAATCTGTATCTGGTATTAATAATAAACTATGTAATCCCATTGTTTTACCTAATCTAACAGCACCTGCATGACCATCTAAATGTAATATATATTTATAATTAGAGAATTCTTCAAAAGACATTAAATTACCTGTTCCATATTTTTTTTTATAATCTTCACTTATTTTTAATAAATTTAAATGATTTTTATTAGAAAATCTAGGACGAGAATTTTCCCATTTTATTATTTTTGAATCAATTAAATCAGGATATTTTTTCGATAATTTTAATGAAATTAAACGTACATTATCTTTATCTGTTACTTTACATCCCGTTGGAGTTCCTCGAAATATTGCTATTTCTTTTTTACTATTCCAATCTTTATTATATAAATTTTGATTTGTTTGATTTACTATACAATCTTTACTCGGATAATATTTATTTGAATATAATAACCAATCTTCATAAGTTATTATTGGTATATCATTATACTTTTTATGTGAAGTATATGACATTATTGATACTTTTGATATACCCTTAAATTCTGGTTTTAATTTTATATTTTCACCAAAAATTGCTGTATAAGGTTCTATGTTTTTTTTAGCATTAATTGGAAAATCTCTTAAATTTAAAAAAAAATGACAATCCGGTATTTTTCTTTCACGAGTAAGTGTCATTAATATATCAAAATATATATCCGCATTATGATAACCTTCTGTTATTGGTGAATTTGCTTGAAATAAACAGTTATTACCTATCCAACGTAATCTATCTAAATTAATAGATTTATCATTTAAATTTTTTTTTTTATATTCAACAAAATTATTAATTGCTTTTAATCGTAATTTATCAAACTTTAATAAATCATCTAGTTTCCAAAATACATCATCATCTTTTAATTTATTAAATAAATCATGTAATTCTAGCATTAACTCAAAATCTTTTTTATTATTTTTTAATGAAATATGTTCAAACCAATCATTTATAAAATAATAATTACTAAATGGAAAAAAATTTTCTATTTTATTATCTTTTATTTGTACATATATGCCCTTTTTAAATTTGTTAAAGATATATAAAAAGGTAGTCTCTATATCTTTATATTTTATACCTTGTTGAACTGGTATAGTACTTTTATTTTTTATATTTAAATGAAATTGAAATGCTTTATTTAAACCAAATCTATTTATATCATTAATATCTCCACCAAAAAATATTTGATGATCAAATGTTTCAAATTTAGGATTTGTTAATTTTTTATTTTTTTTTTTCCAGTTATTTAAATTTTTTTCACATTCTTTATTACTATTAAAATTCAATTTTGATTCTATATAATTTATGTCTTCTATTGAAGAAGTCATTTTATATAAAATTAAAGATTTTTATTTATATTTAATTTTATATTATAAATATTTATTTATAAGATAAGGATCTTTGATAAATGGATTTATATTACCTTGAATATCTAATATTTTTAAATTTCTTTCTTTTTCATAATATGTAGGATAATATTTGTTATTCCAATATTTTAGTGTATTAATATCAATAATTTTTCTATTATATCGATATACCTCAGGATAAATTACAAACATGTAACTTATTGCTCTTGCTATAATTCCTTTTGATATTGTTTTTAATGGAAAAAAATACCCTAATTGATGATTTAAACCACATTTTAAATCAATATCACTATTCATCTTTAAAAAATTTTTACTACTGAATAATTTATCATTTAATTGCATAAAATCACTATGAAAAAATTTTGTATGATCAATAAAAAGGATTTTATTATTTTCTTCTGAACGAGTAAATTTCTTTAAATCAACGTATTTATAATCAGATCTAATGCTATTTATATAGTGATGCGTACTATATAAGTTGTGTAAATCTTTCTTTGCATCTATATCTTCTATAAAACACTGTGGAACTATATGTTCCATAGAAATATTAGTTTCATTTAATGAAAAATTTGTATAAATATCTATTGGCTTGTTTTTTATTAAAAAATTTCTAGCATTACTTATACTAATAACTTTTGTTGGTAAATTAAAACCATACGATTTAATAAAATTTAACATAATTATATATATTGTGATTTTCATTTAAATATTAATTTAATACAAATTTTATACTTAAATATAAAATTTTTTAATAAAAAAAAATACTTAAAGTTTTCTTTTAGAAAAAAGAAACTAAAATAGTAATAAAAATTAGAATAATAGACTAAAAAATATTAAAATATAATATAGATTATTGGATTCAATAAAAACAATCAAATAAAATAATAGAATTAGTTCAATTATTTATGATCAAGAAAAATTAAATTTAAAAAAAGTACTTAAATAAAAAATATAAATATAATAAAATATGAAAATTATATTTAGCGTCTTTATTGTTTTTTCACTAATCAAAACATTTACTTTTGGTTATGATTATTCGGGTACTTCCACTTACTATTCACCTGCAGGAGTAAATGGAAATTGCAAGAACGACTATGTACCGTCGGGTTATAAAACGGTAGCGGTTAGTTCTGATAAATATGATCAGGGACTTGGTTGTGGTGGTTGTGTTGAAGGAGTAATTCATAAATCAACTGGTGATGAAGTTTTTAAAGCAATTGTAGATAATCTTTGTCCCGAATGTGGTTCAAATAATCTGGATTTAGGATGGAGTGGAAACGGAATTTTACCAGTTGAATGGAGTTTTGTTCAATGTCCTAGTGCAGAATTAAAAATTACAACTGAAGGAAGTAATTCTTACTATGGAAAAATTAAGATTCAAAAAGGAGGAAGGATAGATGGAGTAAAAGTGAATGGAGTTTCATGTAAATCTACTATGGATAACTCTTGGGAATTGTCAGATTCCACGGGTCAGCTGGGCTGCGGAGTTCTACTTGAAATTGATTTTAAAGATAGACCTATTGTCAAAATTTGTGCTTCAGGTCAATTATTTGGTTCAAAATGTACATCAGGTAAAAAATGCACTATAACCACTCCTAGTCCAACACCTCAAACACCTACTCCAACTCCTACTCCTTCTAGTCCCACACCTAGTCCAAAACCAACACCTAGTCCAAAACCACCAACTCCTAAACCAACTTCTCCACCACCTACACCTCTTTGTAAAAAAAATGTGGAATGGGATCAATGCAGTGGAAAAAATTATAATGGGAAACCTGGATGTGAGCCTCCATTTACATGTGTATATCTAAATGAATACTATAGCCAATGCCAATATTTACAAGGAGATAATTGTATAGGTAGATGGAATCAATGTGGAGGAAAAGACTGGAAAGAATGTAATTGCTGTGAAGGGTTATATTGCAAATATTTTAACCCGTGGTACTCTCAGTGTCTTTTAAAATAAATAAATAAAGTATTTTTTCTAAAATATAATGAAATATAAAATAATTATAATTTTGCGTGAAAATTATTAGAACCAATTAAATTCAAAAAAATTTTTTTTTTTTATAAAAACTCTTATTATGCATAAAAAGTGTTTTTAAATAAAAATTTATACATTTTTTTCAAAATACAGCTGAAAATAAGAAAAATTGAAGAAAAGTTTATTAATATATATTATACATTTATAAAGCAATGAAGTGTCAATTCGAAGATTGTACGGTTAAAAAAGCTTTATTCGGATATGAAGGAGAAAAAGCAAAATTTTGCTCAAAACATAAAGAAGATGGAATGATTGATTTAATACATCCAAGATGTATTTGCAAAAAATCAACACCATGTTTTGGATATGAGGGAGAAAAACCAACTCATTGTAGTGAATGTAAAGAAGAAAATATGATTGACGTAGTTCATTCAAAATGTATCAAATGTAAAGATAAACGTTCTTATTTTGGATTCATTATAGGAAAACCTACACATTGTAATGATTGTAAAGAAGATGGAATGATTGACGTAGTTCATTCAAAATGTATCAAATGTAAAGATAAACGTCCTTCTTTTGGTTTAGAAGGTCAAAAAAATCCTACACATTGTAGTGATTGTAAAGAAGAAAATATGATTGATATTGTTCATTCAAAATGTATCAAATGTAAAGATAAAATACCAATTTTTGGATTAGAAGGAGAAAACCCTACACATTGTAATGATTGTAAAGAAGAAAATATGATTGATGTTATACATCCAAAATGTATCAAATGTAAAGATAAACGTTCTTATTTTGGATTCATTATAGGAAAACCTACACATTGTAGTATTTGTAAAGAACCATATATGATTTATGTTGACAATTCAAAATGTTTTTGTGGAAAATCTCAACCAAGTTTCGGATATGAAGGTGACAAAGCAAGTCATTGTAGAGAATGCAAAGAACCAAATATGATTAATGTAAATAGTCTTAGATGTAAAACAGAATTATGTGATACACGAGCAAATCCAAAATATAAAGGTTATTGTGCTTATTGTTATGGTAATTTATATCCGGATGATCCTATAGTAAGAAACTTTAAAACAAAAGAACGATTAGTTGTAGATTATATAAAAGATCAATTTAAAGATTATGATTGGGTATTTGATAAAACAATTAGTGATGGTTGTAGTAACCGAAGACCAGATATATATTTAGATTTAGGATACCAAATATTGATTATTGAAGTTGATGAGAATCAACATAGACAATATGAAAATATTTGTGAAAATAAGCGAATGATGATATTATCACAAGATGTTAATCATCGTCCTATTGTATTCATTAGATTCAACCCAGATAAATATATTAATGAAGAAAATAAAGCAGTACCATCGTGTTTTTCAATAACAAAAGAAACCGGAGCATTAAAAGTAGATAATAAAAATAATTGGATGAATAGATTAGAAATTTTAAAAGATAATATAGATTATTGGATAGAAAAAGAAACAAATCAAACAATAAAATTAGTACAATTATTTTATGATGAAGTTTAAGTAAAATTGAATAAAACAAATATTTTTTTATTATTTGAAATGAGTTTAAATAATACAAAAATTATATTATATAATAAAAATATGTCAGATACCAATCAGATATTAACTAATCCTTCCAAAGTAATAGTGTTGTGTTTACCTGGAAAAATTTATAGTAGGGAATTCTTGCTTTCTTTTTCAAATTTATTATTCGAAATGATTAGACATAATATTAAACCAATCATTTCTCAAAATTATTCTTCATGCGTGCATTTTTCACGTGCTTTGACCTTTGGTGGAAATGTTTTAAAAGGAGTTAATCAAAAACCTTTTCAAGGCGAATTAGAATATGATTATATACTCACTATCGATTCTGACCAAGTATTTGATGCAAAACATTTATTTGAATTAATGGAATCACCGTATGACGTTACTGCAGCTATGTATATGATGGAAGATACAAAGCACTTTCCTATCGTCCAGTATTGGAATACTGAATATTTCTTAAAACATGGTTCTTTCCCTTTCATGAGTCCAGAAGAGGTTGAAAAAGTCCCTAAAGTAAATGGGAAATACCTATCAGTGGAGTATGTAGGAATGGGATTTATGTTAATTAAAAAGGAGGCTGTTGAAAAAATTAAATATCCTTGGTTTTGTCATCCCCTTCAAAATCTTGGAAAAGGAGAAGATGGATCAGAGATAATTGACATGACCTCAGAAGATGTATCTTTTTGTAAAAATTTAAAAGAAGCTGGTGTCGATATTATGATTGACACCTCCGTGCGGATTGGGCATTTAAAGTCTTTTGTAATTTAAGTTTATTTATATCTAAATAAAAAATACATTTAAAATTATAAAAATAATGAAAAAAGATTTATATAGTATATTAAATGTTGATAAATCAGCATCAGCAAACGATATTAAAAAAAGTTATAGAAAACTAGCATTAGAACATCACCCAGATAGAGGGGGTGTTGCTGAAATTTTTAAAGAAATAACAGCAGCATATGCAGTTTTAATCGATGAAAATAAAAGAAAAGATTATGATATGTTTGGTATCAGTGATGAAAACAATATATCAAAAGATGATATATCAAATATTTTTCAACAGATGTTTCAAAGATCATTTAACGATATTTCAAATATGAATAATAAAAGTCCTTATTCAGATTTTATAAATATAGATGATATAATCGGAGATATAAGTAATTTAAATTGTGAAGTTAAAATTTTTCATAATATGGCTTCGATGGGTCCTATTTCGGATTTATTTACTATAAATAAAGATAATTTTAAAGTAAACGTATCAGAAAAAAAAAATGAATCTGAGCCTAAAAACGAAACTGAAAAAATTAATTGTTATGTATCAATCGATGAAATTATAGAAGGAAATCCAAATAAAAAAATAAAAAAAAAATGCCAAAAATGTATAAAAGAATGCGAATGTAGTGAAGAAAATATAATAGAAATTGAAATATCACCAGGTATTAAAAATAATCAAATTTTAATACTAAAAGAAAAAGGGTCTTATAATGAAAAAACTAATACATATAATGATATTGAAATTCATATTAAATATTTATTACCCAAAAATATTAAAATAAAAGATAAACATTTAATAGTATATTTAGAATTAACTTTAGATGAAGTATTTGGAGGTTTTTCAAAAAAAATTCAAGTAGGAAAAAATTATTTAAATGTTGTTATTGAAAATTATATAGATCCAAATAATCCTATTATTTATGAAAATTGCGGTATTCCAATATCAGAAAATGAAAAAGGTGATATTATTATTATACCAAAAATTAAGTATCCAAATGAGAAAAAAGTTTTAAAATATAAAGATTTACTATTAAAAATTATAAACAACTTATATCAATAAAATTTAATTGTTTTATCAATTAATTTAATTCCAACAATTTTTGGCTGAGTAATATTAAATGTATAGACATTATTGTTATCATCAATTAAATAATATTCATTCTCATATAAAATTTTATATGTTTTAATTAATTGTTTATCATTTATTTTCTTTTTTTTTGATTTAAAAGTATTAGGTTCTTTTTTTTCAGGTAAATTTATAGTATTAGTTTTTTTAATAGTTGATACAGTTCTATATTTTTCAAAAAAATTAAGTGTAATTTTTTTAGGTTTTTTTTCAATAAATGGATCAATATCATCAACTGCTTTATATATATTTTCATTTGATAATTTCTGTAAAATATCTTTATAATCAATATTATTTGTTAAACTGATGTTTTGTAAAAGAGTACTTAAGTTATAACTCATTTTTTCTTAAATATTAAAAAATATATAATAATTATTATTTAAATAATATTTCAATTTTTAATATATTTATATGAAATTATTAAAAATATGAAACTAAATAAAATTAATAGTAAAATTTTATTATAATTAAAATTAGATCTATTAAGATAATATTTTTTAGTTTCTTCAACAGTAAATTGTTTATGATTTGTAAATTTATTAACATTATTATGAAAAATTACAGTCCATTCAAATAAATTATTAGGAGAATCCAAATAATTATCAATAGGTTTATTTTTAAAAAATTCTTTATAATGAGTTACACAATCATTACAAGGTAGTACAATACCGAAATATTCAAAAAAATTTTTATAATTAAGTTTATCTTGAGGACTAGGATTATCAGGATAACCTAATGCTATATAATGAAAAGTTGCCCAAAAATGATTAGTCCAAAGTTTTTTATCCATTGTTTTTATTTATAAATAAAATATATAAATAAATATTATAAATATATATTTAGATTTACAATGTATAAAAATAATAATTATTATCAAAAAGAAAAAATATGTATAAATTGTGGTCAAAAATATCATACAATTAAAATGTGCAATAGTCCAATTACAAGTTATGGAATAATCTGTTATACTTTAATTGATAATGAAATAAAATATTTGTTAATTCAAAGAAAAAACTCTTTAACATTTATCGAATTTATAAGAGGAAAATATAATATTAATAATGTTGATTACATTGAATATTTATTTAGTAATATGACAATAGAAGAAAGAAATATAATTAAAAACAAAACAATTGATGAAATTTGGAATTCAATATGGCATGGTAATTTATCAAATAGATTAAATCAAGAATATAAAGACTCAAAAATTAAATATACTAAACTAAGTCAAGGATATAACTTTAAAAGAAAATCTAATACTATTGAATTTGTTTCACTTTCTAAAATTATTCAAAAAATTAATAAAGAATTTCCTAATAATATTGAAACTGAATGGGAACTTCCAAAAGGAAGACGTAATTTAAATGAAAGTGATTTTAATTGTGCATTAAGAGAATTTGAAGAAGAAACAGGTATAAATAAAAATAAATTAAATTTAAATACAATATTTAAAAAACCTATTGAAGAAATTTATATATCAAATAATAAAACTAGATATAAACATATTTATTATATTGCACATCATTATTTTCCAACAAATAAAAGTGATAATTTATTTAATGAAAATAATGAAATGCAAATTAAAGAAGTAAAAGATGTAAAATGGTTTTCTTATAACGAAATATTAAAAATTGTTAGATATAATTATATTCAAAGAGTTGATTTATTTAAAAGAGTTAATAAATTATTATTACCAATGTATGGAATAAAAAAAAAATAAATTAATAATATCCTTTAAAAAAGAAATATATTATATAATAAAATATAATGGATTCCAAAATGTCATTAGAAAATATTTATGAAAAAATAGATAAATATGAATCCCCTAATACATCATTAGAAGAAAAAAATACTATTTATAATGAATTAATTAAAATGAAAAAAAATAGTAGAGAAGATAATTCAAATTTTAATTTTAATTCTAATATTTATCCGGATTTATCAAATCCAAATTTTATTCAAAAAATTTTAAATAAAGGAGAATTTACTGTTAATCAAGGTAATACAAAATTAAAGGAAATTCCTCAAAGTAATACAAAAATAGATCCAACTTCTAAAGATTTTTTACTTACACAAAATCAAATTTTTATTAAAAAATTAATTTCACCATCTACCCCTTATAAATCTGTATTATTAATGCATGATGTTGGTGTAGGAAAAAGTTGTACTTCAGCTCAAATTGCTGAAAATTATAAAAATTATTTTACTAAAAAAACTTTAATTGTTTGTCAACCAGGTTTAAAACAGAATTATAAAACAGAATTATTTGATATAACAAAATTAAAAAATGATAATATGGAACAATGTTTAGGAAATGAATATTTATATCAAATACCTAATCGAAAATCATATTCACCAAGTGAAATTAATAAAATGGCTCAAAAATTAATTAAAAAACATTATGAATTTATGGGATACGGAGAATTAGGTAATTTAATTGAAAAAGATAAGAAAGATTTTTGTATTAAAGGAAAAAAACCTGAAGAATGTCCTAAATTTATTGAAGCAATACAAAAAAAATTTTCTGATAGAGTAATTATTATTGACGAAATTCATAATATGAAAACATCTAAAGATAAAAATGAAAAAAAATGTACAATAAATTTGCATTCGTATATTTTAAAATATGCTAAAAATATAGTTTTAGTTTTATTATCTGCTACACCATTATATGATTCTCCTCAAGAAATAATTTGGATCATGAATACTTTACTTATTAATGATAAACGTAAAACAATTAAAGAATCTATGAAAATTTTTGATGAAAAAAGAGAATTAACTACTGAATTTAAAAATATATTAAAAGATTGGTCTAATAATTATGTATCTTATATGAGAAATAGTAATCCTATTAATTTTCCTATTAAATTATATCCATCAGTAAATGATGATAATGCAGTATTAAGAGATGTAATTACAAAAGATTTTTATAGAAAAAAAATTCCAGATAATGAAAATATTGGTAGTTTAGAATTAATAAAAATTAATATGAGTGAAGATCAAATAAAAATTTATAGAGAAAAAAAAAAAAGTGTTAAAAAGAATAAATCTGAAGAATTTCAAAATGATAATATTTTAGAAAATAATAATAATAAATTTGAAGAATTTCAAAATGACGATATTTCAAAAAATAATAATAAATCTGAAGAATCTCAAAATGAAGATAGTAAAAATAATGTATTTTTTGCTTTGTCTGAAATATCAAATGTTATATTTAATAATAATACAAATAATTTAGATCTAAATTATGGTAAAATAGGATTTGATGACATTTTTACATCATCTGAAGTGAATAAAAATTATAAAGTCAGTTATAAAAATAATAATTATATTTTTGATAAAAACAATATTGATAAATATTCTCCAAAAATTAGTAAAATTATTAAATATATTGAAAATGCAGAAGGGATCGTTTTTATTTATTCAAGATTTTTAAAATCCGGAATCATACCATTAGCAATTGCTTTAGAACATTGTGGATATTCTAAATGTGGTTCTAATATTTTAAATAAAACTGAAGATATGAATATTAAATTAAATAAAAAAAAATATATGATTATTAGTGGAAATGAGCAAGCTATCGCAAATAATTGGGAAGAAGAAATTAAAATATTAAAAGATGAAGATAATAAAGATGGTAAAAATATTAAAATTATAATTGGTTCAGCAAAAGCTGCTGAAGGATTAAATTTAAAAAATATACGTGAAATACATATTATGGAACCTTGGTTTAATTTAAGTAGAATATCTCAAATTGTAGGAAGAGGTATTAGATATGAATCACATATTAATTTAGATGTAAAAAAAAGAAATTGTACTATTTATCAGTATGTAAGTATGATTGATAAATCAAAAGTTGAAAGTATTGATTATAGATGGTATAGAAAATCAGAAATTAAAAGAAAAGAAATTTCAAAAATTGTAAGATTAATGAAAGAAAGTTCAATTGACTGTAATTTAAATAAACATTTATTAACACAACCAATAGAAAATAAAGAAATTATAACAGCACAAAAAATTGAAAAAATTATTGAAATTGGTGATAAAGATTTTTCTAGAGAATGTGATTATGATGATTGTATTATTACATGTAAACCAGCTATTCCTATTAAACAATCAAATATAAAAAATGATGAATTAATGAAATATGAAATTGAATATACTAAAAAAATTATTAAACTTTATTTTCAAAAAATTTATAAAGATTATCAAAAAATTTTTTTTAATATTAACGATTTAAAAGAAAGTTATAAAAAAAATATTAGTGAAAATTATCAAATTTTATTTAGTGCATTATATGATTTAGAAACACAAAAAAATATTTTTAAATTAGGAGATATGGATGGATATTTAATTTATAAAGGAGATAATTATATTTTTCAACCATTAGATATTGATAATACAAAAATAACAATTAATAATAGAAATAGTAAAAAAAGAAATATTATTAGTAAAGTACTACTTAATGAAAAAAAATCAGAAGTAATTGAAAAAGAAAAAAAAAAAAATAAAAATATTAATATTAAAGATATTTTAAATATTGATGAAAAAATAAATATTATAAACAAAATTATTGATATTAATGATATTCAAATAGAAGAAATATATAATTTAATATTAGATAGAATGTCTAATACTAATAGAAAAAAATTAATTAATTATTATAAAAAAAATGAAAATAATATAAAAAAAAAAAATAATCAAAATAATCAAAATAATCAAAATAATCAAAATAATCAAAATAATCAAAATGATGAAAATAATCAAAATGATGAAAATGATGAAAATGATGAAAATGATGAAAATTATAAAAATATTAAAAATATTAAAAATTCATTAAAAAAAAATAATTTATATTTTTTTAATAAAAATGATGAATTAATTGCATATTATGATATATATGAAAAAAAAAATAATATTAAATTTAAAAAATATAATACTACTAATAATAAATTTGAAATTTGCATAATTACTGATAATAGTAAATATAAAGAACAATTTAAAAAAAAAATGGTTAAATTTTTAGAAAGAAAAGAAAAAGATCTTTATGGATTTTGTGAAATTAATAAAGATCAAGATAAAATTAATATTAAATTATTTGATAAATTATCACCTAAAGCAAAAGCACAAGGTAGTATTTGTGGTAATAATCCTTTTGATGTAAAAAAATTAAGACGTTTAATAGAATATTTAATTAAAAAAAAAATTGATCCATCTATAAAAAAAATTAAAAAAGATGAATTATGTATAATATATGAATATTTATTAAGAATTAATAATAATAATAATAAAATTATATTTAAAACAATAGATATTAGTATATATGAAGAAATTGCTAATGTTAAATTTTAACTTTATAGAATTTTTCAAATTAAAACTTTAATTGTTTTTCATTCAATTTATTATTTCAAATTTTTATTATAAAAAAAAAAAAATTGAAATAATATATTTAAATTTAAAAATATAATACTAAAATAATATAAACATTTCAAAATATGAACAAAGCAGAATCTAATAAGATTTTCATTAATAATATTATTAATGAAAAAATTAAAGTACCATCTAAATATCTATGTAAAAATTATCAAGATTATATTTTAAAAAAACTTAAAAAAAATGAACAAAAATGTAGTCAATATGGTTATATTAAAAAAAATAGTATTGAAATTTTTGATATATCATTAGGTTTAATTGAACAAAGTACATTACAAGGTTTTGTAATATATAATGTTAAATATAAATGTTTAATTTGTAATCCTATTATTGGTAGTATTATTACTGTACAAATTAATAATAAAAACCAATTCGGATTATTATCTTCAGTTAAAGATAATGGTATTAATATATTAGAAATTATTATTCCTAAAAAAAGTGTTAATATTAAATCAGATTATGATTTAGAAAAACTAGATATTAACGATATCGTTTCTATTAAATTATTAGGAAAAAAATTTCATATTAATGATTCAAGTATTTCTGGTATTGGAATTATTATTCCTGATACAAAAAAAGTAAAACCATTTATTAAATTAGATACAAAACAATTTGAATCTGATAATAAAATAGAAACTATGACTGGAGGAGAAGATGAGGATATTATTATTGAAGAAGAAGAAGAAGATGAAGAAAAAGAAGAAGATGAAAAAGAAGTTGGTGATGATGAAAAAGAAGAAGAAGAAGAAGATGAAGATGAAGATGAAGATATAGATGAAGATATAGATGAAGATGATGTTGAAGAACTAGAAGAAGATATATTTGATATTGATGATGAATAAATGTCAATTTTTATATAAAAAAATATATTTATAAATTTTTTTATCTTATATTACAATATCCGTTATAAAAATTAAAAATTAATTATTATAAGAAGAATAAAATGGAAAATAATTTTATTAAAAAAAAATTAATTATTGATGAAATTCAAAAAATGAATTTAGATGAACAAAGACAAATATTTATAATATTACAAAAACATTTAAATGGTTTAAATGATACTAAATGGAATACTAAAAATGAAAATGGTATATTTATAAATTTATCATATATAGATAATTCAGTAATAAATGATATAGAAATATTTATAAATGAATGTAAAGAAAAAAAAAAAAAAATGCAAGAAATACAAAATGAACAAAATAATATAGAAAATAAAGGAATATGTTATAAAGTTTTATCAAATATAAATACTGAAAAAGAAGATTTTGAATTTATTTATAAAATAATAGATCCATTATTAATTAAAAATATGCAACAAGAGTTTAAAAAATATAGTTCAAAAAAAAATAATTTACAAACAAAATTTATAAATGCAAGTAAAAGATATACAAAAAGTATAAATTATGAGAAAAAATTCGAAAATTCAAATTTTTTAGATTTTGAAACATATAATTTATAAAAAATGAATATAAATATATAATAATAAATATATTAAAAATATTAAAAATATGAATAATAAAATAAATATTGATGATATTTATACAAAAATAATTGTAAATAAAATCATTTCAAAGGAAATGAATAATCAACAAAATAATAAATTTCAACAAGGTTCTGATATATTAAACTTATCAAATACAAATAATAATTTTATTAATGATTTGATGAATTCATTGAAATCTGATTCAATTGAATTCAAATCTGATTCAGTTAAATCAAAATCTGATTCAATTGAATTCAAATCTGATTCAGTTAAATCAAAATCTGATTCAGTTAAATCAAATTATATTGAATTAAAATCTGATTCAGTTGAATTTAAATCATATTTAAATGATTCTAATTTTAATACATTTTTATATAATCTATCATATACAATTAATATTGATATTAATTCTATTAAAGAAAATATTAAAATTCATTTAGATAATGATGATATATTATGTTTAAAAGATAAATTTAATAATTATAAACAATGTATTCAATTAATAAGAAAATTTTTAATTGAAGATAAAAGTGATTTAGAAATTTCTGATAGTTTATTATATTATATTTGTTATTTATATAATATTATATTAGTAATTCATAATGAAAAAATTTATAAAATTTTTAATGTTCCTTGTATTTTAGAAAATCAATCAATTATTATAGAAAATTTAAATAATCCTACAAAAATTTTAATATTATCAAAGAATAAAACGCAATATAAATTTGAAAAAATAATAAAAAATGATCAACAAAATTTAGTAACATATACAGAAAATCTATTATTATACAAAACTATATCAGAATTAAATAAATTAAAAATAAAAGAAATTAAAGATATATGTCAAAAATTAAATATTGATACAAAAGAAATAAAAAGTACTTTAATTTCATCAATAAATAAAATTTATGAAACTTTATGAAAAAAAAATAAAAATTTAAAATTATATAAAATTAATTTTTTTTATAAATTATATTATAACAGTATATAAATTATGAATATTACTAATGATATTTACGGTCAAGTACTTAATAAAATAAATGAAACAAAAAAAGAGAGTATTGAAGATGATACTAATATCGAATTTGAAATAGTTATTAATAATAATAAAATTGATAAAGACCAATTTCGTTCTGTTTTTCATTATTTAAAAAATGATGAAGAACACTATGAAAATAAGACAGATGCTGATAATGAAACATTAGATATATCATTAGACATATCATCAAATATTCATAAAAATAATAGATTAACAATTAAAGGTAGAGATAATATATTATTATATTGCAAAGATAATAATTTAAATAAAAAAATATCAATAGGAATAATTAAACAATCTTTATCTAAACCTATCGAATTAAAAGAATATAATGTTCGTTTTAATTTAAAATCAGAAAAACTTATAAATATTGAAGAAATACCTGCATTATGTGAAGATTTTAATATAAAATCTAAATTTTTTAGATATAAAAAAAGATATTCATTTGAAACAAAAGATAAATTGTTTAGAATTGATTTAACTGTTGTAAAATCTTCCAAAAATAATTCAATAAGATTTATTGATTCTGGTATTTTATCTTCAAATAATGACAAATATGAAATAGAAATAGAATTAATAGATTTTCAAAAAGAAAATAAAGATATATGTTCCGAATTATTTAAATTATTAGCACAAATATTATCTGAAATTCATGATACCACTATATTAATACCTATATCTAAATACGAATCAGTTAAAAATGAATATTTAAAATTAATAGAAAGCAAAAAAAATAAATATACTAAAAGTGAATTTTTTGGAACTCAACCAGTTGCATTAGAAATTTCTAATATTTTAGAACCAGAAACATTAGAAAAAAATGGTTTATATAATGTACCATCAATTTTAGAAAATTATACTGTTACAGAGAAAGCTGATGGAGAAAGAATGTTATTATATGTTCATTCAGATAAACATATTTATTTTATAAATAATAGATTAAAAATAATAGATTCAGGATTATTAATAAGTGATAGTAATACAAATACATTAATTGATGGGGAATATATAATACTTGATGATAATAATAAATTATTTATGTGTTTTGATATTTATTTTATTAGTAAAACAGATATAACATTATTACCTTTAAAAGGAAATACGGATAATGATCGTTTAACAAAATTAAAAAGTTTTGTTAAAAATAGTATTAAAAAAGATAAAAAAAATAATACAGAAATAAAAGTAAAAAATTTTGAAATAGCAAGTCAAGATAAAACAATTTTTCAATTAGCAAATGTAATTTTAAAAAAAGATTATCCTTATCATATTGATGGTTTAATATTTACTCCTGCAAATTTAAGTGTAGGAGAAAGTTTATCTCAAAATGATAAAAAAGAATATTTTAGTACTTGGAATATGGTTATGAAATGGAAACCACCTGAAGAAAATACCATCGATTTTTTGATTAAAATAAATGAAAATATTATGATTATGAATAATAATAAATATAAATCTTGTTTATTATTTGTTGGTCAAAATACTTTTCAAAATATTGATCCACTTGCTATATTATCAAATAAGAATAATTCAAATCAAGAAATAAAATACAGTGCAGTTCAATTTGCTGAATGTATTTTACCTATTGATAATAATTTTAATATAATTACTGAAAAAAATGAAATTATAATGAATAATTCAATTATTGAATTTGCTTATAATAATGATGAAAACTTAACAGAAGAATTACGTTGGATTCCTAAACGTATAAGACATGATAAAACAGAATTAGCAAAAAAAAATCAATCAGTAACAGCTAATAATATTAATACAGCAAAAAAAACAATGAATACTATAATAAATCCTATTAATAGAAATATTATAAATGGTGAAAATAAAATAGAAATTGAAAATATAAATATAGATAATATTGATATTTATTATAATAATGAAGGTTTAAATAGAAATAATTCTTTAACATTAAATATGTTGAATTTTCATAATTATATTAAAAAAAATTATTTATATTCTGCATTTAATACTTATAATTCATACTTATTTGAAATTGCTTGTGGAAAAGGGGGTGATTTAAATAAAATTTTTGCAAATAAATATGCTTATGTTGTTGGTATTGATTTAAGTATTGATAATATAATGAATGAAAAAAATGGAATTTATGCAAGATATAGAGATTTAAAAAATAAATCATATAATTCTAATTCTAATTCTAAAATGTTATTTTTAAAAATGGATGCTTCTAAAAAATGGAATAAAGATTATATATCAAATATTGAAAAAAATGATAATGATCCAATATCTAAAGAATTTGCTGAAATATTATGGGGTTTAAATAAAACAGATAATAAATATTTAATTCATTTTTCAAATATGTGTAAAAATACAAAATTTGAGTTTGTAAGTTGCCAATTCTCTATTCATTATTTCTTTGAAAATGAAGAAATTCTTAATAATTTTATTGATAATATTGATTTTATATTAAAACCTGGAGGATATTTTTTCGGATGTTGTTTAGATGGAGATTTAGTTAATAAAGAATTACAAAAATCTAATAAAGAATTACAAAAATCTAATAAAGAATTACAAAAATCTATAATTATAAAAGGGGTTAAAAAAAATAAAGAGTCAGAATATCTTATGTGGCAAATTAAAAAAGAATATGATGAATATTCAGATAATTTTAATAATAATTATGGAAAAAAAATTAATGTTTTTATTGAAACTATAAATAAAGAATTTAGCGAATATTTGGTTGATTTTCAATTATTGAAATCTAAATTAGCTGAAAAAAATATAATTTTAGTTGAAAATAGTTCTCGATTATTTTCTGATATATATAAATCAGATAATTTAAGTGATAATCAAAAAATGGATGAAGATTTACAACGATATAGTTTTTTAAATAGAATATGGGTTTTTCAAAAAATATAGAAATTTATATATAAGGATTTTTAATTATACATATTATAATGAATGATGAAAAATATTTTTCAAATTAAAATACAAAATCCTTTAGATTCTTCAAATAATAATGAATTAGAAAAAGAAATTAAAAGTATTAATAACACATTACAATTATTATTAGTTATCGAAAAAAAAAAAATAGATAAATATTTGAATATTTGGGATAAATATAAGAAATTTACTAATGAATATGAATTTATTTATTCATCTCAAAATGATATTAAATATAAAAGTTTATTAAATATTAACAAAGTTAGTCGTAGTTATTTTAAATTATGGGAAATTTTAAATGATTTCTCTTTATTACCAGAAGAAAAATCAAATAAAAAAATTAAAATTGCTAATATTGCTGAAGCTCCAGGAGGTTTTATTGAAGCTATCGTTGATTATATTTCATTTAAAAAATTTCAAAAACCTTTTTTTTATGGTTTTTCTTTATTAAATTGTGAAAATAAAAATATACCAAATTGGAAATTTAAAAAAAATTATCTACATCAAAATAATATTTTTTTAAATTCTTTCAATCAAAATAAGGGTAATCTTTATGACTATAATGATGTTAATCAATATATTAAAGCTATTTCTTTAAATTCTTGTCATCTTATTACTTGTGATGGAGGTTTCGATATTAATGGTCAATACGAATCTCAAGAAAAATTAATTAATAAATTATTATTATGTGAAATTTTTATCATTTTTAAATTACAAAAAAATAATGGAAATTCTATTATTAAATGTTTTGATTTGTTTTCTGATAAATCTATTCTTGTTATTTATTTATTATCTTTATTTTATTCTGAAATTTATATTATTAAACCTACATTAAGTAGACCTGCTAATTCTGAAAAATATTTATTATGTAAAAATTTTAATGTTAATAATTTACTTGTTCATTCCAAATTAATTGATACATTAAAAAATCATTTATATTTTAAAAAACATTTTAATATTAAAATACCTTCATATTTTAAATTATTAATCACTGAATATAATATTTTTTATACTAATAGACAAATTTTTTATATTTCTAATACTATTAAATTAATTGAAGATATTTTAGAAAATAAAACTGATGAAGATATTAAATTAAAACAATTATATGATTTAAATAAACCTATATGTGAAAAATGGTGTGATAAATATCAATTTGCTTATTAATTTTCTATTTGTGGTTTTACATATTTTTCTACTAATAATGTACCTATAGATACTGATGCATCATATTCTGATATTGTATTATGTTCTATTTGTTTTAATTTAAATAAAAAAAATTCAAATTGTTTATTATCAAAATCTTCTTTTATACACATATTATACAAAAATTCATAATTTTTTTTAAATTCTAAATAATCTGTATCTTTTATTTCTATTTTTTTTTCCTTTTTTTCTCTAATTTCTTTTACTATTATTTCAATTTCGGTTGCTTTCATTTTTATATTTTATTTATAAAATTATTCTTATATATATATAAAATGAAAAATAACATTTATTTTGGTGGAACATCATTAATTTTTGCTGAATATGATTTTGAGAAAAATGGTTATGCTAATATACCACCTAATAAAATTAATGGTGGTTTATATACCGGTGAAGAATTTAAAAAAGATGCTCCTTATAGAAATTTCCCTGTTGTTAGTGATGAAGGTTACATGACACATGTTAATTTACGAACTGCTAATCCACCTAATATGGCTTTAATTCAATACAATAATATAAGACCCGGTAATAACTACCATAGTGCTATTGGTGTTCAAAAATGTATGAATTATAATTTTACTTGTCCATTACAAAATAATGTATAATATATATTAAATAAATATTATGAATAATTTTGTTAATCTAATTAGTCCATTAAGTGCTCCTATTTTTAATAAAAATATTGAAAATTATAGTACTGATAAAAATAATAAACCTAAACCTAAACCTGATATTAAAAAAACTATTAAACTTGTTTTTTTCTATTTAATTAATTTTATTATAGGTATTTGGGCTGTTTCTATTAGTTGGAAAGTTAATACTGTCGGTCATTGGTCTATTATTTTTAAAATATTATTTGCTATTATAGCATTTTTATTCGCTCCTGTATATATTTTACTACATTTCATTTTTAGATATGAAAACCTTTCTAATTATGATGTTCTAGAACAACAAACTAATGATCTATTATATAAAATTCAAAATACTAAATTTTAGTATTTTTATCTTTATATCCCTTTTAAATTTATATTTTATTATTTTAGATAAAATATAAATTATAAATTATTATTTATATTTTTGATACCAATTTATTAGTTTCATTTTAATTATTTTTTGAATTAAATTTATTTTTCTGAGTAATATATTAATATTTAAACAATTGTAATTAATATATTATTAAAAAATTATGATTAAACAATTTTATAAAAATAATGTTTATAATATTATGATTGAATCATTAAAACCATCAAAATATACTACAACATTACAAATTATTTCTGATGTTCATTTAGAATTTCGTAAATCTCAACCTACTATACCACCTTATGGTGAAAATCTCGCTATTCTTGGTGATATCGGAAAACCTGGAACTGATATTTATAATAAATTTATTACAACACAAAGCGAACACTTTAATAAAGTTTTCTTAATTATGGGTAATCATGACTATTATCATTCTAAAGATACTGTAGATAAAATTTTACTTAAAACTAAAGATATATGTAATTCATTTAATAATGTTTATTTATTAGAAAGAGATTCCTTTCAAATCACTGAAAAAACGTCTTTATTAGGATGTTCTTTGTGGTCTCATTGTGATCCAGAAATTGTACCATTTTTAAATGATTTCAAAAAAATACATATTAAAGATATTAATAATTATTATGATGATCCTTTATTAGAATGGAAATCTAAAAAATTATTAGATGTTAATACTTATAATAGTTGGCATGATCGTGATGTTAAATGGTTAGATTATAATATCCAAAAAAGAAATTATATTGACGAATCTGTTGTTATTTTAACCCATCATTCTCCTTTAAAAATTATGGGCGGTAAATATATTAATAATAATTTACATTCGGCATTTACTACAGACTTAAAACACTTATTCAAATATCCGGTTATTGCCTTTTGTAATGGACACGTTCATAGTAATTGTGATGTGAAATATAATAATATTAGGTGTGTTTCTAATGCATTAGGTTATGAAAATGAGGATACCGGGTACTCTTCTAATGTAGTAATTGATATACCATAATAGGTAATATTACTTTTATTAGGTTTATATATTATCGTTAAATAATTTATATATATTTTTATGTTTTTTAGTATCATTATGTGTATCAAATAAACTTTTACTTAAAGTTCCAAAATCACATAATTTACAATAATAAGTAAAATTATTTTTTCTATCTTCTTCATTACAATGTTTTGTTAATTTATGAGTTTTTAATCCTTCATTATGTTTTGCTATAAAATTACATTCATCGCATTTTTTTTCAGATATTTTAGTTTTTTTAGGGTTTTTAATTAATATACCATTATTTTTATGTTTAATTGTATTAATATGTTTATTCCATTTACTTTCATAATTACAATTAAAATTACAAAAATCACAGGAAAATTTTAAATTATTCATATTTTTTAAATAATATATTATGATTTATTTTTAAATTATTTTATAATTTTATTTTTAAATATATAAAAAGTACTTAAAGATATTAATTATATTTATAATTAAATTTATAAAATCAAAATGATTAATGAAAAAGGATATATTTATATTATTTATACAAGAGCTTCAAAAAATATAAATGAAAATGTTTATAAAATAGGAAAAACAAAAAATTATATATCTCGAATAAATGGATATATGAAAGGATAAAAATATATATTTGTAGGATTAGTTAATAATTTTCATATTATTGAAAAAAATTTAATAAAATTATGTCGATTAAAATTTATAGAAAGAAAAGATTATGGAAATGAATATTTTGAATGTAATTTAATAGATTTAATTAAAGTAGTAAAAGAAATAACTATTATAGAAAAAACTATTATAGAAGAAATAATTTTTAATAATAATGAAAATATAGATGATGATATAGATGATAATATGGATTTAGATGATGATATAGATTATATGGATATAGATAATATAGATGATATAAATAATAAAAATATAAATGATATATATAAAAATATAAATGAAAATATAAATGATATATATAAAAATATAAAATATGTATGTAAAAGATGTGGATATGAAGGAATTCAAAAACAACATTTAAAAGCTCATTTACAAAGAAAAAATGAATGTGAAAGTATTTTAGCAAAGATTGATAGAAAAATATTATTACAAGAATTAGAAAAAAAAAAATTTACATTAAATTGTATAAAATGTGATAAACTTTTAAGTACAAGACAAAATAAATGGAAACATGAAAAAATATGTAAATTTGTAAAAGTTGATGAAACACAAAAAAATATAAACGAAGAATTAAAAGAATTAAAAGATAGCAATAAGGAAATAAAAGAATTGATAAAAGAATTTATTAAAAATAATACAGTAAATAATTTTAAAAATAGCAGAACATGCTTATAATAAAAGAGAGAAACTAGAAGCTGTAAAAAGAGAATATGATAGATTAAATAAAGAAAAAAAAAAAATTAATATAATATAATTATAGAGTAAATTTTAAACCACATATTCTAATAATGAATTATAGGATGTCATTTGCATAATATTTTTTTTAACATTAAAAGGGATTTTAATATTTTTATCTGCGACTTTCAAATAAAATCCATATGGTCCAATATATAAATAAATATCAGTATTGTTTTTATTTCCGATTAAAACAGGGAATTTAATTAAAAATTTAACATCTTTTTCTTTAATATCTTCTAAATTTTTTTTAGTAATAGTTAAATATGGTTTTAAATTTATAAAATTTTTTTTATTATCATCATCAGTAGATTCAATTAATGGTCCGTATTTACCGCGTCTAACAGTATATTTTTTACCATTAACATCAATAACAAGATTAACTTCATTTTCAATTAAAGATTTTTTAGAATCATTTTTAATAGTTTTTTGTAATAATTCCTGAAAATGTTTATAAAATTTATTTAAGAATTTTAATTTTTCCAAATCTCCTAGTGCTATTTTATCTAATGATAATTCCATATTACTAGTATAATTAACATCAATTATTTCACTAAAATTTTTTTCTAAGAAATCATAAATTTTTTCACCACCATCAGTAGGTACTAATTTAGATTTTTCATTATATAATTCTTTTTTTTCTATAGTTTCTTTAATTTTATCTAATTTTTGTGTATATATATAATTTGTATAAGTAAATTTTTCTCCATATATATCTTTCTTTTCTACATATTTTCTATCATATAATTTTGTCATAATATTAGAATACGTAGAAGGACGTCCAATTCCTAATTTTTCTAATTCTTTAATTAATGTTGCTTCCGAATATCGAGAAGGAGGACTAGTCCAAACAGTGTTAGCATTTAATTCAATTAATTCAATATTTTTAGAATTTTTAATAGTATCTAACCATAAATCTAAATTATCAATATCTTTTTGATCAACATTAATATTATAAACTTTCAAATAACCAGGATTAATTAAAATTTTAAGTTTTCCTAAAAAATACAAATTATCTTCTAATTTTTTATTACAAATAATAACGGATCCTTCTTTATAAATAGCTGGTTTCATTTGACTAGCGATAGTTCTCTTATGAATTAATTCATATAATTTTTGATGATCGTTATTTAAACCACATATTTCAATTAATGGATCAGTAACTCTAATACATTCGTGTGCTTCTTGTGAATTTTTAGATTTTTTTTTAATAATATTTTTTTTGTAAAATTCTTCACCAAATTTTGAAACAATATAATTATGAATATTATTATGAGCAGTTTCAGAAATATTATAACTATCAGTTCTCATATATGTAATTTTTCCAGATTCATAAAGTTTTTGAGCTAATGACATAACTTGTTTAATACTTAAATGTAATTTAGAAGAAGCTTCAATTTGCAAACTACTAGTAATAAATGGTAAAGGAGCTTTTTCAGAAATATCTTTACAGTCTAATGTTTTAATATAAAACTCATTATTATTTTTAATCATTGTATCCATATATTTTTTAACTAAATCATCGGATTCAATTTTAAAAATGGTAGTATTATTATATAATATAGCATCTTTAACTGTAATATTTTTAATTAAAAAATTAGCACTTAATTTATAATATTTAGTTGATTCAAAATCTGATATTTCAGTTTCTTTTTCAACAATAATTTTTAAAGTAGGTGACATACATCTACCAGTTGATATAGTAGTATTACTTTTAAAATTTTTCCATAAACATTGTGTTAATTTAAAACCAACAATTTGATCTAATATAGCTCTAGTTTCTTGTGCTGCTACAATATCATTATTTATTTCAGTAGGATTCAAAATAGCAATTTTTAATGCATCTTTAGTGATTTCATTAAATATGATTCTTTTATATTTTTTTAATTTAAAAATATCTTTAATTGCATTTGCGATACTTTCACCTTCTCTATCATTATCGGATGCTAAATAAATCATATCAGCATCTTTAATTTCTCTACGTAAATTCTCTATAACTTTTTTTTTACTATCAATTATACCATAATTAATTTTAAAATCATTATCTACTTCAATACCATTTTTTTTAAGTATTTCTCTTAAATGTCCTAAAGTAGCAGAAACTTTAAATGTACCTAAACTTTTTAATTCAGGAATAGAATTTAAATATTTTTGAATTATTTGTGTTTTACCACTTGATTCAACTAAACATAAATTTCGCATATTAGATTTTTTTAATGATGGTTCATTAATAATAGGGATATTATTTTTAGGAATATTATTTTTTAAAATTTGTTGTCCAATTTTTCCTTTTAGTGAAACACATCTGTTAGTTTTAGGATTAATAATTTTATCTTCAGAACATATATTTTTTTTCATATTTGATTATTATATTAATAATTATATAAATAAATATTCTTATATATTTGTTTCAATTTTTAAAATTTTTTTAATAAAATTTTCAATTTTTTTATTATAATCATTCATAGTATGAGATATAATTATATTACTTCCAAAAAAAGGAATAAATTTAAAAAAAATAGATATAACAATATTTTTTAAATCAACCCATTTTTCATTATTTTCATATAAAACTTCTTCATTTCTAAATAAAATAATATTTCCACTATGTTTATAACCAAAAAATTCTAAAAATATAGGAACTAAATCATCATTATTAATTAAACGAATATGATTAATAAAAATTTTATCAATTAAATTGACATAATTATAATCACCACAACAAGGGGCACCAAAAGTAATAAAATCTATATTAACATTTTCACATTCATTTTTAATATCAAAAGCACATAATTGACCAATTGTTCCTAAAGAATGTCCAATAATTAAAACTTTAGGATTATTATTATTTAATTTAAATTGTTTAAATATTTCTAAAACAGAGTTTTTAATTGAATAATATTGTTCATAAAATCCACGATGAATAGTACAAAATTTACCATTTAAAAAAATTTTTTCTTTATTTATTTTTAAATCATAAAACATATCAGTTATACTATCAGATCCAATAAATGAAAAAATTAATGTATCATAATATGTAAATGCAAAAAATTCAGCATCAATATTAGATTTTATATATGCTACTTTTTTTTTAGAATTTATAGATTTATTATTAAATTTTATTTCTATATTTTTATCTTCAAAAGTTTTTAAAAAATAATTATTTAAAACATTTTTATTTTCTAATTTTTTTATTTCAACATTAGTCTCAATATTTTCAAAATAGTCTAGATTTAGATCTATTTCATTAAAAAAATGATATGATTTATCTACTAATTCTCCTATATTTCTCAAATCTTTCCAAGAATAAACACAATTATTAGGAAATTCTTTATTCATTATTTAATAATACAAAATAAATAAAAAATTGAAAAATATTTATATATAAAAATAATTATTATTTATAATAAAACTATATTCACAATGAAATTGACTTTAGGATTATATAAAAGTATTCAAGCAAATCCAGATTCACTTGATACTTATAATGAAAATGAATTAGCAGAAATTATTAAAAAAGCAAATGAGTATTATTATAATAAAAGCAAAAGTTTATTAACTGATGCTACATATGATATTCTTGTTGATAAACTTAAAAATATTAATCCTGAAAATGAAATTTTATTAGAAGTAGGTGCTCCAATTAAAGATGAAGATATTAAAAAAGTTGAATTACCATATTGGATGGGTTCTCAAGATAAAATTAAAACTGATTCTAAAGTTCTTAATAAATGGAAACAAAAGTATATTGGAAATTATTTATTAACTATTAAATTAGATGGTATTTCTGCATTATTAGAAATAAAAAATGGTGTATATAAATTATATACTAGAGGTAATGGAAAGCATGGTACTGATATATCAAGAATGATTAAATATATTAAAAATATTCCAAAAAATATTACTGAAGATATTGCAGTCAGAGGAGAATTGATAATTTCTAAAAATAGTTGGGAAAATATTAAACATTTAGGTTCTAATCCAAGAAATACAGTTTCAGGAGTTTTTAATTCAAAAAAACCAAATAAAGAAATTTTACAATATATAGATTTTGTAACATATCAAGTATTAAATCCTTCAAATCTTAAACCTACTGATCAAATGGATTATTTAAGTCATAAAGATTTTCAAACTTGTGATTATAGAAAATTAAATAATTTAAGTGTTGAAATTTTATCAACTTATTTGAATGATAGAAAAGAAAATTGTCATTATGAAATTGATGGAATAGTTGTGTATCATAATGATATTCATGATAATATTACTTCTGGAAATCCAAAGTATTCATTTGCATTTAAAAATATGATGAATGATGATAGTGCAGAAGTTACTGTTACAAATATTGAATGGGATGTTTCTAAAGATGGTTATCTTGTTCCTGTTGTTATTTTCAATCCTACAAATATTGGAGGAGTACAAGTTCAAAGAGCAACTGGTTTTAATGCTAAATATATTAAAGATAATAAAATAGGTATTTCTTCTAAATTATTAGTAATTAGATCAGGAGCAGTTATTCCTTATATTGTTAGAGTGATTAAAGCATCTAAAGAAGGTTTAATGCCAGATTTAGATTATACGTGGAATGAATCTGGTGTTGATATTATTTTAAATAATAAAGAAGATTCATCCGATTTACAAATTAAAGTTTTAGTTAATTTCTTTACTAAAATGAAAACTGTAGGGGTTAGTTCTGGAATTGTTAATAAATTATATAATGCTGGTTTTAATACTATATATAAAATTTTAAATATTTCTATTGAACAACTTCAATCAATTGATGGTTTTAAAATAAAATCTGCTACTAATGTTTATAATGCATTACAAAATATTGATTTAAGTGATTGTGTTGCTATTATGACTGCATCAAATACTTTTGGTAGAGGATTTGGTGAAAAAAAAATTAGATTAATTGCTGAAGCTTATCCTAATTTACTTACTACTCAACCAACTATTCAACAATTAATTACTCTTGATAGTATTAATACAAAAACTGCTGAAAATTTCTTGGATTGTATTAATAATTTTAAACAATTTTTAGTTGATAATGAATTATCTTGTAATTTAATAAATAAAAAAAAATCACCAATTAAATTAAATAATATACAAAATTTAGAAAATATTGCTGTTCTATTTACTGGTTTTAGAGATAAAGATATGGAAAAAGAAATTATTTCTAGAGGAGGAACTATTAAATCTACTTTAAATAAAAATGTTAATATTTTAATTATTAAAGATGAAGAAACAGATAATAATAAAATACCTAAAGCAAGAGAATTAGAAATTACTATCTTAACTAAAGATCAATTTAATATGGAATATCTAATTGATTAAATATGTTTTTTAAGTCGTCTTTTAATTAGAAAGTATTTAAAGGGATCATTGCAAATGAAATAATATCTTGTGCTACAATTTTATTTTTTTTATCATTTTGTTTCATACTAGCATAAATTCTTAAACAAATATATAGTAAAATTATTAAAATAATAATAGCAAAAATACAAAGTTTGCTAGTAAATAAGTAATTAAAACCATAATCAATTAATGAATGATAAATTAAATAAAGTGGTATCATCATTAAAAATGATAAACCTGTAATAATTCCTATAAATTTATATCTATTAATTTCTTTTATATTTTTTTCAATAGGTAAATTTGTATAAACAACTAATGTATAAAATATAGTTAAAACTAAACCAATAAATGCATTAATTATATAAATAGTTATTCTTTTATGTAATTTATGATGTATATTTTTAGAAAGCAAATGAAATTTATCAAGTCCATGTAATAAACTAAAAACACCAAATAAAATTAAAATATATTCAATCATTTTAGCAGCAAATGTTTCATCAAAAGAAATAATACTAGATATATGAGGATTAATTTTTCTAATTTTATCTTTAAAATTATTAGATGTAAAAATTGATATTATTCCAATAGCAATTTTTAATGTACCATATAATATTAATAGAAAACCAATAATAAAATTTTTAATATCCATTATTAATTTATAAAAACAAAATATTTTAGTACTCTTTTAAAAAGGAACTAATAAAAAAATTAATTTATTAATTTTTTTTTATGTAATTAACATGAATTATAAAAATCTAGGTTTTCATAAAAAGGATATTTAGGTTTGTAACCAAAAATTTCTTCAAAATCTAATCTTGCATTATTCCAATTAGTTCCTTTTTTACTCCAGTCTTTTTCGCTATCACTAGTAATTTCTAAATCAGGTAAAACTTCTAAATACTTTATAGTTAAAAGTATAAGACAAATTGCTTTATCATATGGAAGTTTTTGAGTATTGAAAAAAGTGAAATTTTGTTTATTAAATTTTGTAAATTCAAAAACATCACAAGTTTGTTCTTTACCATAAATTTTTATAAAGTCTTCTTCAATAATGAAAATGATTCCAATATTTTTTTCATCACAAAATGTAATTATGATAGTAATAAAATCAACTAAATCATTCCATTTATCATCTGGAATATCCCCATTACGAGTAATATAATGACAATATTCCATATTTAAAAACTATTATTGAATAATTATTTATTTATATTAATTTGTCAATTTTTTGTATATTTAGGTATTAAGATCAATTTAAAATTTTAGCATTTAAAGATTCATATTTTTTAACAATTTGTAAAGCATTTTTATATTGATTTTGAGTTATTATACTAATTTTTTTAGGTAATAAACATAATTTACTATTTTCATTTATTAATGTCATAGTCAAAATAATAAAAATAGTAGTAAAAGTTAGTGATAAAAGTAAATCTTTAGTAGCAACATAAAAAATTGAAAATAAAACTATTCTTCTAACTAAATTACTTTTTAAAATTTTTTCTTGATTTTCACTTATATCAAAAGCCATATATTTAGAACCTATATTTAAAAAAATCATAGTTAATGCAGATAAATATTTATTATTATTTAATATATCTAAATAATCCATTTATTATAATAAGTATTTTTTATTTTTGACCAATCAACATTCCTAATTGCAATATTTTTTCCATCATAAAAATAATAATAATTCCAGAAGTAACAAATAAACCTAAATCTAAATAATTATCATCATTTTCAGGTTTAATAGTAAGTTGATTTTGATTATTATTACTATCATCATTATCTTCATTATCTTCCTCAATATCTTCTTGAACAATATTTTTAGGTGTATCAATTATATTATGTTTTTTTAATGCATTATTTAGATATTTATCATCATCCTCATTATCTATTGCTTTTATAGAAGCAAAATCAGAATATTCATCTAATTCAATAGGATAATAATTATTAATTTTTTTAGAAGGTGTTTGTTGTACTGGTTGATGTTGTAATTGATGAGTATTAGGTAAAATTTCATTTTCGTCATATTTTGCAAAATTAATACTAATATTATCTTCGTTTTCTAAAATAGGTTTAGATATTTTAGAATATCGTTTTCCATATAATTCACATAATGGATTTTTAGTATTATTTGAAGTTTTTTGTTGTTTTTCAATGGGGTAATCATTTCTTCCCCAAGCATCTTCTAAGGTACTAAAAAAAATTGGCATCTTATATTTATATTATAATACACTTTTTTTTACTAAAAATAATCTATATAATATGTTTTAATTCAAATCTAATATATATTTCCCATTTGAATTACATTTTTTTATCATTTCTTTAATACTTGTATTATTATTTTCTTGATGATTTTGAATTTTTTCTTTATAAATAGGTAAATTAAATTTATTTGGATCATATTTTAAACTATCTGGGTGATATTCAATTTTTTTATTTGTTGAAATAGGTGCGGGAAATTTTTCCGGAATATGTAAAGGCATAAAAGAAGAAGAATAATCACTATCCATATGAATTAAAGAATTATTATTATTATTAATAACTTTTGGTTTATTAACAACATTTGAAATATATTTAGGAGATACATTATTAGATATATTCTTGGAAACAAAATTACTATTATTTTCACTTTGAATAATATTTTCTAATAAATTAATATTTTTTTTTTTATTTTTATTAATTTCAATATTAATTTCTTTTGGATTCCAAGAAGTATATATTATATTTGGCATATAAAATTTAACAATAAATCCGGATTTTCTTATATTATAAATTATATAAGCAATACATCTATTAAAATTATAAATTGGATAACCTATAAGAAATGTAGGTATATAATTAACACAATCATAAAAATTATTTTCTGAAGCTTTTAAAATTTTATTATAAATTTTTTGTAATAAAATTTCATAACTTTCATGTTTTGTATGTTTTCTATCATAAATACTTTTATAAATATCTTGAATATTCAATTTTTTAATGGTATTATTATTCGTAGTATTATTGTAATACATTATTATATAATATAAAGTATAAAAATATTTATAATGTATACAAATATTGTTATATCTGGTGGAGGTTTTCAAACTTTTGGTTTATTAGGAGCTTTAAAAAATTTTGAAGAAAAACTAGGAAATTTTAATATGTTTCATAATTTTTTAGGTTGCTCTGCTGGTTCTTTAATATGTCTATTATTATGTTTGGATTATAGAATTGATGATATAATAGAAATGTTAAAAGCTCTTTATGAAGAATCTAAAACCAAAATAAAAATAAAATTAGAAAATATATTAAAATTTTTTGATACTTATGGATTAATTGATAATATTTTTATTGAAGACTTCATTGAAAAAATTTTATTTGAAAAATTACATAAAAATAATGTTACTTTTGTTGAATTTTGTAAATTAACTGGAAAAAATTTAATTATTAATTCATCTAATTTAACTTCAGAAAAAGAAGAATTTTTTTCTCTTGATAAAAACCCAGAAATGAATATTAAATTGGCTATTAGAATAAGTATGTGTGTTCCTATTATTTTTAAACCAATCAAATATAATAATCAAATTTATATAGATGGTGGTTTATATAATAATTTTCCTATTAATTATTTTAATTTTAATAAAATAGAAACTATTGGTTTAACATTACGATATAATAAAAAAAAAATTAAAAATTTTACTGATTACATCAGATCAATGATTAATTCTGTATTACAAAAAAATATTGATAATACTAATATTGTTATTAATACTGATAATATTTTTGAATTAAATCTTAATGATGCAGAAGAATTATTTTCTTTTCAAAAATTAGAATTTTTAATGACAAAAAAAAAAATAAGTGAATACATATCACAAGGATACGATGATTTTGAAGTATTTTTTAAAAATATAGAAGAAAAACGAAACCTTTTAGTTGAACCTTTAGTACCGTCTTAGTAATTTTGTTATCCTTTCTTCCCTACTTCCTTTTACCCTACTTTCCTTTTCCTTCTACCCTACTCCCCTTCTACCCTACTCCCCTTCTACCTTACTATAAATAGTATATTCTATCTACTAAAATAATAATATATTAAATAAAAAAAATAAAATTAAAAAATTAAAAATTAAAAATTAAAAAATTAAAAAATTAAAAAATTAAATAAATAAATTAAAAAATTAAATAAATAAATAAATATTTTTCAGATTTCAACAAAATAAGAAAAAATATTGATACACAAAAACAGTTTCAAAAAGTTAAAATAAGAAATTTGAAACTCCACATAATTCCACAAACTACTACATCTTTCCACAAACTACTACATCTTTCCACAACCAATATATTCTAATAAATTAGTAAAAATATAATTGTAGATAAATGTGGATTATTGTGGAAAAATGTATTTAAAGAAATAAAACATATATAATAAATAATATAAAAAATGGAAATAGTACCTTATACTTGTTATAGATGTGGTTACAAAACCAAAGATAAATATAGTATGAGAAGACATTTATATGAAAGAAATAAGGATTGTCCAGCAACAAAGAATGATATAGAATTAACAAATGAAATAAAAGAAAAAATTTTAAAAGATCGTATTTATAAGATCCCAAAGGTACAAACTCCTACAATAATAAAGAATATCCAATATAATAATACATTAAACAATTATATAGGTTCAATGGATACATTTGAAAAGTTAGGTAAATTAATGGAATATAAACAAATTGAAACAACTTCTTTAGAAGAAAGTATTGAACATAAATTTGGACAACGTATTGATAATATGAAGGGTGACAAATTTAAATATGGTTATGATTTAGGAAATAATAGATTATTTGATATTGTAGATGAAATAAGTAAAATTCGTAGTTTTAGTGATCTAAATATTATTTATGATGATAAATTGAAAGAATTAAATTTATTTAAAAGTGGTTGTTGGGAGAATTATTTAATAGATAGAGGATTACGTGAAATAATAGATGTAATGAAAGATATTTTCTTAGATCATTATGAAAAATTTTTATTACGAAAAATCTTTGTTAGTGAAAAGAACTTACGACATAAACAAGAATATAAAGATCATTTAATGGAATATTATAAATTTATAGGTTGTTTTGAAATCTTACCATATATTCAAGATAAAGATGATTGTGATATATTGGGTGATGATGATGGTGATTTTGGGAAATATACAGTAGAGGAAAAGTATATGCCAAAATATAATGAAATAGTAGAAAATATGAAAAGAAATGAAATAAATAAAACAAAAAAGTCAGTTGATAATATATTAAAAAACAATACAAAGAAAAATTTAAAAAATTTAAATAAAGAAATTATAGATTTAGTAACTTCAGATGAAGAATTTAAAGCAACATTAGAATTATAATATTAAAAAATTAATATTATTGAAAAAAAATTGTTTATTAAAAATCTAAATATAGGACTTGTTTATTTAAAAAACTTTTAAAAGGACATTTTATTAAGATAATTCATTAAATCTTCAGCATTTCTATTACCATCATAGGTAAATTCTTGACCATTTTTAATAAATAAAACAGTAGGGAATCCTTTAATGTTATATTTAGAAATTTGTTGATCATCTTCAGCATCAATAATTTGAACATTAACAGGTTTATTTTCATTAGAAATATTTTCTTTAAATTTATTAAATTCGGGTAAAAATTGAGTACAATGAGAGCATCCTTTCATTTTAAATAAAATGACTTGAATATTATCATTAGATTCAAAATTTTCTTTATTTTTATTATAGAGATAAATAAATGAAATTAACATAACAATAGCAACAACAATCATAAATTTATATAAAAATTTCATTTATTTATATAAAATATATTAAATTTCATATATTAGTCGCCTTTTTGAAAAAGGCTCCAGCCAAAAAAATATATTAAATTTCATATATAATAACCGATTTATGCTTAAATTGATTAATATATTTTAAAGAAGATTCATTAATAAAAAAAATAGTATCAATATATTTATCATTTTCTAAAAAAAAATAATATTTATCTAATTCATTAGTTGTTAATAATAATAATCTTTTTTTATTTTCTAAAAATGATTGAAAAGAATTGATAGTACAAACATCGTGATCATAATGTTTTAAAATACTAATAATAATATTATTATAATTATTAATGACAATAATGGCTTTTTTAATATTAATAAAGTGATATATAGTATCAATTATTAAAAATTTTTTATTTAAATTAATATCATTCATTTAAATAAAATAAATCAAAATATATTTAAGTAAAAACTAAAATAATTATAAATATAAAAAATGAGTGACTTTAATGATATTGAAATAATTATTTATGATTATAAATATTTTTTGTCTATTAAAAATAAAATAGTAATAGATGAAACCGATAATTTTTTCAATAAAGTTAAAATAAATATTAATCAACTGTTTGATTCTAACTATCGCGATAATTATGCTCAAAAAGTTATTACATTTTATAATAATTTTAATACAAATAAAGAGAATAATTCAAATGTCTGTTTGAAGAAAAAAAAACATAAAGATAAAAGAATAGAATTATTTTCATTACTAAATAAAATAACAGAAACAAATTATAATACAATTTTAATAGAAATAAAAAAAATATTATTTTTAGATAATCAAGTTTTTATAAATACTATAGATGATTTTTGGACATTTTGTTATAAACAACCATTATATAGTATAATCTATATAGATCTATTAAATAAAATATTAGAATATATTAAAGATAATAATACAAGTGAAATAATAAAAAATAAATTATCAGAGATAATAAAAAATTTCATTGAAGTTGATTTATCAAGTATAAATACAGAAAATATAACAGATAATCAAAATTATGATGATTTTTGTGATAATAATAAAAAATTTAAAAATATAAGAGGAAAAACAATATCAATATGTTGGATAATATTAAAAACAAAATTAAATATAATATCAAAAGAAGAATTTTTTGAAATAATAAAAAATTTAGATTTAAAACAAGATATAGTATTGGATATATTACATATATATAATACACTTCTTTATTTAGATAAAGACTATTTATGTTATTTAAAAGATTATAGTAATACAGAAAATGTAACAAAAAAAAGTAAATATAAGATTTTAGATATTTTAGAAAATAGACTATATAAATTAGATGGTTTTAAATTATTTAAAATTTAATCTTATGAAAAAAAAAATTGATATAAAAATAATTAATTAATAATAATACAATGGCGGAAATGGCACAAAGAAAAGATTATAAATCTACAATAATTTCACAACTAACAGAAATTATGAAAATAAGAAAAAAAAATAATGAAATATGGAAAGTAAAAGCTTATAAAAAAGTGATAGATATATTGTTAGTAAGAGAAGAACCAATATATACTATTGATGATATTAATGAAATTGAAGGTATTGGAAAAAGTATAAAAGAAAAAATAGAAGAGATATTTGATCATAATACAATAACCCAAATAAGTAATTTTTCAGAAGAAGAAAATAATAAAAGTAAAACAATAGAATTATTAACAAAAGTTTCAACTATAGGTGAAAAAAAAGCAGAAGAATTTTATACAAAACATAATATAAGAACAATAGAAGATTTAAGAAATAATATAGAAATCTTAAATGACAAACAAAAAATAGGTTTAAAATATTATGAAGATGAACAGAAACGAATACCATATAGTCCAGAAATGAAAAAACATGAAAAATATATAACAGAAACAATAACTGATTTTAATTCAGATATAATTTGTAATATAGCAGGTTCATATAGAAGAAAAGAATCAACATCAGGTGATATAGATGTATTATTAACATATTCTGATTATCAAGATACTGAAATTTTTAAAAATATAGTAAATCAATTAATAGATAATAAATATATTAAAGATACTTTAGCTTATGGTAAAAAAAAATTTATGGGTTATTGCAAACTTCCAAAACATAAAACTTTTCGTAGAATAGATATATTATATTCTACACCTGATAAATATGCTTTTGCACTTTTATATTTCACAGGAAATCAACAATTTAATATTAAATTACGAAATCTAGCATTAAGTTTAGGATATTCTTTAAATGAATATGGATTAACTTATTCAAAAGGTGAAGAGAAAGGCGAATATATAGATACATTGACATCAGAAGAAGAAATATTAAATTTTTTAGGATTAAAATATATACCACCAGAAAAAAGAATAAATGGAATTAATCTAAATGATTATACCATGTAATATCCATCATATAAATAATTATCATAACCTTCAATTTGTTGAATATTTTTATTATGTGTAGTAAATTTTTCTTTGACAGTATCAGTATTTTCAGTAGTATCAGTATTTTCAGTATTTTCAGTAGATTGATTTTGAGGTACGTTTATAATATCATTATTTTGTGATATATCTTTATTATTATTTGTTGAAATGGATGTTTCAATATTTTTAGATTTAAAAACAGGTTTTTCATTAGTAAAACGTTCATTAGTTAATTGACTAATATGTACTCCTAATTTATTAACAGAATCAACAAATAAAGTAGTATTTTGATTAATAATATCAGCCGAATTTTTTAATGAAAGTACAACTTTATCTAAATCTTCCCCATCATCCTGAGAATTATCTCCAGAATTATCTTCAGAATTATCTTGATTATCTTGATTATCATTAGATTTATCTTTATTTTTATCTTTAAAATGTTCAATAGCAAAAAATTTTGAATAAATATAATCAGCAATTATAGTTAATATAATAACAAAAAATAATATATAAATAATTTTTTTAATATTAGAGTTCATTTATTATTTAATTATATTAAATAAATAAATCTTTTTGAAATATGGCATCAAAAAAAAATAAAGGATTTTGTCAAAATGATTGTGATATTATGACTTATTTAACTGAAAAAGATTATATAACAGCAGTAATTCAAGTTTTATCTATACATTTACCAAATTATAATATGAAATTAAGAACCACAAAATGTCTAAATACAGCAATTATGACAATGTTTTTATTATTAGGATCAGAAGGGATTAAAAAAAGTGAATATTGTAGTGTTTCTAAAGTAAAACAAAGAGTATTAGATAAAAATATAAGTCGAAATGATGAGATGATAATGTTTGATAGTATGATAGATGATTTATTTTCTCATAGAGAAACAAATAGATATTTTTACTATATAATGATAACAGATGGTGAAATGCTAAAATCAAATGATGAAAAGAATTATTTTCCAGGACATGTATTTGTAATAGAGAAAATACCATGTGGAACAAAAAATAAATACAAATTATATCAATCTTATATAAATGAATATACTTTAAAAGGTCATTATCAAAAAAATAATAATAGTATGGAAATATCTGAACCTAATTTAAAAAAAATTTTTGGAAAAACAGGGTATAATGCAAAAAATAATAATATTAATGCAAATATAAAACAAAATGGAATTAGTATAATATTTAGTGAAAAATATTGGAATAGTAAGACAAGTCAATTTTGGAAAAAACTAACTTATGTTGAATCGGAAAAATATAATGGATTTTCAACAAATGAACTTAAATTTTGTTATAAAAAAGTTCGTGTATCAAATTGTTATAAAATTTTAAATACATTAGTAACTCATGCTCTTCAAAATTTAAATAAAAATCCCAATTTTTATAATTTACCAGAAGCTATTGATGAACCATTATCATCTAAAGATTTAATAAATAAATTAAAAAATTTACAAATAATAGTAAAGGAAAAATATAATATAAAAGACAAAAATAATAATGATAAAAATAATAATGATAAAAATGATAAAAAAGAATAATAAATAAATAAATATAAAGAAATGAGTAAGCCTATATTTATATTAGATGTTGATAATACAATAATAGGCGATATTAAACCACAAGTGAATGAATTAAATTTAATAGAAAATTTAAAACTTTCTCAAAAAAAATTATATAGACAAAATTTGATTTCCGATTTAAAAAATGGAATTATTCGTCCTTTTTTTATAGATTTTATAAATTTTTGCAAAGAAAATAAAATTCCTATATTTATTTTTACAGCGAGTACAAAAGAATGGATAAATTATTTATTACCAATAATAGAAAAAATAATAAATTATAAATTTGAAAGACCAATATTTACAAGACAACATATGATAAAAAAACCTTTAGAAATGATATGTAATGATTTAATTATAAAATCTATAAATCATATTAAACCATCAATTTATAAAACATTAAAAAAAAAATATTCTTATGATAAATCCAATACAATAATATATATGATAGATAATAGAATAGATAATATATTAGAAAAAAAATATGTTTTACATTGTAAATCGTATAATTTTTTATTACCAACAAATTTAATTAGATCTTTAACAGAAGAACAAAAATATATATATAAAAATCGTATTTCAAAATATTTATATAATAAAGAATTTGATTATACTCATTTAATGATTAAAATATATTCTGAATATTTAAATGACTTAAAACTATCGATTATTAATAATAGAATAAAGAATGATAATTATTGGAAATTATTAACAATAATGATTAAACAAAAAAATATAATATTAAATCGTAAAAAATTTTATCGTTTGTATAAAAAGATATTTAATAATAAAAAGAATTTAAATTAAAATGAATATTTTATCAATTGATGTTGGAATCAAAAATTTAGCATTTTGTTATATTAATATTTTTAATAATAAACCCATTATTAAAAAATGGGGAATCATTGATAATTTAGATTCAAAAATGAAATGTAAAGATATTGCAATTGATAAATTAACGGAAATAGTATTAACTAATTTACATAAAAATTTTAATGATTTAGATATAGATATAATTTTAGTAGAATCACAGCCTTGTATGAAAAATCCTACAATGAAAACAATTCAAAATGTAATAACATCTTATTTTGCTTATCAAAAAGTTATTAATAATAGAAATATTCAACAAATTAGACTAGTATTAGCTTCAAATAAATTAAAATTAAAACATAAAAATGAATGTATAATAGATGAAAAAATAACAAATACAAAAGATAAATATAAACAAAGAAAATTATTAGCAATGGAATATTGTAAATATTATTTAACATCAATTTATCCAGATGAAGAAAAATTAACAGAATTACTTAATTTTAAAAAAGCTGATATTCATGATGCAGTAACACAAGCATTATGGTATTTTGAAAATTATTTATTAGATAAGAATTTAATGAATGAACAAAATATTTAAGTTGCGTTATTTAATGTATTTAAAACTTCTATTAAGTTATAAATTTAATATTACATAATGACTAATATTAATGTTAATTACGATAACTTAACTAATAAAATGGATATTAATCAACAAAATAATTCTGATTTATTTAAAAGAAATGTTAATATATATGAAAATGATTCATATTCAATGCCTACTCAAGTTAATCAACAACCTCCTAATTTAAATACAGTTAGAGGTACTCAAGTTCCTGATATTGGTCTTGATTTAATTATGAATAAATCGCATAAACATAAAAAAAATAGTTTTAATGGAAGTTATTCTGGACAATCTGATAATAGTGTTATTATTGATTCTGATGATAATTCTAGTGTTTATTCTGCTGGATCTAGATCTTTAAATCAAAATAGACAACCTAGAAAGCATAATTACAATCCTCCTACTAATCAATTTAATAATCAATCTTCTAATCAAACTTCTTATAATGAAGATACAGAATCAGATGAAGTTAGTGTATATTCAGAGGATATACAAGATGAAGGAAATCAATACCAACAACCATATAGACGTGAGATGAATGATGAAGAAATTATGAATGAGAAAAAAGAATTATTATATCAATTTGATCGTCTAGAAAAGCGAGGTGTTCATGTTCCGAAAAAATATTCTATTAATTCTGATTTAGATGAAATGAAAGCAGATTATGAAAAATTAAAAAGAGAAAGAGAAACTGATGCTAGTATTCAATTTCAACGTAAATTATTAATGACAGCTGCTAGCTCTATTGAATTTTTAAATACTAAATTTGATCCTTTCGGTGTTAAATTACAAGGATACTCGGAGGAGTTAAATTCTGAGTTAAACCAAAACTGTAGTTATGATGATATTTTTGAAGAGTTACATGAAAAATATAAAGGTAAGTCTCATATGGCCCCAGAATTACGTTTAATATTTTCAGTAGGGTCTGGAATGGCGATGCATCATTTAACTACTTCAATGTTTGCAAAAGCCAATGTACCATCTTTAAATGAAGTTCTTAAAGGTAACCCTGAATTAGCTAAAACATTCACCGCTGCTGCATTAAGTAGTATGGCAAATAATGGTGATAAGATGGCTGGTAATTTTATGAATTTTAATAATACTATGAATCAACAAAATAATCAAAATAGTGGTCAAATGAAAGGGCCCACAACAAATATAGATGAAATTATGAATTCTCTAGAAAATGATGATATAGAAAATCTTTCTATATTAGGAAGTGAAAGTTCAAGTGATGATTCAATAAATGATTTATTAAAAAAAAAAAATAATAGAAAAAATAGGAGACGAAGGTCACTAAATATTTAATTTTTAATGGTTTTAATATGCTATTTAGCTAATAGAAGAAGATATGAAGTAAATTTTATGATTCAAATATATTTAAATTAGCATTTTCTTCATAATAGAATATTGCTTTTTTGTTATATGCTTTTGCAGCATCTATTTCATTTTCAAAAGTACCTAAATAAGACTTTTTACCTTTATAAGTAATTTCACTGTGCCATTTTTTATCCTTTTTACTAAAACAAACACCAAAATATTTACTTGATGCATTTTTACTTTTAGTTCTATTATGAGAATTAAGACCTGCACTTGCTATTCTTAAATTACATCTACAATTATTGTATCTAGTATTATTAATATGATCAACTATTTCACCATCTTTTGCTTTCATTACATATCTATGCATTAATCCAACCTTTCTATTTTGTATATACCCATGTTTATTAATATTCCAAGACATATTACTTAATTCATGCCAAAATTCTTCATCTACTAAAACTTCAATATCTTGTACTTTAATATAAGGAATACCTTCATTATTTATTGTAATTTCTTTTTTATTATGTTCATCATTTTCTTTTTGTTTGAGTAATTCAATTGTTTTATTAATTTCTTCTAAATCTTTTATTGCTTCTTCAACAGTATCTCTATTTAGACCTTCATATTTTTTCTTGTTATAATTTTTTTGAGCACTAAATTTATTTTTTGTTTTATTAAAATGTATATTTTTTGGAATATCATATTTATTTGATCGTTTTTTAACTATATCATCAATATTAATATTTAATGTATCTTCATATTTTACTAAATTATTATTATTAGCTTTTTTTTTTAATTTTATAAAAGTATAAATATCATATACTTTTGCTGCTTCTTCTTCAGTTTCAAAAGAACCTAAACAAACTATGTCTTTATCTATAGTACATTGACTATACCATTTTTTTCCATTTTTATTCCAAGTTACACCTTTATATTTTGAAGATGTTTCATTAGTAGTGCTTTTATTTTTATTATGATTATTTTCTGCAATTGATACTTCTCTTAAATTACATTTTATATCATTCAATCTATCTTGATTAATATGATCAATTACATTACCTTTTTCTGGGTTTTTAAATACCAAGTGATGTAATCGAATGTTTTTTCTTCCAATTTTTCCTTGTGCATATCCATGTGATAGATGCCATTTATATTTATTGACCTTCTCAAAATCATCCTCATCAACCAAAGCATATTCAACAATTACTTTATCTTTGTTTCTTAAAGGAATTCTAAAAGGTGAATTATCATATTTGTTTTTGATTTCATCGCTAATATAGATTTGTTCTGCCATAATTATAAATAGTATAAGTTTAACATTTAAATAGTTTTTGTCAATTTTTCTGAAAAATTGATGTTTTTGAGAAAAAATTAAAAAAAAATTTTTATCCCGCGGCCCTAGGTAGTATGGCAAATAATGGTGATAAGATGGCAGGTAATTTTATGAATTTTAATAATACTATGAATCAACAAAATAATCGAAATAGTGGTCAAATGAAAGGGCCCACAACAAATATAGATGAAATTATGAATGAAATTGAGAATGATGAACTAGAAAATCTTTCTATATTAGGAAGTGAAAGTTCAAGTGATGATTCTATAAATGATTTATTAAAAAAAAAAAATAATAGAAAAAATAGAAGACGAAGGTCACTAAATATTTAAAAAACATTAAATATTTAAAAATTGAAATATTAAATTTATAAATTTAATATTCAAATATGAGAATAATACTATTATTTATCTATTTTATTAATTGTAATTCATTTGCAATAAATATTATAGATTTACAAAATAAAAATGAATATTTAAATATTATAAATAGTAGAAAAAATTCAGTAATATTATATACAGGTGCTCCTTGTACAAATTGTCAAAAAATAATATCAAAAATTAGTTTAATTGATAAAACATTTGTAGATGATTGGAATTTTTATAATATTGATGTAAGAAAAATTTTTGATATATGTAAAAGTAAAAATATAAATTATATTCCTGTTTATGAATTATATAATAAAAATAGGAAAAAATCTAATATATTAGATTGTTTACCATTTTTTGAGGAGAATTTTGTACAAAATATTAAAGTTTTTGAAAATGGATGATCTATGTATAATTAATTTGGTGAACTCCACCATTCTACATTTTGAAGACTATTATCTTCAAAACCTTCACTAAAAGTATCACTATCACTATCACTATCATTATAATTCCATGAACCAATTCTTCTTAATTGAAAATCAGATAGTTCAGGATCATATAGATGATCATCTCTATAATAATCATCATTATAATCATCTATATAATCAGGATTACTTGAAGGCCGATCATCGTAGAAGTAGTCGAAATACATACTATACATATCACGAGTACATCTTCTTCTTCTTATGTATTCTCTATCATCACTATCGATACTATAATTACTATAATTATCATAATTATGATTATTGTAATAATCATAATAATCCAGACAATCTAAACATTGAGTTTGATTACAACAATCACATTTAATATCGAAAAATTTATATTCACGATATTTTTTTTTTTTATTATTGGTAATTTTTCTACAAATATTATTTTTTTCTTTTTTCTTTTTTCTTTTTTTTTCTGCTATACAACTACATTGTTCTAAACTAATTTTACTTTTCTCTTGAGTAGTACTACTAATATTATCTTTTTGTGTTGTGGAAAACTCTTGATTATAACAATATTCTATAGGTAGATCTTGTTTTGCTTTATCTAAATAAGTCGATACTAATTGTCGTCGATATTTAATTTTTCCGTCGTCTTCTTTAACCAGATGTTCTGTATCTTTAAAAAACTCCATTTTTCAATAACTCCACTATATATAATAGTTAATTAAATATATCAATTTTTCTTATTTTTGTATTAATTTGGTTGAATTATAGGTTTTTTCTTATATTTAACCATATTATTTACATTTATTACATATTTTTTAATTGAGAAGTATTGATAAAAGTAATTAATTTTTTGTTTTTTTATTTAGAATACATGCAGTAACATTTGTAGGATGTAATGAATACCAAATACTTGCTCTAATAAAATCTGAATCTCCACCATCAATTGCATTTTGCATAAGATTAAATGACTGTATATTTTCTAACCAACGAATAATGCTCATTTTGATATATTCATTATTCATTTCGGTTGTTATAAATTTTAAATTACATAAATCTATTTTTAATGTTTTTAGATTTTTTAATTTTGATAAAGTTGATGGAATACCATCTATCAAATCATTATTTTGAAGATTCAATATTTCTAACATTTTTAAATGTCCTATACATTCGGGAATAATGTTAGTTAATTGATTATTATTTAGATCAATTTTAATAATATTACCATTGTTATTAGTAGTTATACCATACCAATTATTTAATGGTTCAAAAGTATTCCAATTATTATTATTTTTCCAATTGTTACCATTACATGTATCATATAATTTTATTAAAATTTCACGTTCATCAATAGGTTCTTTTTGTAATAAAAAATACTTAAATTTTTTCATAATAGTAATATTATTATTATGTAATTTTTATTTGATTAATATTTAAATTTCAATTTTTTAATATGTTTTATAATATTTAATGTTTTATTTTTGATAAAAATGTTGATTAATAATCCATCAAATGTAAATAAAATTATAAATTAATTTACTTTACTCTTGAGTATATGTTGATTCATTAAGTTCATCTATTACATTACCTTTTTTATCTTGTTTAAGATTTGTTAAAAATAAATTATTATAAACTTCTTCTAATAGTTCATCATCAGTTTTTTCATATTGAGTAATTGTATTAAGTAACTTTTGTGATAATTTATTTATTTCTGAGTTTTTATTTTTAAGTTCAATATCTAAAGTTAAATTACTATATATTAAATTATTTCGGCATTTATAATATTCATCAAAATCTTCTAATAAATTTTTTGTAATACTTTCATCATATGTATTTATAAATAAAATTGGAGAAATATCAATTAAAAAGAAACAAGTATGCAAAAATAGAGAACCTTGAAGTAGATTTTTTAAATCTAAATTTATTTTAGTAGGTATATTAATTGTTGAATCACTAACTAATTTTATAAAATGTATGACATAACTTAATTTAGGTATCTGATTACTTTCATTTTTAAATATTTTTTGTAATACATTTATAAATCTATTAAAACAATATCTTTCAATAGGTGTTGAATTACGATTTATATTACTCTCTTTTAATTTTTCAATAACAATTTCAGCAGTTTTATTTAAGTTTTGATGTATTGAAAAAAATTGAATATTATTCACTATAAATTGCAATACTAAATTTGTATAATCATATGGTTGTCCATTATTAAAATGATCTTCCATACCTATTAACTTATATATAAAATCAAATTCTTTTATGTTATCATTTTTAATTATTTTATTGATTGTTTCACCATCTATTGAGTTTAAAGATATATTAGATTTATTGTTAGAATTATTGTTAGAATTATTATTAGAATTATTTAAAATTTCTTTTTTAAATTTTTTAACAGTTAATGATTTATCGAATAGTTTATAAATAGAATATATTATGTCTTTGTGTTGTTCTTCTAGATCAAAATATAAGTAACATGATAATAACATTGTTTTAAGAAATTTACTATTTGTTAATAATTCCATGTTATCAAGATCAGTACCAAAAGATGTTTTATCAAATTCTTTAATAGCATACAAAACAAATTTATTTAATTTTATTGGCATTCCATTAAATGAAGTTAATCTAAGTATTTTTCCCATTAATTGAAGATCTATTCTTTTATCCATATAATTTAATTTTGCAATCTCTTCTTTATTTCTTTCTATTAATAAATTATATTTTGATGTATTTACTTGTGTCGTAATTTTTTTTAATAAATCATTTCTTTTTTTAATTTCTTTTATCTTAGAATTTTTGGCTTCTTTTATACTGTTTAAATTTTTTATTTGTTTATTATATTCTAAATAATTTTTTCCTATAGTTTCGAGTTCAATTTGAATATTTGATATATATCCTCTTAATGGACCTCCAACATTTTGTGCAACATTATTTTTTTGTTCAACTGTAATATATTTAAAGTAATTATTACTATTATTTTCAATAAAATTTATTAAACCTTGTAAACCAATATTTCTATCAACTACATCTGTTCTATTTCTATCAATAATTGAATATTTATGGGTAAATATTTCTAATTCATCTTCATCATTTAATGCATATTCCCAAAAATCATCAATTTTTTTCGAATAATTATCCATAATTAATTCATCTAATATTTCTGATACAATAATTTTATCTTGATCAGACATAAAATATATATCTATATTTTTATGTTTCTCATCTAAAGTTAAAAGAGACTCTGCTGTATAAGATTTATATTCATCTTCATTATTATTTTTTGCATTATTTGTTGCATTATTATTTGAATTATTATTTGAATTATTGTTTATTGTATTAGTATTTGATATATTATTATTTGAATTATTATTTCGGGTACCTCCTATCTTTATATTTTTTTTCGATGAAATATATTTTTTAATAGTTTTTTTGGGTTTTGGTTTTACTTCATTTTTTTTTATAACAGTTTTTGGTTTTACTTCATTTTTTTTTATAACAGTTTTTGGTTTTACTTCATTTTTTTTTATAACAGTTTTTTTTGGTTTTGGTTTTGGTTTTACTTCATTTTTTTTTATAACGGTTTTTTTTGGTTTTACTTCACTTTTTTTAATAACAGTTTTTTTTTGTTTCTGTTCTGTTTCACTAATTTTTTTCATTTAATATAATAAAAGAAAAAATTAAAAAAAATTAAAATATGCTAAATATAAGTGAAAATATTAATTAATAAAATATGTTAAATATTAGTAAAGATATGGTATAAAATTGGTATATTATTTACATTTATCACACTTTTTATGGGAGTGTTCATTAATATTTTGATTAATGATTCCTTTAATCATATGTTTTTTACAATCATTTCTAAATTCTTTTTGTATTCTATCATATTTAGTATGAAATTGTTTTGAAGTATCTTTTAAATAAACAGTTTTTAATATATTTTTATCTTCTTGTAAAGTTAATTCAAATAAAAATCTAAATAACATATCTCCCAATACATTTAAAGGTTCAAAATCATATACTAAAAAATTTCTATATAATTTCCAATAAATTATTGTTTCTTTACTATTAATAGGATATGCTCGAACAAAAACAGTTTTAACATCTTTTTCATCAACTTGTACTCTACTTAAAACATTATTTGGTAAATGATACTCGTTTTCAACATTTAACATTCCTTCTTTACCCTTTAATTTTTGAATTTGATTTGATAAACTAAACTGCCCAGGACGATATTGGAACATCTGTTGATAACTTGAATCTGATAATCTTTTATATTGGAGATTTTCAGGCAGTTGACCAAAATTGCCAAAAGATTTGTGTACGAAACTAATATGAAGTACATCAATTACATTTTCAAGGAAAACGTTAATATTTGTATCAATTTTACATGATCCTTCAATACTTCTAAAATTTTTATCATTTTCTTCAGGTGGAAAGAAAGGTTCTATTGAATCGACAAGAGGACTAAAAAAAATAGTATCATTAACAATATATAAATTATTTGTTAAACCAGGACTCTTTCCTCCATAAAATCCGAGACCATGATAGGCGCAAAATATTTTACCTGTAGTAGAATTTCCTAACCATCCTTCTGATAAAGAAGAGAAACGATGTTGACAACAATCATCGACTAATTTTATTTCATTAGTCTTCTGGTCTTTAAATAAACAAAGATTATTTCCATCAATTACTATTTTAATAGGTTTATCTTTTAAATCTGATACTTTTCCAATTTGATATTTAAAATTTGGAATTAAATTAGGAAAAAAAAACCCATTACAAACATATAAAAATCCTAAAAAATATAAAAATCTCATTTTTAATTATATTTAATTTAATTTTCTTTATATATAAATTTTCATTATAAAAACTTATTTATTCATTCTTCTATTAAATTCTTCTGTCCATTTTTTTTTAGTTTCTTCATCAACTTCTATATCATTTAATTTTGCAAACTCACCAAATAACTCTTTTGCTTTTAAATTATATATAAAAGCTGCATTTAATTCGTTAGCATAACGTCCTAGTGCATATTTTTTATAATTATGACTAATTTCTACAGCATATGGTGTAAAAACTCTTTTACAAAGAGAAACTCCTTTATATATACTAGTACTATTTTTATTTTTATTTTTATTTCTATTATAAGCATTTTGTGCTGATGTTACTATTCTTAAATTTTCAATTCTATTATCATAAGGAATATTATTTATATGATCAACTAATTCATCATCTTTCGGATTCATTAAATATCTATGTAAAGTTATTTTTCTTCCATCAATTTCTCCCCATATATAATTGAAATTTTTTAAATACCATTTTATTTTTGACAATTCATACCACTTATTATCATCAACAATTGTTAAACCAATAATTTCTTTTTTTTTATTATATATATTTATAATAGCATAGCCATCATCATTTCTAGTAATATCTTGTTTATAGTGTTCTTCTTCATCTTTTTTTTTTAATAATTCAATTTCTTTCTTAAATTCAGCTAATGAATTTTCTGCTTCTATAAGTGTTGTAAATGATTTAGATTTAAAGCGTTTTGTTTTATATTCTATTTTCGCAACAAATTTATCACCATTCATTTTCCATATATTTTTAGGTAAATCTCTGTTTTTAGTTGGTTTTATATCTTCTAATGTTAAATTTACTACATCTTCATATTTTACTAAATTATTTGTTGAAGCATGTTCTCCATAAACAACTAAGACATATTTATCATGCATTTTTGCTGCATCTATTTCCGAATCAAATCTACCCAAATTTTTGCCAGATGATGCACAAAACCACTTATTATTTACTTTATCAAAAGATACACCGATATATTCACTGGTGGTAGTTTCAGTTATTAATTTTTTTTTGTTTTGTGAGTTTTGACTTCGTGAACTTTCTCTTAAATTTTCTCTTCTATTATCTAATGGATTAATATTTATATGATCAATAATAAATTTATTATCTTTTGGTTTTCCTATAATAAAATGACTTAATAAAATAGACTTTTTATTAATAGTAGCACTAACTTTTTTATATTCATCACCATTTTTTCTTGTGGTTATAGTACAACTCCATTTATACTTCATTACTCTTTCATAATCTTCATTAGAAATCAAAGCATAATCAACAATTTCTCTTTTTATATTTCTTAAAGGAATTTTTTTATAAGTATTTTCATCAATTGAATTCATTTTTATTTGTGTATAAATATATATACAAATAAAGCTTTAAGTAGTTTTTTAATTTTCATTTTTTAAATTTTTTTTTTCATTATAACGCTTTTTTGCATTTGCAGCAGTTTGAGCATTGATTTTTTCTTTATTCTTTTCATAATAGGGTTTTTTATATTTTTCATAATCTTCTTTTTTATAAACATATTTAAAATTTTCATCATATTTTAAAATCTCTTTTAAAAAAGAAAAAAATTCTTCATTTTTATCATTATCAATATATAATTCATTAATTTTATCTTTAATTTCTTTCATTTTTTTATGTGAAACAATCATTTTAATATTTATAAATTATATAATTTAACTAAATAATCTTTATATATAAAAAATTATTTATATTTGGTATATTTTATTAATTAAATTTTAATATTAATGAAAATTTTGGCTGGAGCCTTTTTCTAAAAGGCGACAAAAAAACTTATATTTTTGTGATTTCTTATAATTATTAAAATACAAAAATATTTTTTGATCAATTGTATTGAAATTTTATAATCATACCAAATTTTTTATATATTTAAACAAGATTTCTCGTAATTATTTTAATGTATTATTTTAATTTTAATTTTAATTTAATTCTGATGTTGTAATAAGATTATATTAAAGTGAAAATAAAAAAATTTGATAGAATACTTAAAACTATCAATTTTTTTTTTTACTTAAAACTAAAAACTAAATTACTATATTTTTATCAAATTTTCCTACTTTAACAACTAAATTACTATAATATTTTGGCTTCAGCCGCCTTTGAAAAAAGACAATATTACTCTAATTTTTGCTTTTTATATTCACTGATATAATTTTTACCAATTAAATCAAGATCAAGAGTATTCATGATACTCTCATATTTTCTTTTTTTTTCTTGGTAGTCATTAATATTTTTATCAATTAAACTAGGGTCAATAGTGTTCATAATGTTCTCAATAAAATCATTATTATTCATAATGATATTTATTTTGGTGTAACATTTCAGATTACTATTAGAAGTATTTGCCATTAAATCATAATCAATATTATTATGAACTAATTCATCTGTAACTATCAATTTTTTTAACGGAAATTCTTTAATATCACTAAAATCCATGATTTATATATAATTTAATAAGATTAAAATCTGTTTAACTTTCTGTTTAACTTCTGTTTAACTTCTGTTTAACTTTCGTTTAAGCTGCTTAATTATAATCATCTAACTTTTCGTCAATTTTTCGTAAAATCACTATAAAAATGAAAAAAAACACTTTAAAAGATAAATGTAGTATAAAAATTAACGTAAATTATACTAAAAATCAAATTTTTTTCATTTTTATAGTGATTTTACGAAAAATTGATGAAAAGATTACTTAATTTTAAGTCTAAAACACAAAGTTTTTAAAGATGGCTAATCAAATTAAAGGATTTAACTATGAAAAACAAATCAAACAACATATTATTAAAAATCTTAATAAACAAGCATTTTTATGGAGTGAAACTCCTAGTAATATTCTTATTCATAATGGAATCGTTGGTTCTCATAATGAACATCGTTTAAAACGAAAGAGTTATAGTGAAAATTGTATTGTTGATACTGGTATAGATGTTATTCAAATTGAAAATGAAGATAATTTATGTACTATTATTCAATGCAAAAATGGATACAAAAATGGTTTAACTTTACATAATCTAGCAGGTTTTAATGCTTGGATGACGGTATTACCCGAATTAAATGGTTATGTTTATTATACTGATAAATTATCTACACAAATTAAAGAATTACCGAAACATAGTAGAATGAATTATATTAAGACACATTATTTAGAAGATAAAATTATTGAAAAAAAAGTATTAGAAATTATACCTTATGATTATCAAATTAAAGCGAAAGAATATTTTGAAAAACATTTTAATGAAAATAATAGGGGTATTTTAAGTATGCCTTGTGGAACAGGGAAAACTTACACTTCGTATTTAATTTCAGAACAATATGATCAAATTATTATTTTATCTCCTTTAAAACAGTTTGCTAAACAAAATTTAGATAAATATGTAGAATATGGATATAAAAATAAAACATTATTGGTTGATTCGGATGGTGAAAGAGATGTAGAAAATATTGTAGATTTCATTGAGAAAAATAATAAGTTTTTGATTTCATCAACCTATTATAGTATTGATGTAATTTATGAATCTTTAAATCATATGAAAAATCCATTGTTTATTATTGATGAGTTTCATAATCTTTCAAAAAATAATGTTTTAGATGAAGAAAATGATTTTTATAAATTATTAAATTCAGAACATAAAATTATGTTTATGTCAGCAACTCCTAGAGTTTATGAATTAGAAGATGATGATGATAGTTACTTAGATTTATTTGGAGAAATTGTTTATAATATGTCTTTTAATGAAGCGATAGAGAAAAAATATATTTGTGATTACAAAATTTGGTTACCATCTATTCACGAAAATACTGATAAATTGAAAGAAGAATTATCTATATTTGAGATTGATACAACAATTCAATCAAAATGTATGTATTTATATTCATGTTTATTAAATAATGGTTCAAGAAAATGTATAATTTATTGTACTGATACTGAAGAATTAAATGAAATGATAAATGCTTTTACTGAAATGAATAAATTCTATTTTGTAGATTTTGATATTTATCAAATTACTTGTAATAATTCAAATAAATCTAGACAAAAAATATTAGAGAAATTTAATATTGTAAATGAAAAAATTCAATTATTGTTTAGTATTAGGATTTTAGATGAATGTATTGATATACCTAATTGTGATTCAATTTTCATTACTTATCCAGCGAAAAGTAAGATAAGAACAATTCAAAGACTTTGTCGTTGTATTAGAAAAAATGATAATCCGTTTAAAATTGGTAATGTTTATATTTGGTGTGATGAATACGATAAAATCTTAGAAACATTATCGGGAATTAAAGAGTATGATATATTTTACAAGGATAAAATTAAAATTAATGCTGTTGATTTCTATAATGAAGAAAATAAAGAAAAAATAGTTGAAGATAAAGAATTTATTAGAGAATATACAGTTGGTATAAAGGAATATAAGCAACTAACTTGGGACCAAAAATTAGAATTAGTTTCAAAATTTATAGATGCAAATGGAAAGAGACCTAGCAAAACTGATAAAGATCCTGAAATAAAAAAAATTGGTATGTTTGTTTCATTTCAAATTATATATTATAAAACTAGAAAATACATTTTACAAAATGAGAATGTTAGAATAAAATGGGAGAAATTTGCAGATAAATATAAAGATTATTTATTAACATATGAAGAACGTTGGTATTATTATTTAGAATTATTAAAATCTCATATAAAAAAAAATAAAAAATTACCTAATCAAAATAGTGAAGATACACAAGAGCAATTTATATGGAGGTGGTTTTCAACACAAAAAACTAATTATAAGAATAAAACATATATTATGAAAAATAATGAAATACAAATTCTTTGGAATAGTTTTTTAGATGAATATAAAGAATATACAATGTCAAATATAGATATGTGGTATAATAAATTAAATTTAACAAAAAAATATATATTAGAAATGAATAAAATTCCAAGTCAATACAGCAAAGATTCAAATGAAAAAGTTCTATCTGTTTGGCTATCGCAACAAAAAAATAAATATGAAAACAATACACAAATTATGGAAAATCCAGAAGTTAAAATAGAATGGGAAAAATTTATAAATGAATATGGAAACTTTATGCTTTCTGATAAAGAATTATGGTTACAAAAATTAGAGAGAACTCATATTTATATTCAAGAAACCAATAAGCTTCCAAGTCAACATGATAAAGATATTGAAATTGGAAGACTTGGAAAATGGATATCACGAAATAAAAAAAAATTTATTGAAAAAATTGGTGTAATGGAAGATTTAAATATTCAACAAGAATGGCAAAAATTTGTTGATGAATATAGTGAATTATTAATGACCAAAGAAGAGAGATGGTATCAAAAGTTAGAATTAAGTAAGGAATTTATTAAAATAAATTTACATCCACCTAGTCAACATAATAAAAATAAAGAAATAAAACTATTGGGACAATGGCTTCAAAGACAACGAAACAATTATAATGATAGAAAATGTATTTTAAAAGAAAAAAAAATTAGAGAAGATTGGGAGAAATTTATAGAAGATTATTTAAATTAAAATTTTAAGCAGAGCAATTTGTACATTCTGTTTCATCATTATTAGAATTATTTTTTTCTTCTTTTTCTATTGAAATACCAAACGTCTGTGTCTTTGCTTGGCTTTTTGAACGAATATAATAGGATCCAGTTTTAAGTCCTTTTCTCCATCCATAAAAAGCTGCGCTAGTTAATTTTGAAAATGTAGGAGTTTCAAAGAATAAATTCATTGACATTGTTTGATCAATGTAGGGCGCTCTATCAGCAGCCATATCAATAAAGCACTTTTGTGGAATTTCCCATACAGTTTTATAAATTTGCTTTAAATCATTTGGAATTTCATCAATATTTTGAATACTACCATTATTTAAAATTATTTTATTTCCTAAGTCCTTATTCCATAAATTTCTTTCTTCTAATTCTTTTCTTAAATGCTTATTAACTATAATAAATTCTCCTGATAATACCTTCCGTTTGTAAATTAAATTGTTAATACCCTCTACGGATTCTGTTACTCCTAAAATATTGCTTGTAGAAGCAGTGGGCATTAGAGCCAATAAAGTTGAATTTCTTAAGCCATGTTCCTTAATTTGTGCTTTTAATTCATTCCAATTATATCTTCCACTAGAAGGTGTTACGTCCCACATATCGAATTGAAGATTTCCTTCATATGCGGGAGATCCAATAAAACTTGAATATGCCCCAATAAATTGAGGTGGTAATTTTTTTTCTTCAGGGATCAATCTTAATTTTGTTTTCATCCATAAAGCCTGACAATGTTCTTCATCTGTACAGTTTTTTAGATATTCTTCATTATAACAAGAAACATTATACCATTCTTTTCGTTTCTTTGCTAATTCCATAGAACTTTCTAAAGCAGCATGATAAATGGTTTCAAAAATATCAATATTAAGTTGTTTTGCTTCTTCAGATTCAAAAGCAATTTTTAGTTTTGCAAAGACACAGCTGAAACCGGCAACACCTAAAGCTACTGGACGATGCCTTAGATTAGAATTTTTTGCCTTTTGTAAAGGATAATAATTAACATCGATAACTTTATTTAAATTTTTAATCACAATCTTAGCAACTTTATGTAATTCCTCGTGATTAAATTGTCCATCTTTAATATACTTTGGCAAACAAAGACTAGCTAAGTTACATACAGCGATTTCATCTTCATAATTAGTATGAAGTAGAATTTCGGCACATTGTCCAGTTAAAATTCCATTAAAAATTCCTTTATGTTTCAATGGTTCATTAAAGCAATATGTATCACTAAGTTTATCATGATAATTAATTTGAATAGCAGTAATTTCAATAAATTCTTTTTTATAAAGAGTATTGAAATATAATTCAACTCTTTTAGGACTTAATCCAATATTTTTTAAATGTGTAATATCTCCTATTGAAAGACTAAATTTGAATTCATCATTAGGTTTTTGAATTTTCATACTAGAAATAATAGATTGAGTACCAATAGTTTGAAGTAAATAATATATGTTTTCTAAAAATTCTCTATTCTTAGAAATAATAACAATTTTATCATTAACTAAATCCCCATTACTATCAATAACTCCTTCTAACCATCTTAATTTAGATTCAAAATTAAAATTAATTGGTACAAAATAATCTTCATCAATATCACCATATAATTGAACTGTAATATTCTTCTTAAATTCAACAAATGATTCACATTCAATATATTTTAATAAATCTTTCAAATCATTATTAAGATATACTTCATTATCATTACTATTATTATATACATATTTACTTCCAGTACATAATAATCCATGTGTATATGCATATTTCATTTTATGTACTGAAAATTTAAGTGTTGGTAAAACATAGTTAATAATTTTCATTTTAGGTCTTAAATCTTGAGCTTCATAAATTTTAACAACTGATTCAGTAGAATTACCAGTTTCAATATAAAATTTATGATACGGAGTACATCTAAGATTCATACCATTACTGAAAGAAACAGTCATTAATCTTTGATCAGTACCAGTTTTTAAAACAGTTGTTTCACTAAATTCATCTCCATTCCATACTTTAACAACTTTATTTTCAAAATCTTTAATGGGATGATAACCTCTATTTGTATAAATCATAGTATCCGGTGCAACACAAAGATTACTAGATTTGATAATACCTAAATTTTTCTGAGCATTTTTTTTATTAATATGATCTTTGTATAACATATAAGGTGTTCCAGTTTCAATTTGACTTTCTAAAATTTTATACCAAACATCTTGTGCTTTAACTTGTTTTTTATATTTTTTTTCATTTTCATATTTAATATATAATTCTTCAAATTCTTCACCATAAGTTGAACTTAATCCTTTACATTCATCAGGATCCATTAAACTCCAAATACCATTTTCTTGAACTCTTTTCATAAATAGATCAGAAATCCACATAGCAGTAAATAAATCTCTACATCTTTCTTCTTCATTACCATGATTTTTTCTTAAATCTAAAAATTCCATAATATCTGGATGATGCGGTTCAATATAAACAGCAATTGAGCCATTTCTCTTTCCTCCTTGATCAACGGCTCTACAAATAGCATTAAATACTCTTAACATAGGGATAATACCACTTGACCTACCATTAGTACCTCTAACAACACTATTTTTTGATCGAATATCGTGAATATTAAAGCCAATACCTCCAGCATTTTTTGAAATAATAGCACATTCTTTAGCTAAATCATACATTCCTTCAATACTATCATGAACATCAAGTAAAAAGCATGAAGATAAATTAGCTTTATTAGTACCAGCATTGTATAATGTAGGAGTAGCATGAGTCATGTATTGTTGAGACAGATAATCATATGTTTCTAAAGCATCTTTAAAATCTTCCCCATGAATTCCTAATGCAACCCGCATATATAAATGTTGAGGTCTTTCTACAATTTTTTTATTAATGCGAATTAAATAGGACTTTTCTAAAGTTTTAAAACCGAAGTAATCGAAGTTATAATCTCTATCATATTTAATATATGAATTTAATTTTTCTTTATGATCCATAACAGTTTGAAACAATGAATCACTAACTAAAGGATTTTTATCACCGTGAATATCTTTGTTATTATAAAGTAAATAAATAGTTTCAGAAAATGAAGGAGAAGTATTTTTATGATGATTGGATACAATAATTCTTGATGCTAAAATACCATAATCATTATGATCAATGATCATTGATGAACAAAGCTGTGCTGAAAGTTCATCGAGCTCAGTAGTTTTAATACCATCATAAATTCTACTAATTACTTGTTGAGCAATAGCATCAGCAGAAACAGATAAATCATTAGATAAAATTTCAATTCTTTGGAGAATCTTATCAAATGACAGCTTTTCTTCGGAGTTATCTCTTTTAATGACCTTCATCTTTGTTGTATTATATATAAATATTATATAAATTTATATTTAAATAAGTTTTTTCAATTTTTTTTAATTTATATATAAAAAAAAAAATTTTTTTTTTCCTTTTAGAAAGATAACATATCGCGTATATAAATCATAAAAAAATAATTTATATTTATAAATGAGTAATAATCTTGATTGTAAATATTATGTTTGTAGCAAAAAAAAACAAGAATGTATAGCATTTGATAATAAAATCGAATATTTTCAATGGTATAGAGAAACTAAAAATAAAAAAGACTATATTTATTCCCCAATATGTGATCAACCAACAATATTACATAATTTAATTCTTTGTTTGCGTCATCAAAAACATATGAAATTAGTTTCAAATAAAAGTGATAATAAAAAATAATTAAAATATACATTTATCACTAAAAATTCCATCAATACCACATCTTAAACATAAATTATACCAATTTATAGTATTAATTGTATATACATAAATATGTATTTGAGATTTTTTTTTAATATGTTGAATTACATCGTATGATATTTGATTTTTATCAAATATTAAATGAGTTAAATTATATTGAATTATTTTACTTTTAAAAAAATCTATATCTAGGTTAGATGTAGAATATGCTTTTTTAAGTATTTTTCCAGTTTTAGATTCATAAATATTTAAATCTAGTAAATGAAAAAGATTGAATGATGCAAAAATACATCGATTAATACAATCATATTTTTCACAAATTTTTAAAACTTCTTCAACTAAATAACTAGATGGTCTTGGATCTTTTAGATCTAAAACCCAATTAATATTATTTGGTAATTTTTCAAAAACAGTTTCTAAAAGTAAATCACTATTATTATAATTTCTATTTATAGTTAAATATTCAGAATCTTCTTTAATTATATTATGTTGTAGTATAACTTTATAGTCTTTTGTAATCATTAAATCGATTTCTATATCAAAAATATTATTTTTAATAGCACCATTTAAAGATTCTAGTGTATTTTCTTTATATTTTTGACTTAAACCCCTATGAGCTATAATTTTCATTATATTATGTTAAATATTTTTTCAATTTTATATAAAAAAAATTAATTTTGAATAATAAATTATTTTATTTTTTTTTAAAAGCACAAGTATCCAAAACAATAAATTGATCACCATATTTAGCTTTAGTAATTGATACATCTATAATAGTTTTAGTTCTTTTTTTACTTAAAACTTCTTGTTGATACAAATCATAATCTTTTCTATAATCAAGAATTTTATTCCAAACTTTGTCTCCTTTAATAAACATTTCATCAATAACTTCATCATCTCTATAAACACGTTGACAAGAATATTGTTTAAGATACCAATATTTAATAATATAATTTTTATCAGATAAAATTTCTTCAGTTTCTTTTTTCCACTCTAATAAATCAGGTAAATTTTGATTAATTAAACTATAACTACGTATTTTATCATCTTTTTCATTTTTATATTCAAAAATGATACCTTTTTCATATTTATTTTTAGTAAATTTTTGTGTTTCATCATAATCATCAATAAAATTTTTTTCAGAATTATATTCTTTAATGACACATTCAACATAATCACATTCATCTAATCCAACAGTACTTAATTGCCCTTGAATTTGTAACATATATTGTTCTGGTATTCCATTAATTTTTCTTCTATATGGACATTTTATTTCAACCATAATACCATTTGCACTAATTCCGTCTGGACTAGCACCAAACCATTTTACATCAGGATGTTTAATTAAACCAAAATCATAGCATTGAACTTTATTTCTACTACAATATATATCATTTGCAACTTGTTCATATATAACTCCATGTTGAATAGCAATAACATCCATATTAAAATTATTTTTAAGTTCATTAAAAGGTGTAACTTTTTTAATTATATAATCTCTTTGAGATTCAAATTTACCAGATCCTATTGCAGTTGCAATTTCTGAAGCAGTTATCAAATTATATCTTTCTTCATACCATATAGGTGTTCGTTGTTCGAACTGTTCTACTTCAAATAATTGAACTAATTGTTTTCTGTAATTATTTAATTTATCATGTCTTTCTGAAACTATTTTATAACTAATATTACCAGGTATACTATATTTAGCAGTTTCATATACTTTTGAAAATAAATTATCATTACAAAAATTTAATTTTGAATAATTTGTTAATAATAAATCTAATAAAGTATTAATCATTTTTATAATTGATACAATTAATATTATTTTTAAATAATAATAAATTTCAATTTTTTGTTTTTTTTCTTTTTTTTTTATAAGTATAATTAAATAATACAAATGTCTGTTTTTATTCAAAATAATAATGAATATAATAATATATTTAATGAATATGAAAAATTCAATTGTGATTCAATTGATTGCCTAGAATCTAGAAAAAATAAAGATGTTTTTTTTGATAGAAGTGTTGATTGTGCTTTTTTTGGTAATGAAAATAATAAAAATTATTATATGAATCATAGTCCAAATTATTTATGGAGTGATTATCGTGCAGATAATTGTATTAATATTGTTCAAAAAAAACCTTCTATTAGTAAAGATAAAATTGGATTTGAATGTAATGATGAAACATTTTTAATTAAACCCAAAAATTGTCATAATTATCGTAATGGTATTCATTATAATGAAAAAAATAATTTGTATTGTACTAATCATCAAATTTTCAATAACGTAAAGGAAAAAGATGAAGTATCTCAACATTGTGAAAATAATAATAATTATCAATCATTTTATAGTAGTACAATCGGAAGATGTAAAGCCATTCATCATCCAGAAGAATGGAAAAAATAAATTAGTTTATTTTTTTGCCATAGCTTGAATCAATAAACTTAATTGTTCTTGCATTTCTAAAATCTTTTTCATTTCAGGACTAATTGTTTCTTTAACATTTTCAATATCAACAGTTTCACTTTCGGTTTCTTTAGTAGTGTCTATAGTAACTGATTCTTTAGTAGTGTCTATAGTAACTGATTCTTTAGTAGTGTCTATAGTAACTGATTCTTTAGTAGTGTCTATAGTAACTGATTCTTTAGTAGTGTCTATA